CTCCAGTAGAGCCTGTTGCTCCTGTTGGTCCAGTTGCTCCTGTAGCTCCTGTGGGACCAGTAGCTCCTGTGGCTCCAGTAGAGCCTGTTGCTCCTGTTGGTCCAGTTGCTCCTGTAGCTCCTGTAGGACCAGTAGCTCCGGTGGCTCCTGTACTTCCAGTCGCACCAGTAGCGCCAGTGGGACCTGTTGCTCCGGTAGCTCCTGTGGGACCTGTTGCTCCTGTGGGACCTGTTGCTCCTGTGGGACCAGTTGCTCCGGTGGCTCCTGTAGCGCCAGTGGGACCAGTTGCTCCTGTAGCGCCAGTAGCGCCAGTGGATCCAGTTGCTCCCGTAGCTCCTGTGGGTCCTGTGGGACCTGTTGTTCCGGTGGCACCAGTGGGACCAGTTGCTCCGGTGGCTCCTGTAGGACCAGTTGCTCCGGTGGCTCCAGTGGGTCCAGTCGCTCCAGTATCTCCTATGGGACCAGTTGCTCCCGTGGCTCCTGTAGGACCAGTTGCTCCCGTGGCTCCTGTAGGACCAGTTGCTCCGGTGGCTCCTGTAGGACCAGTTGCTCCGGTGGCTCCTGTAGCACCAGTAGCACCAGTAGCACCTGTAGGACCTGTTGGACCAGTTGCTCCTGTAGGACCAGTAGCACCAGTTGCTCCTGTAGGACCAGTAGCACCAGTTGCTCCGGTGGCTCCTGTAGGACCAGTTGCTCCAGTAGCTCCTGTAGGACCAGTTGCTCCAGTAGCTCCTGTAGGACCAGTTGCTCCGGTGACTCCTGTAGGACCAGTTGCTCCGGTGGCTCCTGTAGGACCAGTTGCTCCGGTGGCTCCTGTAGGACCAGTTGCTCCGGTGGCTCCTGTAGGACCAGTTGCTCCGGTAGCTCCGGTAGAACCTGTCGCTCCTGTACTTCCAGTGGAACCTGTTGCTCCGGTATCTCCGGTAGAACCTGTCGCTCCTGTACTTCCAGTGGAACCTGTCGCTCCTGTACTTCCAGTTGCTCCTGTAGCTCCCGTAGGACCAGTTGCTCCGTTGGCTCCTGTGGGACCGGTTACTCCAGTGGCTCCTGTGGGACCGGTTACTCCAGTGGCTCCTGTGGGACCGGTTACTCCAGTGGCTCCTGTGGGACCAGTTGCTCCGGTAGCTCCGGTAGAACCTGTCGCTCCTGTACTTCCAGTGGGACCAGTTGCTCCGGTAGCGCCAGTAGGACCGGTTGCTCCAGTTGCGCCAGTAGGACCGGTTGCTCCTGTTGCTCCGGTAGAACCTGTTTCTCCAGTAGCTCCTGTGGGACCTGTTGCTCCGGTAGCGCCAGTAGGACCGGTTGCTCCAGTAGCTCCTGTGGGACCTGTTGCTCCGGTAGCGCCAGTAGCACCAGTCGCACCAGTAGCGCCAGTAGGACCGGTTGCTCCAGTAGCTCCTGTGGGACCTGTTGCTCCTGTAGCGCCAGTGGGACCAGTTGCTCCCGTAGCTCCTGTGGGTCCGGTTACTCCGGTAGCTCCCGTAGAACCTGTTGCTCCGGTAGCTCCGGTAGAACCTGTCGCTCCTGTACTTCCAGTGGGACCTGTCGCTCCGGTACTTCCAGTGGAACCTGTCGCTCCGGTACTTCCAGTGGAACCTGTTGCTCCGGTGGCTCCCGTCGATCCAGTAGTGCCTGTGGGTCCGGTTGCTCCTGTGGGACCAGTAGCGCCGGTGGCTCCTGTAGCACCAGTAGCACCAGTAGCACCTGTTGGACCAGTTGCTCCGGTGGCTCCTGTACTTCCAGTAGTACCAGTACTTCCAGTGGGACCAGTAGCGCCGGTGGCTCCTGTAGCACCAGTAGCACCAGTACTTCCAGTAGCACCAGTAGCACCAGTAGCACCTGTCGCACCAGTTGCTCCGGTGGCTCCTGTACTTCCAGTAGTACCAGTACTTCCAGTGGGACCAGTTGCTCCGGTGGCTCCTGTACTTCCAGTAGTACCAGTACTTCCAGTGGGACCAGTTGCTCCGGTGGCTCCTGTACTTCCAGTAGTACCAGTACTTCCAGTGGGACCAGTAGCACCAGTAGCACCTGTCGCACCAGTTGCTCCGGTGGCTCCCGTCGATCCAGTAGTGCCTGTGGGTCCGGTTGCTCCTGTGGGACCAGTAGCGCCGGTGGCTCCTGTACTTCCAGTAGTACCAGTAGCACCTGTCGCACCAGTTGCTCCGGTGGCACCAGTAGGACCAGTTGCTCCTGTGGCACCAGTAGGACCAGTTGCTCCGGTGGCACCAGTAGGACCAGTTGCTCCAGTGGCTCCAGTGGCTCCCGTGGCTCCTGTGGGACCAGTAGCGCCTGTAGAACCTGTAGCTCCTGTCGCACCAGTGACTCCAGTGGGACCTGTAGCTCCACTACCTGCTGGACCTGTTGGACCTACAGGGCCGGTCATACCGTCAGGTCCAGTAGAGCCATCAGGTCCGGTCATACCGTCAGGTCCAGTAGAGCCGTCAGGTCCGGTCATACCATCAGGTCCAGTAGAGCCGTTAGGTCCAGTAGGACCTGTAGGTCCAGTTGTACCGTTAGGACCTGTTAATCCTACGGGACCAGATGCTCCAGCAGGACCTGTTGGTCCAGTCAATCCCATCGGACCTGTAGCTCCTGTTGGACCTGTGGCACCACCAGAAGGACCAGTAGGTCCAGTAGGTCCGGTTCCTCCACCTGGAGGCCCTGTAGGCCCGGTAGGACCAGTGCCCCCTCCACCTCCAGGGCAACACGGAATACCAAAGTTAGATTGTAAACCTTGCTGAGTAGTACATAATCCGAAATTAGAAGTTAGTCCAACTCCGCCAAATCCAGTCGGCATAATGAGGTCAACAATAAAAGACCGCTATATAAGAAAAAGTGATATTTAAAGAGAGCCAATTACATACTGTAGTAACTCCGTCAAGATGGACGAAAAAGACGATTTCTGTCCTAACTGTAAAAGTATCCTCAATCCGGTGGAGATGACACCGGAGGAGGCAGGGGATGAGAAAGTCACAGGGAATGCTGCACAACGTAAAGGACTCTACATGCGTTGTAACGAATGTAACTTTTCGAGACCAACACAGAGTTTCTCGACGATTCATTTCACGAAGCGTCTACGAAAAGGAAAGCAATCCACTTTGAACATGGACCCAATGAGAGTCTCGGATCTCATGTTTGACAAGACGTACCCCCGTACGAACGGTCTACAGTGTGTGAACCCGTCGTGCCCGTCTAGTAAGTCGAGTAAGAATCCTGAGGTTGTCCTACTAACGTCGGACAAACACCCAGAGTTGGGATACCTTTGTACGATCTGCAGACACATGTGGGGTAGGTATTAGACCCTCTACTTTTCTCGACGTCTCGGGGAAAAATCGATTAAGAGAAGGGCATAAAGATTGTCACCATAGTTATAAGACATCATGTCAGGTCAAGGCAGTGATACCGAGGAACATCCGAAAAATGGTGACGAGAAGGTAACTTCCCGTTCCGATACCGATACCGGCACCGACGAGGAGGATACCGATAGCACCACCACTGATTCAGAATCAGAACCTTCAGATACTGATTCATCTACCGAAGACAGTGATGGTACCACCACAGATTCTGATGAGGAGTCGGGCGATGATGGGGATAGCCCTGAAGAATCAGAGGACGATACCGAAAATCCCGGGAAAACCGGGCACGTCTCTATGGAGACGACTCGAGAGTCGGAGGTTTCTGTCGCTCTAAATCCACCGACGCCTACCGAACAACTTGGTGGACAGGATACAGATGAGGAGAATGACGGAACGGACGCCGATGATGAGGGTGAAGATGAAGGTGAGGGTGAGGATCTGGATGATGTCAACGAGGATGATGTTCTAGATCTACCGGTTCCTGATAAGGAACCAGTTAAGAAAGATGAAAAAGAGGAGACGTTACCGATTTACAAGTCTGGACCTCTCATATTGGGGCCACGTCGGCAGAAACTCTGGCTGACTAAGTACGAGAGAGCTCGTATTATCGGCACACGTGCCACGCAACTTGTGGGTGGTATGCCAGATCGACTAAAGCCAGAGGAACGGGAGCAGGTTCAAGGACCTATCGCTCGCGCAAAACTGGAGCTTTTACAACGGGAGACCCCTTTTATTATCAGGAGAACCCTCCCTAATGGAACCGAAGAGTTGGTACCGGTACAGGAAATGCTCTAAAAAAAAATTGATCATAGAGAAAAACAACTGTTGAAAAAAAATCATAACTAAGCTGAGAAAGTAGAACACAGATTTCACGCATTCTCAACTAAAACAACATGTCTGACAGTGAACACGACCCCGTTGAAACTAAGGTTCCAGAGGAGGTTCCTCAGGAGACTCCCAAGAAGTCCAAGAAGAAGAAGAAGGACAAGAAGGACAAGAAGAACAAGAAGGACAAGTCGTCTTCGAAGTCTTCGTCTAGTGACAAGAGTTCGAAGAAGAAGAAGAAGAAGAGCAAGTCCAAATCCAATGACGAGGTCAAGGAGGAGGATACTGATGTTGAGACAAAAGTAGTGAACGCTACTGATGCTGAGGACAACACAGAAGATGGTACCGATACCGGTTCCACTTCAGGAAGTTCCGAGAAGAAGTCAACGCGTGTCAAGCCTTCCGTTCTTCAAGCAGAGCTTTACGCTCGCTTCGAGGAATGGGACGCTAAAAACAGCGAACTTCCCAAGGAGGATCAGGAGAAAGCTTCTGATCACTTCACAGCGTACGATCTCGAGTTCTGCCATGCGCAGAGACTCGTGAACACTCTTGAGGCATCCCTAAGGGATGCTAAGGAGGGACGTCGCCGTGCAGGTACTCGTTGGAACGCGGCTCGTCGCAAGCAAGTAAAGAAGGATGAGCGTGGCAACACTGGAAAGCGCCGGCGTAACGGGTTCGACAAGTCGTACCCAGTATCACCAGAACTCTTCGCGGTCTTGACCTCTGATGAGTTCATGCCGTTTGTGGAGTCAGCGACACCCAAGTCTGTTGATGTGGTGTCTTTCGACCCCGAGGCAGGTGACAATGCTCGCATCACCGGCTCTCAGCTGGCTGATGCGTGTCTACACTACGGAGCGTCTCTCAACGAGGAAGGCAAGAAGCTTGTATCCATCGTGGACGAGGACACCCCGCCAGGAATGATCTTCCGAGATTTCCTGAGAAACCTGGAACTCCCTGAGTTCCCTGCCAAGTTCAAGCCGAGTGACAACTCGATCAAGGCGGACAGGACATCTCTGACTCGTAGTCAGATGATCTCCTACGCCAGCAAGTACCTGGCACGAGCAGAGGATATGGCAACTGCCTAAATCGCCTCAGCTCACACCATAGTTAACTTTTATCACATGTAATTACATACTCAGGATGACATCATCAGTACCTGACGAGTACGCACCTGTTGACCTGTCGGGAGTTCCCCGGCAAGCTAATGCTTTGGCTATTGAGTCTTTCGCTATGGATGAGGTTCCGACAACTGCTCAGCAGAACATAGATAGAGAGCGTGCGTTAGCACCTAACTTACTCCCGGATAACCCGCCTTGTGCGAGACAGCTTTATCCGGCAGGGGCTGTTTTACAACCCTTAAACTCTCCTTACACAGCTAATCTTATTAACCCTGCTGATGTGGCCAGGTTGTGGCCGCAGAGAGATCTACAACAAGGTCAAGGAACGTATATCACAGAAGGATTTCATGGTATGGGTCCAGGATGGGGGCCAAGATGGGGATCACGTAGAAGATTATGGGGTCGTCGTGGAGGTGGCTGTGCGGGTTACATGAGATGGGTATCCGTCCTTCTACTTATCCAGCTCGTCCTCCTGATTCTTATCTGGTCACGCAAATGCTAAAGACATTAACGTGATTCTCTGGTCACGCAAATGCTAAAGACATTAACGTGATTCTCTGGTCACGCAAATGTTAACGTTTCTTGCGAAACAAACGCGTCTTCGCTGACTTGCGAGACTTCTCACGCCTTGACATCTTCTCTGGCTTGTAAACGTAATGATCGGTGTGTGGCTCCGGTGTGAGCACATGAAGCTTAATCACCCTCTGGTTGATCTCATCATAGGAAACCTCTTTCTTCAAATGAAGTTGTTTCTTCTCGACCATCTCCAGCAACATATCAATGGTTGTCTTCGTGATGGTTTTCTCAGTTCCTTCGTGATTAAACTCACGTTCAAAGTACTCTTTCAGTTTTTGAACGCGAGTTTCCACATCCAGTTTTCCCCAAGGAATACGCTCGACATCTCCATCACCAACGTGGAACACGTCAGCAAGAAGCACGTCGACCTTTCCTGTCGTTTTTCTTTCTTCAGACTCGTCTCCGGAAGCAGGAGTGGTGTCAGTAGTCATTTTTTTCTCTTTCGTTTCGTTCGTCTCTTTATCAGAAGTAGACATGATGAAAACACTCGATTTTTTAGGTGTTTACTATGCTAGTATACGCTCTACCCTTTATGCCCCTACACCCCTTCTATCTCTTGTGAGTGGAAGGCGTAAAGTGCTTGGTAAACCGTCAGGACAGAACATTGTCCAACAGGGGTTCCTTCCTTCTCTAGAAAAACAGGAGTCTTGGAGAATAGATCTGAGATCCCCATAGAACGTTCGTTCAGAATCGCATGGAGTGTCCATGCTTTCATGGGGTCTCTGACCTTTTTGTCTAGGTACACGTTTCTCTGTCCGAGAGCGTGTGTCGCCATTGGTAGATGAAGGAGAACATTCTCGTTCTGCCAGTCATGTGTATCACGACGCTTCCTGAGTTCTTGAGAGTTCACAATGCGGAGCACAAGAGTCATCTCAGCAGAGAGTTTTATGAAAAGATCTGTTTTCTTGCTCTTGAACTCCAACCGAGGATCAGAAACAGTTTCACCAGCCTCAAAAACTGGTGATGTCAGAATCTTCTCTCGCTTATTTCTCCAGACAGGCTTGAACGAGATCATAGACGGGAAGATATCCCAATGTATACTCATTCTTTCTGAAGCCACTGATATCTGCATCTCCGAGAAGTACTCAGAGATATCCTTCTGCTTGAAATGTTCGTCCCAATGCTTACAAGCACATGGGCTTACTGACATGTAGAACGGCACGATCGTGTAAAACCTGGTTGTCAGGCCGTTCGTAGGAACGAAACAGTGAGGTGAGTTTTCAATGTACCCTTGTAAAGGTGAGTGCTCTTTTTGTAAAGGCCAATTCCTTCCACCGCATATATCATCCTCCACATAGATCTCCTTATCCTCCAGAGTATTTACTGTCTCGATCTTTGTCTTCTTTGCCAAAGGCTGAACATATTTCTCTACCTCATCCTCAATCTTCTCATTGGGGCGAGATCTCTTCGTACCAGATGATTCGGAACGAACTGTCTCGCCGTCAGACCTTGACTCTTCGGACTCATTGCTTTCCTCCTCTTCATCTGAGGAGCCTTCAGAAGATTCTTCAGAGCCACTTGAACTTGACTCCTCAGAGGAACTCTCGTTAACAGATTGATCATACTCACTGTCACCAGAATCGGAGATCTTCATGTCGCGAAGTTTACAAATAACCTTTGAGCCTTCATTGAGAGGCGGAATAGGAGCGGAACGCCCTCTTTTTCCACCGACACGTTGAGTGGTCATTTTCACGTTACCAGTTGGCTTACGCGAACGTCCCGACATTTTGTCTGTTACTAAGTGATCAGAATCGTCACTTTAACCCTTCACTTTTTAGGGAGCAGTTCCGGATTTAGGACGAGGTAGTTATAATGGGAGACGTCATCTCCATCCTCGTCAATATCGGAGAACCATACTAAATAAGCTGTTCTCATCAGTTCGTTCTGGGTTTTTGCTTTTAGAGAATCAGGTAGCGTCTCCCAGAAAAGAGAGACAGCCATGCTATCATCAGAATCCTCCGCCATCTGCAGAAAGTTGCCTAACTCAGAGGTGTGTCCGTCAGGTATGCAGTGACTCATAGGTGATAATCGAGTGACGTTCCGACGCACTACCTTGGCGATACGAGAACGAAACACTTTTCCTTGTAGGGAGAATGTCACCGGAGACAATATCATCACGTTAACCTTAAAGTGTTTCGCCAGTGCGTACTGCTCGCAGACAGACCCCCAGTTACTCTGAGAGAGAACATTCTTATCATCAATACTCGGAAGGTTCTTTATCTCCTCCTTGTACTCGTCCACAGAGTCTAACTCATGTGATGATAGTAGAAGGTCTTGTACGAGCTCTCCTGTCTGCTCATGTTTCGTGTTTAAATTACGAAGAATCCATTCGGAACCAAGAGTCTGTAACGCTCTGGCCATCTCTTTTCGAAACATAACTTCCTCCATCTTGCCCTCAAAAAACTGACGAAATCTGTCTCTCCTAAAAAAGACAAGAATAGGATCTGTGCTTTCCCTCCATCTTCTAGCCCTCTCTTCTAGTGGGTACTTACTCAACATTCTCTTCATCATACGTAACAGGGAGTACCCAAAAGAGTAGAAAAAGCACCAGCCATCCTCTGGCACAAGATACATATCAAAAAGAGCTGTGGAAAATGTCGTCTTTTTCCATTGCGCTTTAAGACTTTCAACAACACCTCTGTAAGTTCTGTTGTCAGGATAATGTCGTTTGCGATGGCACCATGAGGATCCGCTCAGAACCTTATCATGGCATCTCACACCTCTTTTGGAGACGAACTGACAAAACATAATGTCGTATTATCTAGAGTGTACATTTGTTTTAAGTAGAACTCGATGCGGATTTTTCTGTCTGACTATTGGTGCTCTCGTTCTTTTGAGGATCAGCTGACAAACGGCATACTGGGCATTTGTGGTTGTACTCTGTTAGCCACTTGCGAATACACTCCTCATGGAAAAGATGATGGCATGTTTTCAGATAAGCAACTTTATCTCCATCCTCGTAATCGCAATGACAGATTACACAGCTTTTCTGATCCTTCACCTTCAACTCCTCCGGCTCAACAACCTTGCCATCGTCAATCTTGTAATCAAAGTATATCAGGAAGTCACGCATACCTTCCTCTCCCACTGTCACCCGAACAGGTTCCATAAGCGCTGCCAAGTCAGAGTCAGGAATCATGTTCTCAGGAAGGTGATTTACGAAGCGCAGAAGGTTCAAAAGATTCCCAAAGATTCTGTTACCACGACCTGCTGGCACTATGTTATCTCCAATGAAGGAAGCCTCCACCATCTGCGGACGGTTAGACCCAGGCATCATCGCGTATGTCACCTCGAACTCATCAGGAAGTCCATCTCCAAAATCAGGAAAAGAAGGGACATTAGGAAAAGGACGCATCATCGCGTCGTTCCTGCCAAGAGATCGCCGAATGCTGTTCAGAGCGTCACTACGACGGTTATCATCCCTAGCGATACGGCGCATAAAATCAGAAGTGGAACCTGACGAGCCTGACGAGCCTTGTGAGCCTTGTGAGTTTATCTGACTTGGTGCTGCTGGACCTGGTTGATGAGGACCCGAGGAGCCAAATATGTTGGCCAGGCTATTCGTCGGAATAGCCCCAACAGATGAGCTGACAAACTGTGAGGCAGAAGGTTGAATTCTCTCTGAATTAGCAGAAGGTCTGAACATAGGCATGGACACAGAAGGGTTGCCACTTGCTGATTGCGAGACACGAACACCTGGTCTGAAAGGATTCGACATACCGATCGTCTCTGCTGAGTTACCCAAACCACCTAGTCCTAGGCCTCCCAGGAATCCAAAAGGTGAGAAAAGACGAGAGTTCCCGACCTCTTCCATGATCTGTTTACGTTCATACTCTCGATTCTCTATCTCCAGGTAGCGCTCTACGAGGTCAGAGAGAGCACGACGGTTCTCAGAGGAGGACATAAGCACGAATACTAAGAGTCTCTTATTTCCCTCTCTCAGGACTCTTTGACGGGTCAGACCCATCTCCACCATGATATGAAGGATCTTAGACTGAAAGTCCAAGAATAACCTTCCTTCAGCAGGATATCGGTGAATCTGAACTTGCGAGGATGAGTTATCTGCCTTCTCCTCAATGATTTGATTATCCTGATCACTATCACCTTGTTCCTCTGAAGCCTCAAACTCCTCAGACATTACGATCTCAATGTCGAGAACGTCCTTGTATGAGACATCAAACTGATTGTGGAGACGTCGCTGGATTGCCAGAAGTTTTTCTGTGATTTTCATCTCACCACCATCCACAGTCTGTACTAACTCGTCCGAGTCACGCATCCATGAACGTACGCACAATTCCTGAGTGTTTGACGTATCGTCTGCCGAATCTCTTGGTTCGATTAGCCGGTGAAAGCCGTCCGGGTTTGTCGGTTGCTCAAAGGTGAAATGACCGGGACGTTTAATGAAAACATAAGTAATCGGGACTGTTGGGACATGTCTTTGTTCGCTATCCATAAGGAAAATTGATGATTTCTTACGAGGCGTCTCCTTTATAGAGTATAGTCAAAAGTCTTTAAACCAAAAAGACGTGAGGCAAGCGACAATCATGGGTGTTTTCAAACTGAGCTCTCTGAAAAAAAAGATCAGTGAGAATGTAAGCTTAGGCTCAAACACCAAGGAGGTGAATCTTGCTGAACTCGCTACACAACTCTTATTCGTGAAAAACGGCAGAATAGCGAAAATCCCGATCAATGTCTCGCAGTTTAGACTGATGAGGAAAACTGCGTCTGTCTGCCTTGACCTGGACTGGGTCGTAGCGGAGTGTCGCACTAGAAACCGTGGTGTGAACATGCAGATGCTTCTCAACCGTTTCATCCGACCCTTTATCCGCAACAAGATCTTCGTGATCGCTGTGTGTGGTGGAGAGGAGCCTAAGCGTTTTGAGGACGTGAAAACTCTGAAACAGTACCACAAGCTTGTCAAGAATGTGAAGAAGGCTTTCTGGAATCTTGATCAAAAGGAGCGCGAAAGAAAGCTTGATGAGTTTGAAAAGTCCCGAACCTACGCTTTTCCAATGGAGGAGTGTGACACCGATTTTGATGAGAAATTGTCTGTGCGGAAAATCCTCAACTCGGTTGAGTACTATCATTGGAAAAACCATTCTGAACGCAGGCGCATTGACGCAAGCATGGTGAGGCGTGCCGCCGACTGGCTTAGCTCTGTGGGAGTGCCTGTTGTGTTCGCACCGGAAGAGGCGGATGAGTGGTGTGCGATGTTGTATCACGCTGGTCTGGCTGACTACATTGTTAGTGGAGACACTGACATGTTAGCCATGAAGTGTGACATCATTGATGACATCATTCCGGGACAAAATGGCACTACTGACAGAGTACGTATATGTCGCTACTCTGACATTCTTGAGTTCTTCGACGGCATTTACACAGAGGATCAGATCCAGGACGGGATGGCGTTAGCATCTGCTGACTTCAACTCGTTTCTTTATGACCAGTCCTTGGGGTTCCTTAAGGCTGTGCGTATCGTGAAGAACGTTGGGTTTCATCGCTACTTGGAGATGCGTTGTAAACAACTAGGTCGAGATGACAGTTGGACTATGGAGATGGCTGAGGCTGTGCGCACATGCTATCAGCTTCCTAACCCATCTGACCTCTCTGACACAAGAATGACAGAGATGTATCAATCTCTCATGCTCGCGTTGTGTAACGCTATGCAAGATGTGAGGATGAGCTCTCTACGTCAGATGCTGGCTATGCCAGACTGCAAAACCATGCTGAATGAACTCAGCTGGTTACGCACAAAGCTACAGATGAACTTACGTACTCTCATCGGGATTGCTACGGTGAAAGTGATGTGTGAGTATGTGTTTCAGATCTGGACATCCCCTCACCTTTTTCAAAATGTTGTCTTATCGCCCAAGACGGTACCGTCTAGAAAAGTCTTCAAGAAGCAGAAGCTGATTGACCTGAGATAACCTGAGATTGGGGATCATAATTATGAGATTTGAGACTTGAGAGAATCAAGATGGTATTTATCCCACTCTTCCCACTCTTCCCACAGTTGTTCTTGATAGAATCTGCTTGTACGAGCCACATAGTGATGACTCTATTTCAGTAACAAGGGATGTCATACTCTTCCGTACGGATGAGAATGTGGTCGGGATATTAGCATTCTGGTAGATGTAGTAACCTACCTCGATCGGGCACGCGCAGTCTTTCTCACACACTCTGACAAAGTCTGAGAGACGTGTCAGAAAGAAGCCTGGGATAAGATCCATGTAGTAGAAACTTCTACCTACACGTAGGCAGAAAAAGCCAGGGAGATCCCAGATTACCTTCTTGTCTCCCCTGCGTTTCTTCCTTCCGAAGAAAAAGGCGTAGTTGAGCAGTACTTTGTAAAGACTGTCATTAACGTCAAAAAGAATAGGTCGAGGATCCTCACACCACAACCACGGCGGTGGCGCGAACTTAACGAGGCATTTTTTTTGACACATCGTTAACGGATTTCTGTAATGTATCTAACCTCTCTCAATACGAGGATCAAATGATCAGTTTTTCTCACAATAACACAGACACGTGTTGTTAAAAATCAGGGTTTTAACATCTCGTTTCTGGAATGCGACAACATTTCAGAAGCGTTACAATTAGGGACAGTCAGTGTCTTAACAAGCATAGAAACCCGTACGGGTGTTTTCTGGTAGATTAGGTGATTGAGTGCTTACGCAGTCAGCTACAAGCGTAGTTTTCGCTGCCGCCAAAAAGCTTTGCTTTTTAGGCGGTCTGCTCAGGAGGAGCAAACGCCGCGATCTCACCGGTCTTGGCATCACGCTTCAAGAAGTGAATCTTCATGAAGCTCTGTAGGTTGAAGTAGGTCAACTCGTCATCATCGGAGAGGTACAGAAGACCCTTCAGCTTGGCGTCCGGAAGGATAATCTTCTTGTTCTCAGGGTTCTGTAAAGAGTGATCCTTCACGTACTGGTTAACACGACGAGTCACCTCAGTACGAGGAAGCTCAGTGCCTGACTCAACCTCAAGGAACTGGCACATAGGCTCAGACAGAGGAGTGGGCTTGGTAAATCCACCAGGAGCCTTGTTACCACCACGACGCTTCTTGCGCTGGGTCTTAGCCAGCTTCTTCAGCACCTTAGCGGTCTCCTTGCGCTCACGGTTAACCTGGCGCTGTAGATTGCGCACAACGGCAAGAATCTCCTTCACAACGTCACGTCGCTCAGTGATACTCTCCACAGCCTCCTTGAACATGGCGTTAGTCTCACCCTGCAAAGTCTCCAGCTCGCTGACATCATCAGCGGGTGTAGCCTTGGTCTCAGTGGCAGGAGCCTCGGAAGTGGTCTCGCTCTCGGCAGGAGCCGCCTCAGTGGCGTCGGTCTTGGACTTCTTGCTCTTCTTCGACTTCTTCGAGCTAGACTTGTCCTTCTTGGACTTAGACTTGCTCTTCTTTTCCTTCTTGGACTTGGAGCGCTTCGACTTCTTAGAAGGAGCTTCCTCAGCTTCGCTGGTCTGCTCTACTTCCTCATGCTCCTGAACGGGGTCTTCAACTTCTTGTTTCTTGCTTTTGCGTGCCATCTTATACTTTGGTAGGTAGTTTTGTGTTTAGAAAACAAACGCGGGTTATGACTGTCAGTAGTGGTTGGCTTTAAGTCGTTTGAAAAGAAAAATACTCCCTAGTCTCATAGGGCATAAAGATGTCTGAAGAAAGTGCGGGAACTTTAAAACCGTTCAAAGATTTGGCGGATACCGTCCAGCTCGGTAACGGCTCGAAGGATCCGGGAGTAAAAACCGAGCTGATTCATGGTCTGATTCTCTTGCTCATTTTCTTCGCAGTTGTCGCTGGTATTTATGAGCAGGTGAAGAACAACTGGTGGGAGAGGCATATCTTGTATGTAGTGGCAGCCCTGATCTTGGCTTGGCAGTTGGGTATGAGATCCAAAGGTGAAAAGTACGACAAGATAGTCACCATGGTTTTATGGCTTGTCATTTTCGCCGTTATGGGATCATCAATCTACTCTCTGATCTACTTTTTCGGATTTTCGGGGAGTAACCCTTTCATTCTTATGTATTTCGGACTACAGTTCATGTTTTTCGGCATGATTATGGTCTCAAGATACACCAGGATGAACATAGTCAAGGTCATCGCTTGGGCTCTAGGTCTTTTCACAGTTTTTCTCTTCTTTTTCACTTTCTCTATCTGGGGGTCTATAGAGTCATGTTTGTACGTGACAGATCAAGGAGGTGTTGAGGACAATCCTTGGATTACGATGGGTGTTTACGCAGGATGGGGTGTTGTTATCGGGTCTCTGTTAGCCTGGGAGATGACTCCTGGATTCGCCTCAACTACTCATCTCGTGCTTCTGGCTATCGGCGTAGGACTATCAATCTATCTTGTTGGATACGCTCTTCAACAATGTGCTCCGATCGAGAAGAAGATCCAGAATATCACAGGCACGAAAGAGGTGAAGGCAGGAGGTGTCGATGTAATAGAGGAGCCGGGAGACCCGTCTGCTGAGAAAGAGGCAGAGGCTGAAAAAGTCGCGAAAACAGAGGAGTACTCATGGATCAATAACTCGATTCATATCCTGACTATTGCTGGCTACTTCTCTTTCTTCACAGGTAATATCTTCACGGCTTTCTGGTACGGTTTCATGGCTTTCTACATGCTAGACGGATGTGCTCCCGTAGGAGACATGCGCAGAATTGCTGTGGGTGCCCTGCTCATTCTTCTTGTTCCCATCGGGGGATTCCTCAAATTACTAAGTAACGGGGTGTTCGGTAAAAAGTCTGATATGTCTGGCGGATACAGGGAACCAATCCTGACAACTCGTCCGTACTAGGGTGTACTTAAGCGATATTGTTTCTTCTGAATATCATAGTGGTCTCGATCACGAACTGAGATGAGTAAAGGTGCTGTTTTACAGTTAGCGGCTTACGGAGCTCAGGATCTGTACTTGACAGGTAACCCACAGGTCACCCATTTCAAGTCTGTTGTCAAACGACACACGAACTTCGCGATGGAGACAGTGGAGAACTTCTTTGACGGTAAGTTAGCACCTGGTAACCGTGTCTACTGTAACATTCAACGTGTAGGAGATCTTCTGTCACAACTTTTTCTGAGAATCGAGCTACCCGCTTTACAGAAGAGACAAGGTGAGAACAACGTTTATACAAGCTGGGTGAACGGCGTTGGATTCGTGCTTATCGACTACGTGGAGATCCAGATAGGTGAGCAGATTATCGACAGACAGTACGGGCAGTGGATGTTCATATGGGCGGAGCTGACAGAGGACTCTGCTACAAGAGGTGGGTTGGCATCAATGATTGGTGGACATGACGTCTTCACTCCTACAACACAGAACGGTCCTCTACAACTTTTCATCCCTCTTTACTTCTGGTTCTGTAGGAATCTTGGTTCATCTCTGCCTTTGGTATCTCTACAGTTACAGGACGTAAGAGTCTGGTTTCAGTTCAGAGAGTTTGACTCATTGTGGGTGAGTAACGACAGAGAGGCGGCGAAACTACAGATGTGTTGTACAAAAGACACGGAGTTCTCTCAGGCGACTCTGTTAGCTGATTACATCTTCCTGGACACAGACGAGAGAAGGTACTTCGCACAGAACAGGCACTTCTATCTGATCGAACAGGTACAGATGGAGACAGTTTCTATTGACACGTCAAAGGTTATTAATGTTATTGACATGCCTTTCAACCACCCTGTTAAAGAGGTTATCTGGCTTATTCAGGGTGATAATGTCAGAAGAGCTAACGAGTGGTTTAACTTCTCTGCTGATCTGGGACCTGACCCGGTAGCTCCTTTACGCAAAGCTGTTATTCGCTTCGAGGGGACGGAGCGTTTTGATGAGCGTGAGGAGAGGTACTTCAGGTTGGTCGTCCCATGGCAAAGACATACAGCGACTCCTAACTCTTTCATCTATGTGTACTCTTTCGCGACAGATCCAGAGAGTTTACAACCAACAGGCACGGCTAATTTCTCTCGTATTGATTCTGCAACTTTGCATATCAAAACGGGGCAAATATCAGACTCACAAATCGTCATCTACGCTACTAATTACAACATATTCAGGATCATCTCTGGTATATCAGGTGTCTTGTTCTCTAACTAGTTAGATATCTTCCATATCTGGGTTGTCTGGTTCATCCGGGTAATCAATACCCTCTACCTCACCATCTTCATTGTCATCATCATCATACTCCTCAGCAACTAATCTTCCGATATGTGGTGGGTTCTCCAGGTCTTCTAATCCAGGCATATCCATCGTGATCTGAGGATTAGCTCTGTGCCCAGGGGGAGCTACACCACCGTTATTCCCTGGTAACTGCTCATAAGCGATGTTATTCGCAACAGCTATGATAGGGATGATCTCTGGTGGAATAGGAATACCGACAATATGGTCATCATCATCACTTTCACTTTGTGACCCATCTTCAGTCTCGTCTTGAGTGTGAAGATGAGCGCATTCACAGAGCCCGTACTGCTTCACAATATCATGAGCTCTACGATTAATGGTCGCCAGAACCATCATGACATGGATACATCCGGAAGCTCTGTCACCAACAGACTCGGGGGAGACCGCGAACTTCGTGGCGGCATCAAGAAGTTGTATACGCAACTCAGTGATATTACCGCATGTGGGAATACGACGGATAAACTCGATCGGGAAGACTTGTCCTGTATTAGGGAACATACGCATCCTCTCTTCCTCAGGATGTAACTGCCAGCTCTCGATGATCTTAGCAGCAAGGGCTCTTAGCTCTCCTAAGCCGAAGTCCATGAAGACCTTAGCAGGGAAAACGAAGCCGTGCTCCTTGAAGCTCTCGAAAAGTCTCGTAGCTTTGACACGAATGAGGTACCTACGATAGTCGTAGCAAGGAGTAGGATCATGTTCATGTTCACCTGTATAAATCTCCTCGTTCTCGCTTTGCGACACTCTTTCAGCATCCGGCCTCTCAGCCCTCATCTCTCTTTCTTTTCTTTCTGTTTGAAGCTCAGTGGGTGTCTTCGCCAGTTGTGCTAAGTCAGGATATTTTGTCTTCAGACGTTGTAGTTTCTCATCCACCTCCAAGATAAACGGAGGCTCAAACTCTGCGCGATTATAAGGGTTTTCCCCAGCGTGGCTGCCGGGAGAACCCAAAAGTTGTACCGCAGAAGAGACGTCAAACCACCAACAGTTGTTGGTCGGTGTGTGATGACAGATTGCCCATCTTTCAGGAGGAACATTAACAAAAATCTCATGCGTAATGGGGTCGTGTACATTTACACAACCATGACTGTGCCAAACTCTGCCGTGTTTAACAAGCTTAGGCAACATTTTTCTCATCTTCTTTGCGCGAAAAGCGTTAGTGATCGTTGTGACGGCTCTTTTTCGCTTTCCCATCTTCGGCTTTACTCTCTCATAATAGAAACGTTCAATTCTTTTTACGACCATTCTGAAATTACCCAAAAAGTACATCAGGTTTGTGAACCAGAAGTATCGTTCAGGTGGTATGTAGAACTTCTTCAGAAACAGTTTATCAAAGTGACGGACGCCCATTCTCTTAAGCTCGGACTTCAAGTAATTATCCTTCACCTTCCTCACGTAACTAATATCAGAAGGCGTGAACTTAGAGTTGAGGCTACTCCAAGGGAACCCACCAGATATCATCCCCCAAAAAAGGATCGCCTCACGTTTCTTCACACATTCTGTTAGCTTGTTCGACTTGTCCCTGTTTCGCCAGAGAGAGCCGTCTGGAAGCATCACAAGGCGACAACGCTTGTGGGTTCCACAAAGGTCAGCCTCACCAGATACCATAGCGTAACAACGAACCATGCTCTTTGAGTTTTTTGTCGAGACGCACCTGGATTTAACTCGTGAGCATTCGACAGGCGTTGAGGACTTACGCCCTCCATCTCGACAACGTTTCTTTCTTACTTTCTTCACGCTACGACTCATAAGGCTCAAAATACGTAAACGTTAGAGGTTTCCTTATACCATATGGCCAGAGAAAATGGTTTAAAGCGACCCCTATATGTACAATATAAAAATTGATAACTCAACGCGCCCTTAGCGCACTCCAAAACACAACCAGACGTAAGCACTTGTAACTAAACAAAACAAAGCAGAAAAATGACTGACAACGTGACTCGTGTATCTATGTCCCAACCGGATTTCAATCCGGAGACCGCGCTCGCTATGAAGCAGACGCGCTCGGGTATGCTCTGGACGGATCCGTCTTCAGGGAAGGCTGTGGTTTTCCGCAGTCCTCTTCTGGAGGTCGTGTATCCTCCGCAACCCGCGCCGGGTAAGTCCCAGGCTCTGTCCATGTCTCTCCGTGTACACGTAAGTGACAAGAACAGAGCTGTGGGTACCCGCGACTCGGAACGCTTCGAGCAACTGGGCAGTACTGCTCAGCATAAGGCTCTCAACTTCCTTCTGGATAACCCGAAAGCGTGTACTCGCTTTTGTAAGAAGGTGTACCCGGACGCTTCCGCGTTCGACGAGGAGTGTAAGCACTCCAAGTTCTGGTACCCTTCCAAGAAGGACGGCGAGCCTGGCTCGTTCTACATGCGTTTCATGCCTTCGGTGACGGCTCACAAGTTCGACATCAAGGAAAGTGAGGAGAAGAAGAAGAAGGTCTACAAGCCTGTCAAGGACGACATTCGTAAGTACTTGGGCCCTGGATCTCTGATCACAGTGGACTTCAAGCCGAACGCGTTCTTCTACCAGACTAAGAAGACCCTTTACTCATTCTCCCCCGAGATCGAGACGATCATCATCTGGGCTTATCGAGAGAACTCGAACCCGGATGCGAAGCGTCCTTCCATGAAGAAACACAAGTGGATCGAGCGTGGCGAGGCCGGTTTCGCTCTCAAGGTTCCCCTGGGTTACCAGGGTCCTGAGATGCAGACGGCTGTGCCTGTTCATGACGTTGACTCGTTCAACGCTGAGAACCTGCGCATCTCGCAAGTGCTACCTGGCGAACGTGGTCCTATCATGTTCGCTAGCGCTGGGGACTCGCTGGGTCCCGTCTACTTCCGTGGCACCGGAGTCATCCGGTACGACGTCAAGAAAGATCCGACATACGGGTCTCGCAATCTGACGTTCGCTGAGGAGGAGGCAAACCAGCACATCCACCGCGTCACTCGTGGCGCGTGGGAGAAGGTGATGGAGGTGGTCACCGAGGATTCTGAGAAGATCTTCGGTGAGAAGTACGACCGGGACGTCATTGACGAACTGTGTCGCCCACCCCTTTACTCTCAGAACGACGCTGAGCGCTCTAATCCTCGTGTGAACATGAAGTTCCCACTTGAGGAGAAGTCCGACAAGCCTCTGTTCGATCTGTACGTTCTTTCCCATCCGTCTGAGGATGGCGAGGAGGGAACCGTACAGAAGGTTGACATGGGAGATTCCTGTGACGAGGCAGAGATGTTTCTGACCCCTGGCACGACTGTACAGTACGTGGCAATGGGACGACCTGTTATTGTCGGGACTAGTATTTACTGGTCTTACCGGGTCGCCCAGATTCTGGTTGACCCTGAGCAGGAGCGCGTTGTCGCTCCTCCACTGTCCGGATTCGCCTTCCCCGGTTTCGAGGAGGCAGAGGTGGAGAGCCGTTCATCCAAGATCGCTGTCGCGATTTCTGGAGACAACATCTCTTTCACCAACCCGGACAAGAACAAGGATGGTCGTGTCTTTTACCAGACATTGGCCAATTACGGAGAACACACATCTCCGTACCTTGTTCTTCCTGAGTGTACAGTGGCGTACGACATCGGTCTGGTGAATGATCCAGAGAACGATGAGTACGGCTACCGCACTCGCCACAACCTGGCAGACCAGGATCCGTCCGATGAGAAGCTGTTCGCAGCTCTCGAGGGTGGTCACCTGAAACACGCCACGGAGACATCCAAGGATTTATTCGGTGCTAAGAAGTCCGAGCCGGTCGTGAAGGCGTCCCTGGGCAAGCTGATCAAGTTCAGCAAGTCTGATGCCAAGAAGGAGTACCCGTACTGGACAACTCGTACACCTGTGTACGAGAACAACCATGGTGGAGTCGATATCGCTTTCGAGGCGTATCGTCTGATTCCTTCTGCGTCTGAGGACGGCAAGGCTGTGATTCAGAAGATTGATCTACACCAGCCTGAGGATCTTCTCAAGGTGTTCTACCAGGGCGCACGTGTGCGCCTTCTGGTGACACAGAAGACCTGGATGGTCGACGGCCGTCTGAAGCCGTCCTTCTCGGTCGCACAGGTTCTACTTGTGCCTCCGCCTATGGACACCAGCATTCCGTTCGTGGACTCTTCCACAGCGGATATGGTTGATCTTACATCTGCTGCCTACAATGCTTATCGTGAGGCTGAAGAGGCTGAGACCAAGGACACTGAGGCAACTGAGACCACAGAAAGTGGAGACGGTACTGCTGTTCTTGACACAACTGAGACAACTGAGAACATTGAAAACACTGAAGATGTTACAGAGGAAGTCCGTCCTACAGAGGATGTGGTTGCCAGCAAGTCTGGATCTGAAGATGAGAGATCAGAAGATGGTTCTGGATCTGAGGAGTCTGAGGAGGAAGAAGAGGAAGAGGAAGAGGAGGAGGGAGAAGATGACTAAATGTAGTCGCAAACCCAAATCCTAAATCATAATTATTAACAACTTAATCAGAAAACAAAACAAAGGAGATTTTGCCCAAATGCCTTTTGTTTTGTTCTGAACGTTTCGTGAAATAGCATAAAGCCGATAGCGTTCTCAACAAAAGATCTTGCTTTAAAACAAAGCACAAGCTACAAACATCGATGTCTCTATTTTCCGACAATTCCTTCTCGCCCCGTAACGCCAGTAATGGTGCCGCCTTCCGCGGCAACACTAATAATAATTTCGATATTGACCCAGTTTTGCGTGACATTCTTTTGTCCCACATTATGGTGAGAGAGCAACTGCCTCCTCCGCAGAACTTTGTTGGGCGTACCCTTGTTCGGGTACACCTGATTCCTTACACTCCGAACACACGACGATCCCTGTCATTTCCTCTGCGTAGTCGCCATGCTTCTGATATTCAAAGCGCTATTCATAGAGCGTTTCCCTCACGTGTTCTTTCAGGTAATGGATGTTCTGACAGCTGTGCAATGAGTGGTAAACAGCGCCGTAATCAACACGTAGCCCATTTACCCCACTATCAAAAGCTGAATGAGAACACCTTGAAAAAGTTTTCCGACGAGATATGCCCAATATGTCATGAGGGTTTCAAAATCGGAGAGTATTATAGGACACTACCGATATGTAATCACTCCTTCCACAAGAGATGTGTGGACAGGTGGCTGAGAAAGGACATTGTGAACATGAGATGTCCTTGTTGTAGAGAAAGCCATACTCCGGAAAGATGGAGAGAACATATCGAAAGAGGTCAACAAGTCGAACCCGCAGAGATCCACGACGAGAACACGAGAGCCAGACATAATGTCACAGTCCAGCCTATGGACTTTGTCGAGACTGGCGCTTAGTCGGAAGTTTTTTTCAAGGCGATACTCATAGAGGTCACAGAGACTATAAATGGCTATAATGTCTAAGAATCGTGTAGCTATTGCTCTGACAGCTCTGATCGTTTTTTCCCTACTCTTCTTAGCTGTACCTAACGGTAAGAGCAGAACCACTCATCTGCTTCCAGCACCTCAAGGTGATGAAGTCACAGAGACACGTGGCGCCTGCTCTGCTCTACCAATACCTTATGACTCAAAGGCTCGAGATGATCCGTGTGTTGAGAGACCGAAGCAGGACTCAATCGGCGCAGTCCTGGCATTCGCGTCCGAACCTGAAAACAAGATTAAGAAGCTTGAGTGCCCGTGTGAGGAGCGCGAGTACACCTGGGCGACACTTGATGAGGTGCGCCTACGTGTTCTGCGTATGTACACAGAGTTAGCTCTTGCTGAGCTTAATCGTAGATGCGAGCAGTTCGCTGCTAAAGTGGCAAAGGCAAGACCAAGAAGTGCCACTTGCGAACGTCGAGTCTTGAGACCGTTTCATTTCGGTTTCATTCAGATCATAAACGCGACTAGTTCTGTAGACAAACACGGAAACTCACGCTGGCGTGTTGATCTTATGGTAGAGGAGATGGTTCTTCATCTATCTCGTAGACTGATGTTGGACTTCACTGTTATGGTAGCTTATCCTACTCAAAAATCAAAAACTATTGCGACATGTGCGGAGTACACGTCGTTCCCCTTCCCCCGATACCCTTTCGGATACCCAGCAATGGAACAACTCGTTCCTCTGCCCACTCAGGTGATTAACACAGGACCTGGTGAGGTGTTATCCCACGCAGGTATCGACGCAGATTACCCTAGATTCAAGGCTATCTATCTTAATCGTGTCTGGCAAGAGAACTCTGATCTCGCCCTCGGAACAGAGCTTCCGGTAACACTGAACTCCTCAACAGCAGGTGCTCTCAACGACACGACTCTTGCGTCCTCCGCGTACCCTAAGAAACGTCTACAAAGGCATGACGTTCAGTTCCCTGAGAAGGACTACGCGGATTGTATCGAGAAAAAAGGAATGGCGAAAGACACTGATATTCATAATAATTACGCACTAAAACCATGTAACTGGAACTGTACTGGTGTACCTGAGAACGGGTACCACTATCAAGGAAGTACAGAGAGTTTCAAACAGTCCATGTTACCACCCACCTATCCGAACGGCTGGATTCAACCCGCTGTTATTCGGAATAAGTGGCCACGACTCTGGTCCGAGCCTCGGGACAGAAAAGCGTGGCCTTGCGCACAAGTAGGTCTCAACTGGGACAATAAGGGTATTATGTACCCTCAAGCTAAGTTTGATAGTTGTTGTACAGGCAACCGATGGTCAACGGCTCAGCAACCGCGTACCCCGCAGTACTGGCCGACAATCACCGGACTACCTCACAACGCGGGTCCCAACTACTGGTTATTCAACAACCTTCGTGGTGGAAACGCCACAGGTGGTGCCTCACACCCAACTCGTTAAACTTAGCACAGCTGTTCTTCGTCAGAAGAATTACCTGTACCAGGTATCGATTACTAAACCTATTACGATATGAAACTGAATATCGTAATCGGTTGATTGATATTAGAACTAAATTACTTCTTAGCCTTTTTGGACTTTGACATGTTGGTGCGACGCCTTGACCTGTTCACTTTCGGCTTCTTCTTCGGCTCTTTGTAACTCACACGAGATCTCTCGTAGTTTTTCAGCATCATCTGCCCAAGTTTTTTCAGGTTCTCATGAGATGTATGGATCTTGTTCTTCGTGTTATTCCTGACCTCTCTACCTCTCTTAACACTGTTCGCACCACCCAGCTGTTGTGTGATCGGTTGACCCTTCAACCAGTCAATAATAACAGGGTTGTGATCAGACATGATCTTGTCACCAAACTTGATCTTGAAACGATCGCCTCCCACGCTGTAATCTTTACCACTTGTTGACGCCTCGTTCAGACCGTAACCTTGGGGTAGAGCCTGTTCGGTGTACTCTTGTGGGATGAATCGAATCTGATCTCTAGGAACGTTCGTGATGATGTAATCCGTGTCTCTACTTGTTAGGTTCTGATACTGTGGTCTGCCTCCTACGGGGAACTTGTTCGGCTCAAGAACACCACCTGAACCGATAATAGTGAACCCTGGAAATACTGTCGATGTATCACGTTTGGACTGTGCAAACCATGCTGTGCGGATAGGGTTTGTTCCGGCAACTGGTGGAGCAGGTAATGCAGGTAATGCAGGAGCTACAGCGCCCCACACACTGTAGTTTCTGTTTGCACCAGGCCCGGCAGTTGTCTCAAGACCCTCACGACAATGATCGTAAACAGGACCACCGTTATTACTTGCAGGTCCTACTTGAAAGGGCGTTTGTGCATTGACGGCTGAAACACCAAGAGCTTGTAAAGCTTGACTCAACCTTGTCTCTTTAGCTCTTACCTGAGCTAACGCTGCACCCACAGGTCTAGCAACACCAGTTTCTACGAAAATATTAGGAGGTGCTGAAACATCCATAGGTTTCATAAGAAAGTCAGGATCATTTGACTGCAACCGCCAGTTGAAGAAAAATCCTCCTGCAAATCTTACTCCTGCACCTGCTCCTCCAATATTTGGATTGGGAAAATTAGGAATTAATGAGTAACCACGGTTGAAAATAACTTTGTCCATTCTCTTTATCGTTTCGATGTCACGCATACCCTCGATAAGTCTCTGAGGAGTTGTGTTCAGATCTCCCATTAGGAAGATAGAAGGTGCCATCGGAAATGTCGGAATAGCTGATCGTGAATATAAATTTCTGGAAAAATTGGATACAAACATGAATGCGAGAAGTGTTCCGAGAAGATCTGTGTTAATTGGTTGATTCTTGGCTTTGAATAGGTGAACATTCATAACGGTAAAGATCTGATCAGATGCATTACTACCTGGATCAACAACACGTGCTACATTAAGACCAGTATTTGCACCACTTGAGTATGTCACGCTGTTAAACGATGATAATTTAGGTGTTGGTAGAAGTGGGAAAACAACAGGTATTGAATCAAGCGGGATGAACTCTTGAACGGTTTCTGCATGATTGATATTATGAGCTCTGTTAGGAAGAGGATTAAGCGGGTTTTTCTTATCCATAACAACTGAGGCTATATTAGGACTAATTCTGTTATTCACAGCTGCAGCAGCACCAGGTGCGATTGCTCCAAGGGGAACTAATCTCGTAGCATCTGGAAGAGTAGTCATGTGACGAATATACGGTCTCAAGTTTTCACATACTTGCAAGATTGCCCATGACGCGGCGTGATTAACACGATACTGGAGTTGTGCTGGTACTCCGGCATCTTGGGCTAATGATCGCACACCAACTCCTGGATGAATAATTTTATGTCCGTTTGCAACACCACCACCAAGTAGACTACCTACTATTCTATCTGGTAATATATTCGCAGCAATAACAGCACCTCCTGTATATATCGTGTAAGCTTCTGCCAACGTACCTCTGTAGTGAGATGCAGGCGCGGCTACTGGTGCTCCTGCTGCAGGAACGTTAAACAAAGCAAATGATGTAGTATTAGCAAGAATAGCTCTGAGATTCTGTTTGGTGGCATTTACGTGCGCTCTTATGGCAACTGCATTATCTGCTGCTATAACTGCAGCATGAGCGTTAACGATACGAGAGAGATCTGTAATGACCGATGACATATTCCCGTTATGATGGTCATATAAATCCTGAATAATCGCATCATAGTTAGCACTTGTTAACGGGGCCATAGCTGCAGTTATGTTTCCTGCTATGTAGTTAATAGCTGCAGCGGCAACAGCGGATATTGCTGCACCTCCTGCCCCTCCGATAACTGCGTCTATTTGTACATCTGTACTTGTCGCCGCATCGTCCAAGTTGTTATTTCTGTAAAAGGGAGTGAATGCCGCGGCATTTGCTCCTGAAATAACGCCAGCATTAACACCAGCTAACGCCACATTGTTATTCTGAACTGCTCCCGATATCTGAGTGGCAAGATCGTTATAAAGATTAGCCATAGCTACTAATGTCGGGATAGTCATTGTTGCTGCAGAAAGATTAGGAACAGTTTGTGTTGCGAAAACACGCAAAGAACCTAGGGTAGCAATCACAGATCCTAATATCGATGTGTTAGGAGTCCTATTACCTACTGCACCAGCATCAACTAGACGAGCAACTCCAGCTACCTTGAACATTCCCCCTACAGAAGACTGAATGTAGTAAGCAAGTGCGAACAATATGGGGTACTGCATTGTCCAATACCACCTGTATCCAGCCCTAACAGCGTCATAATAATTTTGAGCTGCTGCGTTTTGTCCTGGTTGTGTAGGGTCTATTAACTGAGTCATTGTCTGCCAGTTCGGAGTAGAAGCTCCGCCGTCCAACGAACTGTTAATCGCAGTGTTCTCGTAGTTTGTTGGTACAAGATTGCTACTTTCGTAAAACTGGTTAATGTTTGCCCGAGTACCTAGTGTTAGAGACTCGATATACTGATCTTTAGAGATAGCCGGTGTAGCATTTGTCCCTCTGCTATCCTTAAAACCGCCAGCCTCTTGAATAGCGATAATTGTCGCATCGGTATTCTTAATATAATCACCAATAGCGGCTAGACGGTTAACTGTCCATGCACCTTCCTGTTCGGATGTACTTGTCAGAGCCTTTGATCTGTTGTAAAACGCTGTGGCGTCACCTGCCCAGGGCGACAAAGTGTTCCACGTCATCAGACGGTAAGCACCGCCAGCACCGTTCTGGTTCTGTGGCGGAAGTCTTGGTAGACGTTTCGCCGCTCCTGGTCTGGCGACCGGGACAACTGGCGCTGGTCTTGTAGCAGGTCCTGTTGCCGAGACAGTTGTAGTTGGTGGTGAGGATCCAACAGGTCCTGGTGCGCTAGGAACTTGCTGACCAAGGAACTGTGTGCTTGCCGTCCCTGTACGAGACGTCCTCGCGAGTTGACGCAGGGGAAGTTGACGTTGAGCACCAATTGCTCTAGAGATTCTTGATGTCGCTGTATCGTAATCACCAAGAGTTTCCTTCTTCATATTTCCAGGAAGATGTGACGGCTGTATGGGCGCCTCCCTCTCCAGGATGTTCATAAGAGAGTGAATTGTGCTCACCGCGGACGCACCAACTGTTGTCTCGAGTTGACGAATATTATCCTCAGGTGACACGAGTAACGCTCTCGTGATAAACGCGGAAGCTCCAGCGATACGTGCCAGAAAGTCCTCTTTTGTCATCTTGTACTCACGCATGAAGTCCACAAGTACGTCTAACTGCTGGTCAAACTGCTTGTAGTTCTTCAGCAAGTTGTTAACTTTTGATCTATCAGCAGCGGGACCTCTTCGAGGAACAGCGACAGGTGCGCCCATAACACCCGGTGGTGGGGCAGGTGCTCCAATTGCTCCCGGAACAGCGAAATTAGGGTGAAACGAACGATGTACTAAAGTACGGAAAGCACCTCTACGTGTTCCCGTAAGATCTACTGGTTGTAATACACCTCCAGATTGTGTAACAGAGCCCCCACCTCCTAGTTGTTTCGGGTCGTAACCGTAAAAGTCCTCCGCATCAGGTGACATACGAGCAGCCTCCACCTCGTTCAGGTCTACAACAGAGTAAGTTCTCTCGTTAGCTACAGCACCTACCTGCTCTTTCAGATCATTATCATCGTTAATCTGGTTAACAACCACACGAATAAGATAGAACCTAATAGCGATAGGTAACTGACCAAATCTCTGATCCATAAGATCGAACTCACTCTGTGACATCGTACTCATCTTATCAAAAGGCCCCTTTGCGGAGAGCTCGACAGGAACTCTGATCCCACCTGGTCCGGGTACTGTCGGCATCTTGTCCACCACGTCGCCCAGCTCGAGACCACCCTTCTGTAGACCAGCCGATACCTCTATCTTCTCAACCTCCTTCGGAGTAATATTTTCCTTAATTTCTCGTCTCTCTGTCTCGGGTCCAAAACCCATCTGAAGACGAAGGTAGTTCAACATCTTTCCCATGTCAGGAATACTCTCGATGTACTTGCGGAGTGAGTCAGGAAGTGCGGGGAGATTAGCAGGTGTGGCACGAGGAGCTGCCGGAATAGCTTGTGCGACAGCGGGATTAGGTTGATGAATGCTCCAAGCGTCCATGTACTTGATCATCTGAATACGTCTCTCCATAGCGTCCTCAGAGTCATCTAGGAAGAAGACACGTTTAGACGCTTTGTCCGCCAAGATACTGGAGCCTTGCTTGACAAGAGAGGATATAAATGTCATTGAGTCAAGATACACGTTCTCGTCCTTACTACCGATGTACTCAGCCCACTTCTTTAACTGAGACTCAGAGAGAAGATCTCTCCACAGAATGATAGGCACTGGAAGACCACCAAATAGCTCGGTGTTATGATACTTGATCCATCTTACTTGAAAGAACATCAGAAGTTGTTCCATCGAGAGAGATGCGTAGCGATCATTAGATATTCTATCTTGTGCCATCCTTCTCTACATACTAATCGGAAGGATATTTTCTGCTTTTTGAGACCGACTGAACTCAATCTCGTTATTTGTTAGAAACTGATAACGAGATTACTGTGTTACCTTAGTAATTAAACCCCTACTCAAACTCCCTCTCTTGATCCTCTCTCTTTCTCTGTTCTTGAACTTGTCTCTCATTTAACATCTCCATCATGATAGCAGACTTTGATCTCACTGGTGGTTTTATAAAGTCGAAGTACTCCTGGGGAGGTAGAGGAGGTAACATCGCACCAGGATTTTTTCTTTTGTACTCTATCTCCCATATCTCTTGTCTGTAATCTTTCTCCTCTTGACGTATGTCAGCCTTGTTAGCCTCCAACATAACAGGAAGATGAAACAACGAGACAGTGCTTTTTGATAATCGTGGTCTCTGTAAACGTGGAGCGTTCAGATTATCAGAAGGTTTTGCTCTTTTCGGTTGTACTTGCTGACGACCCCTTCCAGGTGGAGGTGAGAGAGAACGACGACGGGGACGTCCTAGATTACGTCTTTTCATCTGAGCTAGTAAACGTTGAGCGCTAGGATTTAGTTTATTCACATTTATGTTCTCCAGTGGTGGTGGCGATGGTGGTGGTGATGGTGGTGATGGTGGTGGTGATGGTATAGGGGAGCTATCCTCGTCAGAAGGTGGGGGAGGTGGGAGTGATTTATCTTGATATTTACGCTCAGCTGGTTTTTTTATAATATCTAATCGTTTTTGAAGATTTTCATTACTTGGTAAAACAGCATTCTTGTCCTCTCTCCCTGCTTTTATGAAAGATCTATCTTCAGTACGACCACGATATAATTCTGCCCATGATCTGAACTCGTCCTTAAAGTTTGTTTGCACACCTCTTTGTAAAAACGTTGTATCAAATCGTCCAGGAATAATCTGAAGTATTAATCTGATAGTTGCGAAAAACATCTCATCTGACAAACCACCGTTCCTAACCGGTACTCTTAACTGATTGATTGATGCTTTGTAAACAGTTTGTTCATCTGGCATTAGTCTTTTGTCAGTAAATACTTTTTGCTCAAAATCAAAAGGCTCGTAATTATTATTTACGTAAGCAGTTGGCCCTTTCTCAAATAATCTTTCCATTACTGCGAAACCACTTATTCTAGGTCTTAGTTGCTTATTTCTTCTGATATTCTCATTTGTATTTCCACTATCCGGAGTTTCAAAACCTAAACTTCCAATTAATTCGGCTTTGTCGATTTTGTATCCTGGCCTATTAAACATTTTTTTCCAACTCAGATTTTCATCAACAAGCGCTTGGCCTTTGTACATGTTTATAAGAAGACATAGTACAGCAAGCTCCCTGGTACTCACTGTGAAAACACCGCCCCTTTGCTCAATTAGAAAATTCACGTTTTTTTTTTCGCCACCAGACTGTCCGATTCTGGCTTTCGCCTTCTGTGCTGTCTCAACAGCTTTCTGAACTGCTTTTTGCTCAGTCTCCTTCGCCTTCTTCACGTTCTTGTGTTGTTGACGAATTAGTTTCAGATCTTTCTGATCTTGTTCGTACCAGATAATCGGTACGTCCGCAAGCTTAATACGACGATGGAACAACGCACGGAACATAAGTGCGACGGTCTTGATCTTGTTATCAATCAAAGTCTCCATATTTTTAATCTCCTTCGCCTCAGAAGTACTAACACCCGCGACACTTTGGTACACATCCTGTTTCTCCTGTGACAACATATTCGCGTTCTCCATAATCGCGTTCATCATAGTTTCCATCTGTTCCTCCTGGCGCAACAACTCGGCGACCAATCCTTTGGCGATAACAGGACCTTCCACCAATGGTGCCGGTTTCAGAGAGTTCGCCATGTATGAGAGATGCTCGCGTGCTCTTGTCGGGATGTCTGTGATATCGTTAATCGCTTGTACTCGAGACAGATCAAGCTCAGGATCGTAAGCAGGACCGATGTCTGTACGTACCCATTTCAGAGTCCCGTCAGAAAGTCTGGTAGGTCTCATCATCTTGTAAGAACCGTCTGGTTGTAGTACAGGTAGAGCGGTTGGTTGTGGTGTGTTCACAGTCGCAGGAGAAACAGCGTTAGTGGGTGCTGAGACCTCGGGTGTTGTAGAATGTGGTGGTTCTGTATTCTCTGTGTTCCCTGTAGTGTTCGTGTTCGCTGTAGTAGGGAGAACAGACTTTAGTTTCTTGTCAGGGAACTTCCTCGGCCATTCAAGTTTCATCGCGATCTCCAAAGTGTCCATAACATCCTTCGGAGAGACACGATCAAGTTGTTTAAAATTACCACCACCATTGATAATATGATTAATCTCTGCTGGAACAGCAGCAGTAGTATCTGTGATAGCCGCAGAGACAAGAGACGCCAACATGTTTCTAGCGTTCTCCTTCAACTTTCCTGTGAGAGGACCTGCTTGATTCGTGCCGGTTATAAAAGCGAGTTTCTTGAGAAGATTACGTACAAACAGTGAGAAACTAATGTTCGGAAGTTTCGTTCGAGAACGTTTCCAAAGCATTGTGATCGCTCTCATCATAACGGAAAGTCTTGAACTAGGATTACCGTACTGACCAGTACTAATACCTGTCAGGTCAACAGCGCCACCATTCTGTAAGAACCCACCAGTCTGCTTGATTCCAAGAACAGACCTCAGATCAGAGATGATGTTATCAAGAGGATCTCCACCCCTTTTCGGTTTTCTGGTCTTTCTACCCTTCTTACTTTTCTTACCACCAAACTGTTGTAAAGCCTTTCCTGCTTGTGCGGAGTCATACTGAATGGTGTACTGAGAGTTAAATTTTTGTTCAATAAGATTACCAGGTCGAACACCCTCCTCGAAAAACTGTCTGTAGAACTCAAGTTTCATAGGAACCTTCATCTCTTGTAAGTAACGGTTGTTCTCCAGAGGAGTATCGTTTCTTCCGCGCGGGTTAGCGGTGTATTCATAAATGAGTCCGAACAACAGGATTCTGAAGGTCAAAGGAATATTAGCGAAGTTTCTGAATGAGAAGGATATCACATATTGATTTTGAGGAACAGGAGTATTACGACCGACTAATTTCAGATAAGCAGTTCTGTCAAGTGCTACCGGCTGAAAATGCCCACCAGTACCACGACAGAGAAACACTTGTGAGTTCATCCGTCTCTCAGTAAGAACGTTGTAATGTACACCACCACCAACGTTATGAGCGATAATCGCTGGATAAACACCAGCCGCCCAGAAACGTCGATTATCCGCAGCAGCAGCAGTTGTTAGATTATTAATAACTGTAACAACATTGGCACGCAGATTAGGAAATCCTGCCTGACCAACGTACTGTGCGGACGTGGATCCTGTCATGATCATACTGACGAATCTGTCCGCTGGAGCTGGTGGAGGGACAGCTCCTGGCGCACCAGTTCTGCCAATTGTCGCCATTCTCGCATCTATTCTACTACCAAGGTAGTCAGACATGAACTTATGCATAAGATCAACGGGTGTGATCTGCATCTGTAATCTAAGGTTATCACCTCGTGTCTGAGTGTTAAACGGAAACACATTAATCATCCACTTCCATGAAAGATAAGTGTGGTTAAGAACACCGAACTCGATCTCGGATCCCCAGAACACCTTGTTTGGTCTCTGACGGAGATACAGAGAGAAGTTATTCGCAAGTACTGTCTGTGGTGCCAGAGCTGATGCTGTGTTAAAAGAGAGATTCACAACACCGGGAATCTCACGTACGTACTCATTCGCACGTGGTTTCACGTAAGCGTAATCACCACCAAGAATCATCTCCTTGATGACCCTCCCGAGGAAGATCACCTGGGCGCAGTATCGAAGAATGAAGTTATTCGCACCAGCGTTAGCATGAGCAGTGAAGAACCCGTCCATACCACCGGAGCCGTCAGCACCGTTCATGAAACAGTCACCCATTCCGTTAGGATCTCTGATAAGATCACGTAGGAACTCCGTAGGCTTCCACCCACCATTATTCCATCTTACTGGCGATGCATCCGACTCCAACTGCGCCACTTGATTAGGTGCAGCAATTACCCACTCAAGTGAGTTGTCCAAGGTCTCCACTCGACTAAAGAAGTTGTAAACGACCTCTCGCAGGAAGTAAGCGACGTAAATAAGTGTGAAGGACGCTGCTGAGAATCTACTAGGTCCGTTAACAGTATTAACAGCTCGGTTGTCATATCCGTGAGGGAAGATGTTTCTCCACAACGCGTTAACACCGTTCATAAGCCCGTTGCCTATACCAGCTACCCTTATCTGATCGTTCGCACCCCATGATGTTATGTACGTGTTGATATCAAGAGCGTTAGCGATAGCCTCTTTCACCATCACTGCCCATGGACCTAACTGTCCGTGAGCAACATTTGGTGATGGGAGAGCAGGATTGAACCCAAGTGGGTTAGCTGCTTGTGCCCCTCTTCTCCAGTAGTAGAAAGAGCCGAGTGTTCTGTAAAGACAGTGACCACCACCACCTGCGTCAATCCACGCTGTCAGCAAGTTCCATAACGGTGTGTTATGATTCACAGGGTCTTTCTGGAACTTATCACTACTGTTAACAACGAGAAAGACGTTTTGACCAGGGGTTCTGACCGTTAAGTTCTGTACGTCTTGAGAAAGAGCACCACCGCTCTGCTCGTAAGTGAGAGCACCGAAAGTACCACCCTGTTGCTGAACAGCGGACGGTAAAGGAAGCTTTGTCATCTCTTGTGTAAACTGAAGATCATTCTGAGTTTGCACATCGTACTGACTGTAACCAGCATTACCTGCCGCAACACCGCCAGCGAGACCGGCAGACTGTTTGGGATTGTTAAAATTTCCTCTGACCACCCACGCAGGAGCCCCACCGGGAACATGTACTGGAGCTCTTTGTGATGCCAACTGGTAAACAGCAGACTTCATGAGCTCCAAATCAGAGTGGAACTTACTGGGAACACTTTGCGGAAGAGGTGTTCCCGGTGCTGTGTCCGCGAGAACCGCGTCAAGATTACGAATATCGGTGAACTCCAGAACGTGTCCACCGGTGTTAAAGTATAGGTCGAACGTGGAGTAGTTACGTGGATAGAAATAGACGTTCTCCACCTGACCAAAAAGATAGCCAAAGATCTGATCAATAAGTTGACGTGTTAACTCCTGGTTCTCCTGAGGTGTGCACTTGCCTGCCTGAACACCTCCGACAGTGAACCCGATAGAGAAAGGTCTATTAATCTTACGAGCCAGAGGTCGTAGAAAGTAATTTTGTGTGTAAAGCTGAGCGTCATGACCACCTGTTCCACAAACAGGCTCGCGCACGTGTAGAACACCGATAGCGCCAGGGATTCTGCCGTAAGCAGACGTGAGATACCCGAGTTTGTTCTTGTTGTCGTCGTACTGTGACTGTAAAGCAGTGTGAATAGGACCAGGCACATTGTTAGGAGCGTCCAGAGGTTGTGATCCGTCAAGAAGACCAAGAGTCTGTAGAGTGTTACACTCTTGTTTCTCTCTTCTCTCTGGTGTACAAGCCTCAGCGCTACGTAGGGACTGATCACCGTTGGAGTAAACAAGGAAACCGTTCTCACCGTTAGAGGGCTGTCCTCCGAAAATACGAATGTACATGTAAGTGGTGAACGCCTCTGGGGGGACACCGAGCTGTGTAATACCACCAGCAACAGCAGGAGCGTCAACGTTTCCCAACGGATTAGGTACGAAAGACACTACTGTTCCGTAAGCGTAACGGATATCCTGTTCGTTGCTCCCTTGTAACATAGAGATGTAACGAAGGTTAGTCTCTCTCCACAAAGACAGTTTGTTCATCGCGTTAAAAATAGGTAGGATCGCAAGGGACTGGTTCTTCACCCACGAGAACGGGGTACCACCTGACGCCAGAACAAGTTGACGTGCGGGAATCTGTGGGAGACCGTTGATAGGTGGAACAGGAAACGCCGCCTCTCCTGGAACAGCCTGAATACCTGCTCCTGCTACCGGCTGAACAGGATCGGGAAGACCAACTTGATATCCAGGGAGAGCTGCAATAGCCACAGCACCAACAGGAGCGACAGCGTTTCGTTGTGCCGCGGAGAAAATAAGAATCTTCATCATAACAACTCTGTAATCGAGCTCTGGTTTTCCATGAACAGTCTGTCTCTCACCTAGTACAAATGCAGGATCAAATGTTACTGGTGGAAAAGCTCCAACACGATCAATCCAAGTCATAAGATCTCTGTAGGCGACACCGTTCGCGTTCACAATTGGCTCGATCTCCTCAAGAATCTTCTTGTCCTCCTTGATCTTACCCATGCGGATGTCGTACGCGATAGCCTCCAGAACAGTGAAACTGGCTGCTGTGACAGCAGCGTGTGAGGTCATCCACGCCTCGATAAACTCCCACATCGCCTTCAGAATAGGTCTTACCTCGGGAAGATTTAACATCGCCGCTGGTGATGTTGCACCAGCACCACCAGCACCTTGGTTAATCCAGTTAATTCCACCTGGACCATGCCAATCTTGATACGTATACTCCATCAGCCTTCCAGGTTGGTTTGCGAGAACTAAATGAGGAGCTGGACCGGCACGTGTGAACTTCTCATGAAGTAGATCGTACTGCGCTTTCAGCAACTGCCAGAAAGCGACCTCGATGCGACCCAGAAGAATGATATTCTCGTTAAGAATACGAAGTTTCTCCATAGCGGATCGATTCATCGCGGTGTTCTTGATGATTCTGTTGTTACGGTTAAGATGTGTGATCGCGATCTGAAACTCCTGAAAAACAACGTTGTTCGCCTGTGAGGAGAACTCGGTGAAAGGAACATTTGTCTCCTCACGTGAGTTCACGACTTGTAAGTTCTGCACAGCCTGAGGAACTCCTGGAAGTGGAGGAGGACGCAACGGAGGAAGTACTTGACGATGAGAGCGCATGTACTCTCTTCCTTGTTTCAGCTCGTACGCCACATCCTTCGGTTTCACAGGAAAGCAGGCCAACCAGTCTGCCCAAGGACAAGGAGATGTTCCGTACTTCAGAACACGTCTTCCCAGAGACTTCGCGACCTTACCTTCTGTGATCTCAGGATCGTGAAGAGGTACTAGTTCAAGGGGTCCAGAGATACCGGGATTTTCGGGACCGGTAGCACCAGTCGCACCAGTCGCACCAGTCGCACCACCTGCCTGAACCCCATACGGAAAGAGGAAGTTCGCCATTTTCTCTAACGGGTTTTCACCCTTGACACGAGACAGCGCAGATACTATGTCGCCTGAACCGACGGGACCGATCGTCTGAAGTGCCATTCTTTCAGCTCTTCGCTAGTTACTTTAGAGCAACATTTTTCACCTTTTCGTCACGCGCAATTCGTTACGAAAAGTTGAGAGAAATTGAGATTTGTATTATCTAACAAACTACCTGCATCCAAGGCCACCAATGAAATACTTATTCTGCTTTTTACATTTATCAATCTCCGCTTTCGGAGGTTTGTAACCAGGGTTACTCTGATAGAAAGCGATGACCTTTTCCTTGTCCTTCTTACTTAACTTGTTCCATTTATTCTTTTTAATATTGCCAGGGTTTCTCAATTTTCCTTGTTGTTGCTTTTGCTGTTGTTGCTGTCCTGTTTTCTGACTTTGCTGACCCTTCTGTGCCTGTTGTTGTTGCTTTCTAGCTTGCGATGGCTCCGAGTACCCGTGAGATGTTGTCAGAAGTCTAGATCCGACGAGAGAAGAGTGTCTCAATAACGGATCATACTCTCTATGAGAGTCAGCGTTACTCCACATTTTCTTTCTGTCCCACAACTCATCACCTGTCATAGGTCTTCCCTTTGTCGGAAGTGATCTTTGTGCTTTTGACATTCCCTGTGTCAATCTCTGCTGGAACTGTTTCTTCGCTCTCTCCTCCTCCTGATCTGGCTCCAGATTAGTCGTGTTACGAAGATACTTAGCAAGCTTAAGGACAGCCTCATCAACCTCCATCTTCTGTGTGAGACGAAGATGTTGACGAAGAACGTCCACGTTGTCCTCCATACCCAGCGCCAGAAGACGAGCGATATAGGAGAGCATTGCGGCCGCCATCATTCTCTTCTCGGTGACAGTCTCTAGGAATCTGTGAACTTGTGAGGAGAGACGATCACCCATTCTGATGGCAGCCTTAAGCGCACGAAGGTAGTTCTTCCAGAAGAAGACGTTCGCTTGGTTCGCTGGTCCTGCTCCAATAGGACCTACCGACATTTTCTCTGCCGTTGTGTTAAGATCTGCGATAAATCGATTGAACTGATCCACAGTCACTGTCTGTAACCCGAGATCACCGGGTTTACGAATAAGAGATGTCTGTTGACGAATGCCGTAGTTCGCCAGGACAGACGCCGCAACCGCTCCTAAACGTCGCAAGTTCTCACCAATAATAATACGATCTGCTTGTGGGAGGTTTGCCAGAGGTAGATTCTTCAGTTTGTTTAGTTTCGCCTCGTCTGCCATACTTTGTAATGTGAGACCGAAAGCGTTAAAAGCTCTACGAGTCTGTGCCTTGTTCTCTGCGGACACTCCCATTGATAAAGAAAGCTCTTCCGCGTTGTTATCATCATTGGAACCGCCCACATGCTCCTTTTTCCTCGAGTTCTTACGTCTTGTAAGTGTGTAACGGACATGCTTTCTCTTCTTTCCACCAGTCTGTCGTCTTCTGCTTCTAGAGGTTTTCGCAACCTCCTCCTCTGTCAGATAATTAGGCTTTCCTTTTCTCTTAGTAAGTCGAAGTCCCTGTGACTCTCGCTGGTAGTTTTTGGCACGACTATCACTCGCCTTTTTCTGAAGATCAGGTGAGATGAGATAGTCTATGATAGACTTTGCCATCCCGCTGTCAATACGGAAACACGGTAGGAAGTCAGCTTGTGGACACGGTGATGTACCGTCCACGATGATCTTGGAGTTCTTCAGCGCGGTCGCCATTCCTTTGAGACCAAGTGAGACAGTGTCGGTGACAGTGTCTAACGCCTTCTTTGTTTTAGCCTCTTGTGCTGTCATCTGTCTTTGTTGTTTCTGTATCTGTTGGGCTGTCTGTGGCATCATCCCCAGAGCTGTCAGGTCGTCAGAGACACCGGGTTGTAGTGGTTCCGAAGGGGATGTTGCTTTAGGCGTGGATGTTGTTGTCGCGTTCATTCTCTCTCTGTTAGCCTCGGAGGCAGGTTGTAGATTTTTGTCGATTAGTGGTGTCGCGTCTGTAGGCTCATCGTCTTTTAACGAGTCACTGTCCAAGATGTCCAGGATAAGAGCAAGATGATTAGACGCCGTGGAGTAGTAGAGATACGCGCCGAGAAGTTTGGAGGTTGCTGTGTCGAAGTTCTGAGAGATGTAGATGTTATCAGCAAGTCTCGGTGTAGTACCGTCAATAGTTGTCCATGTAGGCATCTTACCAGCGCCAACTTTGCGGAACATATTGACAACACTACCGTTAGCTGTCAGGGTGTCCTCTGGTTGGTTAGGTACGGTTCCCACCATCTCCGCGCTTACTCCGATAACGGCGTCACGCAACTGTACTTTGTTGAGTAGCTCCTTCGCCTCAGCCTTAATTGTTTGCTCGGTTGACTTAGTACCTACACCATTACCACCGTTAATGTAAGCTGTGAGAAGCTGAATCTTTCTTCCGGACGGTGTGTCTACAACCATGGAGACCCATCCTGGTCGGAAATTATTATTAACGTTGAAAGGTTCTGTCATCCGGGTGTATTGAGGATTCTCATTTTTGAGAAGATTACCACTCTCGGTCTTTGTCTTCTTTACGTTCTTCTTGACCAGAACAAGGTTCATTAGCTCCAGATTTTTCAGCTCTTGAGGATTCTGATTAGCATTAAACTTAAGCTCGGTTTGGAAATTCAGTTCACCACCACCAAGAAGATCATTAAGAATTGTTCCTGCTCTTCTGTTTTTAGAATTAACGACGTTCTGCAGAAGTAGAGCGTCAGGATTAAGGTTCTTGATCTCACTCTTGACCTGATCAAAATTGTCCTTCGATCCAGGGTCGAAACCCTTGTAATCACGCCAGAAGTTAACATTCCATGAGACAACTCTGAACACACCATTCTTCTTTTTAGGAATCTCCGAGTTCAGGCGTTTCTTCGACGCCTCCTCGATACTCATCCTGAAACTCTCCTCCTGGTCGGCACCGACAACAGAGTCCGTAAGAGTTGACTGCAGATGAGTATCACCACTTTTCTGTCCACCCTTACGAGATCCTTTTAAAGTTGATTTGAAGTCCATCACCAGAGGAAGATGATCTGACGCATCTGTGTAGTAAACGTAACATCCCTTGATCCTGTTCCGCCATTGTACGTTCGACGCCTTGTCGTACAAAATAAAATCGATTCTGTTATTAGGATTTTTTGATGACCATTTCGGTAAATCCTGATCGGATCCTTCCAGAGCTGTGTGAAAGACGTCCTGCCATCCCTGGCTCACGAAAGTCTGTACAGCCTGTGATTGGTAATCATCATTAAAGTCACCTGCGACGATCTTGGCGCAGTTATCAGAGAACCCAGAGCCTAGATCAGTGTTGGCACGGTCAAGACTTCTTAGTATTACCTTAGCCTCCTCCGCACGAATAGTCTTGTTAGTGGATGTGTCCTTGCCACGGAATCCACCTGGGCCTGTGTAAATTGCCAGATGTGTAGAAACCACTTGTAGACAGGCGTTCCCAAGAGCGTCGTTGAACTGAACAGTTGTGAAACACCTTTTCTTCGCAGGATATGACCCCATTTGGGCAAAGGGAAATCCTCTTTTTGTCGAGAAAGCGTAACGAGACAGAATGACGTTACTCAGACCCTCTGTGGTCTTACAATCCGCAGCGAAGAAGAACATCTGTTGGCCGTCTTTCGTGACTAACTGAGTAAGAAGCTGATCAGTAGGACGATTGTTCTCTTGTAAAAGAAGGATATCAGGGTGTAAATCTTGGATAACCTTCAGAAAGTTCGGGAAACTGTTTTTTGACTCACCAGGAGTTACCCATGAGTGTACGTTCCAGGTGACTAAACGAGAGATCCCACCACCAAGAATGTAACCTCCTCGCAATTTGGTGTTCGTGACAATCTGATTGGTACCGTCTCTGTTAGCTTCTTGAGCAGCGTAGGAAAACAGCTGGATATCCTCGTTCCCCTTCAGGCGTCCTGAGAGAACTCTACCTTGGTTATTCCTCGGAGGCTCGTAAGCACCTTGTACACGGATCCCTTCGTTACGAATAATGGGCTCTGTCATTTTTAGACTTAAGAAACACCGTGTAGGTATACACTTATAGTGGAAAAAACTCGTTAGTATCTTACGATGCCACGTAAAAAAGCAGAGAACGTATCGGCTAAGAAGAAAGCGACTACTCGCAAGAAGACAAAAACCAAAGATGAAAAACCAGCTAACGTTAGCAAGAAATCACCCTACTTTAAGGAAAAAACCGATTCTGATTCTGTCCCTAGCTTCATCCGCAAGAGATTAAGTAAGGCCAAGATGGAGAAAAAGGCCGAGACGAAGGCTGAAAAGCCTAAAAGCTTTAACACAGCTTTCGAGCCGAAGGAGGAGTGTATTGAGAACGATGACACTTTTCCTCAGACCCCGGTTCCGCCCTCTGAGGACGCGCTTCAGCTGAAGCGTTTACTCGCTCTGGAAAAAGTCGAGCAGAGAACAGAGGCTTGGTACGCCCTTCGTAAGACTATGATCACGGCGTCCGACTGGGCGAAAGCTATTGGAAAGGCTTGTTCTGGTAACAAGAACGACCTGATTCTGAAGAAGTGTAATATGGGACCCAAGTTCAAAGGGAACCAGTACACTCAGTGGGGTGTGAAGTACGAGCCTGTGGCTACTCGTCTTTACGAGTTACGCAACGGCACTATCATTCACGAGTTCGGTGTGCTTAGACACCCGAAATACCCCTTTCTAGGAGCATCTCCTGATGGCATCTCACCTCTGGGAATCATGCTTGAGATCAAGTGTCCTTTCACACGAAAGATCACAGGAATCGTCCCTCAGTACTACTGGGTTCAGATTCAAGGTCAGCTTGAGGTCTGTGACCTACAGTACTGTGACTTTCTGGAATGCCGGATCGAGGAGTACTGTGGTCTTGAGGACTATCTTCGTGACACATGTGAAGGCACCCCTGTTGTCAAGTACGACACCAAGATGATGGACTCTGAGCTCAAGGAGAAGTACCGTAGAAAACGTGTGTTTCAGTTCACTGAGGACGGCATGGAGAAAGGTGCTGTGGTTACGTATGTGACTAAGTCTGGTGACAAGGAGTACGTCTACTCTGAGATCGGCGTGGACGCTTACGAGTTTGATCGCTGGTACAAGGAGCAGAAAGCTGATATGAGGACTAGACATCCTCATTGGACTGAGGTTCGTGTCTCTTTCTGGCGCATGAAGCAGATCTCCTGTGTTCGTGTTCCTCGTGAGAGAGAATGGTTCGCCTCTGTTCTTCCTACACTGACACAGGTCTGGAAGGAGATCGAGCACTACCGTGATGTAGGATGCGAGTCTCTGATGAAGAAACAGAAGGATCATGGTGAGATGATAGAGGAGCCTGATCAACAGGACTTTAACAAAGTTCTTCATCACAAAGACCGTTTTGACGGTCTAGATGATCTAGCATCGTCTTTTCTCTCCGGTCATCTCGGAGACGGCGCAGAGTCTGTCACAGTGGAACCTATATCCATGGACGACGATCCGGAGATGGCCGAGGTCATGGAAGCCGTGCGCCTACACTCCGAGAGAGTAGGAGAGGTAAAAGAGGCAAGACCACCAGAACCTCCAAAGGAAGATCCGAGAATAAGCCTTTCTTTGGGACAGCTTGAGGCGATCTCTGACTTGGAGTTAGCCTCATGGCTCCTCCCTAGGTACATGCCTGTCTCACCTCGTGTGACAGATCAGCGTGCTATCGAGGAGCTACTGACTAAGCTTTCCGGGATGTGTAAGATGATCACTCGATGTAAGACAGCATTAGTTCGTCTTGTCAAGACACCGAAGGAGGTGCTAGAGTCATCTAGTTACCCTCTGAAGAACATCGTACACAACATTGATGTTTGGATGAACGGAATCCCTAATCTTCTGACAGACTTTCTGGAGAAGACTGATGTGGATCTTCCTGAAGACATGTTAGAGGCTGTTCGCAACGGCGCTCTTGTGGCTACTAAGTGGAACGAGTCATGGGTTCAGAAGTGGAACAAACTTTGGGATCAGGACAACATCATGGACATGTACGAGAAGTTAGTGAATGATGGTTCAAGTTCTGACCCTTCAACACCAACAAGCTCTAGATCTACTCCCTCCCCTGATGTTCCTGATCATCTACAGGACATCGATATTCCGTCAGTGATCACAGATGTGAGAACTCGAACATCGGCACCATCGTCACCGAGAGAAAACTCGAAGGCGGGTGCCGCCATAGTTAAGGAGAAACCTAAACCTAAACCTAAACCCCTCACTCTTGAAGACATGATGAAGAAATCTCTTCAGGAGCTTGTCCCGGATAAGTACCGGGAGGTGATGGAAGGGGATTACACAGAGGAGGAACGAGAGCAGAAGCTTGAGTTCTTGGAGTCAATGAAGAAGACATACGCACGTCTTGAGTTGTATCGATACAACGCGTGATCCCTTACATATTAGGAACAGGACCGACACTACCCGAGGTAGGTCCTGCGGCGAACTGACTGGAGAACTGTAGAGGAGGGCCACCATCACGTACGTTTTGAGGAACACCAGCACATCCTAGAGCTGCGCACATGATCGCGATCAGTTGGTTTCCACGGATAGTGAACTGGCAGAACTCAGGAGGAAGAGCTGGGAAGAGAGCTTGAGGCACTTTCACGTTCTTACAGTACAACTGTAGGTGATTACGGTGAGTCTCCGCTCTGTAAAACGCGCCTAGAAGGCAACGGAAAAACGCCTCGTTGAGAAGAACAAGTCCCGCGATTCTCTCCTCGTCAGAGCACCAGACAACGGTGCTGGGGCTGTCACAGATTTGGAGGATTCTGTCTCCTGTCAGAAGGGTCTTCGCCCCGCTGAGAGGGTTACAGAAGGTGATACAGTAAAACTTACCTTGCGCATGGTAGTTACGAGCACGATTGAGAGCTCTTATCATATCCCCGTACCTACCTTTGTACTTGTAAACATGATAGATAACGTCGCACGGTGTTGTGGCCGAAGAAACTCCACTCATCCTTGTTAGGCAAAGGAAATATATAGTACCCCGGAGAAAAAATGATCGCTCAAAGACATAAGCACTAGAATCAGGATTAGTTAGAACGGTACGATGGCCGAAACAAAACAGAATGCCGAGCTCTGGAAGCTCTTCAAGATTCGGGAGACGGTCTTACAAACCTTGAAAGATCGAAAATATCAGATTCCCCCAGGGACGGAACGTCTTCCGTTTTCTGACTTTGTGACGCTACACTCGAAGAACCGACATCACCTCTACTTTCCTACGATGGAGATCCCTCCTTCGGAAGGTTCGGTAGATGAAGACAGGGAGGGTGTTCTGGTGTATTTTGAGCCTTCTCAGGACTTCACTAAGAAGGTTCTAGAGGCTAGAGTCTCTAGGTTGGATGAGGAGTACCCTGATTTGGCGCGAATGTTCTTCGTTCTCAAGGTTGGTGGGAAGAAGACTAGGTCGAAGGTGAACGCTTTCGTGTCCAACGCTCTTAACAAGCCTGAGTACTCTCACGTACGCATTCTGGAGAATGTGTATCAGTTCGATTTCATGAAGAATATCGTTCTTCCCAGACATATCACTCTTCTGACAAATGAGCAGAAGGAGAAGGTGATGGAGATGTGGGAGACAGAGCTTCACCATTTCAAGAAGATCCTGAGTACCGACCCTGTCGCGAAGCGCTATGGTGCTCGAGTGGGCGATATGTTCTACATCGAGCGGGACGGTGGTAAGGAGATTGATTACAGAGTGGTCGTTCTTCCTGGTACATCCTAATTTTTACCTAGCACATAGTATCTTACGTCGAGGAAGTATGGCGCAAAACTCCTGTCCGTTCTCCACGAATACTCCCGGAAATATCCGGATTCCTCCTGTGCCGGTGACCACTACACAGGACGTTCCTAATGTTCCTCGTCCTTCCGGTGATATTACTCGTACAGCTTATGAGAATCGTCAGACTGATCCGATGGGTGGGACCACTCCTCCTGATGAGTCCACAAGAAGGGGAAGAGGGTGGTTAGCGAACCAGGTGTATCAGGTGAGACCACCTCATCCACAGAACACGTTAGAGCCTTGTACTATCGCTGGCAAGGCACCTCTTATGAGCGCTGACCAGTCAGACCATCCTTTCGAGAAGCATAACTTGTTAGCAGACCCGAACACAAGACGTCGTCGTTGCTACAATATCTACGATATTGGCCAGGGAATGGTCGGTCGTGTCTGTACAGCAATCGGCACCGACGGTGTTCTTGACTCACGTGAGAGTTATGACGGCATCGGTGTTAACGGTAACGCCGACTGGGTTCGTGGTAACCGCTTCGGGTGGAACTACAACGGTCGTATGATTAACGACCCGATTAACTACACTTACAAAACTCCTGCTATGTTGAAGACGAACAAGCAGTACTACACTCCTGACCCTTTCTACCCAACACCTGACAGATGTCTTGGCAAGAACTGTTGGTTTAAGACTTACCCTCATAACAAACTTTACACAGAAGGCGGGTATCCTTATTGGCGTTACCCGTACGACACCACACAGCCTGGATCTCGATCTCCTGTTTACAGGTTGAGCGAGCTTGAGTCTAACAAACGCCTCAAGCACCTGGTCGAGGGGTTCGGCATGTGGGGGTCAAAGACGCCTAGAAAGCGCGGTGGGTGTGAGGCCGCTTTCTGGTTAGGAGCGTTCGTGATACTCGCGTCACTCATGTATCAGCACAGAAAGTAAGGGAACATCGAGAGGTTTTATTTTTTCTGAACCATCTTATAGGACATTCTGTTCGCATTCTGACTGACATGTCTCTTCAAGATTCCTTCAAATCCTTGACAAGTGACCTTGACAAGCTGAACGCTCGTGTGAAGAGTATCGGGTCAAACCCTTCGACAGCAGAGGTGAAAGAGCTTAATCAGATAGTCTCTCTTCTCTCTGGACGTCTACAATCTCTTAACACAGAACAGGCGAACGTTCTTATGGAGAGGCGAGCAGGTGAGGCTGCTGCTAAACAGGCTGCCATCTCCGCTCATGGAAACGATATCATGCGAACCATTAACGGTATCACCACAACTCTTCGTGAGAAGAACCAGAGACTACGTGCCGAACAGGAACAATTGGTCAACTCCGTGGATCAGCAGAGGCAGATTCTGAGTTCTAACCAGGCGAACTTCAGGAACTACAGCAAGACTCTCCAGAACAAGATGGAGCTTCTGGCGACACGTGACCGTATGCTTCAGTTGAGTCAGGAACGTAATGTTTACAAGAAGAAGGTGATTTATGTTTTGTTCGCGGTTATTATCGCTCTTCTTGTGGCTATTATCGCTGCGTACTCGTTCTTTAACAAGAAAAAGTAAGGTCAGAATTATTAAAGTTTCTTAATAATCAGGTTTTCGAGATGTTTGATTCAAACTTGTCGAAACTCACTGACAAAAATCTCGTAAGGAGAATATAGAGTAGGCACAAGATGTCGAAATCGTGTAGACCTGGAGGATCAGTAGGAGATCCTAACGACACGCAGTTCTCCTGTCCGGGACCTTCTGAGTATTACAAAGAGCTTGAGCGCTACAAGATCGCATCAGGAGTTGAGAACTCTTTGGCTGAACAGGATCCGAATGTAGGAGAGACCATGTCAAAAGCTTCTGAGTTACAGATGAAAGCTCAGGGTCTTTTAGGTAAAAAGCAAGGTGATCTTGGAGTACAGACAGCTCCTTCCAAACTTTCTCACGATTTTGAGTTAGATCATAAACTCGCAGACGCGCAGAAGTACGCGAACGCAGCCGAGGAGGCTCTTCTCACGAACTACGCGACCCGTCAAGAGGAGAGAGCTCTGAAAGCTGCCATTGATCACAACCGTGATCTCGCCTCTATTATCTACTATGACAACCAGGAACGAGACCAGAGAGCAATTAAGGACAAAAGTAGAGTTATCCAGATTAACAACGACTCTTTTCATCAGAAGAAAACTCTGATTCATCGTCTTACCTACGTGATCTACTTTCTTATCTACGCGATTGGTCTAGGAATCGCTGTCGCAGCAGGGCTGATAACAATGCGTGTAGTCGCTGGTGCTCTCTTAGTTGGTATGATCGTTCTCACGATATACGCTCTTATGACAACAAGTGCGATTAAGACGTACGGTGAGATAAGCATGGATGTCGCTAAGGGTGCCACACGTGATTTCATCGATGCGGTCGCTCCTCAGAAGTCATGTCCTAAGCGTTGTATTCGTAAACCTGGATCTAAGGCAAAGGCGGATGCGTACAGTCGTTGGCTGGAGAAGTGTGATCATCGCACGGATCCTAACTGTCCGACTGTCACAGAGCCTGTCATGCCGTTCGACTGGAAGGTTGATAACCCATCAGAGGCATCTAAGTTCTTCTCTAAGGGAGAGTTCGGTAACAAAGCGACAGCAGGAGGAAAGGTTAGCTCGAAGCCTTTCGCTTGTAAATGGGACGGTGATTCTCTGACAAGACCCTCTTACGAGAAAGAGATTATTTACACGCATGTCCCTTGTCATTATATTGAGAACCGTGTGTACGCTTAAACTCAAACTTTATTTATTTCGTGATCTGCTTTAACTTCCAAGCATATTCCGAAATAATTCTTGACAGAAAGATATACTGCCCATCACAGTCTAAAATGGGAGGTGTTGAATCTGCAATTAGAGACGATGTCTCTTCTCTGGAAAGAGATCTTGGTGTTTCACACGGTGGGGGCACAAGTGGTGTCACTGAGCGTAAGAAGTTAGGAGCTATGTCACTAAATCAGTTAACCGCCCTACAAAAGTTCGAGAAAGATCATAAGAAGTTATGGGACACACGGTTTCAGACAAAAGCAGAAAGAGGAATACCTTATGATCCGAACGCTCCACAGAACAAGATGATCGCCAACGCTGTCACACCTGATGGCAGAAGACTAGCAGACAGTAGTTGTGGTGAACTTTACGGAATGGAGATGAGTTTAAATAGGTTAGAACAGTGTGCCTCACTCGCCCAAGCCCAGAGAGACGTCAATAAGGACATGGGAAAACTAAGTTCTGTTTACGCGCAGTTTAATCGTCTCATGGATCTTCCTGCTGTTATTAAGGCGAAAGACCCTTGGGACACCGCGAGCGCGAACTCTTTAGCGAGTAAGCAGAAAGCTGCCTATTATGGGGACGTAGCATCTGTTTACGGTGTGAAAGAGACAGGAGATGGTAAGTTCGTTCCTGACACGAAATCGGGTATCTCGAAACGTGCTGATGCGTTTCACAAGGCGCTCTCTCAGAGAAACTCGGATCTCCGTAACTCTGTGATCTCCCAGACACAGACCATGGACTCTCTGCGAGATACACAGCTTCTTAATCAGGATCTTGCCTACGCGCTTCAGGATAATATGTTGAAAGTAGAGCGTAACATAGCTACAAAAGCAAGACTCATTCAGATTAATAATGAGGCAGCTCGAAAAAAGTCGAAAGCGATTAAAGGCATACTCTCTGGTTTCATAGGTATCGCTGTTGTGGTCATGGCAGTAATTGGTAAAATGGCAGGATGGGTCTCTATGCGTGAGGCTATGATCGGAGTACTTGTTGGTGTGGTTATTGTCATTCTTACTGTTTACTTTCTTCAGGAGAATATCATCAAGGCGGAGCTGAAAAATATGGACAGTGCTCGTAAGTTTCTTATCAAGGAGGGTGATGAGTTGAACCAGGCTGCTTTGGAGTGGGTGGATGATAACTGTGACTGTCCTCCAGATAACAAGACTCATAAGGAGCAGGATCATGACAAGGAAGAGGCGAAGAAATACCAGAAGCTGGTTAATCACCTTGAGGGTGATACTGAAGATGGTATCTGGTACGATGACGGCTCTGGTCCACCACAGAATATATCTCTGTTCGCTTTTGAGCGTGGCATGAAGCGTTCGCTAAAGAGTGTTTCGGAGGGTGATAACCCTGATATTAACTTGTCTGCCTACCCAGATCTTAAGTCTGATCAAGCGGTTATTAAGAAGGACACACAAACTCTTCAGGGAATTCAACACAAGATTAGCATGTAGGTCATTGATTCAAAAGATTTTGTTTCTTGATCATATGTAAAGAGCCTTAACCTTCTCAAATGAATACAAAAGGTTCCAAAGGTGTTCGTGGCTGTGTCACGGCGAGTGATCCTGTTGCGGCGGGGTTCTTCAAGTACCCGTACACGACAAGATCAGAGAAAGACTGTTTAGAGAAGGCTCGTATATCTGGGGTTCTTTGCGGGCCTCAGAATAACGGTACTTGTTCGTACTTTATCTTCACAAATCGTTCTATTGACGACAAACTTCGTGAAGGTAATATTCAGCACGAGGCGGGTAACGATGAGGCTGCTCTTCAGTACTTCATGCAGGCTTGGAGATCCCTGACAAAAGCACAAAGACAACAAGAGGTTAACATCGTTGTTCGTAACAAGCAACCAGACAGGTTTATGAACGGGTTTGGTGGTTGGATCGCGAAGACTCGTGGTCAGAAAACCGATTATTTCAAGAGATTCACAGATTCTCTCGCTGAGAAAACAACTCCTCTTCCTCTAGAAGGTAACTGTTGGGTTGGAGGGTCAAGTATTCTTGACGATCCTGTTGATTCTAACAAACCAAACCCACATGTTCTTTTATCTGAAGAAGCAGCAGGAAATCCGGAGAAACAAGCTGCTTGTAAGTACAACTTGTACGAGGTTCCTCCTGATGTACCTGGTCTTAACTCTCAACAACAGATGATGCGAATGTACAAACGTCGTGTCTCCAAAGATAGAAGAGAGTTACAAAACTTACAAAAGCGACTAAGAGACAATCAGATAGCACTCAAGATCGCGGAGAAAAGCACAACTCCGTGGGAGATGATCGCGGAGGCTGTACAAGTCCAGAAAGACATGGAGCAAGAAGCACGTCTGAAACCTCATCGTGAGGCGGCAAAAGGACAGAAACAAGCGTTGGAGAAGAACCTGAAAACCGCGAAACTGTTTAATCTTGTCTCCAAGATGACAAATCACGCTGTTAGCTCCTCAAACAAACTCGTGAATCAACAAAAACAGGCCGCGCACAAGATTAAGGCCGATATCGCCAATATCAACTGGAGTTTAGAAGAGGCCAATCGCCAAGAGGCGTTACAGAACAAAATCACGACAACACTTGGTATTCTCATAGTGCTTTTCGTCATTTTGTGTGTTGGTTTACTTATTTATTACATGATGTACGAGAAACCTGGTGGTTCTAGTGCGGTCAGTACGAGCGCGAGAAACACACAATCAGGTGTTATCAGTAACATCTTCTCCAAGAAAGCACCGAAAGGTGGTGTTCCTGGAACAGGATCTAACAAATCCGCTATTAACAACATCTTCTCTTTTGGTAAGTAAGGAACTCAGTCAGCCACTGGCTCGACTGGCTCGACTGGCTCCTCAAAGATTGGTTGAGCTACACGAGTGTCTACCCGTTCGCTCGGATCAATGTATCGTAATTTCAGTACTGGTTTCAGTCTGTGATTGACGTATTCAAGAACGAAAAAATCACGGCGAAGTTCTCTCAACACTTCGCGGTGTATCTCATGATAGTCATTTTCTACCAGTGGCTCGTCTACATCAGAGTCAATCAACAGTTCGTCACGAACTCTCCAGATACTGTCTAGTTCTTTCTCAGTCGCGGACTTACGTCTTGTAAGGTTCAGAATTCCCATAACCAGAAACCCAAGAGAACCGGCGAACATCAAAGCGTTAACAATGTACATTGTAAATGTGGGATTAGGTGTTATGTGTTTATTAACTTTTTCTTTATATCTTGTTAGTTTGTTTACAACCAAGGCTTTCATAGCTTTGTAGGGTCGAACTTGATGTTCCTACCCTGTAGTGGCTGTACGTGTTGTGCGGTCTGCGGAAACTCCTGCGCGAACTCATCGGGTGTCATCCCAACACGCAGACCAATGTTGAAGTAGAAAGCACGTGTGTTCTTCTTGTCTGGATACCACTCTACAGGGTCACTCATCCTTCCCTTCGACTTGTACTTGTCACACAGTAGAGGAATGCCCCTGAACTGTCCTGTTAGAATCATCCGTAACTTCTCCTTCATCAACGGAACAACTGTCTTGGTCAGTGGCTTCCAGAACGGCTGAAGGTTCGCACCATGGTAACGTCCCTGTAGAAGAGCGACACACTCCGCCAGATCATCAGAACTTGCGAACATCTCACCCTCACGTCCGTCTGTCTGTTGCTTGAACCGGTTCAGAGCCTCTGAGACAGCCTCCTTACGCTCGCGCTCTAGGGCTCTCTCTGACTGCTCCTTCAACCACTCCTTGATCGCGAAATCAGGATCCCAGAACCATACGTACTCCCCGTTCTCCAGAGCACGACGTCTGGCCTGGTTCTCACGCTGAGAGACTGTCTGGTAAGAGAACGCCATGCGTGTGGCACCCTTTGACATCCCGGGCATTCCCTCCAGCTTCTCCGGTAGAGTCTCACTGAACAGTCCCCAGTCCTTCATGTCAGGTACCAGCACAAACTTCGCCCAGACAGCAGGAGCTGATGTCTTTGTGAACCACTCGTAAGCGTCCTCGGTGATCTTCAGGTACTTCTTGGCGACTCTCGGTGCCTGGTAACTCTCCTTCTCCCAAGGAAGGTCGAACTTGACCTCTGCGTCTCCCTTCTGCTCCTTGTTCTCACGGTTACAGAACGGGTTAGCCACGTTACTAAACACCTCTGGAAACGCCTGACGAATCTGTTGTGCCTTCGCACTTACGTTTGTGTAGCTATTCTTGGCGTCACGCATGGTGAGCTCAACGTAAGGACGAACAAACTCTGCCACATCAATGCCGAAGAACTCACAGAAAGAGACAGTGTCGTTGAGATTACGGTTCTTGAAGTTAACACCACGACGAATCGTCTCCTCCGCGAACGCGTACCAAAACTCGCGTGCGTGATCCTCGCTAGCGAAGCTAACATCTCCTGCGCGCATAGCACAGAAGAGCTGGCACATGAAAACGGACTGGTGAGGAACCTTGTCCACAGTACGCCAAGCCGGATCTGCGTAGTTACTCATGATCTCCTTAACAGACTCACCGATACCTCTCCAGTCCTGGTAGATACGCTGGCATGTGTCCGCGATCAGACGAAAGACCCGCTTACCGTTACTGGAAGTGTCCTGAGCAGCACGCGCCATCACCAAGAAAGGAACTGTCATGTACTGCGAGGCAGTGTAACCCATCGGATCCAGAGTGACCATCCAACCGAGAATTGCCTTCATCTGATGCCTGGCGACCTTCCAGTGCTCCTTGTTGTAGTACAGCGGAAGCATACCAGTGATGCTCTCACGGGCGACACCTGGAATCACATGACCCTGGTTACGACGGTCGAAACCACCGTGAACCTGCTTAGAGTCATGAGAGTTGTCCATGGCGTACTCAAGAGCGTCCATAAAGGAGTTTCCTGTGATGAAACTTGGGTGAATCGTCTTGATCGTGAACTGTGTGGGGTCGTGAATGGCCGCCTCGGTACGCCCGACATCCAGAGCGATACCAAGACAGTCTCCGTCCTTTAGAGCGTCCACCCAGTTTAGACAAGAGTAGATACAGGTGTCGGTTTCGCTTTGCGACACATCCTGCTCAGTGTCCAGAGAGTCGAACTCGATTGTCGCGACAGCCTCCTTCACCTTCGTCTCGATCTCGTTGAATAGGTTCGCGTTCTTGTCCTTACGCACGTTCATCTTACGCTGAGTGGCGGCCTTCCACTTACCACCTCGGTACGCCAGATCGGACAGACGAGCGATCTGCTCGTTGTTCAGGCGAGATCCGGAGCCCTTCGCGAAGTGCGCCAGAATCTCGTCCAGAGCCTGTCCGAGAACGTTCGCCTCCTGCATAATGCGACGACGGCGAGGACGATCACGCACCTTGAAAGCGTCCTCACGGGTCTGTCCTAGTTGCTTGGACAGACGACGAGCAAGCTCACCTGTCTCCTGTGAGAGAGCCAGCTTGAGTTGCTCAGAGAAGTAGACCAGACGAGCCTCCAGCACGTCAGCCTTCTCAGGCTCTACGCGCTCAACCTGAATAACGTCCTGCCACTTTCTCTCTCCGAGATTCAGCGAGAGACCGACAGTTCCCGGAATCTCACCGTTTAGATAAAGGTAACCCTCCATCGTCTTCTCGTCAGCACTCGGAATGAGTGTCAGCTTCTCAGTAGTGCTCACTCCTGAGACAGACGTGTGGAGAGTTCCGTCAATCGTTCTTACGCTCAGCACCTTCTCGATAAGACGCATGGTTCCGGTAAGATCCTTAGAGTCTTGTGCGTAAGCGAAGAACCCTGGGTGGGTACCCAGATTTGAGAGCTTGGTAAGGAAAGTAGCGTCATGTTGATTAGTGAAACCGAGTGTGACTATCTTACTGGCACCCCTGCGCGAAGCACAGAACGCCTTGAAGGACTCCATCGCACCGTTCACCTCAGACATGGGCGAGCACGTCTCCTGTCCGTCCGTAAGGACGAAGATGGTGATTGGTACAGATGGATGTACGCTCGCAAGATAGCTCTGGATAGTGGTCAGAAGAATCGCGAACCCTGTCTGCCCACCTGCCTGAATGTTCTTGATCGCGACAACCGCGTCCTGATAACTTTCAGGCTTGACCGTCACGAACTTGGTCTCGTAGTTGTAAGCCACGAAACCCACGTCGTTCTTCTTAGCGGAGAACAACGAACGAAGAATCTCAATGGATGCCTTACATACGTCACTCATGACGTAATGCATAGATCCTGATCTGTCCAGAGCGATGACTACCTTCTCCTTTACGCTATGCGATCCCTCCCCTGTAAGGGAGCCACCGTTAGGAAGCGTACACTTCACTGCGGTGACACCATCGAAAAGAGGGAAGGTGAAGATAGTCGGTCGCTCAGAAACTGGCTGCTTTGACTCAGTTACTCGTTGATAACTCGTCATGTGTAAATATAGAAATAGTAGACCGACTTGTCTTCCATTAATTCCCCACTCTCTTTAAGTATTATTTCATCGACGAACACTTAAAGACGGTGTTAACAGAACCTTTGTTGATTAAAGAAATAGTTCTTCACAGATAATCAACAGACGTTTTGGTAATAGTAAGAAATATTACGAAAATTGAAACGTGGAAATGCTTAAGATCTTGTAAATGGGGCGGAATACTCTCAGACAAGCATTCATCCTTGAAGAAACCAACAAACGTCCCGACGAAACAACATGGCAACAATTGGCTGTGTCGCGCTGGTGGGTGGTTTTAGTTACACGCTTTGCTGTGCGTTTACGGCAGTGTCTGAAGGCATTAAGAGTGAGGATCTATGTGTCTGTTGCTGTACCGGTCTATGTTGGCCATGCTACTGGGGAACTGCCATTGCGCAAACTTGTGAATGGTGTTGCTTCGCCGAGGAAGGGTGCTACGTAGGATGTTGCGCAACACAAGCTGTGTCGGATGATGACGCTCCGGGAAAGGAGGAGATGGATACCGGTAGCTGTAGTGAGGATGAGTATGAGGAGGAAGAATGAGACCCCTCCCCCTGCTCCACTTAGAGATAAGATCGGGGTGGATACCAGGTGTCGCCCTGTGTGACACCCGAAAAAGCACTGGCGATCCGGTTGGTCGGATGGTCAGTGTATAAAAGAAATAAAAACCATAAAAGCATTGGCGAGTCGATTCATCGACTGGTCAGTGTATAAAAGAAATAAAAATCAAAAAAAAGAATAGTTTTTAGGTAACAAGCCGTTAATTTTAATAATCTATGATTTACCAAGTAACAACTTAGTAAGTAGGAACCTCTGTTCCACCCATCTCCTGTACAGATCTCTCGCGATAACCGTACAGACGAGTCTCCTTGAGCAGACCAGGTTGTTTGATCTTCTTCTTGAGATACTTCCTGAAGTCTCGGAAGGACATCGGTTTCCTGCTGGAAACACCGTTGTCCTCCACCCATGCTTTGAACGAGCCGTACAGAGCCTGTAGAGAGATGAAACTCTCCTCGGCTTCCTCCTCCAACTCGACAAGCGTGTCGGAGATGAACTCATCGTAAGCATCACACTCACGCAGGAACTGCTGTGTGAACTTCGTGACAACCTCAGGTGGGTTCAGACCCTCCTCCTGGTAGATGTAGTAATACTCGACCAACATGGTCGCGTACACATCACACCACTTGCGAATCTTACGCGAGAGATGTAGATCACGCTTGAACTCGTTCGGTTTCGTGGGATTCTTCACGAAACGAGCATCATGTGGATCACATGTGAGACGTCTCCTCGTACCTTCATCATGAGGAGGCACTTTCGGAGGATCGTTACACAGAATCGTGATAGAGAACTGAGGAATGAACTCGAAGGTGTCACCGTAAAGCTTACGAACCTCCATCGGATCACCTCCAGATAACTTCTTCATGAGACCCATATTCAGTCTCTGGTTCTCCTCAGGCTCATCGACAAACGCCATGCGCCTGCCTTTCGCTCTTGCGACCTCTGGCATCGGTGTGCTCGACTGAGCACGGCGTCCAGTAAACAGAGTCACCGGGAAACCGAAAGCGTAATCTCCAAGAGCTCTCGTGTTCAACTCTCTGAACTTCGACTTACCGTTACCACCTCCTCCAATCCAGGAGAAGATACGCTCCTCGGTGTTGTCACCGTGAATCGTGTGAGCACGCTCCTTAAGAGCGTAATGAACCATCTCGTCAGACAGATAGATCTGCTTGAGAAACGCCATAATCTCTGCGTACTCTTTGGTTCTCTCATAGTTAGCCACGTAGCGTGTCTTGGTCGTGAACGTGATAAAGTCATCAGGTCGACCTTCTCTGAAGATTCTCTTCTCCAGATCGACAACACCGTTGGCGAACCTGAGAAGTTCGTGACGCTCATTCAGTTTCTCCTCGAACTCGCGGTCAAAGAAGAGCTCCTTAGCCTCTGCCAAAACAGAGTCTTTGTAGCCCTTGGTCTTCAACTTGACCAGAAGGTCTTCACAGCACTCGGCCATTCTCAGCCACTCCTCAGAAGGAATGGTACAGATGTCATCCCAGATATCCTCCCACTGTTCGTGAGGGATACTGTACTCAACAACATCAGGACATTCGTCCGACTCGGCGTTCTCAGCCAGGTGAATACAGTAGCGACGAAAGCGAGCGTACTCGCGTGCCAGCTCCTTAGAGATACGGCGACGCAGAGACGCGCCACCCTCGATCTCGTTCCATCCACCTTTGGTGAACTCGTACCAGACGTTGTTCTTGTACGACGCACATACGTACTGAGACTCGTACATGAGATACAGAGTCTGAGCGACGTCCACGTGTGTGGTGTTGAGGCACTTGGTAAGAAACTGTCTCACCTCGTTCCTCTTGAACTCCTTGTAAACCTTAGGTGAGTCCTTGGACGCCCAGAACTTGAGAGTCGGAAGATCCGCACCATCATAAGAGTTCAGAAGTGGCCACTCGCGACGACAGTCATCCTCGTCGAACGTGTCGTACTCCTCGCTAAAGTCGATCCAGAGTTGAAGAAACTCCTCCTCAAGATCACGCTTCATCAGATTCTTGACACACGCGCCGATCTCCAGCCAAAGGGACTTGACAGTCGCTCGGCGCTCACAAAGCATATCGATTAGTACACGTACTTTCTCCGTGGCTCCTCCTTCTGCGTTGTCAGGATTGACAGCCTCAATGACCTCAACGGTCTGAGTCTTCTTTTTCTTTTTCTTCTTCTTGCCTTTTTTCTCCTCGGTTACTTCCGCAGAGGGTTTCGCCTTACTTAACCTCTTCTTCATGTCCTTCAGATCACGCCTTTTCTCAGCACGATCATCTTTGGTCTCGGTGCGATTGAACGCATCAAGATCAGGAACCTCGAGATCATCAAGATCAAGATCAGGAATGAAGTCAGGTTCTGCTCCTGTAGGAGGTTCTGTTAGCTTGACAGTGACCTTCTCATCACCATCTCCATCGTCCTCAACATCAGATCCATCTTCAGCCTCAGACTCGTTCTCCACCTCGTGATGAAGTAGGCCTGTCTCTGTGACATCCTTGGAAAGCTTGGGCTTCGGAACGGCATGACGAGTCGTTACTCTCCAGTAAGAGAGATAACGAGGAAGCGATACCGCTCCCAGATCGTCTTTGGGGCGTTCACGAAGATCCATATCCAGGACGTACGCGAGCTCATAAGGCTCTCGACGAGGTTTTGTCGAACCGTACAGAAGCCATCCGTTACGGTTGATCACTGCTTCGTCCAGAACCTCCTCAACTGTGCCGTTCGTGCCGAGAGCGGCGATCACACGTGGTAATCGCTCGTCTTTCAGCACCTCTTGGCGCATGCGAAGATGAACGGCTGGGAAAGCACGAAGGGCTGGATTGACAGCATGCCAACCATCCTTCACGAACTTACGACCGTCTTGCTCCACAATGTAAGGTTCTGTCCTCTGAGTAACAACCCAGAAAGCGTGATTCTTGTCCTCTTCATGACGAAAGTAGAAGTTCTGATCATACACTCGTTTGTAAGCACCCAATACCTCCCGAATACTTTGGAAGTTGTGCTTTCGCAGATTGATGATATCTTGGGGTTCCACGTCTTCATCAAGTGGGTATTTCAGATCCACGTCAATCACAAGGGGAAGCTCCATATGAGGTAGAGGTTTCTCTACAATTCCCAAGGTGCTTCCGTTCTTGAGCTCACCTTCATACCTAACGAAAAACTCCTCCATCTGATCCTGAGGAATGGAGAACTTCCCGTACGGTGGACACATGCTCAGATGTGTCTCCGTACGGGAGGAAACTCTCTCGTTCAAAGATGAGAAGCGGAAACGCTGTAAGTACTCGATAAACTGTCGTGAAGGTGCGCGGTGATTACTCGCTTGTGGAAAAGACATCGTTCTGGCGGTCGCGCCCGTACCCTTATCCAAGATTTTTCTTCCAGATTTCTTTCTCAAGTTTGCCCTAGTGTGTTGACGATTCATCGATTTTTCTTTCTCATTACCGTTAACGCTCTGGGATAACTTTGGTTGTGACATGTTTTAACAGCTCGCTACCCCATATCTGGGATCCTTTTATGCCATATTTTTTATGACAACGTCATGGGATTTCTCGATATTTTTTCGGGAAATCCCATGTTCCTGATTCAAGACTGGCTTAAACGCACCTGTGTATATAGAGAGCGTTTGTGGATATTCTAAAGATTTTTTAAAATGGAGCCAATTCCTTTCGGAAAAAAGCGTGCCTTGCTTGTGAAGGACTCTTCAAGACGTATGTTGATTCTGAACTCCTTACGGAGGTTCGCCTCAGTTCGTCTTTGGGAGAAGTCCGTTACTGGCCTTAAAACTCGTGATGATGTCCAGCCTGTCTCTTACGAGACCTTCCAGCGCCTTCGTCAGACTCCTCATCTAGCTCGTTTTGTTCCTGAGAGCCGAAACAAGAGAGGTGTGAAGAGGGCGTGTCCTGAGTTTTTCCTTTTTCTGACTACTCTTCCTGATAGTTCCAGGAAGATCTGCTGTATGATTGAGAAGCGTTGCCCTTTGGACAGTTCTCGCATCTACCAACTTCGCTTCCGTTTTCGGGAGTCTCTTTTCTCAGGCTCTCTTCTTTCAGGTGTGTTTCTACAGACTACTGAGGATAGGGCACCTGAAAGAATGGAGGTGACAGAAGGGTTCGGCACTTTCTTCAAGAACTGTCGTCACTCTATCTCCGCCCCTCAGAGGCAGAAGAACTGGTTGTTTCTGGCTGATGATATCTGGATTCACAAGGGGAAAGACATACCTCTACCCCTGGCTCAGCGTCTGGTATGTCTCCAGGATCTTCTGGGTATGGATCTTTACCCCGACTCTCGTCTTGATGTCTGTGATTTTGCTGTGGCGCGTTACGCCGATTACAACACGATCGAGGACTTTCTGCGTAACGAGAGAAAGTACTTCCCTTTCGACATCTCTGATCACAAAGTGACTTTTGTCTCCACTCAAGGAACCCCGGGTCTGGAGGAGCACAAAGCATCACTGGCACAACCTGTTCCCACACCTAGCATGGATGACTCTGTTATCTTTCGTAATGGTGAGTGGAGTATGCAGGGTGGTACTGGCGCCCCTCTCTACAAGCCGTCATCAGATACTAAGTCAAACTCTACATCCACCTCACATACACAGTCTCTCTCCACAGGACAGAGGGAGACCATGAGGTTGGAGAAATCAGAGTTTCCTGACGTGTACTGGGTTGTTCAGCCTACCTCAGGAAAGAGATTGGGTGCGGCGCGTGTGCGTTCCCTTCAGGAGTCACAGTTGCTACGAGAGAGATTTCAGGAGGTCGAGCAGAGCGCTCAGGAGGACGGAAAGTCACACCTCATGATCACTTGTGTGTTCGAGGAGGAGTTCCTCAAGTGGCGTCCTCTCCTAATCACACATTAGGCTCCTTCATCGTGATAGATACCTCGGGACCGACGGGACCGTCAAGCCCGAGAATCTGAGGGTTAAGTTGTTGTTGAGGAGCGTTGTTCTGTTTGATCGCCTCCTGTAGTTTCTTCAGGTCTTGCGAGATCTTGTTGATCTTGGCAGCCTTAGCTGCGGTTAAGGGACCCTTGAGAGGATTCGACAAATTCTTCTTTTGAGGAGAGAGTTTAGCACTCTCACTAAGGTTTTCCTGGGATTGTGCTTGAACGGCTTTGATATCTCCACCGTTCTTATCATCCTTCTCATCTTTCTCATCTTTCTCATCCTTCTCCTCAATGATAGGGGGAAGAGAGGGCTTCGGGTCTTTAGGTGGTGAGACACGTTGAGTCACCATAGAAGGTGTAACCTGTTGTTGTTGCTGTGGTGTAGCGAAGCGAATACCTTGTGCGACATCGACAGCTGCCTTAAGGGTGGTTGCCTCTTGAAGGTTCCACGTGCCTCTTTGCTGTCCGACATGTACGGCGTTAATAAGAAACTGAATAGCTTGCTGAGGTGTAATTTGTTGTGCCATATCTGAGTCGACTACTATATGTTCGTCAGATAAGTTGTTATCGCAGTTTGAACGAGAAGACAATTTTCTACAAGATAGTATACTCCAAATCGGGGAAAGTGAGAGAATGTCCACACAAAGTCTGTGTTTTCCTGATGTGGCTCCGTATGTTGTAGACACTTGCCTAGCCTGTCCAACCGTCTCAGAGGTGGCATGGGGTCTTCGTTATAATTGTCCTGGCCCTTCATGTGGTCAGTCTGGTGGCAAAAGAGGGCGTAACAAACGTCCTGAAGTAACAAAGGAGTTTATGTTGAGACTTCTTAAACCCGTTGTCGCGAACAAGGATGACAACAGAGAGCAACGTATTCGTAAGTGCTCAAATCAGTTGAAATCTCTTGTCTCCCTCTCTGACTTCGTTTACAACAAGACGAAAGGTGAGGAAGGCCTTGATCTTATCTGCCGTCACATGGCGGATCTTCGAGACGCCTTTCCTAAAATGGATCTCTCTGTAACACATTTCAGAGACTTTGAGAAACATTCATCTGTCTCCATCCTAGTGGCACAAGGAATTATGAAAGGCCCCTGGTTGAATCGTCCAGCTAGTGGAGAGTACGAATATCTCGCCGTTGTTTTTCATCTTCTTCCTAACAAGGAAAAGTCTAAGGTGAACGAGGTTCACTTCCGATCAGAGTTTCTCTCTGAGGAGACCTACCGTAAGTTACGTGCTCTTGATCTTTTACACACTGCGTTCGCTGTTAACGCTAGTGCTAAGGAGATTATAAAGGAGAACGTGGAGAAAGTTGCCAAGAACAATCGTAATCGTAACATCGCACCTAGTGCTCTCCCTGTTGTCGGAGTTCCATTGCTTCTGGCTGCCTCCGTGGCGGAGAATCGAGAAAATCGTAACAACGCTCGTTTCCAGAGGGAGCTGGCAGAGGCGGAGAGGAATATCAAGAACCAAGATAAGGAGTTGAACGCCAACGTAAATCTTATTGAGAATAACCAAGCTCTTATCAACGACAACAATGAGGACAGTGAGACAGATCAAGACGAGGAGGACGATAATGAAGGAAACAAAGCGATTAAGATTGAGTTAGAGACAGAAAACAACAATAATAATAATGAGCCTGAGAACAACGCTTACTACAGAGCTAATGAGAATGATGATGACGACGATGATGATGGTGAGAATGGTGAGAATGGTGAGAATGGTGAGAATGGTGAGGATGAAAACCTTAATGTTGAGGGTAAGAAAACCGAGAATCTCGTTATGAATCCTCTTGTTAGAGCGGAGTTAGAACGTGCTGGCCTTGATCCTAACAAAGGTGCTCAACAGAACACCGAGTTACTTCTTAACGCGAAGAACAGACTGGAACAATCAGGTGGTGACGGCTACTACGCCGCTGTCGAACAGATTCCTGTTGGTGGTCAGCCTGTCTACCAAGGCTACAGTTCGTGTTGCCCACCTTACTTTACAACAGACGGGTCTCAGTGGGACGCTATGTGTTCCGGAATGCAAGGTGGTAGAGCCGTAGGCCAAGAGATCGCTTTCGGATCTAAAACTCTCAGCATGATGAAAGACGGTGTTGTCTACTCAATGACAGCAAGTGTTCTGGACTCTGCTGGTAACGATACCGCTGATGCCATGGGTATGACAGGTCCTATGAAGCGCCGAGTGAAGAATCACCTGTCAAAACACATGCATGATCACGCACGTGCGATCGTTCGAAAGAACGTGGATCAAGGAGTGGAGAAACTGTCCGACGCTATCCCTCATTCGAAGAATATGAGACTTATCGTTGTTCCTCAAACAGCTGGTGCTCGTAAAGCGAAGAAAGGTGGTAATCTTCTGGGAACTCTTGGTACTATTCTTTTCCCAGCTGGTACTGCTGTGGACAACGTCGTGCCTTGGTTGCTCACGATTGGCGCTCTTATGGGAAAGAGAATCGAGACTGATCTTTACGACATTACTGGGTCAGCCAGTAAATCTCGTAAGAGAAAGGGTACTCGTAAGGGTATGGTTCGTAAGACAGCTCGTCGTGCTTACGAGGGTCTTGGTAAGAAAAAGAGGAGAAGAGCACCTGCGAAATCTCGTAAGCGTTCGGCGTCGAAGACGCGAAAACGCACGGCGTCGAAGACGCGAAAACGCACGGCGTCGAAGACGCGAAAACGCACGGCGTCGAAGACGCGAAAACGCACGGCGTCGAAGACGCGAAAACGCACCACCTCTAAGTCCAAGACACGTAAGCGTTCAACATCAAAGGGGCGCAAACGTAAAGCTCCGAAGCGTAAGCCTCAGAAGAAGAAGAGTCTACCTCGTCGGGGACGACGCTGGCAACCTCTGACAAACTCAGACATTCGTAGAATTATGTCCCAGAGGGGTGGTATGAAAGGGGGTTTCTGCGGAGCCGGTATATGTGGTGACGCTGTTCTCTCACCTTTTGACGGATGTCGCCGTCCTGAATGGGGACCTCGTAACTGGGTGAAACCTAACGTGAAGGACCCGATCTGTATTTAATACAGGAGGATGTGACGTAAGGAACACCCGATTTGTATCTAATTTTTTACAAACTATGTAATGTGTATCACTAAATAGGAAAGGTTCCCCCGGTAGCCCCGGCGAGAATCATATCCATCACATGATCATCAACCTGCATCTCAGGTGGTGCTAACAAGTCAGGTACTTTATCACCTGTGTCGTTAGTCGCTACACTTTCATCCTTGGTAATACTTTCCAGATCCGCGTCCACCTCATCGGGAGTGACGAAGTTCTCCACGCATGCCTCTAGCATATCCTGAAGGACATCTGTCTTTTCATCGAAGCACACCTCCTGAATAGGGTAGTGAGCCTTGCGAAAGTAATCACGCCTTCGCCAAGCCTGCGAGGAGAAAGACGCGAAGTCGTCCACGATGTCGACCACAAGTGGGGGACGATCCTCGGGGTACTCCGGCTTTCTCTGAACACGCCCTACACACTGCTCAACGGTTCCCGCGTTTCCTTTCGAGGTTGCGAGCACAAGGGTGTCCAGAATAGGAATGTCCATAGCCTCTTTCGCCATCGCGTAAGTGGCCAGAATGAGATCACATGTCGCGGAGACCTTGCGTTCTTTCGAGGTCGTCTCTCCGATGTAGTACCCGATACGAAAAGGAAGGTCTCCCGGATCGGTGGATCCCACATCATGCTGAAGTTGCTTGTGAATGTCTCGAAGATACTGAATGCGTTCCGATAGCACCAGAATATGCCTCTTGTCCTCAACAATGAAGAAGCGAATCGCAGCAGCGATGAGAGCGACACGTTTCGGACACTCGATCAGCTTACTAATCATTTTCACAGTGTCAGGCTTACCCCGATAGTTGCGCCTCTCTCTGTAACACCCATTCGAGGGAAGTGTCTTGAACTGAAGACGAATTACCTGGGTATTTTTCGGGTTTTTCTTAGCCTTTCTTTTGTTAATCCTGTAAACAATCGGACCGATGAACATCTTAGTGACTTTCGTCATCCCGTCAGGACGATTCGGTGTCGCGGAGAGACCAAAGTGGTACTTGGTCTGAACACGCCTGAGAGCCTTAGAGAACACTCTTGAGGGCACACAGTGTACCTCGTCGTAGATGACCATCCCGAAGCTCTTATAAATGCTCAACGAATAGTCGCACATAGATATGCTCTGTAGCATTCCGATCACGATGTCCTTGTTCTCGATCTCCTGTTTCTTCTGTCGCAGAATACCGACACGAGCGGTGGGCAGGAACTGTGAGATGCGTTCCTCCCACTGCTCCATCAGAAACTCCTTCGCCACAACAATTAGAGTCTTGACGCCGAGTTTGTGTACGAGGTAAAGCCCTAAACAGGTGTTGTGAGTGACAGTGAAATCCCCGAGAAGGAATCTACGATTGCCATCAATCTCAAACCCGTAATAGTCATCAACCTCCAGTTTCTCAAGATGAATCCTTGTTACCAAAGCATCCTTGATCTGTTTGCGAGGTTCTGCTCTTTTACGGGCGATCAAAGTAGGAATATTCTGAAGACCTTCACCATGAATCTTAGTTCTGTAGTATGTTCCTGTTCTCTTCTTACCTTTGTACATACATGACTTCTCACACTTCTTCTTGTAAGCGGCGAATCCGAGGGAACGCGCCAAGTAGATGATGTCATCAAGTAAAGTCTCGTTCTTTTGGGTAATGTCAAAGGTACCATGAGTGTAATGTCCATCCGCATCAAGAATACCAGCAAGAACCTTTAAGCGTATATCACGTGAGTTACACTTGTAATCAGTAGGAATATGTTTGTTCATTATCATATCTTGTTTCCGTAATTCCTCCATTAGAGGATTCTTCGTAGGTACACTACACATATTGTAGTCATACTGAGATTGATATCGTAAGTACATATCGTACTCACTTAGTTTTCTCACGAGATATTGAATCACTACTGCATCCTGTGTGGAAATACCAGTTCCTCTTGACATTCCATCACCAAGCCAGAGTCCAATAATGTAAGGATCGAACCCGACCTTCTTCTCTGGAAACTCCACACCAACTCGATAGCCCAGAAGAGGACCACCGCGTCCGTGGTAACTTTTTGGGAGTTTTAAGTAGTCTTTCACCTCCATATCAACAATTGTACCTTTCCTCCATTTCTTACTTCGATCAACTGAACACTTCAAGGAGAGAATGTGAGACTCATTCACGATGTAAGGGTCACCCTTCTTCGGAACAACCTTGTACATCTGCTCTCTACCAGTACAGGTGGAGAGAACAGTACGAGGAGTTGAGTCATCGCCCATAAGAAGCTCTCCAGGCTTGATGTCTTGAACCATCTTGATAGATCCGTCATACATCATCACTGGAGTGTCCTTTCCGAGACATTTACCAAATCCACATGGAAGGCAGAGAATACCACCTCCTTGATCACGAGCCGCTTTCAGACATGCTCGCACAGGCGCGAGCTGTTTCTCTCTTAGCTCTCCGTTGAACTCGAGCTTCACTTCTTGGATATGCTTGTTATTCTTGTCCTTGTCCGGCTGTCCGTACTTGCGAATCCCGTAGAACTTCGGGATGAAGATCTTGGAGCCGTTTTTAGCCTTCCCGAAAACCGGGAAAGGTTCCGGAGGAGGCCCGTACCCCTCGACGTGATTCGGTCGAAAGGTGAGATCGTGTTCTAGCGTGGTTAACTGCTCAGTAGTGAGATCCTCGGTGTACAGTGTGTACCCTCTCTCTCCCATGTAAGTGCGAGGCTTTCCCTTTTTCGCGGGACGTGTAAGAGTTTTCTGCTCGGCCATTTTGAGAGTTTTCTACTTGGGAATGAGAAAAGCCGGGAACGAGCTATCAATTTTACTATACGTGGCTTTGTTTATCCCACCGCCAAACGAAAGAAAATCTTTTCTATTCTTATATTAGCTTTCTACTATGGCGAAACGTAGATCCAAATCTAAGAAAGTCATGGGCTGGAACGAGTACCAGGTTCTGAGGGCGATTGTCGCTCTCGCTATCGTTGTTTACATTGTCGGAATCGTGCCTTCTTACTCGAAGGTTGTCGGTGATCTCTTCCACGAGCCTGTGGTCAAGCTTATCTTCCTGGCTCTTATCGTCGCAGTAGGATACATGGACTCGATGCTGGGTGTTCTCCTGGCGGTCGCGTTCCTTGTCTCCATGCTCTCCTCGGCTCAGTACCAGGCAACACCTCTGGGACAAGCTGTGAGTGGTGTACAGGCAGGTGCTCGCCAGGTCGTGCGTCTTCCTGAGGAGGTCGTACAACATGTGACTCACCCGTCTGTTTCTGGAGCTCCTGCTAAGGAGTCTATGTCCAACCCTCTCGGTGGAGCAGGATACCAAACTCCTAACGCTCAACAGGCGTTCGAGATGAACGAGCAGGCTGGTCAGGCTCTTATGGGACAGGGTGCTGACTGTACCGTGATCCCTCCTCCTACTGGCGGATGTGATCCTATCGTAGGCTACAACGCTCCTTACGACTGCGTCTGTAACGAGAATTGCGCTGACGAATGTGACAAGGACAACCGTGGTTGTCTGTGTACAGGTGTCGCCACCTGGAATGATGAGCTGAACGCTCAAGGCCTTAACTACCCGATGGGTTACGCCGGGAGTCAAGAAGGCGCTACTTACAACTAAGATGTTTGCTGATTAGCGGGAGATATTGATGATTCTACTTGTACTGTTGGCTGGGATGGGACAGGAACATTTCTGGGAGATACAGAACTGCCAGAACTGTTACCAATAGCCCCCATCTCAACACTTGTATTTACCGGTGCTTTATCACCACCACTTTTACCTCTTTTTGTCCACCAATGTATTAAAAAGCCTAATACAATCACAATAACAATACCTATGAGAACGTACTTTCCCCATCTGGAGAACCAACCTTTCTTGGAGCTATCATCTTTTGGACAATCTGGCTCTGGACACTCTTTATCATCCTTCTCATCATCCTTCTTCTTCTGCTTCATGAATTGATGTACTGTTGCTTGTACCTCTGGAATAATCTCCGGAACCATCTTGTATCGAATATCGATAGGTTGCGGAGATATGTTCTCATTAAGCTCAATGTACGTGTTGCCAGGCATTTTGCGAGGAGGCGCCGATGTTGCTTTCACAAGTGCTGGAGCACCTCCGGAAAGTCTGGATGCGAAATTGTTGTAGAAAGTACGTGGAAATGTCAGAGCTGATTCTGGTGAGTAGAATACGATGTAGTTCACTGTCGGGTCGTTCCCATCTGTCCATCTTACAAACTTTCTCTTGTCCTCACGAGGCAGGAACATTCGTGGTGTCCACATCTCCACACCAGGGACAGCGTTGTTTCTTCCTTTCCTAGGAATAGCTCCTGCCAGGCTCATCATCGTTTTGTGTAATCCTTTCTCTGTCAAGTCCTCCGGTTCCTCGTCTCCTTGTGAGACCATGACAGGTGTAACGGTCACGATAGATCTAGATCCTGACTTACTGCGAAACACCATTCCTACCTCCATCGGATACCTGGATTTTGCTACAGAGAACTTTGATGGTGCCTGAATGAAGATGTCTTGTAAATAGTACTCCCGGTTGAGACCACCGGTGTACAAAGCGAGATCGGGATTAGGGTTGTTAAAGTCTCCGTTGTGAGAGAGCTGAAATAACTTCTTTCTTTTAACTGTCTTACCAGGACGCCCAGTCACAGCGGACAACGCTTTCTCCTTAAGATCTCCTGGTGGAATGGTAGTGTCAACCGTCGGATCAATCCGGATAACACTGTCAGATCCACTGACAGTCATGCCACGAATGTAATCCTTGAAATCCCACTTATCGACCTCCATCGCACACATCGCGCTACACAACGAGTAAGTAACTGTCTCGTTGTCCTCAGTGCCTAGTGAGAAGTCTCTTGAGTCGTTCGAGAACGTCTTCTGAAACACGGATTCCCAAGTAGTGTCCGTCATGGGATCTTACATACTTTCCGCCAGACATTTTTCAGCTTGAAAAATGTACATTATTTATATAGCCGACAGTACACTAAGATGGCTGGTCTTGTTCTTAGAGGTCACTGGGTATGGATCTTTCCCCTTTTTATCGCGTTCATCACTCTGATGATCTACCATGATTGGTGGAGACCAATGAAGGAGTACTTTTACGTTATGGAGAGGATGGAAAACCAGGAAAGTAACAGCGAATCTCCTAAAGATGGTAAGCAAAGGGAAAAGTCCAAGAAGCAAGAGAAAAAGATAGAGGAGGATGCTGACAAAGAAGAGAGGAAAATGGAGGATGATGAGGAACTGTTGGAGTCAGAGGACAAACAGATGGAAGCCACAGTAGAAGTACCAACAAAGGAGGACTTCACCAGTTTCGATCACACCGCAGAGGTTCTGAGAAAAGGATGGAGACATAAGCCTTTACCACAACCTCTGCAACCTTATTACGGGCCTATTCGTGGGTTTAACTGTGGTGAGTACTCAGAGTTTCAGTTCTCTAATTTCGTACCACCCTGTCTTGAGTACGGGAAGTGTAACTCGAAATGGATTGAACCACCAGACTGCCCTAGCGATTACATATTCCCTGGCAAGATCGCTTACAAGGGTGAGGTTCCCCTAACCCCATACTTTCTTAATCATGAGAAGGACGTTGTCAACAAGAGAATAGAGGCCGACCTGAAGAGACCAGATGGTCACCGTAGGCTAAAAGCGTTAGAAGCTGATTTCTTCGAAAGGCCACAGTACATGTATCACAGAGGTGACAGCACCTGGAGTCCCAGGCTGAATGCGGAGGACAGGTACCGTCAGAAGTCAGCCTTCTGAGCGGTAGGCGATAAATCTGTACCGTCAGAAGTCAGCTTTCTGAGCGCTTAATAGAGATTTTGTATTTTCCCACTTATTATAGTAAGGAATTGTTCGAAATAACCAACTTTTTGATAACAGTTAAAAGGTTTAAGCTGAGAAAATTATATTGGGTAAGAATAGCCAACCCCTGATTCCCGAAACATGTCATCAACCGACATTTTTAACAGTTTTTCACCCATGACGAAAAGACCGCACGAACTGGAGACTCTATCTCTAAAGGGCGCGAAGAAGATTTCGCAGGCTAGCCCTCCATCGAGTCCCGAGTTTGTCAAACTTTACGATGTGAACACATCCCGCGATGAGTTTATCGAACCCATCCTTCGTGAGAACCCGAATCGCTTCGTGATCTTCCCAATCAAGTACACAAAGTTGTGGAAACATTACAAAGACATGATGGCGTGCTTCTGGACACCGGAAGAGATCGATTTCTCAAAAGATGGACAAGACTGGGCTAGACTCAATGGGGATGAGAAGCATTTTATCAAGAATGTTCTGGCTTTTTTCGCAGGGTCAGATGGCATTGTCATGGAAAACTTGGCTCAACGTTTCTCTAATGAGGTACAAATTCCTGAGGCGCGTCACTGTTACGGTTATCAGATTATGATTGAGGCTGTTCACTCCGAGACATACTCTCTCATGATTGACACGTACGTGAAAGATCCTGTTGAGAAGAAGAGATTGTTCAACGCTATCGAGACTATCCCATGTGTTGGTAAGAAGGCGGATTGGGCGTTGAAGTGGATTGAGGACGACCATTCTACGTTCGCGATGCGCCTTGTCGCTTTCGCAGCGATTGAGGGTATCTTTTTCTCTGGTTCTTTCTGCGCTATTTACTGGCTGAAACAACGTGGACTCATGCCAGGACTCACGTTCTCGAACGAGCTGATCTCTCGTGATGAAGGGCAACACACTGATCTCGCGGTTCTTCTTCTTGAGGAGATGAAGAGGAAACCCGCAGAGGAACAGGTACACGCTCTCATCAAAGAGGCTGTCACTATCGAGAAAGAGTTCATCACTGAGTCTTTGCCTTGTTCTCTTATCGGTATGAACTCGCGTCTGATGAAACAGTACATCGAGTTTGTGGCGGATCGCCTTGTCGCGCAGATGGGATACAAGAAAATCTGGAATACAAAGAATCCTTTTGACTGGATGGAACTTATCTCACTCGCACCTAAATCGAACTTCTTTGAGAGACGTGTTGGGCAGTACGTGAAAGCCGGGGTTGGCAAGAGCGCTGAGGATAATCAAATATCCTTTGACGACGAAGATGATTTCTAGTTTATCACTTAACATCACTAAATTTAACTGATCTAAAGTAATTTTGGCCTCCTTGACCTAACCGAGTACTCGGAAAGATCAAGGAGGCCAAAATTATTTTTTTGTTTTTGTTTTTGTTTTATTTTTCAATATTTGTTACGTACGCAACAATGGTGTTCGGTAATATGTACTGACTACTTCTTACGACGTCTACGAGTCACGTTTCTCTGTGAACTCTTCACGATGTTCAGCTGGACATCCTGCTGGAACTTGACCGCTGGAAGAGCGTGCTCCTCAAAACCCTCGATATCATAACCGAATGTGAAGTCAGAGTCATCCACTTGTACAGGTCTTGTACCGATGTCTCGCATATAGTCCTCCAGACGGATATCCTTGGATTCAAGGTTGAAGTCCTCGTCAAACTCGAACGCCTCGGTGTCCTCCAGAGGTGCCATCGCTGGCGAGTGTGTCAGCTCAGCCATCTCGCTCACCTTGGGTTCTGGTGGCAGAAGCGTCTCTGACGAACGAGCCTCCACAGGATCCGGTAGCAGATCTTGGTTCAGGAGAACATCGAACGCGTTGGTACCTGTCTTCACCGCCTGACCAGCGATGATGTTAGCTGATGTACCGTTCATGTTGTCCTTCTCGGCGAAGATACCAGCAGAGATGAGAACCTTGTCCATAACCTCGTACGTGGCACGTCCAAGAGGACTGATGTACGGAGACTTGCCGAAGCCGTGACGTTGAATCTGCATCACGATTCCACGGTATGTCATCAGATCAGCCAGCACAGAGAAGTGTCTGTAGTCGATCTCAGAGGCACCACCGTTAGCGATGGTCGCCTCGATCTCACGAATGATCGCGTAACGAGCACCCTCAATGCCGAACAGGTTGTGAATCTCCGAGATGTCGTTCGTGGTAGTACGTACAGTGTCCACGTAGTCATTGGAAAGAACCTCAACCATGTTCGATCCGGTCGTACGCAGAATCCACTCCTTAACAATCTCAGGTGTTCCGTCCTCCTTGTAGTGTACCTGACTCTCCTTGTCAAGAACAACCTTCTTGATACCTGGCACACCACGCAGAGGTAGAGTCAGTAGACAGTCACCGAGAGAGCGGAAGAACGCGATGTAGTCCTCACCTTCATCAAAGTCCTGGTGTACACGAATGCGCATGGTCAGGTTACTGCTGTTCATGTCAGGGACAACACACTGAATATCAGTATCTACGTTACAGTTCTTCACGATCTCGTCGTATACATCCTGCATGTAGATACCACGTTGAAGCATCGCCTCGCGATCGAACTCCATCCAGAGAACCCAGTTACTCAATGAGTCAGGATCATCACACTCCATCTCCATCAGCTCCAGCATCTCCTCGAACACCTCGTACGCGCGCTCCTCCTCCTCATACTTGCCACCCTTCACGTTAGGCACGTACATGATCTCGGAGTGTGCGAGAATGTCCTGAATCTCTGTGTACTCAAGAGCGTTCTTCACCTCAATGGCTGCGTCACGGTTCTCTGCGTACTCAGGCTTCATGTAGATCACCATGGAAGGAGTCTTGATATCCTTTGACATGTTGATGATCTCTTGCGCACGAGGCACACCGGAGTTCGTGATCATCGCCTTAGCACCTACACCTGCAAAATGAAATGTATCACGCACATGAAGACCACCAAGAAGACAGAAGTTGCGCGTGTCAGCGACAGTGAGATCGAACACATGAGACTTTGTTGACTTAACCTCATCAATCGAGATAACCTTGTCAAAGTAAACCTCACTGTTAACAGCCTCTTCAATAATCAATCTGTCCTCCTCTGACAGATCTTCCTTTAGCATCTGTCTCAACTCATCCCTGCGATAATCACCATCCAGTTGAGATGTAACAACACTTGGAATAATGTCGTTACAGAAAGAGTTTCGCGCGTACTGGTGACTACAGATCTTCTCAAGTTTTTCCTGCTTACTGTTGTCAGTCAGTCTGATTGACCGGATGAATCTCTGTGCGAAACGGTTTCTCATACAGATAGACCAGTGAGGAAGAATGTTCTTTGATCCGACATTGTTCTTCTTAACAATTGTTGGTCCGTACTTTCTTCCGAATACTCCGAACACGGCCAGAAGATCCAACACACCGTCCAACAGAGTCTCCGAGACAGACGTTGCGTAAACAGCTTTCTCTTTTAGATTGACTGTTCCGTCACCGCTGAAATACCCGTCCAGAACTCCTCGAACAAACTCTTTGTTCGCTGTGAAAGCGAAAGGTGGCACGAACTTATTAGCAGATCCGTTTCCACACATTCTCTCCATCAGAGTCGCCAGAAGAACAGAGTGAATCTTCAGGTCAGTGCTTTTGGAGCCCTTGAATCTTTTGTTCGTTGAGACATCTGTATGGTATCCTACAGAGTACCTGTCCAGAAACTGCTTCAGACGAGTCTGGTACTTCTCGTCGTTATTTGAGATGTGTACATACGTCTTCGTGACACCACCCTCTGCCAGATAGGCACCCACAAAGAACCCGAACTCCTCATCAAGTGTCATACTCTCAGGAATCTTACTTGTTGTTCTGTTACATTTCTTGGGATAGATAACACCTTTCTCAATAACTTGTTTTCTCTTGAGAGCGTCCATACAACTGTCTGATCTCTTGTAAGGAACAACGAAGTCAACTCCTTGTGCTTTCGAGAACCAGTGTCTCTCACCGTTCGAGACAGAGATATCTCGTATCTTCTTGGCTTTGTACAGCTCAGATCCGTAAAGAAACTCTGTTCTCGGAAGATAGTGAGAGAGATCAATCTCCTTGCGTACGTTCTTACACTCTGGAAACTGAATCGTCACTGGTAGATAATCACCCACCTTCAACTCCTCACCTGTAACACCCACGATCAGATTATCACGTCTGGCCAAGAACGACTTAGCCTTTGTCGCGTGAACAACACGTCCTGCTTTAGTACGAACCTTCAGCAGTACTCCGTCCTTTCCAGGAAGATGCTTCGTGACTGCCTCCAGTTTCTTCCAGTGTGTCTTCCCGTTCTCATCAACACATACAACCTCGTAGTCCTTCTGTGACACATCCACATAGGTCGTGTCATTCTCCAGATACTGCGTCCTTGATTTCTCAGCCTCCTCAATCTCTCTCTCAATAAAATCACCAATCTGTCCTGAGAAACACTCTGTACCGTTAACCGTGATCTTATCGGTGTAATCGATACTGTTGAGAGTAAGCTGAGTGACGGGTTCACCGATAGACTGTGCTGCCACGATACCAACCATCTCACCAGGATTCACGTACGCGTACATGATCTTGTGACGAATCATCTGTATGGCGTGACGGAACACCGATCGAGGCATCCTGTACTTGAGAAGACACTGCTTGGAGGAGAGATGTGAGCGGATCATGATCTTCAGGATTGGGTATGATTTTTTGTTAGGAGTGTACTTCACCACGAACTCTGTTAGCTCACGAACACCCTCAATGATCTCCTTCGGAGTGATATCAGAGATATCACCCTTCTCGATGTGGAACTGATCTGTTATCTCCTGAAGCATCCTCTTGAAGTTCACCGGTGAGAGCACCGATCGCTCCATCGACTTCTGATTGGGGAAGAGCTCGTAGCGCAGACGACGGCGATCCTCCTGAATCTGCTCCCACTCCTCCTCCATCGCTTTCGTCTGTTCAGCCTTCTGCTTCTGCATGGTGGTGTAAGCCTCTGATGTGAGCACGTTCTCGCTCACATTATCAAAGCTCCACTGGTACTCCTTCGAAAGATCATTGTTGTCCATCGGCATGAGAATTAGAGGAACGTGCTCAAGCTTGACTGGGTCAAACCCGTCCAGACCGTATGTGTACTGAACAATATTGTTGGACGCGTCGCGAACAGTGTCGTCGTACGCCACTCGAAGATCCTCCATAGCCTTGATCAGACGACGCTGAATGTAACCGGTCTCTGCGGTACGAATGTGTGAGTTGATAGAACCGACACGAGAACCCATGGCGGCGTAAAAGAACTCATGAGGACGCATTCCGCTCATGTACGAGCTGTACACAAATCCACGAGACGCCAGTGACTGATCCCACTTAGTGAAGTGAGCCAGCGTTCTCCCGTTCCACCCGAAGTTCACACGCTTTCCGTCCACCATCTGCTGACCAACAGTTCCCATGATCTGGTTAAGGTTCGTGGAGTTACCCTTCGAACCGGACTTCACTGACTGAATAAAGTGGTTGTCCGCAGGAAGGTTATCCTGAACGATCTCCTCAACCTCCATAGTCGCCTCGTTAGCAATGTTCAGAATGTCGATCTCTAAGGCTGCCATGCGCAGAGACTCAGAGAGCTCGGGCTTGAACATACCAAGCTGAGACTTACGAATCAGCTCGTTCGCCTTCAGCATCTTGTTCTGAAGAACCTCCTGAATGTTGTCACGAGTCTCACGTGAGGGGATAGCATCACCGAATCCGATAGTGAACCCAGTCTCCTCCATCCATGCGACGACAAGACGTTGCAGATTATCCAGGAAGTCTCTGCAGACACGAGAGCCGAACTGGTTGAATATCGCCTGAATGATACCATTAGCACCACCACCCAGTGTCTTCTTGTCCATGAAACCATCCACGATCTCGCCGTTGTGAATAGAGATCTTCCCGTTCTCCAGAGAGACATTAGGAAGAATCACACTGAACAACTCCTTACCAGTCCAGAATCGCTTCTTGCGAGCCTCCATGTAGTTGAAGTTCGACTTCAGCTGAATCACTGGCATTAGGTAGTGAAACAACTGCTCACCAGTGATCGCGAGTGAGTCTTGTGTGAGTAAGTAAGAACCGATCATTGAGTCCTGTACGACGGAGATAATCGGCGTGGACTTAGCCGGGGAGATAATCTGCGTAGGCACCGCAGCGATCTCCTCCAGTTCCACACGAGTCTGTAGAGACTGGGGAATATGACAATTCATCTCATCCATTAGGATGAGCCCCGTCTTTCGAATCGGGGATTAGACTGTATCTTAAGCCGAATCTGGTTGACTAGACCGTCATTTTCGACCGACACCCGTTCAGTCGTTGAGAGCCTACCATAAGCTGTCAAAGCGCTCTTGTAAGCGATGCGCCCTTAGGTAGTAACCCTGCGGATTGCCCAATTCTTAGCGTTATTACCATTGGGAACGGCTATTAACCGTGTTCTCCTTAAACAGTTTCCTGTTCAGGGTGGTAGCTAAGACTCTAAGGGGTTTCCCGCATCAAGGTGTCTTGCGAGTAAGTGTTGCTGATATTCTTTCAGATATCCTTGTAAATCATCATTGATTTACTTGGATTTCTTTATTTCGAAATCTGCGTTTTACTTACTCACTAGGTGGTTATATTCGGTGACCCGAACCTGTTTTACAGCGTTTGTTCTTTCTAGGTATAACAGGTAACCTAGAAAGCGCCCACCTGTTGATGGCAATGAGATGAACGTTTACCATCGAAATCAGCGTTGTAAGGCTTACACACGAACACGTTCAGTCGGAAAGTGTTGTGCTCCACGATACGAGCCTTGTGCGCCATCATGCTCATTCTGTGTAGAGAAGGCTGACGGTTGAAAAGGCATATGTCACCGTCCTTGATGTGACGGTGTACGATGTCACCCACCTTCAGCTGAATCGAGTTAGGATCCACATGCTTCAGGTTGATGATACAAGGAGAAGGTGTGCCGTAACAGTCGTACTCAGTGCGCTCTATTTTTTTGGCACCTGGGTGGATGTTGGGTCCGTTACGCACCAGCGCTGACATCTCCTCCATGTTATCCTCTGTCACGACGTCTGGGAAGGTCAGCACCATCGCTATTTTTTTGGGCATACCGAACTCGTCGATCGAGATACCAGGATCGACGGAGATAACTGTACGGGCTGACCAGTCAACACGCTTACCCATGAGGTTACCACGGAGACGTGCGTCCTTACCAGTGATTCGCTCGCGGAGTGCCTTGATAAGCTTGCCAGAGCGTTGAACATTACGAAGGAATCCTGGGATCTTATTAGAGATCAGAGTCGCCACGTTGTACTGAAGGAAGTTGTACGCGGCGTCAATCTTGGTCTGATCCTCACCCTTCTCCAACTTCTTCTTGAGGGTGTTGTTCGCCTTCACTATCATGTGAAGGACGTACGTTAGATCATCCTCAGATCTCTGATTGTTCTCTCTCTGTACAGAGGGACGAACAGCCGGAGGAGGCACGGGAAGCGCTGTACAAATCATCCACTCAGGACGCGAGAAGACCGGGTCAAACCCGAGGAACACACAGTCCTCACGTGTGATGCGACGCAGAATCTCGTAAGCTTGCTGTGGGAAGATGCGTTGCTTACGAGAGATTGAGATGTCCCTGATAGCCTCCTCCTTGAACTCAGCAAGAATCGCGACCACAGTGTCCTTGTCCAGCCCTGGAATCTTCACCTGACCACGAAGCTTGTCCGATGTAAGAAGAGAGTACTTGGAAGGCTGAATAACACGGCATCCAGTGTTGTGGCAGCAACGAGGAGACTTCTGAGACTTTGTACTCGCCTCATAAATCACCTGAAAACGGTTCTCACCTGTCTTTCCCTGAAGGTTCTTCACCAGCTTCTTGTTATTCTTGCGAACAAGCAACGTTGAACAACGGAAGCAGACGCAAGGAAGAAGCTTCATCACGATGTGAACCAGATGCATGTGGTACACAGGGAGAGCAAGCTCGATATGTCCGAAGTGCCCCGGACACATCTCTGACTTGTTCTCACAGGTGGCACATTTGGGTCCACGATCGATCACACCCATGCGAGGATCGAACAATCCGTTGATAACGGGTTCGGATCCGTCATATGTATCAGGCTTCGTGATCTCACACACAGATCCCCGACGAATCATCTCGGGATCCATGAGTCCAAACTGGATCGCACCAATGCGACGAGTTGGTTGAAGATTTTTCAGTTCTCTGGCAAGGTCGTTCATCTTGACTTGATATAGCGAAGATAAGTGTCAGGGACTGCTACACAAGATACTCTGCTGGCTTTATGTATATGTTTTTTTCAGAAACGCAAAAGTTGTTATCGGAAGGTCTTCAGATATGTTTTTGTGTTTTTCTCAGAGCGCGCACTAGTATACCCGAGTGGCTTTAAGTCATGACATCAGTTTTTTTCTCTGCCCCTCAGATTTTTTGGGGTCCGCAAAAATATGAACTAACATAAAGATTTCAGAACTACGTGTTATCAGCTTCCGAAAAGATGTCGTGCCAAGGTATAGAGTACTTTCTTTCGACAGGTATGGGAAAGACAGAAGAGTCAAAACAAAGTGACAAAGATTCAGGACCTGTTACTCGTTCTAGAAGTAAAGCTCGTCAAGGACAAATTAAGAGAAAGCGGTCTTCTCATGGCGACAAGCCACCTGCCAAAAAGAAAAAGGAAGATGTTAACCAAGGGTCTTCCTTTTCCGAGAGCGATGCAGGCTCCGGAGACAACTCATCAAGCGATGAAGAGTATGACTATGATTACGTGCCACCCACCGAGTCCGAGGAGTCTGAAGAAGAAGGGTCGGATGACGGCGATGACGGCGATGACGGCGATGAGGAGTCTGGAGACAATGAGATGGAGACAGAGGATCTGAAAAAGGTTGAGCCTCGTGTGAAGCGACGCAAGATCGTACACCGAGAGCAAGATGAAGTAGAAGGGGAAGATGAAGAAGGCTCTGAGGAGGAGGGTGATGAGATGGAGGACGGTGAGATTGACATCGAGGAGGATGAGAAACTACAAGATTTCATCTCGCAACTCGCAGCCAAACTTGGACAAGAGGTGTACGAGAACGCGATGGCTCGTGCTGATCAGCATGACGCTGAGATGGACACCGCAGAAGCCATGGGGATGATGGGTCAAGGTAGTCAACCTCAACTTCTCATTGTCGGAGGGCAGATGCCTGGCATAGGAGGTCAACGGGACAGCATCGTTATCGAGATGAAAAAGTCAGGGATAGATGAGAAAAATAACAAGGAAGATGAGGATGAGGACAACTGTTGTAAGAAGGGAGGAAATCGTGAGTCTCGTTGGGACAAGAAAGGCAAGGATTACAATCTGCGCAAGCGTCCCACTGACTTTCGTGAGTCTCTTACTCCTGAACAGAAGGAGAAGTTAGAGGCGGTAGAGAAACAGATCTGGGAGATGAATCGTCACCAAGTCCCTCCACGTTACAAGATCCTTCTGTCTAATCTGACTATCGGATCCAAGCAGAAGATTCTGGCTAACATGGATCGTCTGGCTTACATGAACTCGTACAGCTCGGAGTACTCCAAGCTTACGCAGTGGCTAGACGGCGTTCTCTCCATTCCGTTCGACACCAAGATGGAACTTCCTATCTCTCTGTCCAGCACAAGTGAGGACATCTCCAAGTACTTGCAGTCTGTCCAAGGAACTATGAACGAGTGTATCTACGGACAGGATCAGGCGAAGCAGTCTATCCTTGAGTGTGTCGGAAAGTGGATCACTAATCCTGGCTCGTCCAATCGACCTCTCGCGTTCGTAGGCGAGAAAGGAACAGGTAAGACAACTCTGGCTAAGTACGGAATCGCCAAGGCTCTGGGTCGCCCGTTCTTCCTGATTTCATTGGGTGGTGAGTCTGACGCTGCGTCTTTCAAGGGACATGACTACACTTACGAAGGTGCTCGCTGGGGTCGTATCGCGGACGCGATCATCCAGGCGAAGTGTATGAATCCTGTTATTCTGTTCGATGAGTTAGACAAGGTATCCGAGACACGTCAAGGTGAGGAGATCATCGGTATGTTAATGCATCTGACAGACACAACACAGAACGACAAGTTCACGGACAAATACTTCGCTGGTATCGATATCGATCTGTCAAACTGCCTTTTCCTGTTCTCGTACAATCACGAACACCGTGTAAACCCGATTCTGCGTGATCGTCTTACTCCGATTGAGTTCAAGTCTTTCTCTAAGAAAGAGAAACTGATCATCGCGAAGAACTTTCTGATTCCGCACGCGTGCGAGAAAATCGGTATTCGCCCGGATAAGTTCCAGATATCTGACTCAACCATAGAAGAACTGATTAACCGTTTCGCACCTCACGAAGGTGGTGTGCGTGATCTGGAGAAAATTATCGAGAGACTCTTTCTCCGCATCAACCTGGTACAACTACCACAGTCGCTTGATCTGCAGTACAAGAACGCTAATCCCGAGTTCCGGGACGGTAAGTTTGTGATCACTAGCAAGATCGCTGACAAGATTCTGACTGGTGTGAAGGATAATCGTCTACCTGCACATGTACAGGCGATGTACACCTAAAAGGCTTCGCCTTTTAGTTGCTGCTAAAAAGAGCAAAGCTCTTTTTAGCGTACACTTGAAGAACTTCGTTCTTCAAATGCTGACTCGCAAACTTTGTTTGCGAGGCGTACACCTAATTAACACTTAACTCAATCCTCCACCCTGTCACGTACGTCTGACGCGTCCACATCACTGTTGTCATGTACACCCATAATCTCGTCCTCTGTTTCTGAAAAAGGTTCTGGTCTTGAGTCTGGCCATTCATCAAAGGAGAACCCTGTTGGTGAATAATCAGGCAATCCCTGCATAAACTGTGTGGATATGTGCGCAAACACCTCTTGATGAAGTTGAGGAGATTTCATCTGTAAAGTGTCCACAGCTAAGTAAACCTCTTTCAGTTTCTCGCGTAATCTCTCCAGTTCCTCCTCAAGATACTCGACATACATGCCTTTCTTACTTTGTAACACACGAATATTGGGGTCACCAACGTCCATTACAGTATGGCCCTCCTTGATAACAACTTTCTTTTTTTCATTAGGCTCTGAAACAGGTTCTAGGTTCTTGTTCTCGCATCGCGACACATCTTTCACATCATCCTGATCTTTCTTGGTCTCGAAGATGCGTCTACTCTCTTCCATGGCCTGCCGTAACTGTTCCTGATACTCTAACTCGCTTTGGCGCCCAGTCAGATCCTCCCATGATGCGGGGAGTGGAGGCGCGGAAGGCTTATGCTCGTGTTTCTGATCACTCATACCTCTTTTGACTTCTATTAAACACTCTCTTATACCTGCGAGGCATTTTTCTTAATGAAAGTATACGTGTTGGACATTTGTCACAATGAACACACAGTACACCGCGATGTCAAGACCATCGTACTGTCCACCTTGTCCAGAGGAGGAACACCCTTTAGAATGGGTTGGTGATGTGGCTCTACTTTTAAACGTCATGTCTGTGGTGCCACAGATCTATCACGTTTACAGCAAGAGAGACGCTAAATCTTTGTCATGGATGTGGATGTTGTCCTCATTCACGGCGAATATACTATGGTTCATCTTCGGATACGTGAAGAACGTCCCGTTACTGATGCGCACAGGCACTTTCTTCGCGGTAGTGTTCGTTATTCTTGGTTCTATGAAGTTTTGGTTTGAACGTAAGCACTAACCTGTCTTTTTATCAGATGATGACACAACGGCCATTGGTATCCAGCCTCCGATATCAGAAGATATCTGATCTCTTCGATTTGTCCGACCAGCTCTCTCCCCACCCATCGCCATCTTCTTCGGGTAGTACGCCCGAAACTTGTCCTTCTCAGTATGAGAAGTCTCTGGCGCGTACAGAAGAAGACGCGCGTAGCGAATCAACTCTTCCATTTTCAACGTGTTGTAGTAGAATACATACGGTGAGTCGTGAGGAATCCCATCAAGGGTGATAATAAGAGCGATGAAGTCCGGTTTGGAGAAGTTGGTACCTCTTTTGCGTAACTGCTCGGAAGCTATCCTGGCGAACATATGTAGAGGGTCATTGCCAGTGGCATCTCTTGCCTTGACGTCGGCGGATTGCTCGGCGACCTGAACAGACGCCTGATACTGTGCTCGTGACTGTCGTTTTCCCATTTTCTCTTGTTTTTCCAGAACGTTACCTGTTTAGTCTTTCTAAGGTAACCTCTGGGAAAGATCGATTTTTCCCATGCGTTAAAACTCGTAACGCTAAGCGGTTTTTCCCTCTCTTGAATTCATCTCGTATGCCGGTGGCGCAGACGGTTTTGGAGCTGATCGTTCCCTTAAAAGAGCTATCATCTCGTCCTTCATTCTCAACTGCTCCTTCAGCATTTCCACCTTCTGGCTATTCACACGAATAATAGCGTCCTGCTCTCCAATAAGTCTGTGTAAACCTGAGATGTACATGCGAGCGAATCCTTCAGCGTTCGCCTTGTGAGATCCTGGACAGACTCTGCTGAACAACTTCTTGTTAATACCGAAAACCTGACACGCGTTGTCTGACATTGTTAAGATATACTCTTGCTTGACACCTCTTAAATCTACTTTTCTCTCAGTCCGTTGTGACCACCTTGGCAAGATGAACAGGTTTGTCCGCGTCCAGACCACGCACAACGGACAAGTAATAAGAAAGCGCCTGGTAAGGTATGATGTTAAGCACTGGCGCGAACGTCTCGTTACGAGGCAGATGAATCACACGTTCAGCCTGCTTGTTCTCATACCCTTCAATATCCGTCGTGACGTAAACAACAGCGCCTCTAGCATGTACCTCCTCGATCGCAGACTCGGTACGCCTCAGAACCTCATGGTCGTTCTCTTGTAAGCTGAACAGAACCGGTGTTCCTCTCTCCAGCAGAGAGAAAGGCCCGTGTTTAAGAGCACCTGTGGGATACCCTTGTACCCAGATGCGACCAATCTCCTTGATTTTGAGCGATGCCTCGTAAGCGACAGCACGTAATCTACCTGTAGAAAGCACGAAACCGTGATTCTTAGAGTGTAGAGACTGTGCCATCTGTAGAATATCGTCAGGACAGTCAAAGGCGTGTGAACCGTTATCCGCGAATGTACGATACGGGAAAATACTCTTCAGAGTCTTGCGGATCTGCTCACCCAACTGAACGAAGTCCTGTGTCACCTTACCCTCACGACCTTCCTGTAGAGCCATCGCCAGTAACTTCAGACCGACAAGTTGAGAGACATACGCCTTTGTCGAGGCCACAGCGACCTCACGTCCTGCGTGTAGATAAACAGCGATGTCAGACTCACGAGCGATCAGAGAGTCTTGAACATTCACCAGAGCGATTGTAGGCACGTTCGCTCCTTTGATAATCTTCAGAGCACGATGTACGTCTTTAGTCTCACCAGACTGAGAGATCATGATAGCAAGCACGTTTGAAGGAGTTCCGTCAGATCCTTTCGGAAGATCCTGATCGGTAAACTCTGATGCGACCACAACACGAACAGTTCGAAAAGGAATATCTCTAAAGAACCATCTTCCTGCCAGACCAGCATGATACGACGTACCACACCCGACTAACAACACGTCGAAACTGTCATGATTCGCCATTTTCTCCTGTAACGGAAAAAGAGCACGAAGCTCAGGATAATGTCCGAAGATCTTATTACGATGTTTACCCCACTCGGCAGGTCCCTCCACAGCCTCGATCTGATCATAAATCTCCTTCGCCATCCAGTGAGGGAAAGGATCAGGGTTAATATGAATCACCTCTTTGGGCACAGGGGCGAACCTCAGATTACGAATGTTAGAACAAATCTCGTTCATCTGCTGTCCTCGTCTCACGCACAACACCTCGTCATCCTCAAGAATAGCGTAGCGGTCAACACGATTAACAAACCCGGCTATCTCAGAGGTCGCCATGATCATACCACTTGATCTCTGATATCCGACCAGCAAAGGCGAGCCGTTCTTCAGAAGAAAGATAGAGTCAGGAAATAACTTATGAGTCAGAGCAACACCCCATGAACCTTCTAAGGAGTTCTGTGCGTCTTGTAAACACTTCAGGATGTCGGACTCCGTAGGAGTCTTAGGCAACTTGTCCGCGATCCAGTTAGAGATAATCTCAGTGTCTGTCTCAGACCGAAACGTCACGCCCTTCTTCTGTAACTCCTCCTTCAGCTCCACGTAGTTCTCGATAATGCCATTATGAATCACAGCTAGTTGGTTATCCCAGCTCAAATGTGGGTGAGCGTTAGGAACTGTCTTCTTTCCGCTGGTCGCCCATCGAGTATGAGCGATACCACCGATAGCCTGTGAGGGAAACTGGTCTTTGCTCAGTTGAATCTGGTCAATAGCGTCATCAGGGAGTAACTCAGAGACATTATCAGTGACCTCCTCAAGTTCAGCTCTCTTGACAGCCTTGAGCAGACAAGAGAACTCGGAGTCAAGAATACCACATGAGTCATACCCACGGTTTTGTAGAGCACGGAGGGATTTCAGAAGAAGATTGAAGACGATATGTTTCTTGGATGAGTTGGTTGAGTTGGTTGAGTTGGTCTCGATGGATCCTAGTAATACAGCGACAATACCACACATTGTTGGTCAGATAAGGGATGAGAGAAAATTATTTATGTCAGGGTTTGATCTTGCCGAATGCTTTAGATGTTTTCAATAACATTTCAATGAAAGTTCAGAAACTTTCGTAGAAATGTGATTATGTGATTAATACGCTATTCAACTGGTTCTATCCCTAACGAGATAATAGCATCTCTTATAAATGTTTCAAGTTTCACTTTGTCATAACAGTTAAATTGATATGGGATAATAATAAGTTTAATATTGTTTTGTTTACATAATCTGTATTTTATCTGGTCACGCTCCTGTTGGTTCTTAAAATCTTGTTCAGACTTGTGAAAAAATGGTGTATACTCATAATGTTGTTTTCCGTTATACTCAAAAGCTAACGAAAGATCAACACAATAACCATCTAGCTCTAACCCATTGAGAAATTTTGGGCGTTTCTTAGGAAACTGTTTTCCAGTTAACTTTTTTATAATCTTGCGTGATAATCTCTCGGAACGATATGATGCACAGGTAGGACACCAATGTCCTTGTTGTATATTATTTGTTGTTGCATACCATTGATGTTTTTTCTCACACTCCCATAAATAACGAGTATGAGCATTTTTATATTCACATGTTAGTATTTTACCATTATATTTTTTTATCATTTTTTCAATATCATTTAAAGTAAGTTTAATATTAGGTTGAATTTTTTGAGAACATGTAGGGCACCAACTATTTTTTACACTTGCTACTGATGCAGACCACTCATGTCCTTTATCACATCTCCATTTATGATGTTGATGAACACCAAGAGGTTTATCAGATAATAACAAGCCTCCTTTTGTGATTGCTAATTTCCTTATTTCATCAATATTCTTTCTTGAGTTTATCCCTCTTTTTACGTATGAGCATTTTCTACACCATCTACCATTTTTAACATTATTAATGTTCATTTTAAACTCTGTGTTACATTCCCCACATCTCCATAATAAAGGAGATGATGCATTTTTATACTCTTTTGAAAGTAAAATTCCTCCTCTTTTTTCTCCTTCATTTTTACACTCTGTAATACTAAGTTTTTTTGTCATTTTATTTAAACAAAACCTATTTTAAGTTGTTAAAATAAGTTTATCGTCTCTTTACAGGTTGTTCAAGTTGTTCTCCGTCCCAAACACTCCATTCTCTACCAGGAAAGAAGGCAGCCAACGAGTCTTTCTTCAATGGTTTACATGCTGACGGATTCCTCTGGCATATTTCAGGATAAGGACATTCATAACCTTTTGGTTCTTCGACTGATCCTGGTGGTTTAATACCATAACACCATGCGCCTAATCTGACATGATCATTATATAGACCTCCGTTAACCCCAGGGGGTGCAGGAGATAATCCTTGTCTTCTCATTTTTACATACTCACAAGGTGCTACAACTTGATACGCATCGGCATAACCCGAACTATGTCTCCCTTGTATCCATCCAAGTTGTGGAGCATGACCACCCTCATTGTAATACTTAATAAGTTGTTGTTTTGTTGCTAGTTCTGCACCATATGCTCTACATTTATACGGAGCTTCTGCTCGGGTAAAGATCATATCTTTAATTAAATATGGCTCACGTTCGTCCTTCTCCTCGCGCTCCTCGTACTCAACCTCAGGTTCAGGCTCCGCACACGGTGATGCTTGAGGATCCATCCCTTGTACATACGTCCAGAAGTCCTTTTTACCGGGCGCTGGGCACGGTGTTCGTAGATACTGAATGAGGAAGACAAGTAAAAGGATAGTGAACAAAGCAATAAGAAGTAGAATGACCCATGAGATCATAGAGACAGTTCCACCACCAGCACTTGAGTTCATGTTTCTGACAGCACGTGCCACAGCGGCATGAGATCTGTTCATCGCTTTGTTAGCAGAACTTACTGCCTTGTTGGCGGATCTATTCACCTTGTTAACAGTGTTACGAGCAGCGTTCATCACGAATACGTACGCTCCTATATTCTACAAAACAAAAATACTATGTGTGTGATCTGATGACTTCCATCAAACTACTTCCGACGGTAAACTAAATAGTAAGCCGATGTGTTGATAACAGCCTTGGTTTCCACAGGAATAACCCGTGAATCGTCAAACAGCCACCAACTGCCCCCGATCTTCCGCGCGCAGACGTAATGTCCGCCACGAAGCGATCCCCCGTGAAGAGCGACCGCGCAGAGATCGTAGATCTCCCCGTCTCTGTGTGGATCCTCCACGTAAGGTGTCAGATCCAAGTTCTCTAACGGGTAGGTGACAGGGTGTGAGTCCTTAACAAGGGCGTACCCCATTGGTGTACGCACGTGTAGAAAACGCTTCAGATGAAGAACGACGAACTCCGCCGTCTTCCAGATACTAGTGTGTTTCGTCGCACACGTCTTCTGGCCACACTTGTCGCACAACCACTTGTTATCATCGTCCAATCTCTCAGGTGTCACCAAGTGTTGAAGACACTTGTACACACTTGGCATCTTGTCGATCGTCAAAGTGATAGAGAAGAATGAGTCGAAACGCTCAGAGCTGTTATCACACTCCGGGTTGCCACATGTGACAACCGTACGGAACTGACCACACATTGTCTCCGCAATTGTGGAGATCCTGTATTTCCAACTCCCGTCTTTCATGCGGACACGCCACTCCTTCTGCCACGCCTTGTAGGACGCGACACGAGATCTGTCCTTGGTAGAGAGCTTGCCCTCCTCCTCGTCGGTAAGTTTCTGGTCATCGCGACCGTTGATCTCGATGTTCACGTAGTAGGACATACAGTTGTGTAAAAGCTCCAGCATGAAGACCAGGAAGTCGTTCGAGTCATGCTGATCGCCGTCCAGGAAGAACTCCGACTTGTTGAAGTACGGCAACATCTCCCAGAAGATCTGGAGGAAGGCTCTTGTATGAGTCGATCGCCACTCCCCACTGGGGTTCTGAAGAGATGTGATCAAGTGAGAGAAGTTCTTACAGAACTCCTCCACGACCTTGTCATGGAGATCTGTCTTCGTTGTACTCACCTTAAGGCGCTGTCGCAGATAGGACTGAAGCCTTGGGAGCGTGTCCACGCGAAGGATATCCAGATCCACGATCGGAATGTTGTTCACATCAGACCAGTACTCGCCAGTGACAAAGTAGTCATCTCCAAGAATCTGGGCAATACACTGTAAAGCAGTGTTGAGAAAACAAGTATTGCCGAGATTTTTCAGACCGTTTGGCGAAACCACGGACATTTTACTAATGCTTTTAGATTCAGCCATCTTTTTTGTTACCTGGATTTCCCTTATGCCTACACAGAACGTTCAATTTTTAACTCCCTGTTTTGACGAATCGTAAAGCGATTATTGAGGACACATATAAGGATCCAAGCTTTTCCCCATGAAGTAATCAGTGAAATGAGGGTGTTCAAAGTCTTTAGCAGAGACGTTGCGGAAATAATCGATAACTCTGGGAAAAACACCTAGACGTTCCAGGATATCGATATTCTTACGGATTTTCATGATATACGGTTTAGCCTGGTCAAAAGTACAATGAAAAGGAACCTCGCGCATAACAATATCTGTCATCATCTTGTTGTTTCTCTTAAACTTTCCTTTTCGGTACCTCTTCCCTAGGAAGTCCTGTAGGAGTCGGTCAATGTCTTTTCTTGTCTCTGGTTTCTCTCTGTAGTTGTAATCGAGATACATCGAGAGAGTACGGAAGAAGGGGTTCACCAAAGGACGGTACCAGACCCTCCTCATCTTCACATTTTGCTTCTTGAGAAGCTTCGTGATGTAGTAATTAACGATAATCTCGTCCATCCCGTACTCGAAATCACGATATGACCGAATAGGCTTATCAGGGTTCAACTCCTGCCATCTCTCTTGTAAGCGTTTCAGTAGTTGGGAGAACGACTTGTGTTGACAGTTTTTCAGCTGGAACATGATGAAGTCCCACATCTCAGGATCAAACTTAGTTTTGCTCGCCAACATACCCACATGAAGGTAACAGTCGTACTTCTTCTCTCTCATGTAAGCGTTCACACTGTAAGGAGTACATATCGAGTTAAAACCAGCGTCGGACGCCTCAAACCCTTTGATATTATCTAAGTAAGTTCTGGTTATCACCTCATCGGCGTCACAAAGTACTATCATCTTCACTAATGGATCCTTCTCGAAAAGAGGCTTTAGTCTCATGATTGTGCCGAAAAGGCCTATGTGAAACCCTGTCTCTGTACGAAAGCCAGGACAGTCGTACTTCACAAGTTGTACCTTCGGGTGTCTCTTGTACTTCTGGAAGAATAACTGCCACGGCTTCTTCCCCTTATGCTCGAACTTAAGAAGGGAGTCGTCGTAGAAGATACGGAACTTCCAATGTGCTGGTATGAACCCCATGTCCGCGTTCTCGATATTAGTCGTGAGAGCGTACAGAAACCGTAACTGGCGCTTCTTCGCGATGTTCACGGTTGGTCTTCCGTGGTAATGGCGAAGATAGTTAGGGTTGTAGAACAGGGAGTAACAGAGAATAGCGTAAGGAGCTGTCGGTTCCTTCTCCCATCTCTTCTTGAACTCACAGAAGAACTCAGGGTCTATCTGGGTGACCCCTTTCTCACAAAGGCTTTCCTGTTGAGCCATTGTATATTCTTGCCGAGGTTTTTAGCAGTAGTAGGATGCGAAGTTCAGGGTAACAAAGAAGGATTTCTCCTTGGGAGCCTTTGAGAGCTCTACCCCGTCTCTATCTAAGATGACCTTAAGAAAGTTCGTGATAGACACCTCTGATGTCTTCCCTGTCTGCTTCAGGTAGTTCTGAATCGCTATCCATCCACTCGGCTTTAGGGTGATTTTACTCATGAGCTTTCCTAACTCAAGTTTTGACGAAAGAGTTCTCATCTTCTGATTCGAGTCTAGAAACTCTCTTAGCTCTTTCACGTAAGGCTCTGTCATCATCCTGTCTGGTTCTATGATCGCTATCAGATCGGCGCTACCAGTTGAGAAAAGAGGTCTGATTCTAGCCAGATTCGCCGCTGTCACTTTCTCTGTTCTGGCACAGTCGAACTCGACAAGTTGTACCTTAGGAGTTTTAGACTGAGAACGTACGAAGTCTCTCCACATTCTACCTGTAAGACCCTCCTGTTTCGGCAGGGAGGCGTCGTAGTAGATCCTGTAGTACCAGTCATCGGGGAGCATGCCTCGATTAAGATTATTTATGTTCTGTGTGATGTTGTACAAAGTCCGTTTCTGTTCCTTATGAGGAATGACAGCTGTGGAGATCACAGTGTGCCTTTTCTTGTACGGCTTGTACTTCTTGGTGAAACGACAAGATGTCATCGCTCATTATATTTTAACTATGTTGTTTTTTTGTCGAAGTTCTCTCCGGCTTTGGTCACCTGTTTTTGCTTCAGGTTGTGCCCTCTTTAGACCGCACGGGCGACGCACCATTGGCAGTACCACTGGTTGTCAGTGCACAGCACCATGTTCTCAAGGTACTCAGAGCGCCCGCACGGGCAGATGCTCCAGTAGACAACCGCTGGCATCAGCGGTGGCATCAGCGATGGCATCAGCGGTGGCATCAGCGATGGCATCAGCGATGGCGCGGTACACGTCATGTGCTCCACGGCCTCGGTGGCTTCCACCACAGACTCCTCCTCTTCCTTCACCTCGGTCAACTGAGCCGTCGGCTTCGTCGTGGGAACGAACTCCTTAGCAACGCGAACGCGCTTGAGTTCCTCCTCACCCAGTCGAATCAACTGCGAGTTCTGGCAGTACGTCTTGGTATCCTCATCGTAGTGGACACAGTGTGCGATCGGCGCACCCTTGGTGCTGTAACCACACAGGCAAGCCTGCTGGTTAGCACCAGGTGGGAACAACTTCACACACGAGCGCTCGGCGTCCGTGCAGTGCGAGTACACAATGTAATTCGTGCCGTGCTCTGGACACATCAACTCCCTGAGCGCACTGCATCGCAGTGTCTCTGAAAGCGTCTGCACCACAGTTTCACAGTTCATACAGTGCATCGCACAGTCACCCTTTTTGTGCGTGGCGCACAGGTCACCGTTGTTCAAAGCACCATGCAGTTGAGCACAGCGCGTGGTGCGCATGTGATCCTGAACGGACTTGCACTTAGCACAGTGAATGCGGTGAACATGTGGACACCTTGTGTTGGAACAGCCCTTGACGTCACACACCTTTGACTCGGGGTCAGGTGTGTGCGCCCGAAGCCACGCCTCGTGAGTCCCGTAGTCTACTTTACAAGACTGAGTGATCTTCTGGGCACATGCCTCCTCCCAAGTGAGATTCAGCGCGATGTTGCAACACGCCTTGTAACGGTTGCACCTCCGGGGTGCCCTCACCTTCTTCTTGCGGTAGCCGGAGCCACCACGCTTCTTGACACGGCCGAAGCCGGTGTCGCGTCGGGAATGCATTGAATGCGTTGAATGCTTTGAATCAGCCATCGTTGCTTGTTTGCTAACTGGTTGATTCTCAATTTCCTATCCTTACTTAACTTTGATTGATTTCTAGATGGTTTAGACAATCTGGTTTCAATTTTTTGTTTAACGTTACGTCTTCCGATTAAAGTTTTTTTATTTTACAAGAACGTTACCCGAACTTAAAACCAGCGTAACTACTCGAGAAGAACGTGTAAATGATAATAATCAGCAGATAGATGGCCGCTCCTAACCCTGCGACGTTACCGGTCTCGATCATGTTCACCACCTGATTGTCGGTACCCACGTTGTTCAGGGTGTTCGACAAATCGTCTACCGCTTCCACAATCTGACAGAAGAATGATGTGAAAAGACCAGCAGACCACCTGTTAAAAGATCCTGGTTTGTACTTCTCGTTCATTTTAGGGTTGTCAGACACTTTCGGAACCTCCTCATACGGAACTCCTTTGTCCTTCGCCTCGTCCTTGCGTAGTCTATCACAAAAGCCGACAGAGAGGAGCTCGATACCAGGCCCCAATCGGTAGTTCTTGATAGTCGGTCTAGCATCTGACAGGGACATCGCCAGAAGACCACTCGCCTCTGGTGTCTTCTCCACGTTCTCAGCTGTCTTCTGTGCGGACTTAGCTGTTCTCACAGCCTCTTCATGATTACTCTCTAACTTTTTTCTTAGTCTCTCTAGGTTGGAGAGCCCTTGTTTCTTGGTCTTACCTTTATCTCTTAACTTCTTCGGAGCCTTATTTTTGATACGTACACCACCCTCTTGGTCAGAGAACTCGAAATCTGATAAGTTATCATTCAGGTAGTCATAACCTCCTTTTTGTTGTCTCTCTCTTTTCATCGCCTCTTTCTTCACCTTGTTCGCCTCCTTAGAGAACTTATTTAGTGTCATGCCTTTGGGGCCTTTCGCGACCTTGTCCAATGTCTTGAAGAACTGGCAGAGAGTGCTTAACATCTCTGTGTCTTGACAGTCCATCTGACCAACAATACCACTCACATCGTACAAAGCGAAAATAACCTCTTCCACGATCATGTGATACGAGGCGACACCTGGAATGAGATCGAATATTAACTCCTTCAGCTGATCCCACACTTCCTTGAACCCTTGTAACGGTGGAGAGACAGATGCGTCGATGATTTGTGGTGACTCACCAGCTATCTCTTGTGCGATGTTAAAAACAAAGTCTCCGATATTCATGTAGACATAGATAATCGTGAAGATGAACATCGCCCACCATCCAACACGCTTCGCTGCCAGAGCTGACTCACAGTACTTGTTCGCCTTCCCGTAGAACCATGGGAAGATCATATACGCTGTCAGAATCCACACGAAAAACAACGTGGCAAAATGACGAAGCATCCATGTACAAAACCTGATAAACAGCTTCATAAACTTAGCGAACGTAGAGTTCGGATCAGACATGAAATAGGTGATCACACTAAAGATTGTATTGTTGAAAGTCACTGCGAAGATGTTGGCGAACAGAGTGATAAATCCACTAAAAAGAAAGATAACATACCCTGCGAGACACAAGTAGTAGATGATCCAAAGAAGCCAAGCTATAGTGTTAAACCCACCTTTGACACTCGGTGTAACAGTCACGTTGGAGTTATCCTCGAATCCTAACTTGGTGAGAGAGATGGTGTCAGACTCGTTTCCTAGCCTTTTCCCACTAAGGTACATATTCAGGGTTAAGTCATGATCAACATCGCTCCAAAGTTTCTCACGTACTGCTTGACGAAAGCTGTATAGTGACGTGAAAGGCGATGTCTCGATGAGATTACGCTTGTTGACAAAAACGCGGATATTGTGCCTACCCATTTTTTGTCCTAGGGGTAATAACTTCCCTGTCATACTATTCGCCTGAAAATGATTCCAAGCTTTACGGACACGAAAGTGTGGAGAAAGTCTGAGAGGTTGAAAGGGTTTGTCAAGGACGACACAATAAGAAAGTATCTACAAAAGTCAAGAAAAGCCAGAAGTGATGTCACACGAGTAGAACCACGTTATCTCATCTGGGCTTTCCTTCTGTTTTGTGGCGCTATTCTTCTGTATCATCTGTACACTCTCTGGCAAGATTACGAAGTTAAGAGAAACGAGAGTAAACGGACTGATTTTTTACCGTCCCAAGTTCATAGAGCCTCACATCATAATGTACAACCAGTGGCTACAAGTGTTCTTCTCCCCCCTCAAGGAGGTTCCAATCAAGGGAGGGCGAAAGAAGGAAACACAATCAATAGAGAGATCATGGGAGGACGACGGAATGATGCGTATCTCAGGCAAGAAGCCCAACGCATGGTCGGTTCTCCTTCGCCCCTCCAAAACAGTGGACATGAGAGCCTACCAGTACCAAATAGAAAGAGAGAAAGACCGCAGTATCCGTCTTATACAGAAGGCTTTTCTCGACCTCAACGAGAAGATGTTTCGGGAGGGCGAGCAGAGATACCAGGTGGAGGATCGCAAGGAGAAACAGGTTCAAGAGATCCTCGACGAGTTCCGCACTAAAGAGATCCAGATGGCTGAGAGACTGTTTCAGGCAAAACGATCGCTTTACTTACTGTCTCGTAAACGTCGTGAGCAGAGAGCTGACTTCTCGAACAAAGACAAAGTAGCGTTAGAACGTCTTAATCAAGAGGTACAGAGATTGACTAAGGAGGAGATTGAGCAGAAAAAGACTTTTCGTATGAGTATTCAACAGTACACACCAGAGTCATCATCTCTAAAACAACAAGGGCCTGTTCCACCACCTCCAGAGATAACATCTCTTCCGCTTGGTGTCTCTCGTCGTCGTATCATTGTCGGCAAGAACTCTGAGTCAAACACGAACACCAATAATGAGGATGGTGACGAAACCGAGACAGAGAATGAAGAGGTGTCGCGAAGCGAAAAGGAGAATGAGAACGAAAGCGAGGAGAACCAGGAAGGTGGTGATGTTAAGATAATTCATTTGTAATTGTATAAGGGCTTTGTGTAGCACAATGGGCTTTTGGAAAGATTACTTCGAACCTTGGTACTTCCTTGTCGCGTTCTGTGTGGGGATGTTCCTTGTTTACATCACCGTCCCGACACCAGAGGTTATCATTCGTTACCCCACACCACAAAACTCAGGCAAGCTGATGTACAAGGACTCTGCTGACATGTGTTACGTGTACGACGCCAAAAAGGTACAATGCTCTAAGGATGCCATAGAGACACCTTTACAGCACGTTAACAACAAGGTGAAAAATGAGAAGAGCTTCTGGGAGAAGATTGTCCCAGGTGTAGGAAATCAGGCTTAAGAAAAACCACGTATTAATACACTACTCGCTATTACGAGTGATAACAAGATGAGTGACAAAGAACGCCCCCAGCTACGTCCACAGTACGGTGACGCCTGGAAGAATCGTTCAAAAGTTGTTGTTCCCTTGAAACCAATAAAGCAAGTACACACACCACAACCACCTCGTACGATGGCACCTGAATACGTTCTGAATGAGATGGAGTTTCTTAACTACATCGCTGCGATCATGATACATGGTGATAGTTTCACAGAGGATCAGATTAAGAAGATGTGGGAGAATGACAAAATTTGCTCGTACAAATCAGTGTTTGGGAGTACTCCCATCTCCATACTACTTGCCTTTCGCGCGGGCATTAAGTTTGATAAGGAGTACCAGGTCTGGTACACAGGTCGTCATCATGAGAAGTTTCTCTACAGTATCTCCAAGACACACTGGGAGAACGAGAAAGAGTTCGGTAAGGACTATGATCGCCCATGGCTACATATTGATGACGAGTGGATATTTGACTAGGTATAAAAAGAGGACTGTTGTCTGTTATAACGATGTCCAAAACGTACCCACTTTACAATCTCACTCCTCATGACATTCATCTTTGTGATGATAACGGAGAGGTGTATATGACAGTTCCTGCGTCAGGACATGTCATTCGTGTAGGATCAAAGCCACAGACTCGGATTAACACACTGAGAACTCCGGACGGTGATATCCCAGTGGTCTCTCCACCGTCTTACACAAGATGCGAGGGTCTGCCAGTTGAGGCGAAAGGCAAAGATATTATCGTCTCTTGGCTTTGTGGTGACCAGTTGCTGAAGGAGCAACCAGACTATCCGCACCGTGTCTTGAACCCAGACACTGGTCCCGATAGTGTGGTTAGAGATGAGAAAGGAAGAATTGTAGGTGTGAAACGACTAGTTCTCATGAACCCTCCGTCCTCAGGTACGTCCACGACGTCCTGAGTTGAGAACACCTAGACCCATACGAAGATCATCATTCACGTTAGCTCCTCTTTCAGGAGGATCGCACCCGTTAACAGGTGATGCGTTACTGAACACTGAGTACTGATCGGCTAGTGAGTCGTATCCTGTCAGACCTGGTAGGATCTGACCACCGTTCATAGGAAGTTCGTTGTAGTAACGCCATGTGTTAGGTTGTAGAGAGTACGAGACACCCGTTTTCTCTAGAGCTACCTCCGCAGGTATTGTCTGACCTGTCGGAGACATTTGTGCGTTCACCTCTGGTCGTGGAGGCAACATAGACTTGCTGACTCTGTCACGATTTGTCGTGGCGATCTGGTTATCAGTTGGTTCAGAGTCCACATTCTTTCTGTAGAAGCGATTCAGGTTCATGACATCAGAGCCGAAGTTAGCGTCATTCTCGTTGAAAGGGTACAGGTTATATCCTTGAACCTTTGGCTCACGACAGTTAATATGGTCAACTAGCTCCTGCTTCTTTCTGTACTGAGTAGATTGGAAGCGATCACAGAAACCCTCCTTAGTAGGAACATTCTCGTCCATCATTCTGTCTTTCATCTCGTTAAGCTCACTCAGCTTCTGAGGGACATCATCATCATCAGCCTCGACTCCATCAAAACTGGCGATCGGTTTACCCTTTTTGCTTTTGGTGTTCTTAGAACCTTTCGGCTTAGTCTCATCACTTTCATCTTCTGGGTTATCAAACCCTTCTTTCGGAGAAAGGTCAAGATAACCACGAAAGCTCACACTTTCCAGAAGGAAATGGAGAGCTAGAATCAGTAAAAGGGCGGAAATTACGACACGCATAATCTCTCTCATACTCTTCGTAAGAAAAATGTGCGCGAATAACATACTGAGGCAACAGATGGCTCACAAAGAGAATAAAAGCGATAATGCGCCCGAGCCTAAAAAGGCCGATTCTCCCGAGAAAAAAGATGAGAATGTTAATCCTTTAACTTCTGCTAACAGCAACGCCGATCTCACAAAGAGTGTTGATGTGTGTCCTCCGGAAGATCATAAGAGTCTTGGCCCTCCACCTGGAAAAGAGAGTGACAAAAGTGATAAGAAAGATGACTGTTGTGATGGTAAATGCGATGACTGCGAGTGCGGTCCTGAGTGTGATAAACCATGTAGTGAGAAGGACGGTGCTCGCTGTGGCGATTACGGAGTACCGTTAGAGGAGATTAAGGTTGAAAATAAGGAGGTAAAGGAAAAAGAGCCTGATGATAAGTTCTGTCTTTTACGTGACAAGGTTCCTAGAAGCCTAAGACACACTCTTGAGCCACTCACCCGTGATCTAGAGGATGTTTGTGCGCAAGTGACATCTCTTGTTCATGCTTACTTCAACCAACCTGAGAACAGCCTTGAGTACGGCCTTCTTGTTGTGAAAGTTATGGAGTTTGTCGAGGACTACCGTGATCTAACAGCTGAAGAGAAGAAGTTGGTGGCTACTCGATGTATTCTGGAGCTTCTTGATGAGACTCCTAATGTGCCTGCGGTGGTGAAGGCCGATCTTATGGTGACTATTCCTGGCGCTATCGAGGCTGTCATTCGCATGTCTAAGGGTGAGCCTCTCAATCGTGAGGTGTCAGGAGCTGGTATTGTTGAGTCTGCTTACGTGGTCAAGAGAGCTTTCGAGAGAATTGTACAGTTTGTGCGTGATCACAAGTACGAGATCGCGGATATCGCCACAAATGTCTTTCTCATCGCAGCGGAGATTATGTTCGTGGTCGGAGGCTTCCCTGCTTTGGCAGGATCACAGAAGAAGGCTATCGTTATTGAGGTCTTTACCAAGTTACTCACCGAGTACGCTAAGTCTGACACAGGTGATAAACTAGAGGATCACTTCGTGGACGCTGTCTTGGCTAATCTACCCACTATTGTGGACACTCTGGTGTCTGTCGCTGAGGGGAAGTTCTCAATTAACACTCTTCTGGAGAAATGCGCGAAATGCCCCTGGTTTGTCTGCTGTGCTAAACAGTAGACGTAAGTGGTTTTCTTGGGTTAAGACAGTAAAAAATCGAAGAGTCGATTGATGTCTTAAATATACATAAGGCAGAGGAGGTATATCAGGTACAACGTCCAGGATGTCCAGCAAGGCGAAAACCCAGAAACGTACCGCCAAATCTGGCGGAAAGCGGAAGAAGAACACAAAAGTGAAGGCTGTTGAGCCAGAACCGGACGAGAAATGGCGAGACAATGTCCGCCAGAAACTATCTACGCTTGTGGATGACGAGAAACTCGGTTCTGAGATCGAGGCTGCGCTGTATCAGAAGACTCTGGACAAGTCGTCTCAGACAGATCTAGCGGTGCTTGAAATGTCTATTTTCAAGCATCGCTATCTCTACCATCTTCAGACCCTAGTTCTTAACCTGGATCCTGAAGAGTATGTGGGGAACAAGAATCTTATTATTCGCGTGAAGAACCACGAGGTGAGCCCTGTCGAGCTCGTCGTTATGACTCCAGAGGAGATGTTCCCTGAGAAATGGGAGGAGATCCGAAAGAAACAGAAGGAAGAGGAGAAGTTCTTGTACGAGAACCATCGCAAGGCGACAAGCAAGCGTATCAAGTGCTTCGCTTGTGGCGAGCGTCAGGTCTGTACCACAGAACAGCAGACGAGATCCGCGGATGAACCGATGACGGTGTTCTACGAGTGTCTCAACTGTAACAATCGTTGGCGCAGTTAGGTTGTTTTAGACCTTGTCGCTTTCGTTTTCATAGCTTTCTCAACAAACTTGACACATTCATGTACATCTTCGACTGAACATTCACAGCCTACTTTCACGTAAACCTCACACCACAACTTGTCCGACTCCCCGGTTTTCTCAGGTCTCCCCATGCCACGCACCGTACGGGCGTCTGTGCTCATGTTATCTGATGAGAACCTAGCGCTCATAACAACAGAGATACCATCTCCCCATGGAAAGACAATGTCTACATTATCAAACACATCATCGTAAGTGTACTCTGGAGGGAAGATGTCGTTCGATATCTTCACTCTCTCGTTCATCATCACAAGAACCTTGGGTCGCTTCAGATCAGAGATCGGAAGTCCTTCGTCCTCCAAAGGTTTACAACGAACTTGATGACAAAAGCTGGAACCGTCTGGTAGAACAGTCAGTTCCAGGTTTCTGTACTTGTAAGTTGAGTACTCTTTCAAACTCTCCACAATACCCAACCTATTGCGCAGAGCTGAGAAAAGTCGACGACATACCAGAGATGATATGTTCGTCTCCAAAAATGGCTTCGGTACTTTCACCGACTTTTCTGACTCTGAGATAAGTGATCTTAGAAAATGATACTCGATCGCGCAATCTTTACCAACGTCTTTTTGCGCCATCGTGAAAACCTATTTCAGTACCCTGTTAGCTTTATACCTACAGTTTTCTTAACTCAGTGATATCTCTTCTTTTTGTTGGTGGTACCCATTGAAGACCAAGTATCTTAAAGATCTCCTTCTCATTCTTGGCACTGATACGTCTTCGACCTTTATAGAGACCCGTGTCTGATAACTTGTAACCTTTGTTTTTCGCGTACTGACGAATCATACGTGAGAATCTCTCCCCTGATCCGAAGTACAGAAGATGGAAAGGCATGTCATCCCAACCAACAGCGTGTAGATCCACGTGTCTGGCCGTTCTACCTATCTTACCGACACCGATATACGTTGTTTGATGAGGACGGGGGATTCTTGAGCCTAACAAAGTGTCCTTAAGGAAACCTATGTCGAACAGTCTTGTCACCAGTGTCTCCAGAACAGGTGGAGATGCCTTACTTACATCTTTATCCGTCTTTAAAGTCTTGATAGAAAGAACTAAATCGATGTCTCCACTCATCTTCTTACCTGTTCGGTACGATCCTGCCAGAACGGTCTCGGTGTTCTTACCGAAGAGTTTGCGAAACTCTCTCTCCACTAACTTTCTAATTTTTTCTGACTCCGTGCGACTTATCTTCTTCTGTAAATCATCATAATACTTCAGACCCATTCTCTGTGCGTTAGTCGCCTTGATCTTCCCCGCTTTCACCTTCTTCTTTAGATCCGCCACTGAGGTGACACCTTGATCAATCAGAGTCTTTGCTCTCTTCGGTCCTATGTCAAACACATTTGTTAACTCTCGAAACGCCTTAACCTTCGGATCCTTCCCGAACTCCTTCAGTAGAGCTACATGACCAGTCTTGATCAACTCGTCAACCTTTCCTGCTATGCCCTTACCAACCCACGGCAAACTTAATAACTCCTTTCCAGATGTCACTATCTTGATGCCCGATGTTTTCAGGGACGCTGTAGCTTTCGCGTACTGTGCTGCCTCACGATGGTTACCCAGACTTTTGTGATAACGTTGTAACTCCTCCACCATATGAACCACGTCCTTTATGGGAACTGATCTCGAACCACCCTTCTTAGCTTTCTTCTTTCTCGCCTTCACAAACAGATCTCGAATCATCTTGATCTCTTTCTTGTAGTTCGCATGAGTCTCAAGACACATCGGGATACTATTCTTGACAGCGAATCCTATCAGATAAAGAAGAGCCTCCTTTCCTTCATCGGATGAGAAGATAAACCCCTCTCCAATACCAGCATGACGATCCTTGTGTGATCCGACAGGTGTTGCTGAATCATTCAGATGAATCAGTGTCATGAAAGATTTTGGTGTTCCGACATGTTTCGTGAAATCGGCTATAAGAGTCTGCATTCCCTTGACCGTGTTAATCGCGTACCCCGAGGCGAACGCGTGACATGTGTCGATACACGTACCGATGCGCTTCCCGTACTTACGCCTGAGAGGTCGCACGACCGCACCCAAAGATTTCATAGTTCCTCCTATATTGCTCCCTTCAGACGCTGAGTTCTCCAATAATAAAGGTACATGTGGGAACTTCTTGCCATACTCACGAAAGAAGTAGATGAGATGGTCTCTCATCTTCTTCTGTGTCTCCACATCAGTCATCATGAACGGTCTCCATTTCTCATCTACTGCCTTCCTTGAGCACATATGTATAACTACACCGTTAAGACCCATGTTCTCTGCCAGAACCATGTCTTCCGCCAAAATCTTGTAAGCCCACTGGATTCTGGCAAGACCAGGTGGAATCTTACAGAAGTTCAGAAGGTAACTCGCGTGTACGAACACCTTCAGATTCTCTTTTCTCTTATAGTCTTTCACCTTCTTCTGCTCCACCTCCGAGACAATCTTGCGTCCTTTCACGGATGTAGTACACATGTTTCGAAGGAATATCTGTACGACATTTCCACCATTCTTGCGAACAGCTTTGATCGAGTTCAGAAGTGAACCCGTGTCTCTATCATCAGGTGACTGTGATCCTATGAACAACTTGCCTTTTGAACCTGACATCTTCGTAAGGGGGGTCTTACACAAAGTATCCGCCTTACATATAGAGTCCCGGAAGAGAAAAACCGAGGATTGGCGATGGATACTCCTCCTAAAAATGTACCAACAACGCCAGAAGTGGTAACTAAACCCACTTCCTCTACATCAACACCAGAGGAAGCGGTAACTCCTCAAAACACTGGTGGGTCTAGGGAGATTCGCAAGCGATCTTCTAGCATCATGAGCAAGATCTTGTGGGGTGTGATGTCCTTCATCGGAATATTATTCATACTTGCCATTTTCACGATCATCTCGCAGTACAACAGTGTGAAAGCTAACGCGAAAAACATAGCTAAAAACTGGCCGAAGTACCGATGCCAACCACACGTGATGCCTTTCGCAGGATGGCTGGTCGGACCACCTGGCATCTCTGGTGTAGAGAACTTTGTCGAGTGTGGCCTTCTCATTTTCAAGAACTCGTTCTCTCGATTCATGGCTCCTTTCATCGACTTTCTGGACAGGTTACTCCAGGTTGTTCTTGATCTGTTCCGATCAGTGGAGAACATTCGTAAGATGATTAACTACTTACGTGACGCCATCAAGAACTTCCTGACGGATATCGGGAACATGCTGTACGGGTACGGCAAGAAGTTATCATACTTGTTCAACCGTCTTCTTCAGACATTCAAGCTCATGTTCGACACTTTTTATTATTTGTTCTACACTGTCGCCTTCTCCATCTACACAGTGGCCGCCGTTTGGAACTCCCCAATCGGTGGTGTTGGACGATACTTCTGCTTTCGTGCTAGCACGCCCATCAACATGGATAACGGCACCAAGAAGGCTATCTCTCAGTTACACGTAGGTGACAAGTTGCTGTTCGGTGGTCGTGTTCTCGCAACTATGAAGTTCCCGGGGAAGACCACTAGGCTGTACGCTTACCCTGCCAAAGATGACGAGTTCGTCTTTGTCTCAGGTGATCATCTGGTATGTGAGGGAGGTAGATGGATCCGCGTGTGCGACTCACAGAGAGCTTTGGAGACGAACGATAAGGAGGACGAGATCTACTGCTTGGTGACCGAGAGAGCCAGGATCTACAGTAACGGAGTTCTCTTCTCTGACTTCCAGGAGGCGGAGACAGACCAACAGTTCCGATGGATCCGCCAGAGAGTGCTAGACACTCTCAACGGTCTTCAGCCAGGAGAGACCCCTGAGATCAAACAGAAAGCTGATCATGTATGGGGTATCGAAGGCTCCCTCCAGCTCACGCTTAGAGACGGCTCCCAGAAGAGGTTGGACGAGCTTCAGCTAGGTGACCAGCTAGATATTGGCGGGACGGTAGAGGGTCTTATCGAGGTCTCAGGAATGGCCGTAGACCAGTACTTATACCGAGACGTGGTCTGTTCAGGAGATATGATTATCAAAGAGGATGGCAAGTGGGTTCCTATCAGAACGTCTATGGAAGCCGTTCAAATCCAACCACGTTTAGGAAAACTTTACCAGTTGCTCACTAGTGAAAATATCTTCAACGGGGGTACGATTATAGCGACTGATTTTGACCAGACGTTAAATGACGCGGTCAATTCAGAAATCGATTCCCACGTAGAGCGATATCTAAATAAAGGGATCACATTACCATCTTAGATTCACGAAAACTTTGTCGAGATGGCTTCAAAAACCTTTGATTTGAACCGACTTTTGGAGGAGGACTCTAAGAAGTATCAGTCGAAAGAGCTCAAGGAGCATATCCTTGATATTCCTGACACTTACATCGGAGATGCCGAGGAGAATCCTCTTGAGTCTGCCTGGGTGAACCAGGTAGATGATGAGGAGAGCGAGAGCAAGACTGCTCCTGTGGCACTCGTCCAAAAGACGATTCAAGCCGTCATGGGTCTGTACAAGATCTTTGACGAGGTACTTGTCAACGCTTCTGACAACGTTCCTAGGACTAGGGACGCTTACAAGAAGGACAAGACTGTTCAACTGACGAAGACGATCAAGGTCGAGATCAATCAGGAAGAAGGCTGGATCTCCGTGTACAATGATGGGGAGGGTATCCCCGTTGTTGAGCACAAGGAGCATAAAGTCATGATTCCTGAGTTGATCTTCGGTAAGTTGCTCACATCGGGCAACTACGACAAGACCGAGAAGCGTCGTGTTGGTGGTCGTAACGGTTACGGAGCGAAACTGACTAATATTTTCTCCACGAAGTTCGTGCTGGAGACAGTCGATCATCGCAGGAAGAAGAAGTTTAAGCAGGTCTGGGAGAGAAACATGTCCGAACCTGCGAAGAAGGCGTCTGTAACCTCGTACTCCTCTAAGGCGTACACTAAGGTGACCTTCTGGCCTGACTTCGAGAGATTCGGCATTGCCGGCATCTCGGATGACCTGTTGGGTCTTCTCCAGAAACGAGTCGTTGATATCGCAGGTACTACACCTCGTGATGTCACGGTTTACCTGGACAACAAGAAGGTCGGCATCAAGTCCTTTGAGGATTACGTGAACATGTACATCGGCACTAAGTCCGAGACGAAGCGTGTGTACGAGTCCCCGAACGAGTACTGGGAGGTGGTCGCGTGTGCGAGCCCCGATGGTGTGTTCCGACAGGTCACGTTTGTCAACAACATCTGTACAATGGATGGTGGCAAGCACGCTGATTACATCGGTAACCAGATCGCTCGGAATCTCGCCAAGCGAGTGAACGAGAAAGGAAAGAGATCTGCCTCTCGAGGCAAGAAATCGGACAAAGACATTGAGAACAAGCACATCAAGTCCAATCTCTGGATTTTTGTGAACTGTTCGATCGTCAATCCTGCTTTCTCGTCTCAGACCAAGGTTGTTCTGACAACACCTCAGGCGAAGTTCGGTTCAAAGTGCGATCTCTCTGACGACTTTCTGAAGAAGTTAGAGCGCACCGAGATCGTTGAGCGAGCTCGTCTTCTCAAGGGTTTCCACGTGAAGGCAGGTATGTCCAAGACAGACGGCAAGAAGACCGGAACCCTCAAGGGTATCGACAAGCTGGACGACGCGAACTGGGCTGGAAAAGCCAGAAGTGCCGAATGTACACTTATTCTGACCGAGGGAGATTCAGCCAAGGCTTTTGCCGTGGCAGGTCTCACTGTTCTGGGTCGTGACAAGTGGGGTGTCTACCCTCTTCGAGGAAAGCCTCTCAACGTTCGCGACGCGACGGATAAGCAGTTGTTGAGCAACGCAGAGTTGGAGAACCTGAAGAAGATCATCGGTCTTCAACAACGCAAGAAGTACACAGACTTGTCCCAACTGCGTTACGGAAAGATCATGATTCTAACGGATCAGGATCTGGACGGTTCGCACATTAAGGGGTTGATCATTAACATGATTGACTTCTTCTGGCCTGAGCTTCAGGAGCTGGGTTTCATCATCTCGATGTACACTCCGATCGTGAAGATCTTCAAGCAAGTACGCGGAAAGCGTCAAGCTGTGAAGACGTTCTACACTCTACAGGCGTATCAGCGCTGGAGAGAGAGTAACCCTTGGGTGACTGACAAGAACGTCAAGTACTATAAGGGATTAGGTACGTCCACGCGCCCGGAGGCTCTTGAGTACTTCAAGGCGCTACGTACGTACCAGTTCGATCCTACCGAGACATCTCGGGAGCGGATTGACATGGCGTTCAACAAGAAACGTGCCGATAACCGAAAGGCTTGGCTACGTAATTACGTTGAACACAACATTCTGGATGTTGAGGCGAAACACGTCAAGATTGATGAGTTCGTAGACAAGGATCTAATTCATTTCTCGAACTACGACAACTATCGATCTCTACCATCCATGATTGACGGTCTGAAACCGTCTCAACGCAAGGCGCTCTTCGGCATGTACAAGATGAACGTGCGCACAGAGAAAAAGGTCGCTGACATTCAAGGTCCGATCATGTCGATGTCGCGTTACCATCACGGTGACGCAAGTATGACAGGAACGATCACCGGGATGGCTGACACGTACGTCGGTTCGAACAACATCAACCTGTTCTATCCAGGTGGTATGTTCGGCACCCGTCTTCAAGGCGGAAAGGACTGTGCGTCAGCAAGGTACGTGTTCTCGTGCCTCTCCAAGATCACCGATCTGGTGATTCGCAAGGAAGACCTTCCTTTGTTGGAGATCTTAGAAGACGACGGAACACCTATCGAACCTCGATGGTACTTCCCGATTCTTCCGATGGTGCTGGTTAACGGCGCTCACGGTATCGGCACTGGGTTCTCAACTCATGTGCCGTGTTTCAACCCGAAAGATCTGATTCGCAACCTGCGACTGTTGATCGACGGGCACAAGGTACAGAAACTGAGACCTTGGTACCGTGGCTTCAAAGGCAACGTTGTCTCCAAGGGAGGCAAGTGGTTCACCGAGGGCAAGTTCGAGTTCAAAGGAACGACATCAGTTCTCATCACCGAGTTGCCTATTGGTGTCTGGACGGACGACTATCACAAGCACCTAGACAAGCTTCTGTACGACTCGAAAGAGTCTGACAAGAAGAAAAAGGCCGCACAGTGCCTGGTCTCTTACAAGAAGGAGAACGGACATAACGACGTGGCAGTGAAGCTCACTCTGAACTTTCGGCGTACTGACCTTGACAAGTTCAAGAAGGATCAGAAGTCGATGAAGAAGTTCAAGAAGACGTTCAAGTTAGAGGAGTCCAAGTCTTGTTCGGTCACGAATTTACACATGTTCGACCCTGTGGGTGGTATTGTGAAGTTCAAGACCGTGGAAGGGATTCTGAGATCTTTCTTCAAGGTTCGTCTACACTTCTACGTGAGACGTCGTGAGTACTCGATCAAGGCTCTGGAACGTGAGCTTCGATACTTGGATGAGAAGATCCGATTCATTCGTGGTATGGTTGCCGAGGTGATTCACATCACGAAGAAACCGGATCCGGCTGTTCTCGAAGAACTGCGAGACACTCACAACTTCCTACCTGATCCTTCCAAGAAGGCGATCGTGGTACGCAAGGTTCATGACTCTGTGTATCGCAACGCTCTTGAGGGCGAGATCTTCACTCCGGATGAGGATACTGACATCTCGTCAGCAGACTCTGACGCAGACACTGATGACTCCTCATCAGAGGAGGAAAGTAGCTCTGAAGAGAGTGGATCCGAGTCGGAAAGTGAGAATGAGTCCGAGGACGAGGTGGAGGCAGGAGTTGCCACTGAGTCCGAGGCCGAAGTGAAGGACGAGCGTGATCCCCGTAAGATTCTTAACGAGGATTACGGCTATCTGATCTCTATGCAGATTCGCACTCTGACCAAGGAGAAGGCTGAGGACTTACAGGCAGAGCGTGATCGCAAAGCTGCTGAGTTACAGCGTATGCGTGATATCACTCCGCGTCAACTCTGGAAAGATGAGTTGGATGAGCTTGAGGCTCAACTTGGTAATGCGTATGAGTAATTAGTCAAGTGTAAAAATCACTCATAGCAATCATAATTTCTAACTATTAACTCTAGCATGTTTCCTTAGTATCTCTTTGAGTTCTGGTATCTGAATGGGTTTTGAGAGAAAGTCTCTCATACCTACACGGCGACACTGCTCTTTCGCAGCAGGATAAACGTTCGCGGTTAATGCGACAATAACAGGGAACTCTCGATTTTCCTCAGATAATCTCTTAAGAATAGTCGCTGTAGCATCTGGGCCGTTCATACCAGGCATGCGCATATCCATGAGAATGATGTCATAGTCGTTAAGAGTAGCTTTCTCGACAGCTTCAAGACCGTCATAAGCCTTATCTGGTTTGTACCCTAGTTTTTTCAGTATTCGCACGATCACTTTCATGTTAATCTTGTTGTCCTCCACTAAGAGTATTCTAGCAGGATAGTCCTTCTCCATGTTAATATTTCTAGACACTGTCTTAGGTGCTGTCACACCTTTCTCCATGTTGATGATCTCTTCAATAATATCTTTTACTCTTGAGAAGGAGATAGGCTCACGAAGTTTACGATCTATTCGTCTTAGTCTTAACTCAGGTGTGGAAGTATTAGCGGGACATGAGACAATCATAGGTTTGTTATATTTTGGTAAGAACCTATCATGATTATCATGATGTGTTACTAAAATATCAGAAGCGAGAACATCCTTCTCATCTACTTTGGAGTCTACCACCTCTTTAGCTGGAAGAGAGTATTTCTGTAAAAATGGAGATATTGATTTGTAAATAGGTTCTTCCTCTTTATCAAGAATAAATACTGTCTTATCCGTCTGTATTCTTGGTGACATACGCTCTTTGTTCGGTGTTGGTGGTAAGGGCTGATCAGTCTCTAAATCTGCTAACGGTTTTGTTAGTGTTCCGTATTTTCTGTGCTTTCTCAACATCAACGTAAAAATAAAGTTGCAACCTTCATCTCTATCACTCTCAAGTCTTATAGATCCACCCATTAACTCAACAAGATTCTTTGTTATCATAAGACCAAGCCCAGTCCCGTTTACAGACTCACTTGTCTCACGGACACGATAAAACGCCTGAAAAAGACCACTCTGCCTACTTTTTGGTATTCCAATTCCGTCATCTTTCACGTAAAACTCAATAAGTAATTTGTCAGTAAGTTCTTTTATAACTGTTCCACCAAGAGTTATCCATCCGTCTTTACCCATATACTTAACGGCGTTACCGATAAGATTAATAAAGATTTGAGAGATTCTGTACACATCTCCGATTACGTAAAGAGGTAGTGTGTGAAAATCTCGGTGAATACGAATCTTGTAATTACAAGATTTGTTAAACGCGAGTGTTATAGAGTTGTCTATACAACGATACAAATTAAAGACTTTCTCTACTAAATCTACCTTTCCCTCTTCAAACTTAGCGATATCCAAAACATCGTTAATAACGTGTACGAGATGCTCACAGCTAACTTGTATATCTTTAAGATACTCTGACTGTTGAGCATCTAATGATGTCTCATCTAAAAAGCTAGCTGTAGAGACAATCCCGTTAAGCGGTGTACGAATCTCATGAGACATAATGTTAATGAAATTAGATCTCTCTTTAGCTTTCGCCTCTGCTACAATATGTTTACTGTGTAACTGCCCAAGTTTATCCTCGTTCTCTTTACTAATAATCACACTAGTAAGTGCTGTTAGTAAAGGTTGAACTAACTCAATCATATCCTGAGAAAACCCATTTTCCCTATTAGCTAATCCGACCTCTCCGATAACTCTCTCCGAAAAGATAAGTGGGATTGCCACGAAATTATACATTGGCTCTCCTCTTGGTTTAAAAGGACACTTACACTCTTTCTCATCATAATTTACGAATACAGGTCTTTTTTCATTATAGGCTTTCCACCAAGGAGCAGTCGGATTATCCTTACGAACAAAAGCTAGATCGGAGATTCTCTCTTTGCTAAACGCTTTCCAATAATCTCTTTTCACTTCATCTGATGAATCTTTCTCCACAGAAGGAGTTAACATCGTGAGAGCTAGTTTATCCTCATCTTTAGTAACACCTTCAATAAAATGATTAATGTACATATACTTTGTTTTAGTTGTGTTAAGAATCTGTACTGAGATAAACTGAAGTAGATCATAAAGAGTTTTGTTCTTACTCGTTATAAACGCCTTGATAATCTCATTCATAGCTCTTTTTGACATTAGTTCCATCATGTTCTTCTCCTCAATAAGTTTATCTTTCGTGATATCCCTAGCAATCGCGTAGATCATACCGTCATTGATACATGTTGTCCATGATAACCAGACTATATCACCGTTTTTGTGGTAATACCTATTCTGATAATCTGTTATCGCCTTACCAGATCCTTCATAAGTAGAGGCATCGGGAAGATCACTAGTATGAATAAACTCTGAGTAAGCCTTTCCCTCAAGTTCGGCAGGAGTATAACCAATAATTTTCTTACAAGAAGGAGAGGCTTTAAGGAACACTCCGTTTAGGTCAAAAATAGCGAATATGTCGAGAGCAAGATGATAAAATTGACGTACATCGAACTTTCCTCTTTCAAGTGTGACATCTCTAGCTATTGCGTAGTAATAGTTATCATACAAACTAGCGTTCCAAGAGAAAAGAACAAACCCTCCGTTTTTCTTCTTGTATCGGTTAACAAACCTATATATTCTCTGATTTCCTAGAACATGATCCGTGCTAGCGATATCAGTTTCATTCAAGACAAACTCCTTGTATGACTTACCTACCATCTCCTCCGGTTTGTACCCTAAAATATCCTCGGATGACGGTGATACTTTAAGAAAAACACCGTCAACTGTAGATATAACAGATAGGTCAACAGAGAGTTCTATCAAAGGAATCGCTGGAATAACGCTTGGTATTAAACTGGGTACAGATGATTTAATTAGAGATGACTCCTTTTTCTCATTAAGTGGTACTTTGTTATTATCACTCATTCTGATATACATCATTCGTTGAAAACATTTAAGAAATTATAGCGCCGAAAGGTAGAGGAAGGAAAGCAACATGCCTTCTGGTGGTCTCATGCAGTTAGTAAGTTACGGATCGGAGGATCTTTACCTTACAGGGAATCCTCAGATCACATTCTTCAAAGTTGTGTACCAAAGACACACTAATTTCGCGTACGAGTGGATCCCACAGTACTTCGACCCACAAGCGTCTTTCTCCACAACCCAACAAGTACAGATGGACGCCCCTATCAAGAGAGACGGTGATCTCATCCGTGATATGTCTTTAGTTCTTGATCTTCCTGCTATCTACTCCACCCCAGAGGAAAACTTCAAGTGGATAGAGAACATAGGTCATTTCGTCGTTCATTACGCAGATTTCGTGATCGGTGCCCAGAGAATATCCAGACAGTACGGGCAGTGGATGAATATATGGTCGGAACTTACAGTGGATGACGCGAGGCGCCCTGCCTTTAACGAACTTATCGGGAACGTGCCTGCTGTGAACGACCCAGCGTTCTACTACGGGTCAATCAACGAGACATCCACTCCGACTATCCCAAAAAGACGTCTACGAGTTCCCCTGCCTTTCTGGTTCACAGAACACCCAGGACTGGCCGTGCCACTTATCGGTATTCAGTACGTAGAGATCAGAATCGAGACAGAGTTCCGACCTCTTAACGAGTGGTTCACTATCGGATACCCCCCTGTCGCTCCTGACCAACTGTTTAACGATCCCGTGCCTCACTCCGGGTCGAACCATGTCGCTTTGCGCCAAGAGCTAATTAACGGTGGTTTCGCCTCTGATAACGTCTTCTGGAAGTTCGTGAACGGTCTGAACGTTCCGACAGGACAGTGGAACCAGAACGTCTTCCTGGATGTCAAGTACGTCTTCCTGGATAATCCAGAGAGACGATTGTTCGCCGCCGCTGTCTCCGAGTACCTCATCACACAACCAGAACGTCTTATCTTTAGAGGTCTTAACGGTGGGAACAACCGTGAACAGATTGACTTCTTTCATCCTGTGAAGGAGATGTTATGGGTGTTCCAGAGAGACGACGTGAACGTTCGTAATCAGTGGTCTAACTACACGACTCTGCCGAATAACAGAGACTATCCGAGGTTACTGGAGTGGGAGAAAGCGAGACAGATCGCGACAAACGTGCTGGAACTTCTTCCGGAGCCAGCACCCCAGGACTCGTTATTACCGATTCCTGTTATCGGAGATAAGATGTTACCTTCTGGTCTGACAGTTGATCAGTTCGTGGACTTTCTGAACTGTACGGACATTGACAAGCTGTACCGATCGAATATCGCGGCGTTTGATCAGTACTTTAACATATTCTACTTCGGTAAGTTCATCTTTAATCAGCATGACCGTCAAGAGTCCAAGCCTCACTATTATTACGCTTATGAGGAGCCGTACGACGCTCATACATCGGCACCAGGAGATCGCAAACAGATCTACAACATGAGTTTCGCGGACAAGCCGGAGATGGTTCAACCTTCTGGCACCGCGAACTTCGCACGGTTTAACAAGGCTGAATTCCAATTTACTTTAAAGGATCGTTCACCAAAACAATCTGCATGTTTTCCTACTCCAGAACTGTACAATCTTTACTTCTACGTTCGACAGATCAACGTTCTGCGTGTCATGAATGGACTAGCGGGTCTTGTTTTCGCCAATTGATGTCGATAAAAGTAATTTCCATCAAATCGGTGGACGTTCCAAAAAAGTAAAATAACTTAAAGGGAGGAAAATCTGGTAGCATAATCCACATCGCAACAGAAAGCAAGCAACGGTTACAATGTCGGTTATCGCACGGCCAACGTCAAGACAGCTAAGTCCATACTCCGTATTTCAAGACGGATTTACAGAGAGGTTCTTTGATGATTTTGTACGTGAGTTCGGTTCTATCGCGGAATCATTTGGTAGGAATCTCTCTGAGTCAACCCGTGGCTCCCGAAAAAATGAAAAGGTTGAGCCCTACCAAATGATACCTCGTACATCTGGATGGCCATCTATGAATGTCGTTGAGAAAGAGGACAGGTTCGAGGTCTCTACCGAGATACCAGGTATGAATCCTAACGAGATCAATTTGGAGCTTAGAGGTGATAATCTTGTCATCTCTGGCGAACGTTCTGAGGAGAAATCGGAGAAAACAGATCAGAGACATGTTTACGAACGAAGATACGGTTCGTTTCAGAGATTTATTCCGTTATGTGACGGTGTTACATCAGATGGTGTGACAGCACGATACGAGAATGGTGTTCTGTATGTGACAGTACAAAAGCCTGAGATTCAAGAAACTAACAGAATCCCGATAACCATTGACACAGGTCCTTCTATTCAGTCAGAGACATGATCACGAACCCCTGTAAAACGTGGTGTCCCATGATATCCACGGAGTCCACCCCTTAGGATGACCTTTCCCTGAGAACTGTCTTGTTCTCTCGTAATCTCTTCGTAGTCCCTTGTTCTTCAGCCAGGTTCTTCCGATATCAGTCACTATGTTCCTGCCGACAATCGGGTACTTGAACCTAACCTTGTTTTGAGAGTTCCACATCTTGTACAACTTCTTAACCTGAGCCTCAGGGTTGAGGTTAGGAGACATGTGTGGTAAGAACAGTTTAGTGTGCTCTGTCCGATGTAGAGATGGAACAAAAGTAGGCTCGTTCGGATGCTCTATCACTCTCTGCTCAAACACCATCTGGTGAATGGAGGGATCAGTCTCTGCCATTTTGATCATCTTAGGGACGTCCACCTTGACGTTCAGTAACCAGTCGTCCTCAAGGTGAAAGAAGAACTTATTTTTAGGTTGAGAGAAACACCAGATAACAGCCTTAGCGAAATTGGCCTCCTCAGGGTAGTTCGTTATTACCGTGCCGAAGTACTGGCGCGCCACCTTCTCCACTAGATCAATTCTGGTGTTGTTAGGAGCAGGGTCGATGTTTATGTACAGTGTTGACTGTTTCCAGTCGACTCCTTGTAGTCCATTTGTGAATGACCTATAAGTCCTGTGAAGGATCTCTGGTCTGTTACAGGCGGTTGTCGTGAACTCTAGGGGAACCATCTTACTATCGCCCGAAAAAAACCTCTATGAGAATATACGTGATAGAACGATGGCTCGTCCTACTTACTTCACGACAGAATACGTGGTCTCCCTTCTTCTTGCTCTGTTAGCAACCTACGGAGTCGCCAAGGCCTCACCTGATATGTCTGTGTGGGTCACTTACGTGATCGTGCCCTTGGCTGTGGCGTACGTCTCTCTACAAGTGATTAACGCGGTCATGCCAGGGCTGAACGCCTCAGGAGCGAGAATCTCTGCGTACGTGGATAATCGTACTCTTGGTGAGATTAACAACATGGGATACGTACAGGTGTTCCCTCCTCTTCTTGCCGTGACCATCCTAGTGTTCGTGCTTCTATTCACCAAAAATCTAGGGTAAAGAATAAGGGAGCCTGAAGAATGCTTTACGAAAGTTTGGCTTTGCTTGTTGTCGCGCTTGTCGCTTTCTTCGCTGGTAGGATGATGTCCTCAGGATCTTCCGGAATGTACACAGCACCATCTCCATCTGACCTAGTGCCATCAGAGATATCCGCAGATCCAGAACCGGTACCACCTGGACCGGATATTTCGGCACCAGGTGTACCTAACTTCTTCGATGACAGACTGAATCAGAACACACTGAGCCCACTTGGTGATAGCTACCCAGGTGGTGCCTGTCAGGTCGGTCTGCCAACATGTCAGAGACGTCCTTCGGGATGTATGCTCGGATGCTCACCCTGTTCGCCTCTCTGCTCTGGTGAGGGTAACCCTTGTATGATCACAGCACCGGTTCCGAGTGGTGTGTGGCAACCTCAATCTGCCTCTACAGTCCAGTACAGACTGAGAACAGGAAACTATGTACCGGCGTATTGCCCCCAAGGTTCTTTCGCACTCCAAAAGGCTCCAGCGTGTTCGAATCTCAGTGATATTCATGGGGATACATCCCCAAAACAGGTAACCTGTTACACCGCGAAACACCCGCTCGAGTCTGCAGAGTTAGTAGCTTCACAAGTCCCTCAGGGGCTCAACCAGATCGCTACTTGTCAGTGAAGTATATCTGGTAATCTTTCTTACCAGTCTCATTCTTAAAAACCTTGAAATGGGTCACCTTCTTCTTTTTAGGAGCTGATCTCTTTTTCAGTTTCGACTTAGTCACCCGAGTACCACCCCCGGCTGTCTGAGAATAGCTGTATTTTCCACCATCCTGGGAGAAGGAGATACCCGCCTTTTTCGCTGCCGCGAGAACAGCTTGACGAAAGACCAACTCCTTCTCCCGTTGTCTCTGTTGAGAACTCATATTTTATTCTCTGATACCTAAGAATCAGAAAATCGAAGTACTGAGAAATCAATTATTAACCCCTTTTTCCCGCTTCCTCAACGAGAACGTAAGACGAATCGTTTTTTACTCAGAGATGTTCGTCAGTTTACTGAGACGTTCCCGGGAAGTAAAGGCGGGAGAGTCCGGAGGGCAGAGGCGCAGAAGCTCGATAGTTCGACGGTTCGTTCCCGGTTTCCAACTTCTAGACGTCCCGGTTCCCTGATTTATCATCTGGAAGCTCAGATTCTGTAACTGATATGTGGTCAGAGAAGCCCGCAGAGTCTTGTTCATACAAGGAGTCTCTACAGAGGAATCCCCTTGACGTGTCCCCTTTTCCAGACCAACCCACCAGTAATCCCTCCCGTGGAACCTCACGTCTCCCGAGACGATATCCGATTTTTCCTCCTTGCTCTCAAGAGCTTCCTTAATCTTAACGCGAAATCCCCAACAAGAGATGATATTTCCTACCTCACGTATTCCCCAGAAGCCTGAGTTACGTTCCTTGTCCAGAATCATCCCGTAATCAGCGATCTGAGCAGAGATATCTCTCCAAAGCCGAGAGCAGACAGCCCTGGAACCGTTCTTTCTCGCCTTGAGAATACGCCAAGGGACGTAATGAAGATAAGCCCAGTGGAGACCGAACGGTATAGTCATCCCCTCTATCTCGATATCCTGAAGAACACCGTCAATATCCCTAGATTTGTCCACGTTCATGATCCTCCATAGGGCGTGTAGAGGTCCTCTCTTCTCGTGTATCTCCATCGGCACGTGTTGTACCATAGATTTATCATGAGCCATGGTCTCTAGATGTTTAAGAACACGTCTGACATCCCCTCCACACTCCTTCGCTAGTTTTAACTGCTCCTTCATGTTCTTCGATATCTTCTTGAGAGCAGGTGAGTCGGTCTTCTTGATAAGAACCTTGAGGAAATGACGAATCACGTCCAGGTTCTCCTTGTTTGAACGCGCCTTCAGATGGATGAAGACAGAGTGACCTGCCAAGGGTCTTTTCCCCTTGAAAACCTTGTTTCCCGTGAATATCACAGGCACACCGATCGTCTTCTTGCGTCTAAACAGGTCACGAATACCTCTGTACACCTCTTGTGTCGCCAGACCCATGTTCTCGAAGTCATCCACTAAAACAGCCTTGCGAAACTCCTTAGTATTCTTCTTGTCATCAGACGACTCCTCTTTCCTGGCGGCGATACAGTTTAACTTACCTAGTAACGCCAGAATATCACGAAAACCCATCGTCTGTATGAGCACGTCTCTTGTCGCCTTTGTGCGTAGCTCCACAGACTCGAACTCACGAAGAACGAACCCGTGTTCTTTTAGGAGTAGACGCGCTAGTGTCGACTTCCCTGATCCTACAGGACCGGTGAGGTAACAGACACGCTTAGGGGTCTTCGGGTCTTTCACTATTCCTTCCAGCCATTTTCGTAGAGAACTTACCGCAAGGCGGTTTCCTACGAAAGAGGATGAATTATCCGGTGCGACTAGTTTGTCCATGATTAGACTAAACACATATCTTGTTTATGTCTGATAATTCTCAACACTTCTCTGAGATACCAACCCAGGAAGCTGGAGGTGTTCCTGAGCAAGGAAGAGCACCTGGTGGGAGCGCGGCGTCCGCACCACGCACCTCGGAGGGAGGACCACATCGGTTGATCCAGTTACAACGATAATCGTCAGCGACATCACCGCTCAGATACTCGTCCCAGTTCTTAATACGGGGGAAGAGAGCGATTGGCTGACCTTCCACACTGTAACATCCTGGGACTTGTTTCCCGTTAATCTCTTTCTTTCCTGCCCAATCTCTACAGACAGGAACACCCATGGAGTTTTCACATACATCAAACTCGTCCCCAGTTTCTGACTTCATGCTACCGCGGTAGACCCATCCTGAAGGACAACGAGATCCTATCTTATTCATGTACTCGGCTGTGGGAAAATCAGGAGTCTTAGGTGGTTTGTACTTCTGTAAAGCCTTAGCGATAAGGTACAGTACCAGCGCGGTGATCGCGAGGACACCCACTGCTGTGAAAACACCGACAACAAGTTTTGTTCCGTCGACCATTTTACTCTCGAAGAACACAAGATACTATACGGAGCAAAAAAATCGGATCTACCTAGTTTTGAGGCATCACGTTAGGCGATTCCAGGAAAGAAAAATCGATAACTCATAATTACCACTTAAGCAACATCATTATATTATTCAACAGTACGTCAGGAGATAGAATGACAGAGACCGACGAACAACGATTCGAGAGAGTGAGAAAAGAGTGGGAGGAGAAAGGCAACAAGACTTTCACTCCTGAGTTCTACCGCCTTGTTATGGGGGAACGCCCCCCGAAAGACGCGGACAAGGGACCCTGTGTTCCTTTCGTACACAGAGGTCTAGATATCTGCTGGAAGACGAGCGGAAAGAAGAACAAAGCTGTTCTTTTTTACCACCTTCTGGACGACATGACACAACTAGAGGCGTTCGTCGCTAAGAACGAGAGGTTCCGAGTAGCTTTCAAGAACAAGATTGTGGATATGATGGAGGAAGGAAAGAGGGCTCGCAAGGCAGTTTCAGAATTACCTGGCGATGCCGAGTTTCTCGAGCAGAAAGAGGAGGAGCAGTTTATCGCTGACATGTTATCAGAGGACAAACTGATGACTCTGTACGACAGAGTCGCGCGCCTTGAGAAAAACAGTGCTGTTCCAGCTCCTAAACCGGACTTTAAGGATCTGCCAAGATTCAAGCGATGTCCTCTTTGTCGATGTAAGAAATAAGGCGAGTTAACATCTCGCCAATAACATAGTAAGATGCCGCCTGTTCTGAAAACAGAGAAATCTGAGAAGAAAGAAGTGGTCAACCCACCTGTCAAGAAAGTGAAGACACATAGTGATGATCTTAGAGATCATTTACCCAACGACTCTCCTGTTGTCAGAAAGCTTATACAGAAGAACTGGTGGGTAGGCTATTTTGACTAATTTAATAATCATTCAGAAGGTTACGTAAAGAGATCAGAACCAACATGTCGAGATACAGGCGCAGATGTTCGTCTCTCAGTTTTTCGCGAAGGATAAGGGCGTAGAAACTAATAGAACGATCGGATCCGCTATCTTCGTATTCGGAGTATATCTCATACTTCGAATGGAAGAAGTCCAGAAACTCCCATATGATGCTCTCCAACGGAAGCTCCGAAAAGATGTTTCTAACAGCCTGACATTTGATGTGTAACTCATCTTCTGTCGTTAAGCTCATATCCTTTAAAGACATATGTTAGGTATATCTAAAGGTGGGGTAAAAGGAAGTTTGTAAAACTTCCTTTTACCCACCGATTATATAAACCAGGTGATGTGGGAAATACCTCATACTCGAAAGACATTGTTTACCTTCCGGATTACTTTTGGGCAGATAATAGCTATCGCGATCGTTCTCGCTCTCGCGGTTTTCCTTTGGTTCCATTATTATCCTTTAAAGACCTATGTTAGGTATATTTAAAGGTTGGAGAAAGAAAGTTTTTTCAAACTTTCTTTCTCCAACCGATTATATAAACTAACTTATAGGTCTTTAAAGAAGTCCTCTTAAAAACTTTAGGTTTTTAAGGGATAGCATGAAATCACAGAAGGCGAACACAAAAGCTTTGGCGATCTTTTACGGTCCGAAAGTGAAAGGGATCGTAAGTTTCCATCAACCTAGAAAAAAGTCAGGATCTTACGTCACGTTCGACCTAAAAGGTCTTGGTAAGAACCGAGAGAGCGCAATTCATATTCATGAGTACGGCGACATGCGTGACGGATGTACGTCTTTGGGAGCTCACTGGAATCCTCGCAAGAAAGAGCACGGGAACATAGAGCTAAACGGTAATAATCGCCACTCTGGTGATCTCATTAACAACCTGAAAGCGAACGCGAGAGGGGTTTTCAAGTTTAAGTACTACGACCCCCTTGTAAAAGTTCGTGGAAACGAGTCGATTCTTGGTCGTTCTATCGTTATTCACGACGGAGTTGATGATCTTGGGCACGGGGGATTCCCCGACTCCAAGACAACCGGACACGCTGGTGGTCGTCGTGCTTGTGCTATTATTGTACACGCCAAAGCTTAATTAGCAAATAACAGTCTCTGCCATTCTCGCGGAGACAAGATACGGGCACGCGGAAGAGGCAGGACGTCTGTCCTCTAAGTAACCCTTCTGATCCTTCACCACATGACGAGGCACCCTAATGGACGCCCCGCGATGTGCGATTCCGAACGAGAACTCCGAGAGCGACGATGTCTCATGTGATCCTGTCAAACGTTCGTGATTTCCCTTTCCGTAAACCTTAATATGTTCCGCGTGTTTCTCCTCCAGTTTCGGCATCGCCGCCATGATCGCGGAATAACCATCATCCACACGCATGGACTCTGTTGAGAAGTTCGTGTGTAGTCCTGATCCGTTCCAGTCACCCTTGATAGGCTTAGGATGAAGAGAGACGATCGCGCCGAACATCTCCGCGACACGTTTCAGAATGTAACGAGCAAGCATCAGCTGATCACCTGCGTCAATCCCCTCGCACGGACCAACCTGAAACTCCCACTGTCCAGGCATCACCTCGGCGTTAATACCTGATATGTTCAGATGAGAGTACATACACGCTCGGTAATGAGCCTCGGCGATATCACGGCCAAACGCCTTCTCGCATCCGATGGAGCAGTAGTAAGGACCTTGTGGTGGTGGGAACGAACCGGGTGGCCAACCCAACGGAGTCTTCCCGTCATGCTGAAACAGAGTGTACTCCTGCTCGAAACCGTACCATGGATGCTCCTTTTTTACCTCCTTTCTCTCGAAGATTGCCTGCGCAGAAAAGCGATGGTTTCCTTTAGCGGGAAGTCCCTCGGGTGTTCTACACTCGCACAGAACAAGAACGTTATCACCACCCCTAAACGGATCACGCACAACCTTCACCGGATACAACTCGATCTCGGAGTCGGTACCTGGCGCCTGTCCTGTTGACGAACCGTCGAAGTTCCATACAGGATACTGCTTGTAATCCAGATGTACTTTGTGGTCTGAGCGCTTCAACGTCTTCGTCTTACATCGCAGATTGGAATCAGCGTCCACCCAGACGTACTCCGCCTGGAAGTAGTTCTGAGGCTCAGGCAGTTTCCAAAACCAGTTTAGCGCCGCCATGCGATTCGTGTCACGGGCGGATCCGTGGGTCGAGGATAGAATATCAGAGTCTGTCATGTAGAGGTGATGACAATCTACAAACATCTTCTTTATGTCTGAAAAGACTCTGGAAAATGAATCTTGACAGTAAGTATAGAAGATCTGATGAGCGGGTTTGACGTCACATCTGGTGTAAGAAAGGAAGTAACCTTTCAGTTCGACGGCAGTGGAGGTGTTTACCCGGATCTGTGTGTGGACGTTCTTTTCTTAGGAGAGAACGACGCCGCCACAGTTCCTATCCCTCCCAAGCCGGACAAACAGACTCTGTTCTTTGACTCTTCTAATGACGACCATCTGTCCCGCAAGGACATCATGGGGAATGTCGTGGATATTGAGGAGTCTGGAGATGTTATGACACTCACTCCGATAGAAGGGAATGGTGACACAGCAGATCCCCTTCGTATTCAGGGATCTTCCGGAGCACGTCAGTTATTATTCGCAGGTAGCACAGGTGACACCTGGCAACAAGGTCGTTCTTACGAGATGCCTGACGTGAACGGTAACACTTTCTGGGGATCTCAGTCCCAGTCAGGAACGTACGGTGGTACCGGCAATACTCTTCTCGGTACGGAGGCACAACTCGGGTCTCCTGGTGCTAATCTGTCAACGGTTGTTGGTGTCTCTGGTGTCGGCGAGGAGTGTACTGTCGCTATCGGAGCTAACGCGATCGCGAACATACCAGGCTCTGTTGTCATTGGTGCGGACTCGGTCGCCAACACAGGTGCGTCGGGATCTATCGTTATTGGTAAAGGTGTCACTGCCAGTACAGGTGGTGAGATCCGCCTACAACCAACCGCAGACACAACTATTGGTTCTCATAAGATGTTCGTTCCCGGACTGGGATCGTCCGGTGGGGCACTTCCACATTTTCTTCGTTACGATCCGATGAGCGGTGAGATTCAGTCTTCTGCCGGTGGCACAGGATCATCTATTACAGGAGCTGGTGTCGTTCCTGCCGCCACTGTCTGGACAAGTATGGACGAGATCGGCACTACCGATCCTACTAATATGAGACCTATTCTTCTACAGGATGATGTAGCGACACAGACCAGTGTCGGACTTGGTCAAGGACAAAGCGTCCCACCTGCTGGTGGTCAAGTCCTTGTTGGTTCTGATCAGACTGTCGCAGGATCTTCTGGTGGTGTAGCTATTGGTGCGGAAACGACATTATCAGGTATTTGCTCTATCGCTATCGGACATAATGCCATATCAACAAGTAACAGATCAACGGCGATAGGTTGCCAGGCACAAGCTACTAACACATCAGCCGTTTCCATCGGTAACGCTAACTCTGCATCTGGTAACCTCAGTACAGTCGTAGGAAACTCATCTTCAGCTAGTGGTACTAATTCTATCTCTCTGGGATCTGGAGTTGTCTCAACAGGTGATCGATCTGTCGCTCTTGGTGGTGGTATTCCTTCGCACGCAACGGATGACTCTGTTCTTATTGGTTTTAACGCAGGTGTGAACGGTGTCAGTGATGACTCTGTTGGTATTGGTACAAGTGTCGGTCCTTCTGGTACAAACTCTATCGCAGTTGGTAACCAAGCTATCACAAACGCTCTTAGCGCTGTTGCGATTGGTCAAGGTTCCGGAGCCACTGGTACAGAAGCTATCGCTGTTGGAGCACGTGCCACAGCTGGTAACTCTGGGGCTGTTGCTATTGGTAAGGACGCGTCCGCCTCAGGAATGGGAGCTGTCGCTCTTGGTGATCCTTGTGTCGCCTCTGGTGATCGCTCTTTCGCCGCGGGTAATGATGCCATTACTTTAGCACCGGCATCAGACTCTATAGCTCTTGGATCCACCGTACAGACAGATGATATACAGTCTCTCTCTATCGGATCACAACTTAGAAATCAAGGAAATAACACTGTTCTTATCGGTCATAGTGGTAGAGCTTTCGTATCTGCTGACGAATGTGTGATTATCGGAGAGAATACATTTTCCTCTACATCTCGTACAGTTATTATTGGTGCTGATACAAGAACACAGGCAACAAGGACTGTTACTATCGGAGAGAGCGGTAGTGCTAATAACACGGCTGCTACAGCGGTTGGATCACAATCACTTGCTGAAGGTGTGAGATCAACAGCTCTTGGTGTTAGTTCTAACGCAAGTGCGCAAGACTCTTTAGCAGTCGGATCAAGCGCCACTGCAAGCGGGAACAGATCAGTCGCCATCGGACTGAACACATCAGCTGTTGATGATGGTGGAGTAGCTATCGGATCTTCTGCCACATCACTAGCTCTAAGCTCTATCGCTTTTGGTGACTCTACAATGTCATCCGGAGTTGGTAGTGTTGCTATTGGTGTGAGCTCAGAATGCTCGAATAACAACACGATAGCTCTTGGTGTGGGTAATACCTCTGCTCATACAGGCTCTGTCCTCATAGGTTCTAATATATCCTCAACAGGACCTAACCAGATTGTGTTAGCACCAGAGAACAACACGGCATTTGGCACGAACCAGATGTTTGTTCCTGGATTGGGAGCAGGTGGTACAGGTGCGAACTTTGACGCTGTGATGATGTACGACACAACAACAGGTGAGATACAGTTCAACTCCAATCTGGACGGTGACACAGGAACTGTTGGTGGTACTGGTACTCCTAACGCTATTACTGTGTGGAAATCACCAACTATTATCGGACAAGAACAGGACACAGACCCTGTGTTAATGTTTGCTAGTAGCAGTGATGTACAACTTGTTATTGGTCAAGGACAAACATCTTATGGTGGTTTATTCGGATCTTTGATCATTGGTAACTCGACTGCTAATAATGATCCGGCAACAGTGCTTGGTATGAACAACTCTTTAAACGGTGGGGTCGTTGTTGGAGAAGGCAATACGGGTCTGAATGGTCCGGCATTTATGATGTCTCGTGGTGCCAGTGCTGACGGAAGACATTCCGTTCTTATAGGTACATCACCTACTGTAAATGGAGATGATGGAGTTGCGATTGGTAGAAACACAGTAAGTGTTACAGAATCTATATCGATTGGTGGAACAGCGGGTGCTACAGGTTTTCAGGCTATCGCTGTTGGCGCACGTGCCACAGCAGGTGGTACTGGTGCTGTAGCCATTGGTAAGGACTCTGTCGCATCGGGTCTTAACGCTGTAGCTATTGGTGATCCTACAATCGCAACAGGAGAACGTTCTGTAGCATTAGGTAACAACGTTTCTGCTACTGGTTCTAACTCTATCGCGATTGGGTCTAGAGTTGTTTTCGGCCCCTTTAACTTAGACACAAGTGCTGGGGCAAGTGGAAGTATCGCGATTGGTGCTTACTCACGTGTTTTTGATCAGGCTAATAACGGTATAGCGATTGGTAGCATCACATCAGTAACAGATGTAAGTGGTATCGCGATTGGTTTTACAGCTACAGCTAGTAGAGATGCTATAGCTATTGGTGATGAGGCTTTTGCTGGTGCTACAGGAGCTATCTCTATTGGTAAAGGTTCTACACACGGAGGAGGCTCTTACGGAGTAGCGATTGGTGATGGTTCTAACTCGACAAACCTGAGTGTAGCTATCGGAAGAAACGCTGTTAATATGAGTGGTTCTAATGGTGTTGCTATCGGAAATGAGACAGAAACAGGTAGTTTTGGTGATATTGCTATCGGGGAAAATGCAGAGACTATGGCATCTGGAGTTACTGGGACAATTGCGATTGGTGTTATTGCTAGATCTGATTTGGAGGGTATCGCGATAGGTACTTCATCTGGTGCGACAGGTAGTAACTCTATTTCTATCGGCACACGTGCCACAGCAGGTGGGTCTGGAGCGGTTGCAATTGGTAAAGATGCGTTCACTGACTCTTCTAGTGGCATCGCTATCGGAACGAACACATCGGCAACCAATTTAGAAGCTATCGCGATGGGTGAGAACACATCAGCTTTCGGTCCTAACTCTGTAGCTATAGGATCGAGCTCTGTTAACGGATTTGAGACATTTGCAGGAACAACTGGTGCTATCGCATTAGGTTTCTTCGCACGTGTTGCAGGTGATGCTGAACACGGTATCGCAATTGGTACTGCTTCTCGTGCTGGTACTGCAAATGCTGGTGATACAGGAAGACAGAACGCGATCGCGGTTGGTTACCAATCTGTTGCTGACAGAATTAACGCTCTTGCTGTTGGTGTTAATGCACAAGCTGGTGGATCAGGATGTGTTGCCATCGGAGCTTACAGTAACGCAAATGATCCAAGAAGTGTAGCTTTAGGTATCGGAGCACAAGGAGCTAACACACAAGCTTTAGCTATCGGTGCTGGTGATGATTTTACATCTGCGTCCGGACCTTACGCTGGAGCTTTACGTTCGATCGCTATTGGTAACACACCTGACACAACAGCGAACGCTGTTGACTCAATCGTGATAGGTTCGACAGCCACCTCAACAACAATTGCCGCTACACGTGGTATCGCTATTGGACAAGGTGCAAGAGTTGATCAAGTAAATTCGATTGCTATAGGAACTTCTGCCAGATCTTCTGCTGGTGGTGCGATCGCTCTTGGTTCAGGAACAATCGCAGGACATTCTGGTGCTATCACAATTGGTAATACTATTCAATCTGGATCTTCTGGTATCTGTATCGGATCAAATATCACAGGAACTGATAACTCGATTATTATTGGTCAGAACGCTTTTACAACTGGTCCTAACTGTGTCATCATCGGTAACGGTGCCACCGGATCTACCGGAAACATTGTTGTGATTGGTGCTGGTGCTACAGGATCACAGGACGGTGACATTATCTTCAATAACGCTTTCCGCGAGGGATCACAAAGACTAGTTATTCCTGATCTCAGTGTGACAAGTGGTATGATAGCAGGTATGACAGGTCTGTCTTACAACCCGAGCACAGGACAGATCGGTACATTAGACCTCAATCTTCTTGTGTCTGGTGCCTCTGCTAACGGTATCACAACAGCTACAGCAGGTGCTGGTGGTGATTTCGCTACTGTTCAGGCAGCTTTGGTGGCAGGTAACAGGAATATTAAAGTGATTGGATCTACATCAGAGTCATTAGATCTTACCGCGGGTGGTGTCCCTTCAGGGTCACTTCTCTTCTGGATAGAGAACAATGTGACGTTTGATGTTACTAACACTGCTGTTATTCCGGGAACAGCAGGTCGAGATATTATTCTGGCTGGAACTGTTAACTCTGTCTTTGAGTTCTCCGGACTTAGCTCGGTAAATGACACTTTGTTCGACTGTGTATCTCTCACTGTAAAGGGAATTACAGTGACAAACAGCTGTACTCCTGGGGACACGAATATCTGTACTGGTAGTACACGTCTACTTATTGAAGACTGTATTTACAACCTTCCGAACACATCTGGTGGTATCGTAGGGTCTAACGCAGTAGCAAATGTGGATCTTACAATGAGAGACGTTATCTTAGTAAATAGTGGCACATCTACACAGGAGACACTAAATCTATCTACTTCGTCAAGATCTCGTCTGTACAACGTCACATTTCAGGATAACGGAACTGCTTACTCAAACATAAATCCTCTTGTTACTACAAGAGGTGAGAACTGTATTGTAGAGGGGTTGTATCTTGATCTAGCTACAGGATCATCAACATATGATTTTACGTTTTCAGGTCAAGTTTCAAAAGTAAGAAATATATCAGCGTCAGCATCATTACAGATTAATATTACTAGTACTTCTAACCCGTCAACAACTGCTACCGATTTAGTTATTAACAACCTATTAGTAAACTCAGACAATAACAATATTGAGAACTGTACTGCAATAGGTTTTGTAACATTATCTGGTGATAATAACTCTGTATCTGGATTAAACGTCGGAGACGGTACTACAAGTACACCATTGTTAATATCTGGTATGGAAAACACGGTGACTAACGTGATCATTAATTCACAAGCAACAACAATTACTGTGACAAGTACTAATAATAACCTCTCTGACATAATCAGTCGTAATTCACAAAACATATCAATCTCTGCGACAGGAAATATTCTTAAAGGTTTTATCGGGCCAATTGGTGGAGGTGGAGTAAATCTTACGGCTAATGATTGTATTCTTGATAGTTGTAATTTTATAAACACTACAGCAACTCTTAATGTATCAGCACAAGACTGTAGAATATCAAACTGTAATTTTGATGGAACCTTTAATATCACAGGAGGATCCGAGTGTCATATCACAGGATGTAACTTCGATGGTAGTACTCAGGCAGTAATATCATTAGGTAATAACCATACTATCACAGGATCGTTTATAAGAGGAGGTATTGATATTAGTGGATCAGCCACACGAGCAACAATTTCTAACTGCTCAACAAATACAGGAGATTTAACAGTTGATCGAAGCTTTAATCGTATTACAGGATCATTCTTCCGTTCTTTCAGTATTACATCATCAAATAATGTTATGTCTAACTGTACATTTAACGGAGTTACGGGGTACATCAATAGTGGATCTTGTGTTATCTCGAACTGTAAAATGGAGAGTTCTAGTTCAATGTTTGTTATGGATACATCAGCAGATAACTGTACTGTTCAAGGATGTATATTTAACGGATCTTCGATAATGTTATCTGGATCAAACTGTAAGATTGGTGAGTGTGATTTTGCGAACACATCCGGTGTATTCACTGTGAATGCAAGTAATAACCTCATTGATAACTGTTTAATTCGTGGTCTTACTGGATACTTCTCAAATATTTCTTCAAGAACATTTGTTAATAATACACAGATGAATACAATTAACTCATTCTTTAGAACAGATGGAACTGAATCTAGTTTTACTAACTTTAGATTTGCTGGTACAACAGGATTTATCTCTGGATCACAAACAACAGTAAATTCTTGTCATTTTACAGGAGGAAGTACAAACTCGAATCTAATTATCAATAATGATGCTATTCGTGTTTCTGATTGTTATGTGAACGTAACAAAAACACTTGTTACTTCAGTAGCAGATACTGTACAACTTTCAAACTGTCTGTTCAATTCTGGAAATGCTGATAGTGAGTTTGGTATTTCTGGATCTGACTGTATTCTTACAGGGTGTAGATCTAACTGTCTTACATCGTATATCGGTGGCGATGGTAACCAAATTAGCAACTCCAGATTTACACCTGGTGTAATCAATAACAACGTTGATATTGATGTATTCGGAGCAAATCACAGTTTCTCCAACGTTGTCGTCGGAACTGGTTCTGGAACAGGAGTTCTTAATGGTAACGGAACTACATCATCTGTAGCGATTGGATGTAGAGCACCAGATGGTGTGTCTGGATTCGCAGTAACCGCCGCGAATACTAATTTCTAACTAATTTCTAACTAATTTCTAACTAATTATTTTATTCTCAGTCTTCTCAACAAATATTTAGAAAACATTTACGAAAACATTATTTTTCGTAAAGGTTTAAGAAGATGTTAGTTAACTACTATCAAACTCAGTATGTCAACATCAGAAAATAAGACAGACACCGTTGATATGTTCGGGGACTGCCTACAGTTCGCCACGTTGTACAACGAGCGCACAGGTTCTCATTTCAAAGGCAAGATTGACCGAAAGTTCATTCGTGAGATGGTGATGGACGAGTTAGACGAACTTGATGAGGCGAAAGACGAGGCTGAGGAGGTGGACGCGCTTCTTGACGCGACTTACTACATTCTTAACCATCTGGCAGGTACAGGGCTGGACATTCGTCCTATCTGGTCTCGTATTCATAGAGCAAACATGGAGAAGTTCGGCCCAGGTGGACGAAAACGTGAGAGAGACGGAAAATGGCTAAAACCACCTGATTTTCAGCACCCTGACGACGATATTCGCGAGGAGATCAGAAGACAGAGAGCAGAGCAGAAGGGTGAGAAAGGTGAGATGGGTGAGATAGATCCGTGTCCTTGTGGTGGAGGTCAGTCATGTATTGTTGATCGTCGCTCTTTTGGAGACTTGGTACATGAGGACATCGTGTTTAAGAAAGCAGGTGTTCCTCTGCGTAAGAACTGTGTTCAGGAGCCAACAACGGATCAACAGAAGGCTATGACGGACGCGATGCTAGGGCACGACTCTGTCATGATCTCAAAATCCGAATGATCTGCATAGCGACAGGCATCCACTCGTTCTCGTTGCGTCTGAGATAATCTGTGATAGGTGATCCTGCTTCGTCAAGAAGAGGTTCGTTCGTATTGCGTAAAGCGACCTCCAAAAGTCTCCCTAAAAAAGGGATTGAGAAGCGTGCTAACATGTAGTCCATCATCATGTCCTCCGCCTGTAACAAAGGAACTCTCTCCTCGATCATCGCCACCAACTGCTCATTCTCGTCACCAATCTCATTGCGTAATCTAAGATAACCGACACTACTCAAACTTCTGTCCCGTTCGTCGAAGCCAGGTTGAGGCCTTCGGCAAAGAGGACAGTTAGGTTTTGTGGCTAGCCAGCGATCAACACATAACTGATGAAACTTATGATGACAACTCAGAGTTTGAAGTCGTTGCTCAGAAAGCAACGACTCGAAACAGATCGAGCATGTAGAATCGGAATCTTCCATGGCTTTCGTTAGTTACTATACAGAAGATTTTAGGAGAACCATTCGGTAGGAATGGACTTTTTCTCCCAATCTTCTTGACCATGAAAGAACACTAATAGAGATTTGCCACTCTCTGAGCGCTTGAACGCGATAGCGGAATGAGACTCAAAGTCAAAACTCCATGGTGTGCCAGAAAGAGTCATGACACCTGTCTCTGTGTCAAGAAGAAACGGCATCACGTTCGTCCCGAATCTTTCATGAAAAAGTAGTACAGCAAGAACGGTATCGCTCTTGTTGAACTCAGGGAGCCTGATGATCTTATCAGACGGAAGAATGTCATATCTAAGCTCATTGTCATCTACTTTCGGGTACTCTAAGCGAACATTCGTTCTTGTCTGAGTCTCCTGATCAAAAAGGTAAACATCGTTCTCAGTGTCTGAGAGGAGCAAGGTCTCGTAAGTGACTGATGCTGGAAACGGCACTCTTTCGTCCCAGGAACGAATCTCGTCGTAAGACGGAGTTGTCATAGTGTGTGGAGCTTTTTAGATTCTCTTAACTTAGTTTGTCCGAACTTCTTAAGTCTTGTGCTTTTCATTATTCCCATTATGAGGAGTAAAACTTATTAAGGAATTACGAAATATTTTAAGATTTCGTAATAGTTTTTAATGAATACTAAATAAAATTATCATTATTTACTCATTTAAAAAACAACTGTTTGTAACCATTCTCCGACTGCTGATGACCAAACAAGAGTTGTTGTATTAATTAATGCTAAGTCAATAAAGCCAACACTAGTATTTGTTATATCTCGAATGTTATTACTTATTCCAAGAATACTGTTAGAACCAGTTGATATCTGAATAACTTTAATCACATACTCCTGACCTTCTACAGGAGAAGCTGGTAAAATAATATTAAATGGTAAAGTACCTGATGTATTCCAAACAACTAGATAATCATCTGATGTAAGTGTCGTATTTGTTGTGTAAACTGAAATAGCACGTTGTACACCAGCTAGATGTCTGAAGTTATTCACTGTTGTTGTGAAAGCTTGAGACTCTGTGGCTCCAGAACATCCGATAATAACAGAGCCAAATCCAGCATTTATTGTATTTCCATCACCACCAATAATAGCTGAACGAGCAGAATTTGTTAACGTGTTTCCTGTACCACCCGCAATACAAGACTCAGATGAGGCTCCATTGATAGTATTATAACTACCAGAGACAATAGCAGAGTTCGCTGAAGCTACATTACCTGACGCACCACACAAAATAGCACCACCTACACTAACAAGATTGTCTTGTCCAGTAAGAATAGCTGCATAATTGCCACCAGCTCCACCAGTTGTTCGGTTTTGAGATCCAGCACCAATAAAAGAGTTGTTTGCACTAACATTATTAATAGCTCCACCTACAATAGCAGAGTTTGTACTAGATACTGTATTTGAAGTACCAGCACCGATAAAGGACTGGATTCCAGAGACAGTGTTTCTGTCACCAGCAACAATAGCGGCTTCTACACTACTTACAGTATTACCAGTACCACCACCAATAAATGAGTTCTCCTGAGAGACAGTGTTAAACTTACCAGCGCCAATGAATCCGTCATCATGTGTCACTACGTTTCCTTGACCAGCACCAATAAATGATCTTCCGAAAGATCCACCACCGGTAATATTAATATCGTTACCATCACCTGATGAGATAGACGAGTCAACAGCACTAACACTATTATTTCTACCAGCACCAATAAAAGTGTTACCCACACTACCAGCTGAAACTTGATTAGATGTTCCAGCAGCAACAGCAGAAGCAAGACTAGCGCCAGTATTTCCACGACCAGCTCCGATGAAAGAGTCATTTGATGAACAGGTATTTCCTGTTCCACCTACAATAGCTGAGTTAGCAGCATTAAGGTTTGTGTTATTACTTCCACATAGAATACCTCCTGCGATACCCGTTGATTGAACAATGTTATTTCTACCTCCTCCGATAATCGAGTCATTAGCATTTGTTCTGTTACTATCACCAGCTCCGACAATGGATCTATCACCAAAAGTGATATTTCTTGTACCTGATACAATTGCTGCGTTAGGCCCCTGAAGCTGAGCATCATTTCCGGTACCACCACCAATAAAGGACTGTGCAGCAGCAGCAGTATTTCCAGAACCAGCACCAATAAAAGCTCTAGTTCCAGTAACTCTATTATCAGAACCAGCCATTAGAGCGGACTGATCACCAGTTACAAGATTACGTCTTCCCGCTCCAAGAATACTGTATCCAGCAGCGGACTGAATATCATTACCTTCGCCAGCACCCACAATACAAGACTGTGCAGCCGCGGTGTTACCAGCATCTACAGCCAGTGAGTCTTCACCACCTGCCACAACCACGGAGTTCTCGCCACTAGCTGTGTTTGAACCACCTCCTACAATAACAGCGTTACTGTCAGAGACAGTATTACTATTTCCTGCGAGAACACCAGCTTGGAATGTTGAAGCTCCACTGACACTGTTTCCTGAACCTGTAAAGACACCAGATATAGGTCCAGCCACTGAGTTAGAGCTACCACCACCGATAACACTATCACTTATTGTGACAGAGTTACTCTGTCCAGCGCCGATAAAAGAGTATTGACCAGATATATTATTTTGTGAACCAGCAACAATACCAGCTCCTGTTCCACCAACTGATATTCCGCTGTTGATACCAGAACCAATGAAGGAATGAGTTGATTGAACACTATGACTAAATCCTGAAACAACACCAGAATTATTACCATCTACATTATTTAGTGATCCAGATCCTACAAATCCGTCTCTACTAGACACTGTATTTCCTGCGCCTGAAACAACACCGGATCGTGAACCAGATACTGCGTTAGAACTACCAGCACCGATAACACTAAAAGTGTTTGTAACAGAGTTAATCTGTCCTGAAACGACACCAGAATTAGACATCGTCACAGTATTACCAGCACCTCCCACGATACACGAGAAATCAGACGATGTAACATTGCCAGTACCGCCTCCGATAAAATCAGAGTCGGAACCTGTAATGTTACCCACACCACAGACGATACCTGAGTTCGCACCTGTGGCGGAGTTATTAGTACCAGCACCAATAAATACACGACCTGTAGTACCACCATCTGCTAAGTTATCCATTCCAGAAACAACACCTGAATCTGACCCAGTAGCAGCGTTGTTCTGACCAGCTCCGATAAAAGAAGATGATCCGTTAACACGGTTATCACTTCCTGCCACAATACCACCAGACTGTTGAGTTACACCATTATTACCACCTGCTCCGACAAAAGAGTCGTTACCATTAGCAAAGTTAGCTACACCAGATACGGTCGTAGATCTCTCACCACGTGTAACATTATCCTCACCAGCACCAATAAAAGAGTAATTACCAGAAGCTCCGTTATTTTCACCTGCTCCGATAAAAGAAGACACTAAATACGCGATATTACCCTGTCCAGCTCCGACAAAAGATGCTGTTGCACCAGCTGTGTTGCCTTCACCTGCTCCGATAAAAGAAGACCTTGCGGCTCCAGTTATAATGTTACTCTGACCACCAACAACAGAAGAGTTATCACTAGATACTGTGTTGCCAGAACCACAGACTATACCTGATCTCGACATTGTCACAGTGTTAGAATTACCACCGCAAATAGCAGAATCTGTGATAGATGTACCATTAATATCATTAGAACCACCACCACCGATAAAGTGTCTAAATCCGAATACAGAAGAGATACTATTAGATCCACCACAAACAATACCCATATCCGTACCACTAACATTGTTACTTGCACCAGCACCAATAAACGCACGAGATCCTGATGTGGTTATATTATTAAGGCGACCAGACCCAATAAATGAATCACCACCTGATATGCTGTTAATTGTACCAGAAACAATACCAGAAGCAGAACCAGATACTGTGTTCGCATTACCAGATCCGATAATAGATCGAGATGTAGTTACTCTGTTTCCAGATCCTGTAACAATTCCAGAGAAATCAGACGATGTAACATTGCCAGTACCGCCTCCGATAAAATCAGAGTCGGAACCTGTAATGTTACCCACACCACAGACGATACCTGAGTTCGCACCTGTGGCGGAGTTGTTGCGACCGGCTCCTACAAAACAAGCACCGGAGTTACCCGGAGCGGATGTTGTGACGAAGTTGCCGGATCCAGCACCGATAAAGGATGCTGTTGCGCCGACTGTGTTGCCGGTACCACCTACAACAACAGAACCGTTCTCTGAGACGGTGTTACCAGCACCAGCACCAACAAAGGCACGAACACCTGATGCATTGTTACCAAAACCAGCACCGATAAATGAGTCCGTTCCAGTTGCTTGATTGCCAAGACCAGCAACAACTGCAGAACCAAGATTAAATGCTGTATTAGAACGACCAGCACCAACAAAAGCATTAGCACCTCCACCAGCTGTGTTACCAGTCCCTCCAACAACAACAGAGTTAGTACCAGATGCTGTGTTGAATGACCCAGCAACAATACCTGCGTTAGTAGCGGAATCAATAATATTAGAAGTACCAGCACCAACAAAGGATGCAGTGTTTCCTGATCCTTGTATTTCATTACTACTACCAGCAACAATACCAGATAGAACTTGTTCAACAGTATTAATTTGTCCAGCACCAATGATAGAGCTATTTCCTGAAACAGTATTCTGGAAACCACTTACGATAGACCTTGCGAATCCTGTACCAGAGATAGTATTGTTTATACCTGATCCAATAATTGAAGTATCTGTAGAAACTGTGTTTCCGCTACCAGCACCAACAAAGGAGTTTTGTCCAGATCCCGTGTTTCCATTACCTGCACCAATAAAGGAGTTTTGTCCAGATGCCGTGTTTCCATTACCCGCACCAACAAATGAGTTTTGTCCAGATGCATTATTTCCATCACCAGCAACAACAGCAGAACCCTGACTACCCGCTGTGTTACCAGATCCAGATCCAATAAAAGAGAAATTACCACTTGATTCGTTGAAGTTACCTCCACAAAGAACAGAATATTGAGCATTAGCAGTGTTTGCTCTGCCTCCACCAATAAATACACTATCACTCGAAGACGCAACAGTATTACCTGTACCACCAACAATCACAGATGAGGTGACAACACCTGGCTGAACAGTATTACCCAGACCAGAAAGAATTGCAGATCCCGTAGAACCTGAGGTAGGAAGTGAGTTGCTTGAATCTCCCATGACGATACCATGTCCAGCTCCACATATCTCAACAATAAAGTTTGATTCTGCATTACTTTCTGTGAAATCCGCGACAAGAATCTTGTTACGAACAACAGCGTTAGTTAGTGTGGATGTTCCTGAAGTACTACATGCTGTCACAGTGTTAAGTCGAACAGGATCACCACCAGAACCGTCCCCAGTGACACCAAGGTCAGTGGTGACAGTGGCAGCTCCACCAGCTGTCACCAACTCGTCCAGCGCCTCCTGAATGGTACATACAGGGATCGGCCAAGCGGAAGGATCACCTGGGTAGTAAGCCCATGTTGGGTGTCCATCACCAGTGGTACCAGATGGACCCAGAGCAGCGGTCAGTTTAGTAGTACCGGTAGAACCGATATTAAACCAAATACCACGAGCACCAGTACATCCTCCTGGAAGATTCTCAAGATTACCTGTAGCTCCAACGTTGAAAGTGTCCGCGGAGACAGCTGTAAGACCGTTCAGACCGCCCCAGACGAAAACGTTATTATTACTACCGTCGTTACCAGATGATCCACAGACCATAGAGTCTTGTCCTCCTGCGGTGTTACTAAGACCACCGGGTACAACAGAGCGAGAACCAGATGCTGTGTTTCTTTCACCTGAAAGAATACCACTAAGGTTACCGTTAGCTGTGTTGCCAAATCCAGCTCCAACTATACTACGTTCTGATGATACCACATTCCCTTGTCCTGAAACAACACATGAGGACTGTGAGCTAGCTGTATTACCTTGTCCACCGCCGATAAATGATTCTCCTCCAGTTGCATTGTTAAATTGACCAGCAACAACAGCCGAGTTTATACTAGTTGCTGTGTTACTTTCACCAGATCCAATAAAAGCGTTCTCACCGGATGCTGTGTTATTAATACCAGCACCAACAATAGCACCTGTTGTACCAGCAGTGTTACTTCTACCAGCGACAACACCCGAGTAAGCACCATTCGCGTTATTAGCAGTACCACCTACAATAACAGCGTCTGCATTAGTGGCGTTATTGCCGTCACCTGCTAACACACCAGAGTTAACGCCACTTGCTGTATTAGAAACACCACATCCTACGATAGAGTTCAAAGCAGAAGCTGCATTAGCGTTACCACAAACAACAGCAGACTGCGTTTGAGATGCAGTGTTATCATTACCACCACCGACAAAAGACTGTACACCTGATGCTTCGTTGATAGTACCAGCACCGACAAAAGCGTTAGTGTTCGAGGCTGTGTTACCGTTACCAGCACCAACAAATGAGTTAGTACCACCAGCACGGTTGCCCATTCCAGCTCCGACACCACCTTCAAGACCAGAAACATTGTTGTTCTGACCAGCCAAAATACCACCACCACGTTGACTTACAGTATTACTTGCACCACCAGCAATAGCACCTAATGATTGTGAAATAACGTTACCTGAACCAGATCCTATAAAAGATGAAAACTGTCCAGCAGTTGTAAGCTGGTTACTAGAACCTGAGACAATACCAGATGTACTCTGTACAACATTGTTACTTTGTCCAGCTCCAACAAAAGAACTAATTCCTGTAGATTGAATACGATTACCCGTACCAGAGACGATACCAGACTGAGATCCACCAAGAATATCGTTATTAGCACCACCAACAACTACCTGGCGGTTACCGACTGTTGTACACCCGTTACCACCTCCGACGAAGGAGTCTGTACCCGAAGCTCCGTTAGAAGATCCTCCGACAACAACGGAGTTCAGACCAGATGCTGTGTTACCGTTACCAGCACCAACAAAAGTACCTGTTGTACCAGCAGTGTTACTTCTACCAGCGACAACACCAGAGTAAAACCCAGTTGCATTATTATTAGATCCAGCGCCAACAAAAGCATTTAGCCCAGATGATACGTTTCCATCACCAGCACCCACAAAAGCGTTAGTGTTAGATGATGTGTTAAAAGCACCAGCACCGATAATACTTCTAGTACCAGATGCTGTGTTATCCTCACCAGCACCCACAAAAGCACTAGTATTAGATGCTGTGTTTGAACCACCTCCTACAATAACAGCGTTAGTCTGAGAGACAGTATTGCCGTTTCCTGCGAGAATACCTGATCTAGACATCGTCACAGTGTTACCTGCGCCCGCAACAATGGCAGAATTATCAGCTGATGTCGCGTTACCTGTACCACCTCCGATGAAATCAGAGTCAGAACCAGTCGAGTTACCACGACCACAGACAATACCAGAGTAAGAACCGGTAGCAGAGTTGTTATGACCAGCACCAACAAAAGCGCCAACACCTCCATTACCAAATCCTCCACCAGCAATGTTGTTAGCACCAGCGCCAATAAAAGCTGTTGGTGCATTAAAATCAACAATATTACCAGTACCTCCAACAATTACAGCATCGTCACTTCTTCCAGTATTACCACGTCCAGCACCAATAAAGGCTCTTTGTCCGAAAGTGAAGTTTTGATCACCAGCAACGATAGCAGCATCAAAGCTCTGTACATCGTTAATCTGACCACCACCAATAAAAGCATTATTACCACGAGTGCGATTATCAGTTCCAGCAACACAAGCGCCGTTGGTAGCAGAATCTAGAAGATTACCTGTACCACCTCCGATAAAACCTTGATCAGAAGCGATAAGGCGGTTACCAAGACCGGCGAAAATACCACCCTGGGCGGCAGAAACAACAAAGTTGTTCTGACCTCCTCCAACAATAGAGGAGCCTGATTGAGCAGTGTTATTGACACCTGCAACAACAGCAGCTCCTTGTCCTCCGGAAGCAGTGTTTCTAGATCCTGACCCGATAAAAGCTTGTATACCGCTAGCAGTATTAGCAATACCAGAACCTATAAAAGCGTTCGATGATGATACATTGTTACCAGAACCACCTGCGATTACAGAAGACTCTGAGCCAGCAGTCATAGAGTTACCACGACCTGAAAGAATGGCTGCGGAGCCAAGAGATGTGGCTATGGGCATCGAGTTTGTGGCTGAGCCCATCACAATACCACGACGATCGTCACACATCTCGACAACAAAGTTAGAAGAGACATTACTCTCAGTGAAGTCGGCGACGAAGATCTTGTTACGAACAACACCGTTAGTTAGAGAGGAGGAACCAGTAGGCCCACATGAGGAGACAGTGCTCAACCTGACAGCGTCACCAGTCATACCGTTTCCGGTGACACCAAGATCAGTGATAACACCTCCAGGAACACCAGTGGGACCGGTAGCACCCGTGGCTCCTGTCGCACCAGTAGGTCCTGTCACACCAACACCTGTAGCTCCTGTAGCTCCTGTAGCTCCTGTAGCTCCTGTAGCTCCTGTGGCTCCTGTGGCTCCTGTGGCACCTGTAGCACCGGTAGGTCCTGTTACACCAACACCTGTAGCTCCTGTAGAACCTGTAGCTCCTGTGGCTCCTGTGGCACCTGTAGCACCAGTAGGTCCTGTCACACCAACGCCGGTAGCTCCCGTAGCTCCTGTAGCTCCTGTAGAACCTGTAGCTCCTGTGGCACCTGTAGCACCGGTAGGTCCTGTTACACCAACACCTGTAGCTCCTGTAGCTCCTGTAGAACCTGTAGCTCCTGTGGCACCTGTCGCACCAGTAGGTCCTGTCACACCAACGCCGGTAGCTCCCGTAGCTCCTGTGGCACCTGTAGCACCAGTAGAACCTGTAGCTCCCGTGGCACCTGTCACACCAACACCGGTAGCTCCCGTGGCTCCTGTAGCTCCTGTAGCTCCCGTGGCTCCCGTGGCTCCTGTAGAACCTGTAGCTCCCGTGGCACCTGTCACACCAACACCGGTAGCTCCCGTGGCTCCTGTAGAACCTGTAGCTCCCATGGCACCTGTAGCACCAGTAGGTCCTGTCACACCAACGCCGGTAGCTCCTGTAGCCCCCGTAGCTCCCGTAGCTCCCGTGGCACCTGTAGCTCCCGTGGCACCTGTCACACCAACACCGGTAGCTCCTGTAGCTCCCGTGGCTCCCGTAGAACCGGTAGCTCCTGTATTGCCAGTGGTACCTGTAGCGCCGGTAGGACCTGTGTTGCCCATAGGACCCGTGTTACCCATAGGACCAGTAGCGCCCATAGGACCAGTGGTGCCCATAGGACCGGTAGCTCCCATAGGACCAGTGGCACCCATGGAACCGGTAGGACCCGTAGCTCCAGCAAGACCAGTCGCACCAGTAGGACCTGTCGAGCCACCAGGAGGCCCAGTCACACCGGTTGCACCAGTTACACCTTGATCACCAGTAGCACCAGTAGCACCAGTAGATCCGGTAGGACCAGTCGGACCTGTGGGTCCACCAAAGGGTCCGGTTGGTCCAATAGGTCCAGCAGGTCCGGTGGGACCTGTGCCACCACCAGGGCCGAAAGGAATAACTTCAAATGTCTCTAGTCCTCCTGTTAGATTTCCAGGATACGCAGAAACAGTAAAATCTGTCATTCCGAAAGATGCGTTACCTATATCTTTCGGAATGATTATTTCTAGAATTATGATTTGGACATTCACTGTTTACGCTTGTCCCAGAGGAATACTCTCGTCAAGAATGCGAACAGCCTGATCTGGTGACTTGCGTCGTACCATTGAGGCGACCTTGCCACATGCCAGCCACAGAAGTGACTGGATATCCAAGTAGTTCGCCGCCTTGACCATCTCGAACAGTCGAGGCTTACCCCATGTGTTCTCCTTTCTCTCTACAGAAGAAGAAGAGGCCTTCGTCTCAGACTGAGCCTTCGTCTCAGGCTCAGAAGTACCGACCTCGCTTGTCAGATCAATCACCTCTTTGGTATCAGCGTCGGTGTTAGGTTGATCCAGAACAAGTGTTCCTGGAAGATCAGTCATGACACGCTCAATAAACTGAGCGTCCCACGGATCAGCCACGTTGTCCGCGAAACGGTCGTGTTTGAGTGGCTTCAGAATGTTAGCCGGCTCCTTGTTCTCCTTCGTCTTGTAACCAAGACGCTGATGCTCGATCAGATAATGAAGAATGTACCGAAGAACCTCGTCAGAGGCTCCCGGACAAGGCATCTCGTCGGCAGACTCATCCTCCAACATGGTCATGAAGACCTTAGAGCCCTCCAGAGCCTTGGCGTCCACATGGTAGCGTGGGCGCTGATTCCACAGTTCACGGATCTCCTTCTCCTCCTGAGGCGTCTGCGCTTTGGAGACATCAGGAAGACCCTTCGTGCTGAAAACAGCGATGATGCGAGGTTCGGGCTCGTCGAGCCCCATAACCTCCTCGTCATCAACATCCTCTTGACCATCCTGACCCTTCTGACCCTTCTTCTCCTCCATCTCCTCGTTCTCAGAGTCTGAGTCCAGAGGATTAACGTCCTCCGTCGGTGGTTCAGCGGATGCCACCGCAGTGGTGCTGTCAGTCATCTTAATATCTTCGGTATCGCTCATGGTTGTGAGTTGTGTCCAAAGTTCTTCTTGCTGTCAATCTACTTTAATTATCCTTAAGTCAAGTTCCCTTTATCAATTTTCTATTTATTAGACGTTGGTGGGTTGTTTTTTATCTCAGTTTTTCTCTGATAAAGTCTGGCCGGGGAGCTCACACTGTTTCACGGTTCTAGGGTAGAAGAATCGGAAAGCGTGGTATACAAGCGTGAGAAGCGCGATCGCTAAGAGCGCAGAGAACGCTCTCTCACCAGAGTCCTTACCTTTCCAGGCGACGTAGGCGAGTAACGGGAAAATCACAATAATATGAAGTAAATACACACTCACCAGAGTCTCTCTCTCGGTCTTCGCCTCCTCTGGACAGTTAGTGGTCTCACGGGGGTACATGATTCGCCCACCGTGGTACAAAAGCGCCATAACGGCCAGAGCTCCTACAACAGCGAACATATGGGGATTGGTGTTTTTACCAGCCCACCCCACGTACCCTAAAATAGGGGCTACCACAAGCACGTGAAAGGCGTACATCTTGCTTTTGTAAACAGCCTCCTGGTCATCTACCAGATCAGACGTCACCTCTTTCCTTCTCTGAGGCTTCCCCCAGGAACCTCCCAGAAAATCAACAGGATTTGTCCCACTGTACATCTTGTCCTTACACTCATACATAAAATCGTACCAGGCCATGGCGATATAACCGACGATGAAAATCACCGGAAGCATGAAAGGGTTCTTATGGGGTAACCACCAGTACCCTGCCATGAGAGCTACTCCGAAAACGATACATTTCCAGTTCGGATGAAACGGCCGATCCTTGAAAATACCACCTGCCATCACAAAAGGTAATAACACTTATACTTTTCGTGATAGTTTTTTGAGAATTCATCTTTAAGGAATACTGGTTCTTCCACCAGGTGCGATCGCACCTGTGAGAAGACCGTTGACAGCTCGTGAGAGACGAACGAGACATTCCAGAACGTTCTGAGGTAAGTTTCCATCCCAAACAGCTGGTAAAGATATACCTCCGGCGGCACCAGTTGTTCCCATAAGATTCAAAGGAAGAGACCAATGTGGATCTCCTCCTAAAAACCCAGCATATGATGAGGTGACAGTGTAAAGACCGGTGTTACCGGCTATGTTCGGTGTCTGACCTCCGACATCAAAGAGAACACCACCTGTAGGGAAAGCTCCACCAACTCTCGCTCTCACGTTGAAGGAGTTGGGTCCGACAGATGTGAAAGCAGATCCTGATGTGCTGGGGTTAAAGACGATTGATTCGGTGTGTGATACTGATGTGTTCACATCACCGAAAGCCATACAGTTTCGCAGAAGACCTCTTCCGGTAGAATCAATTAAACATCCTTCACCTCCCAGAATCACACTGTGTTGAACAGCATCACCCATAGCGACATTACCGATCATCTGATGATTCTGTCCAGAGAGAATACCGTTAAAACCTCCCGAAAAATCTAGAGTGTCGATACTATTGTTCAGTCCTCCAGTGATGACAGAGTGCGCTGTGGTGATGAAGTTTTGAGAACCACCTCCGATAAAAGAGCGAAAGCCTGTAGACCCGTTAGTTCCGAAAGGAATCTCGTTCTGAGTACCTCCACAGACAACACTTTGATAACCACCTGCGATGTTCTGATTGCCGTCGTTGTCACCACCTCCTCCTCCGAGGAAACTATAATCTCCTGAAGCGACGTTCGCGTTAGGTGAGGCTCCCAGATTGAGAACTCCACCACCACCAATAGTACTGAAAGCACCAGATGCCAGATTACCGTTAAGAGCAGGGTTAACAGTGTTCGTACCACCTCCTCCGACAAACGCGAAGTTCCCAGAGACCTGGTTTCTACGTCCACCGACGATAGCACCGTGTGAGGCTGACGCCATAACATCGTTGGACTCACCAGCTCCGACGAACGCGTTAGACGAACCAGCATTATTGGAAGTTCCTGAGACGACAGAGGAGTCTGTTCCTGTCGCGGAGTTGTTACTACCAGCTCCGATAAATGACTGATTAGCAGATACAAAATTACCAGAGCCTGCGACAATACCAGAGTTGTCAGCTCCTGTCGTGTTACTGGATCCACCTCCGATGAAATCAGAGTCGGATCCTGTGGTGTTGCCACGTCCACACACAATACCAGAGTTAGGACCTGTGGCCGCGTTTCCAGTTCCTGCGCCGATAAACGCTCTTCCTGTGGTTCCACCTGTCGCATAGTTGTCCTCACCAGCACCAAGGAAGCATAACGGACCTTCAGCTACATTTCCTAATCCAGCACCTATAGCGCACCCGGAAGATCCGGCACGAATCTCATTAGTGATACCGGCTCCGATAAAGGAGTTATTATCAGAGATTGAGTTATTGTCACCACCTACAATACTTGCATTTGTCGTACCAGCAGTAACAGTGTTAGAAGAACCACCAAGAATAGATGATCCTGTAACAGCAGGACCGTTAGGAATTGTGTTGGAGGATTGACCAAGCACAGTAGCGTACCCACTAGGAACTTGAACACGGAAATTAGACTGCTCACGAGTACAAGGATCGGCAGAGTAAAAGCTGTTGCGATAAAGACCTTCTGTAGGTCCTGTAGCACCGCCAGCAGGTCCTGTGACAGTACCAGACAAGTCAGAGAATCTTTCTAACTGTACAGGAAGAACAAGCCCATCTCCTGTGACACCACAGTCTGTCATAACCATGACAGGACCTGTTGTTCCCATCGGACCAGTGCTTCCCGTAGGACCAGTGTTCCCCATAGGACCAGTGATCCCCATAGGTCCTGTCACACCCATGGCACCAGTGGGTCCTGTCGCACCCCCAGGAGGACCTGTGGGTCCTGTTGGTCCTGTTGGACCTGAACCTGTCGCACCTGTAGCGCCAGCTGCTCCAGGAGGACCTGTGGGTCCAGTTGCTCCCAATGCTCCAAGATCAAAAAGCTCACTGTCATAAGGAAATGCGAAGACCTCAATAGACATCACGAATTGTCTTATACTTTATAAATGAATTTATCTGTTAGTTGTCTGTTAGGATGATTTAACAAACTTAACTAATATCTTCTGTTGTAGAAGTAAGAGTAGTGTCTAAATCTGTAAATAACAGAGTACAACTGAACGTACGTTGTGTCAATATCCATCTCTTCCGGACTGTTCTCTCCATGAGTCAGTCTTCGCACAACAGACTCAGGAGACCTAGAAACTCTAGCTCTCGGAATATCCTCCTCTAAGACCTTGTTAATAAAACCTTGAAGATATGAGGTTGGTGGATAAAAAGGCAGAGGAGGTTTGTTTACTCCGAGGGGGAACGAGTATATTTGTTGTTTTTCGTAAGACATCGTTCCTATATATTACTCTTTCTTTCTTAGAAATGATTCTGTGCGAGACTCGAACGTTCTTTTACGTATATCTTGTAACCCAATCACCTGATCTCTAAGCTTATCAGTGATAGGAAAGTTTTTAAAAGTAATATCCTTTTTCACCTTCTTTTTCTCAATATATACCTTCTTTTTGTTTGAGCTAAATCCTGATTCTTTATTTTTAGCTTTCTCTATTCTCTGTTTTCTAACTCGATCCCTTTCTTGATCCTTACGTAATCTCTCCTGTAGTTTTCTCTCCTCCGCTTTCTGCGCCATGTTTCTGTGCGCTTCTGGTAGACCTAATCCGTAAGAGTGTTCTGATAACGGAACATCAACAGATGTCTGTGTCATCTGCTCTGAAGAGACTATCGCTGGCTTAATCTTTCTGTAGTTCTTTGAGAGTTTTCTGTACCCTACCTTTCCTATACTTGGAGGTGGTTGTTGCTCTGGTGCTTCACCTGCTTGATACAATGTCTTAGACCGACGACCACGTGTTGATAAAGACTTCTTGTCTAAAGACTTCTTGTCTGTAACTGACATCTGTTACCTTTGATAATAACCAGAGAATATGTTGCTCATATTAACGAAAAGGGATTAAAGAACTTAAAGTTAACTCGTAATCATGGTTGATACTGTTAAAAACGCCGAGGAAGATACGAAACGTCTTTTATCAATCGTGGAAAGATCTCTGAACACACTCGTCCTGGAAACGAGAAAAATCCCATCCCCTCCGAAAATTGACCAACGGCGTAGCGTTGGCAACGAAGACTGTTGGTCTGTAGTTGACCCCAAAAAGAGAAAAGCTTTCAAGCTTCTCCTGGGGAAGCCACAAGAAGTAAGAACCGTACCACCTGTTTTCGTAAGAAAACGATCACATTCTGTATGAGATTTTCAAGTTTAGCTTGGTAAAGAACGATTTAAAGGAACGAGGGTAAAATAAAACAGATAAATCTTTACTTAAAATACACACTATGACTGACTGTTTTGTCTGTATAGAGAAGTACAACAAGTCAACAAGAAAGGAGGTCACATGTCCTTACTGCGATTACTCGTCATGTCGGGACTGTTGGCGAACCTACTTGTTGGGTACAGTGAGAGATCCTCATTGTATGAACTGTAAGAAGGCGCTTTCGCGTGAGATTCTTCAAGAGGGGCTCACGAGAACGTGGGTGAACAAACAGTTGAAAGAGCATCGCGAGAACATCCTTATGGATCGCGAGAAGGCTCTTCTTCCTGCCACTCAACCACACGTGGACAAAGCGATGAAGATTCAGAAGATTGATGACAAGATCGAGGAGAAACGAGCGAAGATTCGCGAGATACAGAGACAGGTTTACGCGATCGAGTCAGAGATTTACACGTTGGACAGACGCAAGTACCGTTACCGGAACATGGCTCCTGAGAACATTCCTGACTCTGATGACGAGGAGGGGGATGAGAAAACTGATGGTAAAGAGGAGAAGAAAGAACGTGTGCGTCGATACGTGAGACCTTGTCCGAAGGAGGACTGTCGTGGGTTCTTGTCAGCACAGTCTCGATGTGCGATCTGTGACACTTGGGTGTGCGCTCAATGTAACAAGGTCAAGACGTCTCGTAATGATGAGGCACATACGTGTGACCCGAACGATGTAGAGACAATGAATTATCTAAAGTCTCAGACAAAGCCTTGTCCAAAGTGTGGGATGTCCATCTCGAAAGTCTCAGGGTGTTTCGCTCCTAACACATCTATTCTGAAATGGAATGGTGAGACTGTACCAGCGAAGAACGTGATGGTTGGTGATATTCTAGTTGGAGATGATGGTAATCCCCGAGAAGTAACGGAATTAGTTTCAGGAGAGGATGAGATGTACGAGATTCTTCAGAACAACGCCGACTCTTACACTGTGAATCAGTTTCATGAACTGTCTTTCAAGATTAGTGGGAATAAGTCTGTGAATTATTTCAAGGCTATTGATCGATGGAAAGTCACTTGGCTCGATCACGAGAATCTTGTAAGAAAAACAAAGAACTTTCAGAATGAGGAGGAAGCTCAAGATTTCGCATCAGAACTTAACTCGCCAGATGAGATAGATATACCAGTCTTTCGGTATGTAGAACTTCCTCGATCAGCAAAATCAATGCTGGTCGGATATCGATCCAATGGGATTAACTGGGAGAAAAAGGATGTTCGTATCAATCCTTACATACTTGGTCTCTGGTTGGGAGATGGGTACTCTAACGGATCATCGTTCGCTATGAACGATCCTGAAGTTATTGAGCGCGTTGTACAATGGGCTCAGACTAACGATACAGAGATAGTACATGAAGCTCCTTACCGATTTCATGTTCGTAGGGCAGGAATGGGAAAGAGAGTAGCTTTAGGACAGCCAGGATGTTCCGACTGTAATGGTTGTAAGAAGCTGGAATCGAAAGCATGTACTCTTCTTGACGGCAAGTACCCTACAGATACAGTCACCCACAAGAAGTCTCATACATGGATGAATAAGCTTCGTTCTTACAACCTTCTGAACAATAAGCATATTCCTACAGATTTTCTGGTAAATGATCGTGATACTCGTTTATCTGTGCTTGCTGGTCTGATTGACTCGGACGGACATGTGACTAATAACGGGAAACGAGTTGTTATCACTCAAAAAGACGAAAAGCTTTCTGAACAGATTGTTCTTCTATCCAGATCTCTCGGATTTGTCACATCAATTCGTGAAAGAAAGATCAAGAACCATCAGTGTCCGAACACGGTTAAGAAAGACTATGATTCTCAGTTTCAGATCAACATATCCGGAAAACTTTCGGAAGTCCCAACACTTATTCCGAGAAAGAGATGTGCTGATGCTACTCCGAATAAGGATTATCTCAGAACCTCTATCAAGGTCAATCACGAAGGAAGAGGAAAGTATTTCGGATGGAAGGTTTCTGGTAAGACAGAAAGGTTCCTCTTGAACGACTGTACTGTCGCACATAACTGCTCCCAGATGTGGTGTACAGCGTGTAAGGTCGCTTTCGACTGGAACACGTTACAGATCGTTCACGGTCGTATTCACAACCCTCATTACTACGAGTGGCAGAGATCTCAGGGGAATAACAGACGTGAACCTGGAGACATTCCTTGTGGTGGTCTTCCGTACGTGACAGAGGTGAGAGACGCTATTATGCAGGCGTTCGGTCTACGGATGGTACAGCAACAGCCTGACCGCTGGGGTTACCGTCGTGCGCCGAGACCACCTGAGCATCCGACACTGAACAAACTGCTTAGTATTCATCAGACTGTTTCACACGTACAGAACGTGGAGTTACCGAGATACAGGGTCATTGATGATATCGAGGCGGAGAATCTTGATCTTCGTATTCGTTACATGATGTCCAGGGTGGACGAGAAGTACTGGAAGAAGGAGTTACAGAAACGGGAGAAGGCGAGGGACAAGAAGCTGGCAGTGTTTCAGGTACTGGATATGTACTCTCAAACAATGTCAGATATGTTTAGAGGAATAATCCGTCAGGACAAAGAGACGGTTATCAGAATTGAGAAGGAGATGGACACTCTTATCACGTACGTGAACGAGCAGTGTCAGGTTCTTCGAAAGCGTTACAACAACGTGATTCCGTTTATCACTGAGGATTACAGATTTAGTACTAAGTAGTTAATTACTCTCAAAGTACGTGTATTAATGCAATTCTCTCCATTTTTTTTGAAGTAGCATAACTGCCTTTACAGCACGATCCCAATCTGACTCCCATACACATTTATATTTATACCCTAGTCGTTGAAGAATAAGCTCTTTTCTAAGAGTATTCTTGAATAATTGACCAAAAGATTTGTTATTTACTCTATTAACATCTTTATGATAATGAACATTAGGATTTCCGTGCCAGAAATCTCCGTGAAACTCGTAAATAGTTTTAGTTTCTGGATCATAACCATCGACAGAATAACAAGTGTTAGGTATTACAAATTCACCTTTATTCTCCATGTGCTGAATAGGAAGAGTAACAGAAAGATAGTGTAACCATTTCATTTGTTTCTTTGAATAGTTTTTGAAACAACGAGGGCATCCTCTACCATTAAGGTGTGAATGTGGTGCTTGAAGGAAAATACCATGTGTGTGGCATATTATTTTTACTTTTGTATCTGTTTTTTTGTATTCAACTTGTGAATAGTCATACATATCTCCATGAACTCTGATAGCTCGTTGAATAAAATCAGAGGTTGTAATACATTTTCCTGCACATTTTGGACAGCCAAATCCTTGTAAATGATCAGTTGGTGTTTGCCTAAATTGATGTTTACACTTATTACATACAATTTTAACTTTATGATTACTTTGTTTGTAATTAACTAAATAATAATCATATTTATCTTGATGTATGAGAATTGCTTTTTCAACAAATTCTTCTGTGTTTGATCTTCTTTTTATTGCTCTCTCAATATCACCACATTTTGGACAACCTTGTTTACCCGAAATATGATCATTAGGTTTTTGATAAAATTTTCCATGGTCTGGGCAAATGATAATAACCTTTTGATTATTTCTTTTATATTCAACTAAAGAATAATCATATTTATCTTTATGTATTTCTTTAGCTTTTACTTTAAAAAAAACTGTATCCATAAAGCGTCCTGCACATTTAGGACATTGTTGTCCTGAAAGATGTTTACTTGGCATCTGTTTAAACTCACCATGATATTCAAGAGGGCAAATAATTATAATATTTGTCATAGCATTTTTATACTTTACTTTTGAGTAATCAAACCTATTATTATGAATTTCGTTAGCTCTTTTGATAAATTCAACTTGACTCATTCTATTTTTATCTCCACCACTCTCATTTCCACAAAAAGTACATCCTTGTTTTTTTACTAAATGAGCATTTGGTGTTTTGAAAAAATCTCCATGTTTCTTACATTTTATACGGATTTTCGTTTTTGAATTTACATATTTACACTCAGAGTAGTCATAAAGCTCACCAAATATATCTTTTGCTTTTCTTATAAACTCTTCAGTTGTTAAAGAAAGTTTTTTAGAACAAGCTTTTTTACTACACAGTGAACATCCTGATTTCTTATTAATATGATTATACGGACTTTGTAAAAAGTCGCCATGTTCTTTACATTCTAAAATAACTTTAGTTTTACTATTCACATATTTAACTTTAGAATATCCATATTTATCTCCATGTATTTTACGTGATCGTGAAACAAACTCTTCTTGTGTTTGTTTTTTAGGCATATTATATTGAAATATATCCTCGATCCCTTTAAATAACCTTGGTATAATATCTAGAACAGTATCATGGGTAGATTCCTAATATTTATTTTAATAAAAATGTATCGACTTTTAGAAAGTAGTTGTCACTGATCTTAATGTACGTGTACCCTTGGAGCTATTATTCACAGGCAGAGGAATTAATTGTGGTAAATACTCCAAATTCTTCACGTACCCTATATACTGCTCCACCTCTGACAGCACTTTAGGCCACGCGAACTCCACCACAAGTCTGTTCAGCTCGTTAACCTGCTCAGCCAGTTGATTAGGGAGATTCTTCGCGTGTTGTAGATACATAGCCCGCATGATCACCTGAAGCTCTGTGTCATCCTGAGGTCCAATCTTATACTTTCCACCAGAAGCGACGTACACACGATAACGCAAGTTATCTTGTACACGTTTCATGTTGTATTTAGAGAAGAACAACTCTGATAACGGAGATCTTGTCTGAATACCATAAAGAGCGTTCTCCTTAAAAGTATCATCTTTGTTATTGTTCTCTGTGAACATATCGAACTGGTTGCCAGACACACCTGCCACACCAATCACACGTCCGTTCTGAAACTGTGGTATAGGACCAGCTTTATACTCAGAGCCGGTTCCTCTCATCGCGTCATCTGATGCGTCAAAAGGGAGAAGCTTACCATCAGCGTCCCACATAGGAGCCATGTAAGGCACATGGCGTGCGCGATCAGGCTTGTCAACGTTGTAAATCGAGTTGTTCTGCATTATCGCCTATATACTTACATCATATTTTCTCGTAATCAGTCAAGCGGGTTTGTTGTTGCGATACCAGCACCAATATCAGCGATGTTACCTGTGCGAGAGTCGATAAGAGTGTCTCGCAGAACCTCCTGTAACTCAACCATCTGTAAAACGAAACTATGATTCTGCTTTAACTCCAGAAGGTTACCGGCAGCGTCGTAAAAAGAGATGTCTAGATCGGTCAGCTTCACCAGAGGCGCGTCGTAGAATAACCTGTCGCCTCCCACAGATGTTGTCACGACATCACCGGGTGGTGTTCCCGCGAAAATGATCTTGGCGAAGTACCCGTTCTCCTTGGAGTTTCTCTCGATCTCTGCGTAATTCACTGAGCCGATCGCACATGTCAGGTTCGAGGAGATAGTTCCGTTCGGCTTGTCCGACGGCTCAATACGCATCAGAATGTAGTCAGGCGTGTCCAACAAGAGTTGGCCAGGCCCGACCACACACCATGGGATCACGTTCTCAACTTGTTGTGTACTTGTGTTAAAGTTCGTGTGAATAAGAATGTCCGCAGATCCGTCCTGTAAACCGATGTACTTCCCGAAACTAGACTCACACTGATCCGTGTCCACAGTGAAGCTTATCGCTCTCCCAGCTGTTACCTCGATCGGGTGACCAGCGGGAAAGTTAGGAAGATTAGTCATCGTCAGATCATAAGTTCTTGTCTGATTCGCGTTGGCGACAGCTCCTGAACTTGTCAGAATTGTCAGATCTATCTCCGTAGGAGATATGATCGTGTAAGTACTCTGACCTGGCGAGGACGTACCAACGTCGTAGAAAGGTACCTGCTCGATCAAAGTGACCGGAATACCCCCAAAATTAGTCGCGAAAAACTCTAGACCAGCAAGGATGACAGGAAGTCCTGCTGTGATTCCGTGTGGGATCGGAAAGGTTAATCTTACTGTGTTATTTCCCGCTGTTGTGTCTAACGTGTTAGCGACAGACTCCTCTAGTCTCTGGATAAACCTGATAGAACGGTTGAAAGGATCTATGGTCAGTCGGAAGAGAGGGAAGTTACCGTTAGGGAAGACAGCACCTGGGACGACATGTTGTACAGCGTTCAGAGTGGTCTCTACTACTTGTACGAACTCACCTAATGAGTAAAAAGCACCAGGAATAATCGCGGAATACTCCACAGTTGTGCCGTCAGCAACACCAGGGAGACCTGTGTAGTTGGTTGTCCACACTAACTGGTTGTTACTCGAGTTAATAGGTGTAGGAGGCTCACGAAAGATGATGTTCTCCATACGGATCGAGTACAGGTTACGAAACTCCTTGTTCAGGAAGATCCTGTACTTGCCAGGATTGGGGAACTTAACTGTGTTTCTACGCCTGGAGTCGATGTTAATGTAGGAAACGATCTGTTTTCGGTATCTCACTCGAGTAGTGTCGTTAAGAGACTTGGAAAGAATTGGTAAAACACCCTGTGAAAGCGCCAAAGGCTCCTCTGAGTGGATCCATTGGGGTCTGTTCAGAACAGATGTTAGCTGAGGACGATTAATAGGAGGCTCTAACAAGTCGTAATCTCCCTCCTCGTCAGACTCAAAATCGTCCTGTTCCTGCTGAAGCTCTGTCACCTCTTGATCGGCAAACGTAGCGCGAATAAAGTCTTTTAGCTCTGCGTACTCTCTGCGCTCTTTCTGCTCACGTGGACGCCCTCCTCTAGTGAAACGTGGGGCGGTATTGGGGGCTATAAACTGATTGGTCAGAAGGAGATCTTTCGGATCCATTATAGAAAGGAGCCACGTCTTGCATAAAGAGAGAAAAACATCCTATTAAGTAAACCAATGGCTTGTCTTCCAGAATTCAAAATCTCATACGCCACCAACCAGGACTGGTTGAAGGGCGATGCGCGAGTCAACTCAAGCTTCCCCTCCACCTCTGTGGTCATACGACCTCGATTCGCGGAGGCGGTCATTATACCGTTGACGATTCTGATCGATCTGGGCTCTCGTGTTCCGGACTACACAGAAGAGTTAGAGGTTAAAGAACCTCTCTTTTTCAAGGTGAGAGAACAAGTGGAGAGTACATGTACACATCCCCCGTTCTCTCTTCAGCAGATGTCCTTGACACCACCTAGACTGCGACGTCAGATCGCTAAGTGTGTGATGGAACCTCTCTTTCTTCTACGAGAAGAGTCAGAGGCAAAATCCAGGAACTACCTGGACTCTGTCTCAGAAGCTCTGAAGAACCTGACGATGTTTCTTCGCACGTGCTACTCCGCTGGAGTTCACATCAATCTCACCCTCATTTTCATGAAACAGAAAGATGATAAGATCTATCGGTGGACTCCGATGGAGAACCAGGTTCTACACCCTCGAGGTGATACAGACTATCTGACCTCGTTCATGCAGTCTATGCTGTTCTACGAGAAGGGTGAGGTAGTTGAAGCAAAATCAACAACTATCCTGGCATCTGAGATTGCGAGAGAGACAAAGGATTCGACCATGGTGATCTCACAGAGTTCATCGCCTAAGGGATACACAGGAAAGTGGTGGTATCACCATCATTACTTGTTCCCTCTCTCGACATTACAAATGTCGAAGGACTTGCGGTCTTTGCTCCCGAAGGTGAAGAACGTTATGATCGTGCTTCGCATCATTACACCTTACTCTTTCACCATGAAGGCGTCATCACCATTTGTTCTGACGGAGACATCGAAAAACAGGCACGCGATCATCCTGAAGAAGGACGTGATGTACCCGACAGACTGTGTTTACCTGAGTATGACACATGTTTGTGTAAGTAACTGGTATCTTCTGCGGAAGATGTTCGCGATGTCTACCTCTGTCATTGTTGACGGAAAGCTCCGTCATCAAGATGAGGTGGTACCGTCACAGATTCGTCGTGACATCTGGTTGGACACCATGGTGAACTATTATGTGGAGAACTGCGAAGAAGTGAAGAATCTGCGCTTTCAGGATACCCGTCATAAGGCTTACACCGCCTCAATTCTTCACTGTTCTATTGGTGGTACGGATCTCTCGCTCATCGGATCAGGTAAGAGAAATCGTATGGGCATCGATACGGCGCTCATCTGGAACATTCTCAATGTGAAAGGTTTCGTTCGTAACGCACTAGCGGACACAGCGAGAAAAATGGCGTATGTCCATCACTAGTTGTGAATAACAACATCATAATTTAACTGTTTTAATTACTATGGTGCCACTTCAGTGGCTTTGGTGGTTTAGATGTAGCCACGGTTGTACACAGCGCACAGGTAGTCGTTGATAGACTTCCAGTTACGGGGCTGGTCTTGATGGCGGTCGTACATCATGCCACGGCGAGTGTGGTAGGACTGTGTGCCCTCCACCGCCTTCATCGCCGAGAAGTAAGCCTCCTCGAAGTGAAGGAACTTGCCGATGCGATTCAGTGTGGATCGCCAGATGTTGATGCGCCTACGCCGACGACAGCGCAGGTTCACCAACTTCTGGTACTCTCGCAGGAGCGACCGCATGTACCGGATCCATCCTCGGCGGGAGGTATCCCAGACACTCCGTTGGTTTCTCCCCTCAACGATGAGGGTCGGATCATGGGTGTGGGAATCGTGTACCACCACGGTGAACACAGTTGTCGTCGGCATCTTCGCCTCGCGCATGTTGACCTTGAACTCACGTCGGGATTTGCTCATGTTGAACAGTCTGAGATCTGAGGTCAGTTGTATTTGTGTTTTTCCTTTGTGTTTGTTGCTTGTATTGACTCGAGACACGTTTATTTCGTTTCTCCAGTGAATGTGAACAGTAATACTCATATTAAAGATGATTAGTAAGGAGTACATCAATTTTTTTCGTGATAAATCGCTACACGTTATCGAGTTATTTGATTATGCTGTTTTAGTTTAACGACCTCCGATTATCCGGGAAGACCCGATAGTTCCTGGCCACGTCTGGCCATCCAGGCGTTTCCTGCCATCGGTACGTCAGGGGATATAAACCCTGAGTTAGAGTCGGAGAGCTTGGGTCTCCAGATAGCTCCTGACTGAGGGTAGTTCTCCCCCAGAGATTGAGGCAGATAACGAGGAACAGGTGGGAAGTAACGGTCAATTGGACCACCCCTCTGTCCAGGGGCGGGAGGCCCACGGCGTGGACGGTCACGATAGACCACCTTCTCCACGATTTTCACCTTAGGTTCACAAGGGGGGCAGGTCGGGCATTTCGGGCACTCTGGGCACTTCGGACAGATCTTGTCCGCGTCACAAGGTGGAACCTCGGAACGCAGAACATAATTCCTCAGATCAGGACAGGTAGGGCAAGGAGGAATCTCTGACTTGCGGATCCACTCCTCGGGGTTGAACCCTGCTGGTGGTAACTGGTTCTTGAGAGCGAACTGAGACATATCTGGACAGGGAGGGATACTGGACTTGAGAACGTACTTGTCGATATCCTTGTTCTTCGTGATGTCACAGTTCCTACAGATGTTACGTGTGGCAGGCATCACGACATCAACCTTGTCCACGTAAATATTGTCACAACTGGGACAACGGCGACGTCTCTTTGGTTCCAGAGGAACCACCTCACCACCGCTGTCGTCATCATCAGATGATTTCAGAGGGTTGTACCCCCATCCGTACAAAGAGGACGCTCCCGCAGCCACGCTCTCGTTGGAGGAGACAGAAGGAACCTCAAAGGATTCTGTAAAGTTCTCCACTGCGTAAGGGTTATCGTCTGATCTCACCGGTTTGTACTTCGCTCCCGCCATACCAAGAATAAGAAGAAGAAGTGCAATTCCGGCGACGTAAATCGCCATATGTGTAGCAGTCATACGAGCCATTGGTCAGACGTACACTATAAAAATGATGAGAAAATTATACAGTGGAGCTGTGGCTCAATGTCGGCTATTAACAAGTCTGCTGTCGCTCAGTATTTCGGATTTGACGATAAACCAGTCCAGATTCGTGATAACTGTAAGACCCAGTTTTACACGAAGAAGGACGGCGCCACTCTTTTTAAGGAAGGTGGGTTCGGGTCTATCTCCGAGGTGTGTTCGAAGACAGACTGCCGTTACGTCGCTAAGGTAATCCCTTTGGCTATTCCGAGTGTAAAAAAGTCTTTCATGCGTGAGGCTGTGATCGCCCCTGTGATGGGTGAGGTTGGTATCGGGCCGAAGATTCATGATGTCTTCACATGTCTCAACGCAGGATTCATCATCATGGACACATGGGAAGGATCCTTGGGTAAACTCCTGGAGAAGGAGAAGAGATTGAAGCAGAAAGACTTGGAACAAATCGGTGTTCTGATAGATAAGATGCATAGACTTGGTGTTATTCATAACGATATGCACAGTGGTAACATCCTTTACCGTATTAATGAGAAGACAAACGAGAGAGAGTTTGTTATCACTGATTTTGGTTTAGCACTTCGTTTTAACGACGCGAACCAGGTTCTTCCCAACTCAGAGATCCCGAACACCGTCTCTCCGAATATCTTCTTCCCTGCGTTCGACTACCATCGTATCTCTAGCGCTATTGAGTCTCGTTCACATGACATCTTCATGTCATACTACATTGATAAGGGGTATCTCACGTTACTAGAGTACGTTCTTGTGGATAAGTACTGGTGGAGAGATAACAAGTATGACGGTGTCACTTTCTTAGACTTTCTACAGGGTCAGAAGATCGCAAAGAACATGATTCGTACTCTGCCTAGAAATCCTGAGGAGATGTTCCTACCGTTGTCAGAGAGCAAGAAGAGCATCACTCATCTGAAAAGAAAGACGACTAAGAAGTCCAAGTTTACGAAGTCCAAGTTTACGACGAGGAAGAAGTCAAAGACGAAGACTCGTAAGAAGTCAAAGTCGAAAACCAAACCTAAGACCAAATCACGTTCGATGTCCAAATCTAAGTCAGAAAAGTAAAGAAAATCTTTTCATTAGTAAGTTATTGTGTACGAGATGAGTCGTAATAACCGCAAGACTCGTAAGCGCCGTGATGTTGAGGTCTCAGAGGAGTACCGTGTTCTGGAGAAACCTGAGTCTATGTCTATCAGTATGTCCAGTATTCTGGATATGATGTACTCCTCTTTCGCTTTTCAGGTTATTCAGAGATTCGTTCTACCTATCGCCCAGACCGAGTTGTACAAGAAGTTTGCCAAGAGAAAACTTGATGTAGGTCTACAGAAACAGGCGTTTCTTGTTTTCGATGAGGAGGTGAACGAGCAGTTTATTCATCAGGAGTTCGCCTCTTGGATTCTTTTACAGAACAAAGAGAAAGCGAACTCTGCGACAAATAACCCTTTCCTGCCACGTAAGATTGTCGATCTCGTTTTCATACAAGAGGCTCTTAAGATGTACTTCCTTCACCGATCACGTGTGATTGGGAAGAAGTCAAGTGAGAAAGAGGCGACAGCTGACGCGAAAGCAGTTCTGAAAAAGCTCGGACTTTCCACGCTTATGCCCGCCCTGAACAAGAAGCACACGCCTCCTCTGATGACAAAAGAGGCACATCGTTCTTACAAGGCGGAGATCGTTAAAACGAAAGATAAGTTACGTGTTCTTAATTCCAAGGGAAGAACAACAGAAGAGGATCAAGTTATCGTGAAGATCAGCAAGAAAGAGCAGAAGGAGCCTTTAACAGCTGTCGGCATGGACGAGATGTACGTTGGTTTCCGCATTCAGTCCACCAACGATGTTGTTATCATGAACTTCCAGAACCCTTTGTTGGACGTAGAGATGGAAAAACTGAAGAAGATGTTTGTTCCGAAATCCCGCATAGACTTGGCAGAGGCGACATTCCTACTTCTGACTCTGTACGCGGGGTTCGGTCTTTTGTACCGTACACCTTTCGCTCGTGGTCTTCTGGAGCTTGCTGATCCAAGACTGAAGAAAATCCAAGACACAGCCACTATTCTGATCGGTACACCTTTCACGGTGCCAAAAGGTCGCCCTTACTTCTCTCTGTTCCCTGGTGTGGAACAGCATTTCGGATCGATGGGTTCGTTCTTTGACGCGCAACCCCTAACAGGAACCTACTCTCTGTTACCACCTCCTACCTTCGTCTTCATCTCTTACTGTCTGGATCGTGTGGAGAAGTGGTTAAACGACGCGAAGAAGGACAATCGCTCTCTAAAGATCGCGTTCTGGTACCCGTATCTGTACACCGCCTCCTACGTGGAACCACCCAATGTGGAGTTCGAGTCAAACGAGAACATGGAGGAGATGTTGATCTACGAGGAGGTGAACAGACATCTACTGAGGCGTTTGGAGGGTGTAAAGCACAAGAAACAGGTTATTAACTACGCGCCTGGTAAGAAGCTAAGTAACAGCGCGAAGAACTACGTGTTCAGAGTGTTCGTATTTGAGACATAAACGGAGTAGTGTTTAGAAACACAGAAGTGTTATGAAACGTACTAAGATTTCAGAGATCTTGGCAGATGAGACAAAGTTCATCGGTCAGGATGTCATTGTTCAAGGATGGGTGAAGACAGCAAGAATCCAGAAGAAAATCGCGTTTGCGAAGATTACTGACGGTTCCTGTCTTCAAGCATTACAGATTGTTGCCCCAGGGTTACCCTCAGAAGTTATGACAGGGGCATCAGTCTTTATCACTGGCAGAATCATATCGTCTCCTGCCAAAGGACAAAGTGTCGAGCTGAAGGTCACCTCATGTGACGTTTTAGGTAAGTGTACAGATCCAGAGACTTACCCCATGTCCAAGAAGAAGCACACTCTAGAGCATTACAGAGCTCACCCGCATCTACGACCGAGAGCCGATCTGTTTCAGACCGTCTTTCGTCTGCGCAACGCCATGATCAAGGCGACACACGACTTCTTTCAAGAACGTGGGTTCCTCAACATTCACACACCGCTTATCACCAGCTCAGACTGTGAGGGAGCGGGAGAGGCGTTCTCTGTTATCTCGGACACGAAACAACCAGACGCCTTCTTCGGAAAGCGTGGGTATCTCACTGTGTCAGGGCAGTTACAAGTCGAGGCTTTCGCGTGTTCCATGGGTGATGTGTACACGTTCGGCCCGACCTTTCGTGCCGAGAAGTCACAGACATCCAGGCACTTGGCGGAGTTCTGGATGATTGAGCCTGAGCTTGTCTTCATCGAGTTCGATCAGTTGCTCGAGTGCGCAGAGCATTACGTCACCTACTGTGTAAGTAAAGCTCTGGAGATGAAGGACGAGATGTTGGTGATTGAGGCTCACTCACCTGGAATTGTCAAGATGTTGCGCGAGTCGTTCTCGGAGCCGTTCTCACGTATCACTTACACAGACGCTATCGCGAGACTTACGAAGGAGTTCGGAGAGTTCGAGCATATTCAATGGGGAATGGATCTCTCGTCAGATCACGAAAAATGGCTAGTGAAAGAGGCGGGTGGTCCGTTGATCGTCACCAAGTACCCGAAGTCGCTGAAACCTTTCTATATGTTAGAATCTCCCGACTCGAAGAGTTCTGATGATTCCAAGGAGATATCCACAGTTGACTGCTTCGACCTCCTGGTACCAGGAGTGGGAGAGCTAATCGGTGGATCGATGCGTGAGCATGATCATGACAAGTTGTTGGCATCAATGACTGAGGCAGGAATGGACATTCCTACGTATCAGTGGTATCTGGATCTGCGTAAGTACGGCACTGTGCCACATGGGGGTTTCGGTCTCGGATTTGAGAGATTACTCATGTTAATAACCGGACAGCAGGTTCGTGACTGTGTTCCGTTTCCTGTGGCTTACAAAAGGCTAGACTAACATTATGATGGAGAACGTGGTTATTAGAAAGTACGTCGACGAGACAGACCGTCATGAGTTAGAAGGTCTTGTAACCAAGATCTTTCCGAACGGTTGTTTCATCGCACCTCCTGAGAACTTCGAGGACGAGTACGTGATTGCCGTTAGGAAAAACAGAATTATCGGGTTGGCGGGATGGATACAACAAGAGAGTAACTCTGTCTGGATGCACTCTGTCGGAGTTCTCAAAAAGTACAGAAAACGTGGTATAGCCACAAGACTTGTTCTCACGTTGTTCAGACACGTTCACCTAAGATACAGCCATAACGGAGATTACTGCGTGGAGTGGGACTCAGAGAGAGACAAACTGCCCTTTTGGAAGAAGGTTATAGCAAAGCTTCCGAAAGAGAGTGCTGTTACCAGTATTAATGATAACGGTGATATTATCAGTTACTTTTACGGGTACATGATGGAGGATCCTAATGATGTCTGTGTCGTTTCTTAGGTTTAAAGCACTAATAAAACTTCAAAAAGATGGAAAAACAGATGTAATTGATTAAGCATATGGTACATATAGAGGCATATCCCTGTCGTACACAGTAACTCTGAACTTAGCGGTATTACCGTCTATTTGAACCACGTCGTTGGTTCCTAGCATCTCATTCTTACGGCGAGTGATCACTTTAGCCTTGACACGGTTTCCATCTTGTCCGATGAGTGTGTAATAATCCCACTGATCAGAATTAGGAAACTTCTTTCGACCGTACAAAGGATACACCTCATTCAGAGACCCGAAGATCTTGTACAGAACACCGACCTGTTGAGGAATACCTTGTGGGCCACGAGTCATGATGTTCACAGGTGCGATGTTACGTTCAGATATCTCGATAGGTGGAGGTACTGTCGGCACAGCGCTCTCGGTACCACCGATACATCCTTGGCGTCTTCCACCACACCCGATAACCTGAGGCGGGATGTTCATGTTAGGGTACCATCCTTGTTCGTAGAACGCCTGCGAGCGGTAAGGGTAACGAAGAGGGTTGTAGATACGATCAAGAGCGTTCTGGTAGGCTAGCCCGGAGTACGCGTAGTTAGCGCCCATTGGCAGGTAACCGCCACCATTAACCCACCAGTTAGGAGTGAAACCGTTCTCAACAGGTGGGTTGTACAAAGACCAGTCCAGGAACTCCTCTTTCTCCTCTTTCTCCTCTTTCTTCGATCCTTTTTTGTTATCAAATCTCTCAGAAACCTTCCATCTGTTCAGAGCCTTGCGGTACTGAGGAGGGCATGGATGGTAACTCATCGGAAGATCTCTCTCCATTCTCGCCTCTTTCTGGCATTTCTCTGAGTAAGGAGTGACACACCCTGGGCCACCAATGTCGTACGCAGGGAACGGAGGTGTAGGTCCGTTGTTCACGTAACATGAGTTCTTGTCACGAATACAGAACTGTTTCTCCCACGGACGTAACGGAGCGTCGCCGTTGAGACAGTTTCCAGACTTATCATTGGCTCTCATCTCGTCCAACTCCTTGAACACACCAGGTGAGTAGTTAACGATGTTCTCACGAACAGATCGATTTGTCACCATTGAGTAGCAACCACTCAAGATAAGAACGGCGATAACAACCAAGATTACTAACCAAATTCTCTTATCTCTTTTCATGATCCTAATGACCTATACTTTCTCCATGACTATTTTTCAATCCTCGATATTCAACCAGAAGAGATTAGGTTTCTCTCGAAAGTTTCTGGACTCCTGAACAAGAAACATAGATTCGTTCTCAAGAATCTCGTCAATCTCCTTCTCATGCTCCACCTGATTGCCCCACAACATATCACCCTTTTCTCTCGTGAACCATGAGTTCACAATGATACGGAAGGAGACAGGGATGTCGTCCCATCTGCGCATGAGAAGAAAGATAGGAGAAAGAAATTTTCCACCATGAAACGATATACCTTGTAAGGAGCAGAACTGAAGAAACTCCTTAGGTGGATGATCCATGATTACGACGTATCTCTCCCTACTTCTAGGAGTTATCATGAATGATAATTGCGCTTTCTCGATGAACTCTGTCCATTCGATCATGGAGAAAGCGAAAACCTTCTCTATATCCGCGTAGTAAGAAGGTCTTCTGGTGAAGACAATAGGCACGACACCTTGCTGTTGGTACGATTTAGCTATCTTCTTGGATAGATCCGTGCTTGACTTCTGACACCATGATGTGATCGCGTGTAACCCTGATGATGTTAGTTCATGATCATACTGAGGGAAAGAGAAAGGCAGAAACTCTGTGATAAACTCTGTAACCTCCTCTGGAAACAAGTTCGTTTTTCGAGAGTTGGTTCTGACAGCTTCAGATAACCTCTGTCTTTCGCTCATCCTCAATACAGTTAGCAGGTAAAAAGTAGAAATCATTCAAGAATCTTTCGACAAGAAAGAAGTCATCGGGGTCACCAGCACGTTTGAGTATCTCTCGCTTCAGATATCCACCGTACAACACTCTGATGTCGTCTTGGTTCTTCACGATTCTGATCTTGGAGTAGGGTGGTCTCCAGAATAAATGACACTTTATCGTATTCGTGACGATGAACACAGGCATCTTGTGCTTGATAAGATCAACGAAGGTCTTCACCATCGGTTCTGTGCGGTAATCAGGTGGTGGGTTATCAAAAATAAGAATATGATAAGGGGTGATTGTCGTACAAGTGCGTACATGATGTGACCATCGTAACGCCTCGTTGATGAAATGGTTACGTCGAAGACCAAAAACGATGTTCTCGTAAGGAACACCGGCTTTGGATATCCCATTCAGATCCTCAGTGATGACGTACGTGATAGATCTCGGATAATCCCTTTTGGCGATGCGCAGAAGATACTTGATCATTCCGATCTGTTTCTCTCTGGACTCGATCGCGATATTGGTCAGAGCAGGTTCCATCATCACACGAAACTCTCTGAGAGGCGGAGGAAGGAACTCCTCGACAAGATTCACTAACTCGCATGGTAGTTTATTCATAATTATGATTCTTATTAGAGAGTTTTAAGTCCCTAACAAGAGTAAACCGTACAAGTGTCACGGTGTAACGCGTAGAACATGTCACTGTGACCGATGATATCGGAGCCTAATACAGAGTGTCTCTCTTGGTGTCCTGTGATGAACGGAAGATCCGTTATCACTCTGGTCATGAACAGATTGATTCTCGGGCTTCCTGCCTTCGTGTCGCGCAGGAAGTTGTACCCCTGGCAACAGTTGTTGACCACTAGCACTGTGTGTAGACCGAGTCTGTCCATGTTGTCGTTACAGAAGAAACCGAGAAAGTCGGAGTCTGTACGAAGGTCGCTCATGACCGCTTTGCTCAACTCCATGTAGAGGAGCTGAGGACCTTTTCTGCTTTTCACCTCCTCAAGATGTCGCATCAGGACGTGTTTCGCGTTGTAAACCTCGTCTTTGTAAACGGGGTCATGCGCCAGGAAGTTGTGGTACTCCGCTGACGCAGGAAACAGCTGAGGGTATCTCGAAAGAATCTTGACATTCCTCATCTTCTGCTCCTTGAGAATGTAACTGACAGTCTCCACTCCTTTAAGAATACCTTCCATACTAGGAGCGTCCTTTGTCTCCACTAGCTTTCTCTCCGGACAGGCGATCATCGTGATCCCTCCTTGAGCGTAAAGCCTCGGAGGGACTGAAGATGGCAGGCAGACATCGAACTGAATAACGATGTCAGCCACGTCGGGAGAACATTGTATTTTCTCCTCTATCGCCTCTTTGAGGAACATGAAGGAGTTCTTGAATGAGTGGTTTCTGATGGGTTTGTCATACTTTTCAGACATACTCTTGGTACTGTAATGACTAAGTCCTCCTTGTACTCGTGTCCTTTCTTGTACTTCTCCGCGAAAAACCCGGATGTGTATCCTTTTGCGTTGCTGATCACTCTTGTTCCCTTCTCGTTGTTATCACAACACCAATGTGTATGACCAAAAACCCAGGTAGATACGTGGGATCCGAAAAGATGTGTCAAGTCTGTGGCGAAACCGAGTGTTCCGATCTTGCCTTGGTACTGTTGCGCCGATGTGTTTCTGAACGAAGGCGCGTGATGTGTTAGGACTAAAACTGGCTCCTTGTTGCGGTATGCTTGAAAAAGCTGTTGTGTCAGATACTGTACGGCCTGCTTGTGATACTGTACAGTGTCCTCACACGTGATCAATTTTTGCTGTCCCTCCTCCGTAGCCCGATAAATAGAACGATAATCATTAAGGTAGTTCTCGATAAAATTATAATGAATACGGGGGACGTTAGACCATAACGTAGAGCCGATCACACGAACTCCGTCCAGAACTACAGACTCATTATCTAGGATAGTGACATTTGTTCCTTTAGCGAGCTCACGGGCGCGTGCTAACAACTTCTCTTTAGTCTTCCAAGGCTTTCCCTTGGATACGTAGTACTCGTGGTTTCCAGGGACGTACAGGACTTTCTCGAACGCCATCGAGACCGCCTCAAACAGAGCCTTGAGGGTGTAAGGGTCGTTGAACGAACAGATGTCGCCTACAAGGGCGAGATAGGGAGCACTCGGGTTAACAAACTCGAAAAAGCGCTCAACCTTCTTACCGTTTAACATCTCCAGATGAAGGTCTGATGCGATCTGGATCTGCAATCCACCAAGAGACTTCTCTCTGAGTAATCTGGTTAGATTGGACATCTGGATAACACATCTATTAGCAATGATAACTATACAATACTCGAGGTTTTAAGTAACTAAGAAAATCACTTTACCTTAATTACCTCCACTCCATCCTTCTTTAGAGCCTCTATCACAGCCTTGACAGGAACTAACCCTAAAAAGAACCTTCGATACTTCATGAACTTGTCGTCTGAAAAGCAGAAAGCATCAATAATTTTCTCTCGCTCGTCTCCCTCCACCATCTTCATTCCCTTAGTGAGAAAGTTGACAAGCTCTGTGTGAATCAGGGAACGTTCCCTGATATACTGCTTGGCATCCTCCTCGGTGGAGAACGCCTTGTCCTTGCGAGCCACCCAGGACTCAGATCTGTCGACGTGGTGGGAGTTCTTGGAGGCTGAGTAGGTGTCAATACGGTACACTTGGTATGGCATGCTTTTAGACTCCATTGTAATCAGAACGTCTGCTTGTTTTAAGTGGTGTTGTAAAAATTGATCTCGTAGCGATCAATTTGTAGGGTAAGAATCACAATAACGAGTACTTAAGCATTTTCCCGAAGTTAGACAATAAGGAACAATGGGAAACTGCATTCAGAAAAACCATGTGGATGAGATGGGTCGCCGTGCGGAAAAACAGTTCAAATTGATCGCTGATCAGTACGAGAACTGGGATCAACTGACCGACGCCCTCTACGTAGAGCAGAAGTTGGAGGTGGCACAACTGTCCATCTTTGTTGACTTCACACAGTCTAACAAGTGGACAGGCAAGCGCACCAATGGCGGTCTAAACCTTCATCATCCGTATATCAGTGCGGATGAGGTGGGTGACCAGAAGGTTCCGATCTACCAAGCGAGCGCACCGACAGTGCCACCGCCCCAGTACTCTAGCTACCAGACAGGAGAGCAAGATGGCATACAGCCAGGAACAGGGTCAACTCAGTATGACGCCTACACCCCAGTCAAGACTGCACCTCTGCATCGCATGGGTACCATGACGGACTACACTCAGCTGAACCAGTACGAGTACGTCTTTCACGTGGCTAGCAAGCCTCTGCGAAAGATGGACAAAGACGGGTTCATCCCTCTGTACGCTTTTGGTGACGAGATAAGCAATGACCGTGCGGTCCGCTCCATGTTCGGAGTGGAGACAGACATGGATCACCAGTCTGTACAGTCTGGTTTGATTAACCCTGAAGAGGGATGCGTTGGCTTGGAGGCTGTCATCGGCATGTACCGTCAGCGAGCACCTCGAATGGTGCTCTCAGGAGGTACTTCCTTTGCGCCTGCTGTGCGACAACTGATCGCACAGGCGCAGGAGTCCAAGGAGTACCAGATCGGTATCATCATCACTGATGGGCAGATCTCCGAGGGTAAGTGCTGGCGGGAGACCCTGCGAGCTATCTCGGACGCGTCTCATCATCCCATCTCGATCATTATCGTAGGTGTGGGTGACGGCGACTCTCCGAAGGATAAGCAGGGGAAGTACTGGCGCATCATGGAGGACTTTGATGACAACTTTGATGAGTTGGCAGAGAAAGAAGGAGTTCCGAAGCGCAAGTTCGACAACATCCAGTTCGTTGACTCAGTAAAACTTCGTCAGGAGTGTGCTCGTTCGAGGAACCCCGAGGTTCGTTTCGCGACACACATGCTGATGGAGATTCCTGATCAGTGGGAGTACATCAAACGCTTTATCCTGCCCAATTACGGGCGCTAAGAACGCAAAGCGTTACATAATTCATAACTATGAGACCATCTCATTTGGCTCCGCCACTTTCGTTCTCTGTAAAGAGAACGAAAGAAGTGAAACTTATCCTGGTCACCTCGGGCCTTCCTTTGAGGATTTTTATTTACAGCGCCCAGTCAAGTGCCTTGATTTATTTACCATAACCACCTCCCTGCGTGTGGGGTATGTTCTCATACTCCTTCTCCGCATTCATTTTCGACCTTTCCCATCCAGATTGATCCGCGTTAAATCCGCCTGCGCGCCTCGCACGTCGGTTGGCTTGCGCCTGTACGATTCTTTGCTGATACTCCAGACGTTCTCTTGCGAGATCCTCATCAGAGGGCGACGGTGTAAAAATAGTACGACGTCCAGACATGATGCTTCGGGAAGTTGGTAAACTTGGTTGCTTTTCGATTGTTGTTGAGATCAAATGGCACTTGACGCTCATTTTAGAGGCAAACACCAAAAGTCGTTTCTATTTTTCACAGGGGGGCACGTACTCGTGTGAAAAATCATTACTATGTGTGTTCCTTTTTATTTTGTTTTTTGTTTTTTTTTGACATTCGGTAGGAGGGAACACGTTCTCCATCTCATGTCTTGTCATAACTACTCAATTAGTGTCTGTAAAGTTCAGGCGACGCACGTACGACTCGAACAACTGGTGTTGTCTACGTCCGCGTCTCAACCGTCGCCCAGCATGTTGCTGTTGCTTCACACTTCGGTTGGGGTCAAGCCTTCTGAGTGCATCGGGGTTGCCACGAACGCGCGTAGCTTGGTTACGCCGGTGCCTGCGACGGCGCGGTGGTGCGTCTACACCTGGATTTCCATGTGTTCGGAACCACTCCTCAGAGTTCATCTCGTCGGGGTTTTTGGCCTCAACAAGCTCAGGATCTTGGTAGACAGTAATAGTAGCCATGTTGTAACTTTGGTTGTTTTGTGTTCAAAGAATGCTCGAAAACTCGGAAATTCGTATTTTCGTTGTTGACACAAAGACTGATCGTTTTCGATAGATTCCTTGATAGATTTGTTTCAATTTTATCTCTTTGATTGAGAAATTACTACACGTGTGTGGATACGTACGTAATTCCAGGGCAACTACTTCTTAGTACATTAATCGTCTTACGTTATGAGTATTTAATATCCTGAGCTTGAGAACCAGCGCATTCCCACCACATCTCCGTACATGAACACACGGTGATTCCTGCTTTTCACTACTTCGCAACCGACCTCTTTCGCCTTCTCCAGCAACTTAGCGGAAGGCTTTCTACGGACGATAATCACCTCCAACATCGCATCACGTAACCCCTTTTTTATCTCCTCTGAACCGTAAACAGCTTTCAGACCATCTGTCGCCAGATCATCAAGAAAGCGTTTCACCCAAGGAGACTCCTCTTTGCTCTCACACGCAGAACTAACAAGTTCTACTAGCTCCTCGGGTGACTCCTTTCCTGTTCCTGTGAGGACTGCTCTGACAAGTTTCCTGATCTCGGAGTACAACCTGTCATGAACCAGGTTCTTCTTGTTGGCAGGGCCGATGAGCACAAGATCAGTCACCTTGTTCTCGAAAATAGCTCTCGCCTCCTCGGCGACTGTGCCTATGTAACGACCTTCCGCCTCATCTCGTAAACGCTGAATACGGTTCTGCGACTGCCCTCCTCTAGAAGTCCTTCCAGGGATTCTCGCACGAACACGTTTTACCAACTGAACGTCGTCATCACGTAGATACAGGTACTCTGTCTGCTCTCCTGTGATCACCATAACGCCTTGTCTGTCCTTCGTCTCGAACAAAGGCTCCAGTAACTCCACATGAAATGATCGGTCACAGAGATACAGATAGCGCCGAAGAGGTCGCGGTGGTACGACGATCTCACACCCGTCGTGTTTCTCACCTTTTTCGTCAAACCCACGACCCGGCCATCAGCGCCATCCCTGTATCGGGGATCCCGTTCATCGCCTTCAGAGTCTGAGTGAGCGATCGTAACGCTCTTTGAACAGAAAGTCTGTTGACACGGGATTTGATGTTACTCGCGGTGCTATACTCGTTTTTCATCGTCTGTCGAGCTATCGCGATCTGATAGCCAGCAGGAAGCAGAAGTGTGACCAGCGATGTGCCATCACCTCGGGCGTTCTGATATGTTTGTAGTTTTGCCATGGAAGTGTGCTTAGTTGTTGTTATAAAATACGCAGGACTTTTTAAGTCTGTTTTTCACGGAAGATGTATCTTGTACTTCTGACTTACGTTTTGACGACAGATATGACATCGGTTTCTCTGTAACCGACCACAACAACTCTGACAGAAACAGTGACCACACGGAATGAGAACATGGGTGATATCCTCTGTAAAACAAACATTACACTTTCTCTTCTTAGTGAAAAAGCGATCACAACGAGATATTAAAGAGAGAAAATCAAGCTTGATTTGTTTGTACTCTTCTAACCTATCATGAATCTTCATAGAATCCATGTGTTCGTTAAGCTGTAACATGATCATCTCCTCTATAGAGAGTGTATCAGCATCTCTACGAAGAAAAGAAGGTGCTTTTTTAACCCATCCACGAATCTCGTCCAGAACAGATATGTCCTTACTTAGCTCCTGATGTTTCTCTTTCATCTTCTTGATAATCTCCGTGACAGCCTTCTCGAACAAAGCGTTCTGTTTGTCTAACTCGGAGATATCAAGACCGTAATCTTTCAACATTCTCATCTCTACATCATCATTCTTTGTCTCGACAACCTTCTGATCATCCACCTTTTTAGGCGATGATGTACGCGAGGGTGGGTCACATCCAAGTGAGATGGCTTGTTGAAAAGCGTCGCGTTCATGAATGAGAATAGACAGTTTGTTCTCAAAATCAGCTTTGTTCTCGGCACTATCGTCTGTCTCTTGAACAAGACCACCAATCTCGTCTATCACGTCTTGACCGAAGAACTCGGAGAACTTAGAGCACAAGTAAGTCTCCAACTTGGACTCGAGATCATCCCATCCTTTCTTTCGAACTTTGGTACTGTCTTTCTCTAACGCTATTTTTTGAGAGAACTCCTCGAACTTATTCAGAAATAACCTCTCAATATCATTCGCATCAGAACCACTGCGTGTTCCTATAGGAGGAGTTATCTCAGAAAAGCCCAACTCATCTGGAAATGTCTCTTGTGATGGGTTTATCTCATAGAAAGACATGGGTAGGTTAGCGTGGGTTATTCTCTTGAAAGGAGAATCTTTATGTGTGCTAGACACCTGATCACAATGTTTTGCTTACATTCTGATCAGGTCGATCAGAACCCCGAAAGGGGCTCCAATTATCCTAACCCCCCGACTACACAGCCTGGGTGGCTCCACAAGGTTGTTTGCCGTCCTTAGTCCGAAGACTGCCATTTACCCCTGGATTTTTCTACCTCTTTAAAAACTATTAGGCATAAAAATGCCGATAGTTTCTGAGCGTTGAAATGTTACTCCGTCTCCAATCTTGAATCATTCCAAGGCTGAAATACCTGCGGAACAGGAGTAACGATAAGGGTTGATCTCTAAGCTTTACGTGGAGGTCCCTTCCTGAAAAGGATAGACCCGCCCATAAGTTTTAAGCTATGAGGAAATGAAGTTTATGCTATCTTGAAAGCATTATCTGATTATCAGACAGATATGTCTTAATTCAAGATTTATAATCATTTGTTGGCAAACTTTAGCGAGATTCGTGTAGCCGGGGAAATAGCGATTCACTTAGAGGTAAAGCTTGGTAATCGCGTTGGACTCGGAGAGAACGAAGTCAACCTCCTTCTCGAACTCGGAGATCTCCTCTTCTAGCTCGGTGACTCGCTGGTCAAGACCCAGTGGGTCAACCGTCTCGATCCTGTTGTTCTTCAGGTACGCGTCCGTCATCGCCTTGACATCAGTCTCGTCAGCCTTGCGGTTCTGACCGAAACTAGTCTTCAGCAGATCGTCCAGCTTCTGTTGAGTCCTGTAATTGTGTTGCTCGACCTCGTTCTTCACGTTTGTACGGAAGCGCTTCAGGCGAGCCAGAAGCTCCTTCTGCTGACGGATAGACTCCTTCTTCGCGATAGCCTCAGCGACAGTGTACTCAGTTCCGGAGATCACGACCGTTGTGGTCGCGTTGCTACGGATGACAGCGTACTTGATCGCACTGTATCGGTTCATCAGATCCTGAAGAGCTTGGTAGTTGGCGCGCGTAGAGTCCGAATGATCATGCCAAGGTCTCCCTGCGACATGAGTAGATGCGAACGTGGTCTCGTTCGTCAGCTTCGCGATACGCTTGTTCAGAGTCTTCAACTCAGCAAGAGCGCGGGTCACGCTGATGCGATTGTCAGTTTTCTCTTCACCACTCATGATGTATGTGATGTCTGTACTCATGATGTCATCATCCCTTTAAACCGTTTACACTCATTACTGCATATTAGGAGTGGGGTACCAACGTCCACCAGGAAGTCCTGGGAACTGTTCCTGTTGATTCCAGAAACGAGCGTTCAACCATCGAGGATCCTGGTAGTTTTGTCCGTAAGGATTCTGCGCGCACAACGGATCAGATGTCTCACATGAGGGAGAGCAGGAGACAGAGTCACGGGGGAAATTGGAGTAACCCTCGAACTTTCCGCACTGATACTTCTGAGGGCCACCAGGAGTCTCTGGTGCTACGTAGCTCTGAGTCTGGCAGTCAAGATCGGAACCTGCTCCACAAGGTGTACAGACAGGCCATGATCTCCTATAATACGGACAACTGGCGTCATCCGCCGGTTCACCTCTCACCTCACTACCAGGTGCGCCACACGCCCACTTGTGTAGAGTGGGTAGAGGGAACTTCTGACTGTACGGACATCTCTGACAGGTACAGATACCGGAGCAGTTACACCCACAGGGACATTTGCCACGAGAATCTATTACTCCGTGACCCATGCTGGGATCTTGCGCGTTATTATGGAACATCTCACGAACATCCACACCGCATGGACAGAACATCTCCTCAACTTTCACTCTGGGGTGACCGCGAAGCCATAACAGAGAGAACAGCAGAAGGATAACGAGAACACAGACGGTTGTCTCTCTCCACATAATGTGTTATAATCTATTAAAGGAAAAAGTGGCGTGATCAGCTTACTGGAAGGCTTTCATCATATCCTTCCCACCTAGTTTCTGATAAAGATCCATGACCTGAGTGCTTTGTTTCATAACTGGTAACATCTCAGACATAGTCTCCTTCAACATCTTCATCGTGTTGATCATCTGATGTGTCTTGCGTTGAGCCTCTGCGGGAGTGTGATCATCGGCGCTCTTTGCTTTCCCGTCGATAGACTCATCACGAGCCTCTTTGAGTAACTTAGAGAGTCCTTCCAGACCACCACCGGCCTCTTGGTACAACTTCTGTTGTGCGGAGTCTCCACGAGCCTCATTCGCGTCGTCCGCTGCTAACATGGCATCAAGATCCTCGAGCATGAGCCCTGTGTCGTCCTTCTCCAGGGTGCTGGCAGGTGGAATCTTCCCTGGATCTTCTCCTTCGCCTGCTGGCATGATATCCTCAGAGACCATACCTTTCAACTTGTCAGTGACCTGCTCTTTGCGTGTCTGCGCCTTCTTCATGTCCGCTCTCTCATCTTTGTTCTCAAAAGACTCGTGATTGTTAAAAATATTTCTCCAGTCAGAGTAAACACCGTTCTGATCAAGAAGTCCAAGTAAGAGAACAAAGACTAAGGCTACAGTAGCACTTTGGTTCCAGTTTAGTGTGATTCCGTAAGATAAGAGTAGAACCATTAGATAAGTCGCTGCTATTCTCTCAAGGCCTACCAAGGTCTCGTTCGGTAGGATTGAGAGAAAAAGCACGAACAGAACAACATGCCCGAAAACGAGATAACGTGGATCGTAAACCTTTCCTCTACCGCGAGCCATCTCAGTACCGATAACTGGCCGTGTATATTTTATCCCAGGTTCTTTTTCACGAGGAAGAAGACAAGAGTGGCGACAACCGCCCCGATAACCTTAGCACCTGTGAACACCATCCCGTCAGGGACGCGTGCAGCGCGTGCCAACTTACGAAACACCTGTTGAACACCTTCCATCTGTACAAAGAACAAGAGAACCGCTAGCAAAAACAAAGTCTTCGCGTTACCCATGAGTGCTCCCAGGTAACCACCTGTCCAACTCGAGGCAGGTACTACAGCACCGCCCTGCTGTTGTGCTTGTAACATCGCCAAAGCCTCCATCTGTGAGGCCATCATGGGGTGCATCTGCTGTGGGTTCGTGAACTGAGGCTGAGGTGGTAAATTAACAGGCTGTGGAGGCATCTGCTGTCCGGAGAACGGGTCATGCGATGGAGGATACTGTGGAACAAACTGTCTTTGTCTGAACTGTTCTTGGTTCGCCATCTGTTCCGCTTGTTGTTGGGCAGCAATCTGCTCGGCCATCTGCGTGGTCGCTCCTTGAGGCGCACCACCTTGGGGGCCACCACCAGGGTTATTCATGGGCTGTGGAGGCTGTGGAGGCATCGGGGCGTTCCCGAAGTTCTCACGCTGAGTCTCCATCTGCACGTTCGGCAACTGCTCGATAGGTGTAGCTTTAGATCCCATGGATTATTAAGCGCAGTATACCCCTGATGATTTTTTTCAAGGTTAAACGGGACGCATTCTAGCTCGAGGTAGCCGGAGTAACACTCTTCTTCTTTTTCTTACGACGTCTCCGCTTTTTCTTAGACTTTGTGTTAACGTTCTCCGGTTTAGGCTCTTCTGGCTTGGAGAAGGTGAATGTTGTGCTAGCGGTCATCTTAATAGTCTGTACGGGGTTAGATTTTGCGACAAGGGGTAGTTTGACCACATTCTGACGTTTCTCGGTTGGCTCTCTGTGTTCCTCCATCGTTTCGTTAAATCTATGTACTTTTAAGGATTTTCGCTCAGGCACGTTGACGCGAAAACTCTCAAAAATTGAAACAAAGCCCCTAAAGCTCTCATATTGATTAGAATTGCGACTGACACTCAACAAACGAATTTTCACTCGCAAATCTTTTTTATCCCGACGAAATGAGTTCTGAACAAAAGAGAGATACTGGTGACATCACGGAGACTCCTCTGGATGTTTCTGGGTTCTCGCAATTGCATAAAGAACTGCTGGTTCAGGCCAATTCTGTTGACAATTGTGTTGACACCAAGGGTGTGGACGCCAAGACGAAGGTGGATACTCTGCTACAAGTGTGTACCGACATGTTGAAGGCCTTTTCTCTTCCACATGACGGTCTCAAGGCTATGCACGGGAAGTTGCTCGAGTACGGTGCGAACCAGGCTCGTATCAATCAGGAGGCAAAGAATGCTTCGGCAACTTCTGGTGGTAAGAAGAGGAAGAGGAAGAAGAAGGCACCGAAGAAGGGCGATAACCGTCGCCAGATCGAGCGTGACTACGCGTTGCGTGACGTTCTTCGCGGAACGACTCTTCTCAAGGCTCTTAGCCGGGCATCTCCCAAGGTGTCTTTGGCTCACCGCATTACGCCCTTTGTGGAAAATGTTGGTGATGCCAAGGTGGCTGTCGATGACAGCGATGCTGCTGTGGAGGCGGCTCGTCTGTTGATGTGGTACGTTGTGCATGTCGCTTTCAGCTTCATGCCTCGTATTGATAAGGTAAGGGGATCGCAGGCTCGCAAGGCTGCCGCAATCCCGGTTCACATCATGTTCGAATCGAACATCACCATGACCGAGCTTGTGGAAGCACTCATCGTGGCTACCAAGGATCTGATCCAGAAGGGGCTGACGGAGCTTTCGCAACGCCGTCAACACGAGATGTTGGTGCTGTTTCACACAGTGCTCAACGGAAGTCAGGTGAATTTCGAGTTCAAGTCCACTGGCGACATGCTGAATAAGTCTACTGTTATATGTGCACAGGAGCTCAAGGAGGCGCAGGATGAGGTACATCGGCTGACTCAAGAGAACCAGGCTCTGATGAGAAGTGCTCAGCAGATGTACAAACTGCTGCAGTCCAAGGGCTACATCCAAGCAGGTGACATGCAGGCACTGAAACCAAAAGACTTACAAACGATGATGGCAGTGATACAGGGGCTCCCGGATCACAGCACCTGAACCGAGGACAAGGTCGAACATGTCAAGATGCCTGTACCCCGAGACAAACCGAAAGAGGCGTCAATGAAGGAGAAAGGCTCTGGCTGGTTCTGGCCTACCGTCGGTGCTGGTGCCGTAACTGGTGTTGGAGTGTTGTTGTGGTGGCTAAAAAGACGAAAGTGACGGCTTAGGGCGTAAACCTTCGGGTGTTCTAAGCTTGATTCGTCTATCGGTCATCACCATTAATCGAAAAAAACAAAAAAAACAAAAACAAAAAACCACTCACGTGCACGGGCATATGAGTAGAGAGCTCTCTAGGTAATGAGGGTGCGAAAAAAGAAGAAAAAACAAAAAAACAAAAAAAGAAAAAAAACAATAGTTAAGATTGATCATCCACTGTAAAGAACCCCGATGTCGTCTCGTTTAAAACCAGATATTAAGCAAAAAACAAAAAATTGAAACAAAAGTACCTAGACCCATTAATAGATCTATTGTCTCACACAAAGGCATCGATAATTCGAATCTGCCGTGGTTCGAAGATAAAAATTGTGTGTGAGGACTCCTTCGGGAGTTGTCGAATGCCGAAACGCCAAACCCTCCGCATGGTGGGTTTTCCATTAGTAGCCGTAACAGGTGTCCTGGTGGATCTTCGCAGTCCGATAAGGGGACCCCTTCAAGGATGACTGGTATGTCTAGTTAACTCGTTGGGGATCTTACTCGCGCTCTTGTAGTGTGAGTTCCACGGAAGCGATTGGGGTTTTGAGGTTGTAAGGACGTTTTCTCTCAGCTAAGCTGGGTTCGTTCTGTGTGTAAGGTTACGGTTTCGTGTTGGACCGAGTAGTTTACCTACCCGGGAGGGTTTGGCGACCGCTAACTGTTCTGTTTCTTTGCGCACTCTTGGTGGATATGTGAGTCAACATGACTTGCGATCGCACTACAACACTCGTGAAAGTGGACGCGTGGCGGAAGCTCTCCCCGAGGAGACTCGTTTTCTCTTATGGTTAGTCTTTCCATGTGTCCAACACGGCCTTCAAGTAACAACACTGTCACTCCGGTGAATCACAAACAGAAGTTGCTTGTCGTATAGTTTTAACTTAAAGTAATGTTCACAGTAACATATGAGATAATGTTCAACACAACGCCGATCTTTTTACTACATGGACTGGGTGCTCACGCAGTCACGCTTCTGCCGTTAGAGCTCTACCTGAACTACATGGGTTACAAGAACACTCATAAACTCTCTTACCCTGTCGACACCATGCCTTTTGAGGAGTGTATGGACTACGTCGATAAGGAGATGGGGAAACTGGCTGATAAGAAAGAAGAAATTATTCTGATCGGTCAGTCCATGGGTGGTGTTGTCTCTAATAACTTGCATAAGAAGGGGTGGCGCGTTAAGAACGCTGTGTATATTGGGTCGCCGTTACACGGAGCTAACCTGCTGAACCAGTTAGAGGCTATTCTCCCGACAAAGATCAGAGATATGTTCTACAAACTGCCGTATGACTACCTGAAAGCGAAAGAGAGAGAAGACCCACCACCACATCCGTACAAAACGATCTCGATGGGTTGGGCTTGTAGCCATTTCGACGGGTGTGTGTACCAGAAAGAGGCTATGCTCGAGGAGGAGAACCACGTCCATTTGGCGTGGGCGGATCACCGTACTATTTTCGCGAATCCACGTCTGTGGATTCTAGTAGAGCGCTTGATAAGGTAAAACCCAGTGACGTTTACGATAAAACGCAGTAGGTTTTTAGGATTTAAAGAAAAAGTGATAGTTAGTATATGTCAGTTCCGGAGCAAAGTAACTCTAACATTATGAGCCAACGTTACCGGTTATGTGACCTGTTCTGTGGGGTAGGAGGCATCTCCAGAGCTTTTGAGCTCACAAAGAGGGCTGAGTTGGTTTACGCGAACGATGTGGAACCTAAATGCAAGGAGACTTACGATCTGAATCACAAGGTTCCGTTGACAGTGAAGGACATCACGAAGGTGAAAGCGACGGATATCCCCGATCATGACATACTTCTTGGTGGATTTCCCTGTCAGTCTTTCTCTGTCTCAGGGAACCGGAAAGGTTTCAAGGACAAGCGTGGCAATCTCTTCTTCGAGATCGTCCGTATTCTTCGTCATCATCGCCCTAGATTCGTTCTCTTGGAGAACGTGAAGAATCTGGAGTCTCATGACAAAGGGAAAACTCTGAAGGTTATCCTAAAAGAGTTGAAAGCACTCAACTACATCGTGAGATACAAAGTCCTGAACGCGTGTGTTCATGGAAACCTCCCTCAGAATCGTGAGAGGATCTTCCTCTGCTGTTTTCAGAGAGAGGATGACGCGAAGCAGTTCGAGTTTCCTGATCCTATCCCTCTGACGACAGGATTCCGAGACATTCTCGAGGATACTGATGATGTGGACGACTGTCACTTCTACGAGACCAAGGGCATCTACGACAAGATCAAGGATGATATCACCTCAGAGGAGACGGTTTATCAGTATCGCAGATACTACGTTCGCGAGAACAAGTCAGGAGTCTGTCCGACTCTAACCGCGAACATGGGAACAGGTGGTCATAACGTGCCTCTCATTCTCGACAGTGGTCGCATTCGTAGGTTAACACCTCGTGAGTGTTTCTCTCTACAAGGCTTTCCGAAAGAGTTCAAGCTGGGGAAACTAGCGAACTCTCATCTGTACAAACAGGCTGGTAACTCCGTGCCTGTGAAGGTGATTGAGAGGATAGCTATGAAAATTGTCGCGATCTTGGACAAAAACTCTGATCAGGGCACAGATATCTCAAGTGATGAGATATCCGGGAGTGAGTCAGAGTCTGATTCGGAGTCTGATTCGGATTCCTCATCTGAGGATTCTGAGTCTGATTCTGAGGAGGATGAGTCATTAGAGTCTGATGAGTCCGAGTCCGAGGAGGAGTCCTCCTGAGTTGGTACAACATAGTTTCTATCTGTTTTCGCCTCAGTATTCACTCTTGCTCCCTCCTCCACCTTCGGTTGTGCGACAGGATTAAACTCGAACTTGAGTTTTGACGTCGGGGTGAGAGAGTGGATATTACCTTCAAACATCAGTCTTGCAATACCTGTCTTCACAAACTCCTTGTGAAGAGAGAATCTTGGTCTTCGTTTCTCTTTCGCCTGATCCTTCATCGTCTGTGTCTTGTTCACACTGATATCCTCAATTAGTTGTGGGATGTGATGAACAGTGAAATCACCATTATCATTGGTGAAGTTCATGAAAACGAGATTGTCCCACGTAGATGTGGGACCGAAACTCGTACAGTCTGGTGTCACACTACACGCTTTCACCTGTATTCGTAACTTTGTGTCGCGATGGAAACAGTCAAAAGAGCCGTGTTTCCCACCCCATGATTTCTTGCGTACAGCCTGAAAAAGAAAGGCGTAAAGCCCCTCCGAAAGAACGGCTGGAACATTGATTTTTCGGCCTCCCAGATCACTTGTTAACCTGGAGAGCTCCTTCCACCCGCTGTAGATCCTTTTCAGGTCTTGCAGGTACTTGGTCTCGTCGGACCAGTGATAGTACGAGAGGAGAGCTCTCTCCTTCCCTATCGTCACCATCTCTTTTCTCAAAAGCAACTTCATCTTGAAGATTGTGATACTAATACGGCGATATTGGTTCTGACCGAGAAACGATTTTTGCTTTGAAATACCCGAGAAGTTAGAGGATAAAAGGATCCGTCTGTGGAAAATTGATGGTTTAGGAGGGGTTGAGGCTGTAGAAGCATCAACAGGCGTTCCCGATAATGTCCAAGGACGTGACCCGACAGGTGAGCAAAAACTATTATGTGTCGGGTCTGCCTGACTACGTGCTGGTGGATATCGACAAGACCAAAGTATGGTTACACCCCAATGACAAACAGGTGTGCCTCTGCTGGGTGGATCTGAACGATCTACGAGATTACGGGTTCGACGAGGAGTACGAGACATCTCTCAACCTGGAGAAGGCTCTGAAAGAAAAGCTAGTTGAGGACTTCTGTGATGATGTCACAGCACTTGTCATTGACATGGCAGATGTGTATTGGATAATGCAAGAGGATCCCAGGCGTGGGCGGATCACCGTACTATTTTCGCGAATCCACGTCTGTGGATTCTCGTTGAGAGCCTCTTAAAAACTGATGATTCCGAGGAGAGTGGCGCGAAAGAGGGTGATCTACTAACGTCTCGTTAATTATGGCAGAGACTGAGGGGAAAACAAGGCGCAAATCTCCTCAGGATGTTCGGGAGCACTCTGCTAAAGACTATTACTTCACAGCGTTCCCTGAACATATTCTGATCGATATCGATGAGAGCAAAGTGTGGTTACACCCGAATGACAAGCAGACATGTCTCTGCTGGGTGGATTTAGATGACCTACAAGAGTACGGGTTCGAGGCGGAGTACGAGACCGCGATAGAAAAAGAGGAGGTTCTCCAAGAGAGTCTGTGCCAGACTTTCTCCGAGGGGCCTGTCTCGATCATTCTGGAAATGGTGAATATCTACATGATCATCTCGAATGACAAGAGATATTGGCCACCAAATGACGAGATAATCTCCTCGAGGTCTTTCGAGTTGGAGTACAAGAATGATACTCAGTGGTCAGAGAGACGATTGCCAGAAAAATCACATCTAAGTAACCAACCTTGGGTGAATAAGGTGTATCGGAAACTACCAAAATCAGAGAGGAGAAAGATCGAGAGAGATCGAGAAAGTAGATACCCGGATTACAAATGCGATGTTGAAACCTCTTGGGCAGTGAAAGTACCTATTAAGTGTTATCGGTATCGCCATCAGGTCACTAAGTACAAGTTCGATCACTACACTCTGAAAAGATGGGGATACTCTCTTTTCACAGTGGAGAAGAACGGCGAGTTGAACTCTTGGTACTACGACAGTTCTGGGTCTCTACAACACGGGGACGCCTACACCTCGATTCACCTGATTGATGACAAGCATATTGTCATTCGAAACTATGGTGATGTCAGCTCTACAATCTTTCTAGAGCTACAGAATCATCCTGATGAGGTGGATGACTCTGAGTTAGATGACTCAGATGGTTTTCAACCCTTTTGTTCCCTCTTAGGGAACAAAAGTAGCGGAAGCTAGATATCCTCGAAGACGAAAGCTGACTCCTCATCTTCAGGATCTTCCTCAATCTCGTCCTTCGTTTTCATAGTATCGGCGATCTCGCCCATTTTCTTGAGCTTTCTCACCTCGTCATCGTTGTACTTGTGAATGACATCTGCCTTGTTGTCCTGAAATCCTCGTAGTCCTACGAGAACAAGGTTTCCTTGTTGAATCCAGACTCTTTTGCGCATAGTACCACGAATGATCGCGATCCGCTCCTTCCCGTCAGCACAAGTGGCTTTGATACGACCACTGCCTAACATCTTCTCCGCCACAGCGTACTCCTGTCCATCCTCCTTGAGAAGCAGTAATCTCGCCTCTGTGGGACCCTTCTTCCCTCTCTTATGTTTCTTTCCGCCTTTTCCTTTGTTTTTCGGCATAATTACGACAGTACGATTACTTCTTTAAGTATATGAAATTATCACGATTACTTCTTTAAGTATATGAAATTATCACGATACGTTTGCTTGTTTTTTGATGGTGGTAAATAAGATTAGGGGGGTTTGATAGATCGTTTTTTTGAGGAAAATTGATCAAAGTATCTTAGATTGGTTAGTAATTTCAAAAACTCCCAATGTCTCGGGAAATTGCGTTGCGTATTCTTAATCAGTACTATCCAGACTACCGACAATGCGCTGTTCTTCCTCCCGACGTTCTCCTGATTGTGATGGAGTATCTCCAACTGGAGAGAAATACCTACTACACCAACGGTGATCTCAAGTCTCGTGGTGTTTACGTGAACAACCAACTACACGGCTTACATCTGAGTTGGTATCCTAGATGTAAGCTCAGATTAAAAGAGACTTATCACTACGGAAAGTTACATGGAATGAGACTGAAGTTCTACCCGAACGGTAGATTAGAGTCTTCAGGATCATACCATTATGGTGAATCTGTCGGAAAACACGTATCATGGTCTCTTTACGGAGATACTCGTTTTACAGAGATCGACGGTGAGAAGTATCGTGTTGGTGATATCCACCATCAAGTAATCCCTGTGGGATCAAAAAGATACGTGAAATCAGGAGGGTAGAAAAAGAGGAAAATTGATCAGAAGCTTTCAACATAGTTTTTTTAGAAATTGTATTAGACTGTTGTTGCTGGAACAAGACTCACTGTTCCTGCTATTGTTGACGTTCCAGAACGAACAATATTAGAGGATGACGGAAGTGTATAATAGGTACCGTTGCCAGTGATGAGACTAGTTCTATCACTTTCGAACACACATCCTGTAATATACAGGGAATCACCTGTATTTCCGATATCTATTACAGAGTTTACTGGTAGTAAACCTCTTGCAGATATGTAACTACCTATTAGCTCGGCAGAACATCCTGTTGTTCCTGTAAGTCCAATAGTGAACTGTCCTGTGTTTGTGCTAATTTGTGAGCCAACTAAACGAAATGTTGAACCTGTTCCGCTAACAAGAACATCATATCTCTCCAACTCAGACCCAATAATAGATAGTTGACCACCGTATACTTGATGATAATAAGCAGGTCCTGCTAAAGGGAAAGTGTCCGGATCTCTTTCTAACCTTGCGTTAAGAAAGTAGCTCCTTTTTCCAAAAGGATCACCTGGTCCTTGAATATATCCAAGACCACCAAATGGTGCGTTAAAGTAAAGTTCACCTGATGTATGCTGATTAGATGCTACGTAGTCATTAAAATTTCCGTTATTAATGTTCACAACTGATAAAGGATTACTACCTGTGTATAACATATGAGGACCCGTTGATCCTCCAGTAAAACTACACAGACTTAAAGTAAGACTATGTGTTCCACCGTTTGGTTCTGATATTTGAACAGCAGGTGTGGTCATATCAGTTGAGACGAAAACACAGTTGTTAATAGTTAAATTTAAAACTCCTGATCCTGTTGATCCATTCGCCTCGAAAGATGCAGCAGGAGCACCAGCACCAAATGGTTGTACAAAAGATATTCCTCTAACAGTTGCTGGAACAGGTAAAGATGGTGGTTGAAATGTCACTGTTCCTACAACACCACAGTTATTCTCTCCGTATAGATAAACACTATCGGGCATAGTGAAACTCTCAACATACAAACCTTGTTTTACGTAAACTAACGGGAAGGTTACTCCTGGAATGACTGAAGCTGCAGCGTCTGCTAATGCCGCGGATATACTGGAGTACTCACCTGGATCATCTGCCAAAGTACCACTTGAGACAACAAAAGGTGTTGTGTTTCTCAGATCAGTTATAGCTAGAGTGTTACCAGACGCTCCTGTACCTGATGTGAAAACTCCTCCAAATCCAGGTACAAACAACTCATCATTTACAAACTGTGCGGTTCCTGTATCCCCGAATATCACACCTTGTGGCCCTGTCGCTCCTTGCGCACCTGTAGCACCAGTCGCTCCGGTCGCACCAGTAGCACCTGTGGGACCATTGTTTACAGAATTAAAAGTAAATAGAGTATTATCGGATGGTAAAGAAGTTATGCTAAACATCTTTATCTCTATATTTTAAACTAAGTTTTTGTTAAATAGTCTTTAACAGCGCTTTTGATTGCGTCCTCACTGAGCATTGAGCAGTGAAGTTTTATTGGTGGTAACTTGAGATGAGTAGCAATCTCTTTGTTTGTTATCTTACCAGCTTCTTCAACAGTCTTACCAATAATTCTCTCTGCCGCGTACTCCGAGGAGGCGATAGCACTACCGCATCCGAAGGTTTTAAACTTCGCGTCCTCAATAATGTTATTTTTCACACGAATTTGTAATTTCATAACATCACCACAAGCAGGAGCGCCGACAAGTCCGGTTCCAACATCAGGTGATTTAGAGTTCATAGATCCAATATGCTTTGGATTGTTAAAGTAATCAATAATCTTCTTACTGTAAGCCATTCCACGGCGTCCCAATGATGCTGTGGATGATCTCTGACTCAACAACCGTTTAGTGGCAAAAGTGAACATTTTGATATCCCTTAAAAACCTAAAGTTTTTAAGAGGACTTCTTTAAAGACCTATAAGTTGGTTTATATAATCGGTTGGAGAAAGAAAGTTCGCAGAACTTCCTTTCTCTCCACCTTTAAATATACCTAACATAGGTCTTTAAAGGATAATATTCTTGTAGATTTCTTCAAGTAACTTCGGAGTAAAATGGCTGTGATTAGACATAAAAGTGCTTATTACTAATGACATGACATGACATGAAATGATATGACAGCTCTGTCACCTTTTGTACTTTTCGGAAAAGATGTTTTTTCTGTTATTGACAGCTTTACTAACTGGGTTGAGGAGGAGTTTTTAAAAGCAAGTACTTTGTCAGATACAAGGTACTTTGTAGAGAACTTCGATATCTCTCGTGATACCAAGGGGAAAGCTCTTTATCGCGCGATTGAGCTTGGATATTCCGATATTGTTCGTTATCTGGGTGATTATGGTGCTAATCTAAAAATGATAAAAAATTACAACGGGTTTACAATAAATCATAGTTATTGGCGTTATGGGCTAATGTCTATGATCGGAAGATCAGGAAACATCGAGATTGCGCAGTACTTTCTCGATCGAGGGTTTAATACTTGGTCGGATAAGCTTAACATGTTCACCACTGGATGTCTCAAAGGAAACCTAGACTTTATCACCTTTCTGACAAACTCTGGGTTTAATCTGACATCGAATCCTCAACCTCTTATAGAGCATATATCCTGGAGAGGTGACAAGAAGATGTTCGACTATCTGACAAAATTATACAATCATCTGATACCTAACGCGAAACATACATGGAAGTGGTATAATCGAGACAATTTTCATTGAAAATTAGGGTAAGTCTTATTCATAATGTCGATCATCCACAGGGGTTAAAGGAATTGTTGAGGGGTTGTACATATTCTGCGCTCTTGATCGAGGGGGATACTTAAAGTACCTGGCATAAACAACCAAATGGGTAGACATCCGTGTGATCGTTGTGAAAAAGTTTTCAAGTTTCCATCGGAACTAAAGAGGCATATTCTATGTGTTCATGACAAGGTGAAGAACTTCACCTGTGATGAATGCGGTAAAAAGTTTTGCCTCAAAAAGCAGTTGAACCAGCATATCAAAACTTCTCATTCTGAGAGAAAATTTACGTGCGACCAGTGCGATCAAGCATTTTCCTATTCATCTCGCCTTCATTCACATATCATGAGAGTACATGAAAAAGTGAAAAGGTATGACTGTGATCAGTGTGAATTAAAGTTTTACTACAAAGCTAAACTATTAATTCACAAAAAGCATGTTCATGACAGAATAATGGACTTTTCATGCGATCAATGTGAGTTCAAAACAACTAAGCGGTATAACCTTAATCTTCATATCAAGGCGGTTCACGAAAAAACACGAGACCATATCTGCGAGGAATGTGGAGAAGGATTCACAACAAAAGAAAATCTCTATCAACATGTTCTTCATGTACATGAAAAACCCATTAGATTTACATGTTCTCATTGTGAATATACATCCTCAAGAAAGTCAGATATGAGGGACCACATAGCTCGTGTTCATGAAAAACAGCTTAATTTTGAGTGCGAGAAGTGCGAGTATAAATGTTTTAATCGGTTCGATCTTCTTCGTCATGAAAAACAGGTTCATAAACGAAAACGGAGTTACAAATGTCAAGAATGTGGCTACAATTTTTTCAGCTCTTCTCACCTAAGACGCCATCAAGAATGTTGTACTGGTGATAGAAACTGTTCTGCTGGAGAGTACAAAATAATGTGTTGTTTAGAGGAAATGGGTCTTCTTTACGAGTATGATGAAGGGCATAACGCATTAAAAGGAGACACACATCGTTACTTACGATACGACTTTATTGTGTATCTTGATGAGGATAGACTTCTTTTTATTGAGTTCGATGGAAGGCAACATTTCGAACCTGTAGCATTCGGAAGTATGACAGAGGAAGAAGCTCAACATGAGTTCGAAAGAAGGAAAAAGTATGATCAGATAAAGAACGAATATTGTGAAAGAAACGAGTACCCTCTTCTTCGCATTCCGTATAAAAAGCTTAGACAAACCAAGAAAATTACTCGTAAGTTTCTCGAAGAATATATTACTGGTAATATCAGTAGTGATTAGAAGCTATAATTTGACATTGTTTTGTTCCCACCACGATACATACCAACGAGAGCCTGTTGAGCTTTAGTCGTACAAACGCAACCTCCACTGGAGCTATATGTGCTTGGACAGCATAGAGGGCTTACAACGTTACGAGCGAAGTAGAACATACTGTTCTGTGGAAATGACATATATTGAGACTCACATCTCAAGGGTACTGGGGTACCTTGAGGGACGAACATCTTTCCCTTTAGGAGGGGTACATTGTTTGGTTGTTTTCTCCACTGGAATCCAGAACCACCAGTGTACAGATAGAGCCCGTCCAGGGAGCCCGGGACACCCTGTCCCATAGACCACTGAGTGGGGGCTGGGTTATTGACAGAGAGAATCGCGGCGTTGTTGTCGTTACAAAGAGCCATCTTACCTGATTCCTATATATCCGACATAGATTTTTTATCGGTACGTAGGTGCCCGGCAACGACGCCTGCTTCGCAACGACGCCAAGTCTCGTTAGAGACGACGCTCTGCTTGACACTTGAAGTCCTCAGGTGGCACCGCTTCTTTCTCATGTCCGTTACAATCAACGGGACGTGGGGTGTATTGGTAACAGTTCCCGTCAAACTTGAAGGTCTTTCCTTTCACCTCAGAGGGAGGAGGTGCTCGATAGATGATACAGTCTCTGCCTTTACAGACGCGCCTAAAGAGAGAGGCTAGACCGAAGCCCCAGATAATCGAGAAGATGATACGACCGTTCTTTGATCGGAGAACGTTGCGTAAAGCTCCTAACATGTTCCCTATACATAAACGCTAAAAAATGATCTACTAGAAGAGCTAAAACCATGTTTCGACCAACGATCACCATGGCGTTTAATTACTCCGGAAACGTCTCGGCGAAAAACCCGCAGTCTGCTGGATTCATGAATCCATCAGACGCCCGTCAGAGATGTCTGATCGAGGTAGCTCGTCAGATCGTGGATCCAGAATCCGGGATAACGAAAGACATGGTACCACCCCCAGTAACCCTGGGAGACTGGCGACAATGTTTACAAGCCACCCGTACAGAAGGATGGGTCTCTGCCGGTATCGAGGAGGATATCGCCGAGATGATCCAGCCGTTAGGCATCGGTCAGGTGGTAGCCTCGGTAAACCCTGACCTGAGTATCTACTCCAACAACTTAGCTCCGCATTTCATCCATAACGTTATCACAGGTGACAAGTCAGTGGAAAGGAACGGAGTGAGCGCGGAGCCAAAAAACTACAGATTAATCGCAAACTACAACTCGTTCGTCTGTCTCGCTCAGAAGGTGAAAGATATGATCCCTAAAGAGGTCGTCCCTGCCTTTTGTAAGGACATGGACAGATGGACAAAAGAGATCTGTCCCCGAGTTTTCTGGATCAACGTGCTCATTCCTGAGAGAATCGCGACACATCTACGTCATGCCAACATTGGCGAGGTGATCACATCAGGAGGCAACTCCGACTTCATGAATCTTCACGAGAAGCCCAAAGATGATTTCCCGGCGTTCGAGTGGAAGAAAGCTCTCGAGGATATTGAGAACGAAGGAACCGACGGGGATGATGAAGGTGAGTCTGAGGATGAGGAAGGTAATGACTGGGACGAGAAACTAGACCGCACATGTGGCGGGTGGGATCCACCTGAAGATCAAGAGATGTTCGGCTGGAAAGACCTTCCTGGGCAGAACCAGGCAACTAACTGGAATATGACCAAGACTGAGTCCAAGGATAACTCGGCCACTCAGTACCCTTTCACGAAGGACGCACCTTTTCGTCTTATCATGAACCAGAGCACGATACTCGCTCTGATTACGCTTGCTCTGCAGAAAAACGGGGTACAGTTACATGATAATGTGAGAGTGTTCGACTCACTTGGTGGGAGAGACGCGGATCTGGTATCACTCTTCTCACGCATGGCTATCTAATCATGACGACAACCATAATTTTTCTACCGTAAGGTATGCTGGATAAGCTTAGTTCTAATATGAAGCTTTCCGATTTGACCCGTTGGGCTGGACCTATTGTTGTCGTTGTTATCGCAGCGATTTTGATCAGTATGGTCATCTCGTACGTGCGTAATGATCGTCGTGAGACCCGAGAGCATATGACACAGAAGGAGTCAAGACCTCCTGCTAGAAACATGTCTCTGGAGAAAGCGAAAAACCTACTTCCTCATCTACAAGCGTTCCTTCTGGCAAGCTTGCCTCGTAGAGCAGATCTCTCCAGTAACGAGGTTCGTGAGAAGGATAAGAAAGAACACCATAAGAGAAACCAGTGGCAAGATCTGACAGAGAATGAGAATGATTTCAGATGGACATCTCATCCTTCATCTCATCATGGTGGGTTCCGTACAGCAGGACACACTCTTGTCGGACCCTCTGCTAAGTCCTTTAACTTTGAGGAGACGAATGAGCTTACTGTGATCATTCGCTCACGGTCTCTACAAACAGGTGAGACGAACAAACCGGATGGTTCTCAGGTTGATCTATCTGAGATCGTGAATGCAGCAGAGGACGCTAACGCAGGAAAGCCCATGGAACTCCAGATTCCTGCTGGTGCTAAGGCTGATTTTGAGGCGTTGCGTGCTCATCTGAATAGTAAGAATCAGAGTCAAGGAACAGTGGAGAAAACTCTACAACTCGCACAGAACGTTCTGACCGTTATGGAGAAACACCCTGGTGTGAAGAAGCAGAAGAATCCCGTGGCGATTCGTTTCCGTGGAAACCAGGGTATCGCCCTTGAGATAGGTATTCCTGATGGTGCTACACCAGACGGATCTCTACAAGTGAATGTCGCAGGCAAACATGTTCCTACTCAGTTCAAGGTGATGGCCTCTAATGATAACTACTACGTCGTTACCTATCGCAGATCATCCAAGGGTGGTCATGTTAAGGTGTACGTGAACCGTACACAGATCATCAGTAGCCATCATCATGAAGTTCCTTTCATGCACTTCACGGATAACTCCGTGGAGGTGAACCCTTCAGGATCATGGAACGCCTCTCTCAAGGAGATAGCCGTTTTGAACCGTGCTCTTGATCCTGCTGAGATCGCGCTCTTCAGGTCGGATAACGGTAAGTCCCCTATTCTGGCAGCTTTAACACGTCAGTATGACAGGCACAATCTGGTTCCTGGTATCAAACCACCTAAAGGTTACCAGTGTGCCGGAGAGTGTAAAGTTCCTGGAATGAAACCCTTCAATCCTTACGAATCTCACCTCGCGATCCCCGAAGGTGAGGAGGCAGATTGTAAGGCTGTCTGTGTCGGCAAGGGCAAGAGACCGTATGACCCTTACAACCCTAGTCGTGTTCCTGATCCGTCCGAGTACCCGGTGCCTTTGGGACCAGGTGGTGAGTGGATTGATCCATCAGTCTGCCCACCTGTCACAAAAGACTGTGATGGAAACTACACATGGAACGGTGTCTCTTACGGTAAGTCAAGAAGTCGTGCTCGTGAGATCTACAGGATTAACAACCCGTACTGCCGTCGCATTCCTGACGTTCTGGACGACTGGTGGAACTCTCAACAGCCGTTACCAGAGAAGTGTCCGTTTGTTGTAGACACTTACATGAACCCTTGTCGTCGTGAGGCTTGTGAGAACGTGAACTGGAAAGAACACTCACCGAAGAATCTGAATGCTCGTTGTAAGAGACATGTCGCGGAGTACTGTCGTTCTGAGGCTGGTAAGCATGACGACTTCTGTACGTGCTGGCAACCCGGTTTTGAGAATGTGGGTATGTGTGAGAAGTACCGCGCAAAGTTTGAGAATCCTCGAGAGTATGGTATTAGTCCTGGATCTTTCGCTATCGAGGAACACCCCGATTACGACAAATACATCAAAAAGGACAGAGTCCCCTGCTGGGGATGTGACCTGGAACAAGCATCAGGTCGTGAGGTATGCGAGCCCACAATGGACGGTGGGGAAGTGTGTGTACCGGCTAACGAGTAGCCTGTGTATTTCGAATAATTAATCATTCTTTTTGCTAACATCATCCTTCAAATCTGCTTTAGACAAATCAGGCATATCGAGAATTGACGCCGTCATGGGGTCACTGTCGAGATGCGTCTTATCATCATAATCAGAGTCGTAACGACCATCATCAAGAGTGTCTGAGTCAGAGTTGTTGTTATCAGGAGTCACTGTGAGCTCCTCGCGGGCAGTGAAAAATGAAGCGTTTGTGAAATTGGTCTTCTCCGTCACAGTTCTCTGAATGGGAGGTTGTTGTGAATCAGGGTACTCCAAGTCATTATTATCTCCATCTTCATTTTTCTTCTCTTCTAGTTCCTGAAGTGGTGACACTGATGAGACAGGCTTCTGTTCTTGCTCTTTCTCTTTCTCTTTCTCACCACCTTCCCTGTGATCTTTGATCTCAAGTTCTTTCTCCTCTGTCTTTTCGTCAGAGATAGATTGAAGATCAATTCCCCAAGTGAGTACCTGATCACCCTCAAACTTAAAATCCTCAGCGTCCGTGTTCGTGATCGTGAGAGATCCCTCACCAGATCCGACAACAAGCTTGCGTGTCACCTGGTTGCCCTCACGGAAAGGCTTGTCTCCGTAGAAGTTATCAAGAGGACCGACCCATCGCTCCAGCTCGTTCGTCATGTCACGGTGTCCCAACTCAGCGGAGAGAATGCCAGGCTTGTACTGGTCAGAGTGATAGTGCTCACGCACACGCTCCAGTGAGTAAGGAGGGAAGTTGATACGAGCAGGGTATGTGTAAGGGACGATGTAAGACTTGCGGAACTTAGTTCCGTCAGGGTGATGGAAGGGCACTGTGTAGTGAATCTCCAGAGTGTCTCCAGGCATGAGCTTCTTTCGTAGATGGTTCCCGGTGCTTAGATATTCGTTGACTGACTCCCAGAACTCCGACCAGTCATCCCGATCTGTGTGATCAGAGTCAACTAACTCCTCTAGAACACTGTTCACCAGCTCCTTCGTATCAAAAGAGCAACTTCCGTTTCTCGCCGGAGACGTGGGGCGAAAGTACACATGGCTAACCAGGATCTGCTCGTGATCGTCCTGGGGAGCGGCAGGGGTGAGATACCAGATAACGTTCCGCCCAAAATCACGGAGTGAATGTAAAAAATAGATTAGGTAATAACTGCCGTTGTAAGCGGTTGAGTACAGAAGATTCTTCAGGGTGGACAAAGGACTTGACATCGTGAGATACTATCCTCTTGGAATCTTTTTATATCGCTAAACGTATCATTTTCCAAGAACGAAGGAAATAAAGCAATCTAGTGTTTCCTCACAAGCAAACATGGATCTGCCAACTCTTTATCGCAAGAACGCGAAAGGAAAGACTCAACAATGGACGATCAAGGTGATCGGTGATAACAAGGAAGAGCCCGAGGACTCTGAGAACACCTGGATGATCACAGAGTACGGTGTGGTGGATGGCAAACTTGTCACACAGAAGCGTAAGGTCGCTCCGAAAGGCAAGAAAACACCATGGGAACAGGCTGTTTTCAACGCTACTAAGAAGTGGGAGGATCGCAAGAAGAAGGACGGTTACACTGAGGATATTCGTGATGAACGTCCGTTCGTCACACCGATGCTTGCGCAGACGGTAAAAGTGAAAAAGGAAAAGAAGACAGGCCACAAGGCTCTTGAGATTAAGTTTCCCTGTCATGATCAGCCGAAACTGGACGGTCACCGTTGTAAGGCTGTGTATGATGAGTCAGGAGTACAACTTCACTCTCGCAAGAACATCGAGTACAAAGGTTTCGCGACACTGAAGGATGAGTTGTTTACATGCCTGTTTGCCCGTATTCAGAGAGGAGGCTTCGGTTCTGGTTCACTTCATCTGGACGGCGAGCTGATGGTACAAGGAGTTCCTTTCGAGGAGCTTTCCGGCAAGATCAAGCGTGCGGCTTATCATGCTGATGTTGATCTTCCTGATGTGGAGTACCACCTTTTCGACTGTTACGACGAGAAGTTCCCAGATGCTCCTTTCTCGGAACGCTCAGAGTTTCTTCGTGGGATCATTCCTGATGAGCACAAGAACATCAAGTTCGTTCCTACGGCGATCTCCAACAATCAAGAGGAGTTCCTGAATCATTACGCTCAGTACATGGCGGAAGGACATGAGGGTATTATGATGCGTGTCTCTAACTCTGCGTACAAGCCTGGGAAGCGACCGTCTTGTCTGAAGAAGTATAAGGAGATGGAGGACGACGAGTTCGAGATTATCGGATTCAACGAGGCTATGGGTGAGGATCGAGGCACTGTTATCTGGGTCTGTAAGACCAAGACTGGTCAGGAGTTCACTGTACGCCCTAAGGGTACACGTGAGTTACGACGTCAATGGTTTCAGAACGGTCAGGAGTACGTAGGACGACAGCTTACGGTCATCTACCAAGAGCTGACAGAGATGGGTGTTCCGAGATTTCCTGTGGGGAAAGCTATTCGGGATATTAAGTAAGAAAACTATGTTAAAGGCTCATTCATAATCAAACATCATCAACAGAGACAATCTTTGCTCCACGGCGTGGTCCCCTAAGGGAGAACGCGATGGATCGATCTCTGGCGTCACTGTCATGACAGTGATAGAATCCTTTCTGGGACTTCCCAGAGTAGACCACGTACTGTCGATTAGAGATGTGTGATACTTTACACAATCTACACTTCGCCTTCGACTTTGTGAAATCAAAGAGGTAAAGATCCTCGCGAATCTCACGTACGAAACGAAGCTTTGCGTCAGGATGGAACTTCCCGAACCATTTGATACATTCATCAACCTTCTTCCCTAACTTCTTCTTGATAACAGCGGGAACACCTTCTGAGTTCATCATCGCTGTAGGGTCTCCTCTTGCGAGAGCGGCGAAGACGTCTTTCATCTCTTCATCTACTTGGTCAAGTTCCTCCTCGTTGTCACCACCTGCGTTATCAACATCTCCTTTCAAACGCATCGCGAGAAACTCGTCGTACTTGCTGGTGTGCTTACACAGTTTTGGTGGTTTCACTGTGTCATACAAAGACATGCGAACCATACCTCTCTCGATATCCTCCGTTTTTTTGTCAGGATTCATCAGATCTTTGTACGTCTGATGAGACTCCCACTTACCTGTCCCGATGTCCTTCTGTCTTGGCAGAAAGATAGTAGGGACAGACTCGTAGTAGAAACAAGTTGTCGGAATAATCTCTGCGTTCTCCTTGTAGCCCATACGAGCCAGGATGAGAGATCGCAGATCAATCGCTGTCTCAGCGTTCACGATCACTTGCGGACAGATGATACGTAGTCGATCGAACTCACGATTACCACGAATCATCCAGATATCGAACTGTTCGTCCACCTCCAGAAGCTTGAGTACTACATCTCGAATGATCTCTGTCGTCTCCTCGATGAACTCCTGAGAAGGCAAAGTCTTGCTTCCCAAAGATGTCTGTAACCAGACAGAGAAAGGAAAGGCTTTTCTCTTGATCAGAGGCATTGTGTTCGGAATGAGAGGTTTCTTTGTCTCAGGTTCTTCCTGCTCTTGCTCCTCAGTATCACTACTCTCTTCCTCACTTTCAGAAGATTCACTGCCACTCTTCGCGTCATTACTCGATTCAGAGCTACTAGAGGAGTCACTCTGTGATCCCTTGTCCCCCACATCCCCTTCTGGGGCGTCGGATAGCACAGCTTTACTGTCTTTGGTGTCACTCATCTTGTAATGATAAATTACCCTAGATGTCCTTGGATAAGTGGTGTAGTTTAAGTATTATTTCGCCTATCGCCGATCGATTTTTGAGGTTTTTAGGTATAAAGCCACTGGGTATATACCTTAGAGCGCAGACTCAAAACACCTTCAATCATGTCGACTATTGTAGATAAACCTGTATCGGAAGACGTTTCGAGTAATACTCCAGAGGAGAACACGGCTCCAGCTGACATACGTCTCCCTGGAAAGTTCGTGGTTTGGTACCACTCCGTTGAGAACTCATCCTGGAGTAAGGACAGTTATGAGAATCTGTGTGCCGGTCTTCCTGATAAATGTGTCGAGACGATTGGTGACCTTTCTAAGGTTTACGCCAGCTATCAGAACAACGTGACGGCTGGTATGTTTTTCCTGATGCGTAAGGGGATTCTTCCTCTCTGGGAGGATCCGGCGAACGCGCGGGGTGGCTACTGGTCTTTCAAAGTGCCGAAACGTGCCTCGAACGAGGTATGGCTTCAGCTGACCGCAGCCCTTGTCGGGAATACCTTGCTTAAGGATCCTGCGAAGGCTACCCAGATCACCGGTATCTCTGTCTCTCCCAAGATCTCCAACTGCGTCATGAAGATCTGGAACAGGGATCGTTCCTTCAATTCGAAGAACGTCTTCGACCAGAACGTCGACTTCTTGGAACCGGGGTCGTTGATGTACAAAGCGAACAAAAATTGATCAGACGGTCAGTCTTTTTAGTACACTAACACAATTTTTACCAGTCAGAAAACATCATGTCCAGACATGAGTATCCAACACGGTCGAAAGGGTCTGTTAAGAAGGTAGAAGTGCCTCTCACACGAGCGCGTAAGCGTCGTCGTGTGAGAAGCTCTTCTCGACCCCAATCTCAACCCCAATCTCAACCCCAATCTCAACCCCAATCTCAACCCCAAGAGGTAGTTGACGACACAAGGCCTATCTACCAGGAGGTGGAAGACAATGAGCCTGATGAAAAGGGTGAGGGTGATGACGAGAAGTATCAGTACGCAGATTCAGATGATGAGGGAGACGAAGATGATGATGATATGAACGAGGAGTCTGAGGAGACTCTTTTGGAGAAACAGCTAAATTTCGTCTTCTCACATCTTCCTCCTGTTTGTCACTGTCTGAGCTGTTTCGAGTATATGGGGGAGATGAACCCACGGCAGTACTGCTGTAAGAGTTATTGTCCTTTCGAACATCACGAGCCGATCGAGCTCGCACTGATTCGTATTAGTAATCTAAAGGGGAGTCCTTATGAGAAGGATTCTCATTACAGCTACTACATCAAAAGAGCACTTCGTTACGGAAAGTTTGTTTTTAACAACTTCCGCAACTGAGTCATGGTAGTAATCATAGAAATCAATCGACTCTTTGACATCAATCGACTCTTTAGAAAATGTTCAAGATATTATACGTAGTCGTACGTTAGAATGGCTAACGGTTCGGTTGTATTATGGGTCACTGTGTTTGTTGTCTTCATGATGTTCCTCATGCAGGCTGACAAGTCTTGGGGAGACATGACGTACATGAAGTCTCGTGAGAACTTTAAGGAGTACCGTGTTCGTAACCTAGATGACAAGCAGGAGGCTGCGGAGATTCTGGGAAGAACGCACGAAAGGCTGAAGAAAGCTTGTAAGTTACTCGCGAGAAACCACCCGAATGACCCTCGAGTACAAAGACTCAACAATAGATTCCCGAATACGACGTTAGCAGAGGCTGACGGGTCAGGGAATCACACATCATACTCTATCAACAAAGGTGAAAAGATCGTCCTTTGTTTGCGTGCGAAAGACGGATCCAATCGTTTTGTAGATGAAAATCTTTTGCTCTTTGTCGCGTTACATGAATTATCTCATATCATGACTAAATCGGTGGGACATACACCAGAGTTCTGGTCGAACTTTAAGTTCGTTCTGGAGAACTGCCAGCGAGCCGGTCTGTACAGATGTATCGACTTCTCCAAGACACCTATGCCGTACTGTGGCATCACTGTCACTAATTCACCTGCGTCCTGCTCTGCGTAATATGTTCAGGATGATTCGCTTTTTACTTCGCTGAATTATATAGGTCGACGATTGTCATGGCTCTTTGTGCTAAAGTCTCGACCAATGATGAGGTTTTCGTTGTGACCCGCCTTTTTCGTGATGGAACACCATTGCATTATGCGTTCGTAGGTGAGGAGATCACGAAAAAACATAAGGATTTACTGGGAAAAATATCGACAACACTTCCTAACGCGACAGAGGAGAAAAGATTAGAGAAGATCTTCTCTAAGAAGACAATTAAGTTATTCAAGACCATTTTGTCCAATGATGAGGAGATTAATTTTATTCCTGACAAGATCTGGCTGGATGACACAATCTACCAGATTAAGATCAAGTTGTTCTCGTATCTTTCCAGTCTGAACCAACGTAAGTTCCTTCTTCCCCAGAACCAACAGCTCTGGGTGATGATGGACAGAGACGGAAGGAAGAAAGATATCATTCTTGGAATTGAGTTTATCAAACAGATCGAGAAGGCAGACGGTACGAAGACACTTTCTTATCCTATGTCTTATCCACCTGCTCTTGACACTGATAAAGTGGAAGTTGATAACGAGTTTCTTACAGCGAACGGTGAGAGAACGTCGGATGTTCAGGCGATTAATGAGGAGTCTGACATTCTTTACGACTTTCTGACAAAACGTGGGAGATTTGAGGAGGTAAATCGTATTTTTCTGTACATGTTGTCTGATGAGATACAGTGGTATCGACAGAAGTTCAAGAAAGATGATATCTCTAAGAAAGTTTGGAACGGGTACTTTCTGAAACAGTGGCCTTTCGCCGACACAGATATCGGGCTTAACCAAGTAGTACGTATGTATCGTGAGGTGAATCTTAGTGTGAAGGCTACAGAGAAGGTAATAGCAGCGGTCAAGGAGGAGGATATCATACCTGATCCGAAACTTGGCCCGTGTTACGCATGGCAACTAATCATGTGGTCTCGTCTTCTTGTTCGTAAGGACACAAGACCTTTCCGCATGGACATGGCTTACTCATTCTTACGATCTCTTCTTTCAGATAATATCCCTTTCATCTACTACACATCTGACAAAGACAAAAGACCTTTTGTGTCTGTGTACGAGCCTGCTCTTGATACTGGTATTATCACAGGAAATCGATTGAGAGAATGGGTTTTTACCAAAGGTGCTTCAGGAAAGTACGTGCCGAAAGAGAAGAAAAACATCGTTATCAAGATGTTTCTTTACAAGGGTGACACAGGAACAAAGTTCCTTACCCTTACTCTTCTCTCTAACGGAGATGTTAGTATTAACCTAACTTTCGAGGAAAGCAAGAGAGCTAATATCACAGATATAGAACAAGCTATCCAGAAAGTGACAGATCTAATCACCTTACTAAACACAGAGTTTCTAGAGAAACAAGGCTCTCCTACCTTCCCTGTTCCAGAGTTTCGTGTAGAGGATAATGAGTTTGTCATGGATGAGAGAACACACATTCAGTACATCAATGTGATTACGACATTCTCGTACAAGAAAGAGATAAGCTTTAAGAAACTTCTTGATTTCTCTCGTCAGTACAAACCTTTCTCAGAACCATCTGTGCTTACACAAGAGTCTGATGATATGTCTGAGCTTAGTCTCAAGTACCGTCGTATCTCCTCATCATCAGATTTATCAGCCATCTTCGAGTTTATCGACAAGGAAAGATTATCAGGAACAGCTCCAGAGGCGACAGTTGAGGCTATTGTGAGGAGATTTGGTAAGACAAAACAGGAAGCTAACGAGACATATCGTCAGTATCGTGTGATGAAAGAGGATCCACAGTCTGCACGTAGACTGATCAAACAGTCTGGAGTTACCATGAAGTTTACTCACGCGGAGAAATACCAAGAGCGTGTAAAGAACAAGACTATTTACAACTACAAGATCTTTATCTCTGGTCTGTCATCATTGTTTATTCTACGTAACTGTTACCAGTTCCTTCAGCACTTTATCAACTCTTTCTACCACCCGAAACTAGCGCCAGAGAAGAAGGCGACTCAGATCCTGATGGAGAAAGGAATCGAGTTTGATTTCGGGTACACTGGTGATAACATCGCGGACGTGGATGAGGTTGGTGATGTTGAGGCGAGAGAGCCTGTCTCAGAAGAGGAGGAGTTAGCTTTATCAAACTTTGATATTGGTGCGATTAACCTGAACAATAACAACAAACCGAAGAGAGACAGTGACGCTATCTTCTCCTCAACGGGTACAGTGGATATTCGTGATGAGTCTAAAGCAGATCCTACTGTGAGACTGCGATGTGCGACAGATCAGAACAAGATTGTGGATAAAGGGACGTGTAAGAATATCTGTGATGATCTAAGATTTAAGTTGCGTCGTTTACAACAGTTTGAGCCTCGTATTTTTCATTTTCCACATCTTCGTGGGAAGAACCAACCTTACTCACGTCAGTGTGACGACTTACGTCGACCTATCGTGATGGCTTACGATCCTTCCACGAATCCAAAAATAGACAAAGACTCTTTCACGTACGCGATTAAGTACCGGTCATCAGCAGAGACGCCTTTCTACTACTATATCTGTCCTCAGGCATGGTGTCCTATCTGTGAGATGCCGATCGCCTTAGCCAAACTGAAAACACGCAAGACGATACGCACCAAGCGTGGTGAGTGTGAGTTCGGTATATGTCCTAACGGTAATCACCAAGTGTACATCAACGTGAAAGGTAAAGAGTACACTTATCCTGGTTTTATCGACCCTGGTGGTAATCCCGAGGGTCTCTGTATGCCTTGTTGCTTCAAGACATTCACGAAGAACACCGCTACTTACAGAAGATGTGTCAAGGATGATCCGTCATCAGGGGTGATGACGAACGGGGACGAGAACGTTGATGAGGGATGGAAGTACATCAATCGTCAGGATAAGATTCCTTTACAAGAAGGACGTTTCGGTCTTCTGCCTGCGGAAGTTGAGGCGTTTCTGGGACAGACTGGATGTAAAAACGGTACTATTAAGCAAGGGTTCGACTGTCTTGTTCGTAAAGGTGTTCGACCCTCACCCGATAGATCATTTGTGTACGCGATAACGGATCTTGTCTCTGGAATCTCGGGATCTCGCATTACCGAGGATGAGATGAGAAAGCGTCTTATCGCGAAAATCACACCCCAGCTTTTCACATCGCTTAACTCTGGACGTGTCAAGCGTATTTTTGTCACGATAGAAAGGTTCAAAGAGTATCTTGGTTCATCCGAGAAACCTTTGCCAGACACGTATCTCTGGGATCTTGTCTCACGACCTGGTGTTTTCACGGAGGAGGGTTTCAACTTGGTTATCTTCACACCACACTCCATCTACTGTCCGTTCGGACAGAACCCATGGGAGTTGTACTCTTTGAGTAAACCAACAGCGCTTATTATCAAGTTCGGGAACACTTACGAGCCTATTTATCGTATTCATAACCCAGATGGTCAACCCAGAATTATCGTTCTACACTCCACTGTTAATCCTATGATCAGTAAGGTTGTTGAGTTCGCTAGAAAAGGATGTCAGAGTTACAACGAGATTGACTGGGACAAGGCCGGTAAGACAGACAGAAAGAAAGAGCTAAATCTTCTTGAGACTCTGGCGGAACTGGAGAAAGACAGTAAAAACATACCTAAGATCGCCGCGCAATACACCGATTTTTACTCCAAGACATGTGCTTTAGTGTTCGAGGGTGGTGGTTATCTCCCTGTGAAACCATCACGTGTTCGTACGGATATTCCTTTCTTGACAGCTGATCAGTCAGAGGAGTTCAAGCCTTTACCGTTGAAACAGACTTTAACATTCCTTAGTAAGTTCCAGGGAAAGACGGATATTCCGGTGATCCCGACACATCTTATCATGCATGGTAGAAGAAAGTCAAAAGTTGTCGCTCTTCTTTTGGAGACAGGGAGAGCGGTACCGATTCAGGAGATCGAGATATCTGCTGCGCAAAAGGGATCTCGACTGATCGAGTCGGAGATGTTGTACTATCCAGAGACGAATCAGTTAATCGCGAAATGGTCACCAGAGCATATGACACCTGAGATCAAAGAGAGAATAAGAACTATTAACGAGTACAGATACAAGAACGAGGCGTTCGAACGTTACAAGTTTGAGATAGGTAGATACTTACAGGAGCCAAGGCAGAAGAAGATTAAGGATGAGTTGATAAAACTACTGGAGGATCCTAATAAGAATCTCTCAAAGGTGAAAACAATTGTGAGGAGACTTGACGGAGAGATATCTTCTACTCCTGTAGAAGGTGCGAAGAGAATGCAGGATCTTCTAAGTAAGTCAAACACTTTGTACAGAACACCTTTGTTACGAAAACCGTGTTTTAAACACAGTAAACAGAACTGTGGTAACGATCCACACTGTGTCACTGTAGGAACAAAATGTAAGTTAGTAACCTTACCTAACACAGACTTCCCTGAAAGAATTCTTGATCTTCTGCGTCGTTACCCAATTCAGAGAGGTGAGATTCTGGACGGTCGTGTTCCTATCACTGATCCGTTACAATCTCTAAAACAGCCAGAAGCCGAGGAGGTGTTACTGTCAGGAAATAAGATAGACATGCAGTTCGCCAAACTTATCGCGAAAGAGAAAGGCACGATCTTCCTTGAGACATTCCCTGATATCGATATCGCGCAACCAAGCTTCGAGGGTGTTGACAAACAGTCTTATCTCATCGTCTCTCCTGAAAGAGAGGCAGAGGCACAAGCTTACTCTTTAGCATCTGTATCACAACACTGGTCATCACAGTTGGGCCCTTGGTTCCGTCTTGTCTCACCTCTGAAATCATGTGAATCTCTGTACTTCTGTTTCGCACAACTCGCGATAGTCATCGCGAAGAAACAGAAAGAGTTGGCAGAGATAGAAAAAGAGGAGGAGGCCGATGCTAAAGAAACTGACAAGAACAACGTTTTCGACGAGGAGGAGTCGTTAATCCTTCCTGATGTTGATACGATCACACTCGCGAATATCAAAGAGGTTTACGCGCATTTTCTTTTACAGGTACCACCAGAGAAGGTTCGTGAGGTCGCCACGACAGAGTTACGTCTTCCCGACAAAGAGGAGATTCAGCGTATGGTCGACGTCTCTGACTTCTACAACAAGTTCCAGGACGAGGAGACAGTTGACTCTGTCGACGATCTCGTGGAGAGAATAATGCGTGGTCCACCAGCACACTACCCCTCTCTGTTCGACATGATCTGGTTAGGTGTGATGTTGGATATCAAGATCATTCTTCTGAGGAAGTCCATCTCCGAGCTTATCGGAAAGGGAAATATCAGTAGAGATCTTTACGGTGTTTTCTTCTACGAACCTACATCGACAGAGGATGACTGTATTAGGTTTTATCTTTTACAGAAGAGTGGTATCGCCTTGGTAGCAAGTGCGGATTCAACAGTAAGAAAACTTCTACCCTCTTAGTTCTACACTGTTAACGAATAAGGATATATAAGCGGATAAGAGAAAGAAAAAAAGAGTAAGAGAAGGTATATCAAGATGCAATTCACAGACCAAAGAACTGTCACCGCCTCGGAACTCTCGAGATGGAAGTCTGTTGAACAAAGGACACCGGAGTGGTATCAAGCAAGAAATACACTGCTTACCGCCTCTGACATTCCTCCTATTCTTGAGTTATCACCGTTTTGTACAAAGTACGAGCTTTTTCAAAAGAAATTAGAAGCACTTTGTGACCCATCATCTTACGAGGAGATTAGTGATGAGAGTCCGTCTCTTAAATGGGGACAAGAGCACGAACCTTTAGCTCGGTCTTTTTACGAGTCAATGCCCCTGGCAAACGGACCGCGCTACGTACATGAGGTGGGGTTAGTACGCCACCCATCTTTGTCGTTTTTAGGAGCCTCTCCCGATGGTGTTGTTCAATCCAAGACAGAGAACGGAGAGTGGTGGTTGCTTGAGATTAAATGTCCGTACCGCCGTCACTTTCATGTTGATGATAAGACTATCCCGCTGTATATCTGGGTACAAGTCCAGATTCAGCTTGAGGTGTGTGACATTCCATTCTGTCATCTATTTCAGTGTCGATATGTGAAGAACGAGTTCGGAGAGTCAAAACTTGTAAACCGTAAGTTGTCCACTATTCGTAGGAACAAATCATGGTTTCAGAACACGGCTTTGCCAGCGATCCGTGAGTTTTGGTGTCTTCTTCAACGTGCTATTCAGTATGAACACGTGAAAAACCCGTATCCCAACCCCTCACAATGGGTATCCATGAAATCATTCACAGGGCATCTACTCTCGGATCCCATACTTGACTGGTTGGATGAGTACAGATTTGAGAAAGAAGTTACATCGTTCGATGACAATCGCTTCTCACAGACGGCTAAGAACAGAATGAAGAACAAAGACGGACTCTTTCGTACCCTTGAGAACTCTCTGCGAGCGTTCTGTCGCGAGAATAATTACGACTTCTGTGCGATCACTCCTCTAGAGGAGAGAGAACGTGAGGCTTTATCAGTTCGGCGCTTCAACCAGACAAAACAAGCGATCGAGGCGAACACACCTGTGATCTCCCGACCTGTTCTTCTGAACTACGGGAGAAAGGCGTACGGTATTCCCGATATGTTGATTCGTAACGATGTCGCACTTGAGTACTTCCGTGAGAAATACCCTCACTCAACAACAGGTGTTGGATTCCTGGAGACATCTATCACCGACTTTAAAGAGATCGGGTACGTTCTCATCTGTTTCACACTGCGCAAGGATCTTCGTCGATCCTACCGCAAGGTTGAGGAGACGAGCGAGTCAGACTCAGATGACGCATCCATGAGCTCAGATTACGAGGAGTACCGTGTACATAAGCGTACTAAGACGTTCTCTCTACCACCTCCACCTGGTGTCCGTCGTTCTGCTCGCATAGCAAGACAGGAAGACATTGATTACTTCGAACCGGAGGACTCCGAGGAGGATATCGATGATGAGATCGAGGAGTCTGAGAAGGATTTCAGGTTCTTTCGCAAGTGGGATAAGGTTCTGCGGGTTCGTTACTCAGGATTCGCGGAGATCGTGGACGCTCTGCTTCCGGAGAAAGGCCCGTGTACACTAGTCGCGTTTATGGGATCATGGTTCTGTCATGTCGCAAATCCGGTGATGGTAGATTTCGTGAAGCAGGATGTTCATGAGGGTACTGAGTGGGCACGAACTGTGAAAAGAGAGGGTCGTAACTGGTTGGTATCTCTGAAGGACGGATCAATCGGCCCGAAAGACGTGCGTCTCATGCCGAATATGTGTAACCGTTACGATCAGAGATGGAGGAAGATCAAGAAGGAGTTATCGGAGAGATGGGGTGAGCTTACTCTTCTGTGGTACTGTGGTGTGGATCAGAGAAAGCGTGCCCATGACAAAGGTATCTTCTCTTGGAAAGACACATCGTTCACATCAACGAACATTGTTAACTCGTTCTACTCTGACAAAAAGCCGAAGAACAAGAAGTTGCGTAAGCAGAAAGAGAAGGAGAAGGAGAAGAAGACATCGCGTCGTCGTCGCATCATGGGAGCGATGATTCGACTGAACAGAACACCTGACAAGGTGTTCCGCTCTTATCATCCGAAGACGTACCCAGAGCCTTTTCTTGACATGCCCTCTAAAACCAAGGAGTTCTTCGTTGATTTCGAGGTTCTTCCGAACATGGGGGAGCAGACAGTATTTTCGGAGCGACGCAAGCAACCTAAGGGAATGATCTATCTGATCGGGATGGGATGGAAGGATCATCGTGGCGAATGGGTGTTCCGTTCGTTCGTCGCGTCCGCTTTAACGAGCTCTGCGGAGAGAGCGGTTCTGAAGCAGTGGTGGCAGACAGTGCGTAGCGTGAAGAAGCAGTTCAAGGCCTCTAAGGCGGTGCTGTATCACTGGTCTCCTGCGGAGCCAAGGTTCCTGAAAAACGCTATGGCGCGTAATCACTCTTCTATGATCGAGGATGACATTGACTCTGGTAGGTACGAGTTCCGGGATCTCATGGAGATGTTTCTTGATGCCGAGGTTGTCGTTCGCGGTGTCTGGGGATACTCTGTGAAAGACGTGGCGAAAGGGCTGTATAAGCACGGTCTGCTTCCGGAGGTCTGGGAGATCGGAGAGAAAGGTAACACTATCGACTCTGGTGAGGGCACTCTAGCCACAGCGACAGGATGTTACAGAAACGCGGCACGCATGGGAGTTAACATCACTCATGTTCCTGACTTCGCGTCCTTGAGAACCTATAACGAGATGGACTGTCGTGTTCTGTTCGATCTTCTCGGATTTATGCGTGAGCATGTTTACGAGCCTAGAGAACAGGATGTACCACAGATCGAGACTGGATCACCGATGGCGACCAAGTCTCTGGATGAGGTGTGGGGCAAACCTGTTCCACCTCTTCTTCTAGCAGGTGAGAGAAGGAAGAGGACTAAAAAAGGAACAGGAACGAAGAGATCAACACCGGAGTTAAAACAAAACGAGGAGAAAGACAGTGATCGCGAGGCTGATGAGATTCGTTCTCCTCGTAGGAAGAGACGTAAGCGTGGTAGTTCCAAAAACACTAAAGATTAACTATGTATCCCTTAAAGCCCTAAGTTAGATTTATCTTATAGGTGATGGATCGAAAGTCATTCGACTTTCGATCCATCAATCCAATAGATAATCAAACTTTAGCGCTTTTCGGAAGCCACGGGCTTCCCGTCGGCTGACGCCTTCGCGGAGTCCGTAAAAACCCTGTTCAGGATTTTAAAGGATAAAGTTCAGAGACTCACTCACGTGGGTTATACACCAAGCGAATGTCCTGAATATTCTTCTCGCAGTGAGTCGCCACACCGGACATACACACTCGGAAGAACTCGTTCAACTCCTTGCGGAACTCCGCAGAGGACTTATCAGCCTTCTTCTTGTTATCGAGATCCAACTCGATGACAAGTCGAAAATTAGGCATCCTCAAAGTTGAGGACTCCATTCCCAGCCATTCCATCTGTTCAATGAGAAACGCCAGATGCTCCAGAGGAGACATTGGTGAGACTGGTGAGGTCTTTGGATTCTCTGGACTTTTCGAGATTCTGCGTCGCTTCCTGGAATTTCCAATATGTGTCATAGGTGTCATAGGTGTCGGAGGACGTGGGTTCTTGCGAGTTCCCACGCGTTCTGTTCTCATGCCGACTACATCCTTAGTTTCTTGAGATTCATCAGACGCGTTCGGATCCATCAGTTCGCGCATTCTTAACATACGATTGACTTTTCTTTTACACATTTCAGCGAGTATCTCACGTGCCTCGATGGCAAACTCGATCATCTCATGCTCGTGATGAGGCGCGTTCTTCCTGTTGCGGTTCCGATACATGATCTGACACTGCTCCAGAACCTCCGTACGGGTAGGGTTGATCCCACTACGCTTGCTAGCTTGTAGCAGACGAGCGATAACACCCTTGTCCAGGACTGTTGTCTTGTAGATATGACAGGAAGGACAGAGACCTTGTAGATTCGCCTTTGCGTTCGACCCACCTTGTTCCAGAGGAATAATGTGATCGATCTCAAAAGTGAGGTCATGTAGAAGCTTCTGAAAAGGTGTCAGACAGAGATTACAGCGCATACTCTGTCGAGCGATGATCTCCATTCGATCCTTATCGGAGAAGGTCTCTCTCTGAGTCGGAACGAACAGTTTCACCAGAATCTTCTTCTCCTCCTCAGGGGAACGCTTACGCTTCTTGTTCACCCACCTCTTTTTCGCCATCTTCTCGCTTTCGACAAAATCGTGAAAAAGGGAGCAATCTTCAAGATGCTCTCGAGGTTCCCAGGTGAAGTCCTTGCGCATGGGTGATCCATGCCACTCCACCAGAAACCTCTCTTTTCCTTCTCGTAGGGCACGCTTGTGGATTTTCTCCACAATGTGCATATCCTCAGAAGGAACAGGTACTGACATAATTTACTATACTGATATTTCATCACTAACTATTACAACTTATCGATTTTTCGAATCGATGGACGTCTCAGCGTCCGGGTTCGAGATGTGGCCATGGGTAGGAGGAGTAGTAGCGGAACGGCCAACGGTACGGTCTTCTGTATCGACTGTAGTTGTAGAAGTACAGCGGAACGCTACCCGATTTAACCTCACCAAAGGGACACATCTGGTAATCCTGCCAGTTCTCGTGGGTGACCCACCCTCGTCCTAGGCCTAGAACGGCTATGAGTAGAATGAGTAGAGGAACAAGAAGCTTCATCGTAATCTTCCTATATTCTAACTAGCATTTTTCATTGGTGCTAGCTGGGTCATCTGAAACGCCTTTTGGAACTGCTGATTCTGCTTCACCGCGTTGTCAATCTCGTTGTTCACCGTGTATCCGATCACGATATGAAGAAGCACCAGGATACCGAGGAGACCCAAATGGTAGTAATCAGGGTCAATCGTCTGTTCTACCAGGGAGGCTGCCAAAAGAAATCCTAAAGAGATCGAGATAGCTTCCGCGATAACCAATTTCGCTTTTTTCGTGTTGTTAAAGGACTCAAATCCAGGAATCTCCTGTCCGAGATCTCCGAAAATGAGGGGATCCTGGATCCATTTAGACTTCACCTGAAAGAGGTAGCCTATAGCTGTGATCACCCCTGTAGTGATGATGTAAATAGAGACAGCAACAATCAGGAAGATGATCCATCGAGAGACATTCTTCGCTTTATTTTTGTACTTCAAGAACTTAGGCTGTAAATTGGAGTTCCTCGCCATCGTATCCCTTAAAAACCTAAAGTTTTTAAGAGGACTTCTTTAAAGACCTATAAGTTGGTTTATATAATCGGTGGGAGAAAGTAAGTTCTGCGAACTTACTTTCTCTCCACCTTTAAATATACCTAACATAGGTCTTTAAAGGATACTATTACTATTCTGTATTTTTACGTCCAAGGCAAGTTTCTCGGCTTGTACATCACAGGGATCTTGTTGTTACGATCCCGACACGTACAGGGGTGTTTCTGGCAGGGAAGAGGAGATTCCACACCAATACCTACCATCTGCTTCATCCCGCGACCCCAAGGGACGTAAGGGCGATAAGCTGATTTTGTCATTGTCACTTGAACGTAGGGGTATTGCTGGGGGCCTCTCCAGAGGGAGTTCGAGCCGTAAGGACAGAAGTTGCAGTTAGACATTATACTATCCCTTAGATTTACGTGAAGGAGTACTTGAAAAATACGAGTTTACGTTTACGTGAAGGAGTACATAAGGTTGCGATTATGGTATCTCTGCGGATGATAGGCCATCGGACGCGAAACAAACGCGCGATTTGAAGGAATAGAGCTCCAACGGCGCGTTGGCATTGAGACCGCTTGTGCGGTCGCAGATGTCCAAGCCTTCATGAGGTACCCTGGAACCTGAAAAGGGAACTGGTACGCTTGACGAAAGTACGGCGCAGGCGTGTCCAGCGTTCTCGCGCCTTGTTGTACTGCCTGGAAAGGGTTTAGGGGAGCGTATGCGTGATCCTTGGAGATATGATGATGAGCCCAAGGGGTGGAAGGATCCCAGGGAGAGGCGTCCGTACTCATAAAGTTACCGTTGAAATAGCGAGGATCCATCTGAATCGGGTGACGTCGTGCTATGTAGTAGGGTGGAAAATTGATCCTTCTAGCACATAACGTATCGTAAAGAGCAAGTACAATTATCATGTCAAAAGCTTACAATCTTACAACTTGGAACTGTGAGCATTATTACATCCACAAAGAGCCCGAACATCATCTGGAGATTAGGATTATCATGGTGATTCCGAAAACACATCCGAATTACCCCTTTGCTGAGCTCTGGCTACGGTCAATCAGAGACCTTCTGTATATGTACGCTCTTGTTCACCCGGCTGTGCTGGAGGGACAGGATCTTACCGTAGAGGATGTCTTTCTTCTCGCTGAGAACACCAGATCTCACTTCAACACTCTGTACTTCGTGGGACAACTTCTGGAAGAAAGAAAATCAGATGAGGAGTACAGGAAAAGCGCGATATGGAAGAACCCAAAAATGAGGAAGGTCGTGAAGACTCACCCGAGCCTGAAAACTGTCATTAAAGAACTCTATCCCGACGGCCGTGCGCTCGCTATGACGCATGAGCAACTGTTCTCTGAATGGCATTACCTGGGTCCAAAAGGATCCTTCAAGGATGATAATATCAGAAGAAGGTACGTCAAAGGGTGGTACTGTATGGCGACTCACTACATGATGTACCTGCGAGGGCTTTTCAAAAACGGGTGCTTCCACGTAGGTTCTGACGAAGGACCAGCTTACCGTTTCTCAGAGTGGTCAGACAGACTAAGCTGGGCGGGGTATGACTACTGGCGCTTCTTCTGTGAGAGAAAAAGAATGGAGAAAAGAGAGCTAGAGAGAGAGTTGGAGTACGAGAAATTGATGCGAGACCTCTCAGATGATGACTCTGATGTGGAGGATACTTGAGCTTCGCGCTTATCTGGGGTAAAAAACTCCACCATAGTACGCACACTTAAAAAAGAATATGAGTAGGAATATAACACAATTAAGCTTGCTTAAAATGTCCCAACGTAGAAAGAACGAGAAACAATCTGTTCCCGTGTCCACCCCTCCCGCTAAACTGTGTTCTGGCAAGAAGAATGCCTCACATGCCTCACATGCCTCACATAGCGACAGCAAAGATCGAAACTCGAAGTCGAACAACTCTTCGAGCTCCGATAACGCAAATAACGCAAATAACGCAAATAACGCAAATAACGCAAATAACGCAAATAACTTAAGTTTTGAGAGAAAACACGTAGAGGTGGCGGATAAGAACACACAGCTTAAAGCGTCTGCTGATACAGAAACATCGGAAAGTTCCAAGATGTCAGAGATTCTGAACGAGGACGAGAAACTTCTGTTCTCTTTACAAGTTGTTGGATCCTTACAGAAAAACGAGAAACTAACAGAGAAAGACGGACTTCCAAGCATTGATGATCGATGGATACAGTCAATCACACGTTGGTACAACGGTGATTCACGACATGTGACATCTGATCGTGTGTTCCAGCTCGCGTCTGACACAGCAACACGTGTCCAAGTTCTTCTTGACGAGGACTACAAGGCGTGTCTACAGGCTGAGAGTTCCAAGAAGGTCTCTATTGTTGGCGCGACCGCTAAGGAGACTCCTGATGAGAAGAAGTTCCGTGAGTCATGTGAGGATCGTCGTCATCTTATCTCTAGGTATCTTCTGACAATCTCGAAGGCGAAACAAGGAATTGAGAATCTGCGCGAGACTTACTCAGACAAGTTCACGAAAGAGAAACTGACTCTTGCGTTATCCAAGATTGACACAACACTCGAGAAGTTGAGATAAATTAAGTTAAGTTAAGTTATTTTCGCATATTAGCATCGAAGAACTCTCGTCTTGACGTGTTAACATTCGTGTGTTGAATGAGTGACTCTGATAGAAATAACGCTGATATCTTATTCTGACCTTCTCCGAATAGATCTCTCACTGATAGATCAACGTATGGTGTCTGAAACTTTCTTACTAGCCTTACCATCTTTGGCAAAGAACTGACTCTAACAACATAGCCGAAAAATCCTGTGTTAATACCACTAACTGGTTCTCCTGGTCTTGAATGTCTAGGACGTAAAAAGAGGGGGTGAACAAGTGATCCACGCAGGTTATTGTGACCAACATACAGAATATCCCAGTTGTGTTTCTGTGATTGATTCAGGGCGATCTCAATATTTTGAGGTGCGTGAGGAAGAAAGAACGCGTCGTCCTCCATTATAAGAACGAACTCATCCTTGGACTCTTGAGCTAACATACTCCATAAAGTGAGATGAGAGAGATAACATCCGACTGATCCAGGGTGTTGTGTCGCGAAGTTCTTGGCGATTTTCATCTCTGGCTCATTCTCCTCGAAAGTATGCTCGATGGTTCTTGTGAGAATATCTGGTTGTGATCCGTCAACAGCGAGGAATCGAATCAGAGATTTTCCCTGAAGAAAACAGAAACTGGGCTTTAGCCGACCAATGAACGTGTTCCATCTTTGAAGATCGCGTTCCAGATTGATGACGTATATATTCTTGATCTTCTGCTTCGCAAATCTTGAGGATTGTGCCACGATATTCACGAACGCTCGTGGTTGCCAGAGATGACATCGGGGACATCTGGCACCGGAGTTAGGCTGTCTCCCTGGTATGTAAGATTTCTTACAATAGGGGCATCGATAAGTGTTTACAGAGTGCTGGCGGAAGGAGGACATTCTATCAGATGAGAAATTACTTGAGCTCCCTTATCTCTGATTTGGTTTTCAAATCTTAAAGGAAGCGCGTTTTATCTGAGGAAATTCATAGACAATGGGGGATGTCAGGGTTAATACCCTCACTTACGCGACCTATTAGATTCGGACTTGGCCGTTTTATCCAGTCTAAGATAAGAGATGTTGTGGAAAAGAATGACACGAACACAGTGCTTAACACTCGCCCTTCTTATTTTCCTTATTATTCTTATGATGACGCCAAGAAACTCCTGGGTCCGTACGTTGTTTGTACGTGGGGAGTCAAGAAGAACACAGAAAAAGAAAGAGGAAAGCTGTTACGATACATGCAGAAAGAATGGTGTAGGAACTCACCAATGGTGCAACTGGTCATGCAATCTACTACCAAAAGACTCACCACTTAGGAACGTTCCTGAGGGGTACCAACATTAAGCAGAGCTTAATGTTATCTACGACGAAGGAGTGGCGCCCGACATAAACTCTGCGTCAATCTTCGCGTGATACTCAACGTCATCGATCATATCCCGCATGACATCCTTAACTACTTCAGGTGCGTCAGCTCTGTCAATAGCTGATAAATGTTCCTGCGCTCGCTCGCCCTCTAATTGTTCTAGACGGCGTGTGATAACCACAAGATCATTGTGTAACTGTGTGTTCTCCTCACACAGTTTCTCCAGAAGTTTCTCAGTAGGAGTTTTCGGTGTGCCGTAAAGCATCCAGTACCCGACGTTGTAAGTGGTCTTTACAGTCCAGATTCCGGTCTCAACCGCGAACTCAACTAACGTGAACAATACCATCGTTATAGTTATAGCAAACGAAAATCGTTTAACCCGATGGCGGTAAAAGCACACTGGGCAGGAATCGTGTTTATCCTACTTTTGTTAGGCCTGATGCTCTCTCGAGTGATCAGAGAGTGGCATATGCGCAGACATCCTCAAGATTACGAGTTTTACGACTCTTTTCCATCATCTGAGGCTGATTGTTACGGCTGGTATCTCCGACAGATGTTAGATGATCAGCCACCAAGAGATCCTTGCGAACCACGAGGTGGACAATACTGTGCGTTCGCGGCACAGAATACACCAAGCATACCAAACCCTAACTTCTCCGAATACCCGAGGCCGAAAAGGCGATGGAGGCGGGGGTTACAAAGATCTTTACTTGAGGACCTTCCGTAGGAAGTCTGATGATATCAGAAGTCCCTTCCGTAAAAAAATATGTTCTAACATATAGACCGAAAATGCCAGTTGAGTACTACAAAGCACGTAAGGGCTATTACTACAGACGTGGTCCCCGTGGTGCCAAGCGTATCTCCAAGGAGGAGTACGACGAGGCCGTCATGGGCAAGCCTATCCGTCGCAGCGCTGTGCGTCGTCGTACCCGACGCCGCGTTCGCTCCCGCTCCCGTTCCAAGTCTAGGCGTCGTGTGAAGCGCCGTGTGAAGCACCACCGTCGTCGCCACCGTTCTCGTTCGCGCTCCAAGTCCAGGCGTCGTCGTTCCACTCGTAAGGGTATGGTGCGCAAGACAGCTCGCCGTGCTTACATGAAGAAACGTAAGCGTCGCTCCCGATCAAAGAGTCGTAGACGACGTTAAGTTCCTTAAGCTTTAGAGCCGTCGTAGACGGTAAAAAAACTTCAGTGTTAGTATAACACGCCATCTCTCTTAAAAAATGGCTAAGTACGGTATGAGCGATACTGCCCGATGTGTGGTGATCGGCCTTCTTCTCATTTTCGTTATCGGATCACTCATGAGTAGACCGATGCGTGAGTCGTTCGGATGGTGTAAGGGATCATGGTGCTCCCCTTACAGAACAAGAATGGACAGATGTTACAATCAGAACGCAGGTCCTATTTACGACGACCGCCTAAGAAGAATGTGTGAGACACAGTTAGCTGAGAATTTCGGAAACCAGACCGGTGCGCTTCCCGGTGTTTCCAGAGCAGGCGCCCCTTACGGAGGAGCAAACAAGAATTTCATTCGTTTGCTGAACCAAGGTAACATGAACATCGAGAACTTTGATCCTGTTACGGATGCGTACGCGTTTGTCCCACATGAGATGTCAGGACAGGTTAAAGGACCTCCTTCTCCGGTAGACTCAGAACATGTTGAGTCTATGGGCGAGCATCTGAAGATGAGCCCACCGATGGTAGAACACCTGACACAGAAAGTTCCTGGGCAGAACTTCACATTTATGTTTGGTGACCCAAGAGGACCACAAGTTATTGAGTCCGATGCGTACGGACCTATCGAAAGTGCGTAAGAAGACAGAGTTTTTACAGATACATCCCCTTTTTGTTTCTTTCAAACAAAGACGAGATTTATCTTCATGAGTATATACGGCATGAGCAGTATGCTTGGACCTCTTCTGCTTCTTGTTGTTCTACTCACCCTCCTTTGGTTAATTAACCGGAACTCGGAGAAACGAATGGAACAATTCTCCGCACCTCCTTTGAAAACACTCCTGTCAGACCTCCATCTAGAGGAGAAGAAGGACGCCGCAATCAGAAACGCGGTGTCTAAGTGTTATGATACACACACAACAGACATACATATGACTCCCGAAGACTGCCTTAACTTCGCGCAGTGTATGGAGTCTGCCGGTGTTAACAAGAATGATCTACAAAGCTCAATGCCAGAGTTAGCTCAGTGTGCAGGACCACCATCAAAAGCTAGTGGTGATTACAACATCGCCCCTAATATGTACAATCTGTACTCACAGATAGCCCCACAAGATCTCGCATCCTCCCTTCTCTCAACACAGAAAGAAGGATTCTCTGTTGAGGATGATGATCAAGCAGTGACAGGTTTTGATCCGTTGGACGAGAAACACGCAGGACCAAGTGAGGGTTTCACCACAGCCGGAGCCCAGGTCGCTATGATGTGTATGTCTGATCCTTACAGACATTGCGCTCGTAAGTACGGCACTTCAGATTGGCCAGGATACTCTCAATGTGTTTACACAGGAGAAGGGATGAATTCGGGGTGGTAATTTTCCTGGGTTTATTATAGCAAGATGGCGAACGGCAATCACCAATTTGTTTATCTGTTTGGTGGTGTTGTGATACTCGCTTTGGTAATTCTGGTGGTTATTGAGGCGATGGGACGTCCCGCTCCATACGTACCTCCCTCACCAACACCTGTACAACCATCACGACCAATTATCGGAGGTTGCGCAGGAACACGATGGGGATGTTGCGCAGATGGCGTGACTCCTCGTGCGGATCCTTTAGGAACGAACTGTGGAGTTCCACCCGCACCTATCCGACCAGTGCGTCCAAGAATTGGTGGGTGCGCAGGAACCCGATGGGGGTGTTGCCCTGACGGCGTAAGAGCCAAGTCTGGACCTTGGGATACATGTTAAGGAATCATGATCCAATCTCCGTTTTCGAGTTTATTATGTAGGAACTCTTTCGAGTAATTAAGCTCTCTGAAGAAAGCTTTAATATCGAAATTAATAATCTCGTCTGTAAGTTCAAGGACTTCAATCATATTTTCAGTGATGTTCTTCTTGTTTGTCTCGTAAATAACGACTGGTCTGTGTTTGCGAATAGTCTCGCGAGCTCCCCAGATAACAACCTTCTCAGCTCCTTCAACATCTATCTTAATGAGATTGAGTTTGTCAAACTCAAGGTCATCAAGAGCTACCATATTAATCTTCTCACTACCTTTTCCAATACAAACACCACCAAAGTTCTGAACAATTCTAGATTTAAACTCCTCTGGAATACTGGATGGCAATACCGTATCAATAATTGTGGTCTCCCCAGTAACATGTCCAACACACATCTTTGATATATGTACGTTCTCACACTCGTTCAACTCGACGTTCTTTACCAATAGATTCATCATTTTTCCTTGAGGTTCAAAGGCGATTACTTTCCCCTTCTCTCCGACGGCTTTTGACAAGGGAACTGTTGTGGTTCCGACGTGAGCACCAATATCAAGAACGACATCGCCTTCTTTCACGTAAGGAAAAACCATACTAAGAAGTCCGTAAGACCATGCCTTACCTGTCTTTAAAATATACTGGTAAATAAAGTCATTGTGTAAAAAGTAATAATTCCCTAACTGGGTCTTCGCAAGAACCTCCATTTTTATTGAAGGTGATAATTTACACTTTTATTACACGCACTGGTGTGCGTTCTACAAGATCACGCACTGGTGTGCGTTCTACAAGATCACGCACTGGTGTGCGTTCTACAAGATCACGCACTGGTGTGCGTTCTACAAGATCACGCACTGGTAGTCCGTTGTGTTTCCCGCACATTGGTTCCCTCCTTTCGCACTTGCGGAGATGAACGGGTTGTTGTTATCCTCTGTCACGTAACACGCAAGTGCGGGACCGTTACCAGAGATAGATGTCGCTCTGTTAGTGGGTACGCGATTCTGATTAAAATCAATAGGGTTCTGACCTTCTGTGTAAGTTCTCGCGTACGCAGCGTGCGCACCCTTCCAGTTTGCCTGCTTACTCTCTAACTCTTTCTGACCAAACGCCGCTTTCAGAGTGTAGGAGTTACAGTCACATGTACCATCATCAATTGTTCCGGTTCCTTTACCCAGAAGGATACGAGCGTTTGTGTCCACATTACAGTCAGACTGATACATCGGTGATCCTTCAGGTTCTTTAAAAGCGAACTGACCTGATGTCTTCGCGCATTTCACTCTAAAATGTTTTAGTTTTGATCCTTTGTAAGAAAACGGAGGAAGATCCCAACAGCTAATATTGATAGACTCACCGTTCTCGTAAGTCGCGATAGCGTCTACACACTCCGCGTTATCCCAACCGTCCATCTCATTGTTCCAATTCTTCTGGCAGTACAACTGACCCCTACAAGTTCCGTTGTTGCCGACAGCTATCTTAAACTCTCCACCTCTTTCCTCACTGAGTTTCATCTTCGCTGCGTAAAGATTAGGTGAGTCAGCAGGAGACTCCAACTGACCACATGTGGGTGAGTTCGGGTTGTTCTGGCAGTCACCGGACTGGTACGTGTTACAACGACTATTGCTTGGATCACCAGAACGTTCGTAAACAAAGGCGTCACATCTTCTGTCTGCACGACAGTGATCAGCACACTGGTCAGCGCTGGACACCTTGATGTTCCTATTCAAAGAGATTCCACCATCGATAGAGGAGCTCGGTCGTGGTTGGTTGAACACGCTCGTGTTTGCGGTTGAGTTCAGTTTTGCGTCGCTCGGAATGTTTTTTTTAAGGATGACCTGCTTTGGATCGCCTGTGTTGTAACTTCCTGTTAGAGTAGCTGACGCAAGATTCTGTGTACAAACCTTTTGTCCTGCGTCATAAGTGGCTACACCACACCACGGATTCGCCTGACACGCTTGAGCACAGTCGTTCACAGTCGCGATATGAGACTCCACATTCGCGTTAGGAACTTGTGTACCGTCGTAGTTCATTCCGCTACTCATTGGATTAACAAATCCGTTATCTCCGTAGTATTTCGGGTTCAAGTACGGTTTGAAGTTATTCTTGAGAGCGCCGTACAGAAGTCTCGGGTTACTGGGATCTGGGTTCGGATCGTACTTCTCTTGACCTTGTTGTTGTAAAAAGCAGACCTGATTCGCAGCGTCCCATGAGAAACGATCACAGTTGTGATCTGCTGCGTCTAAACACATCTTCGCACAGTCGTCAATAGTAGAGACATTAGGAATGCCAGAATCTGTCACACGACCTGACTGATCAATAATTGTCTTTGGGTCTCCCATAAAACTCGTATAAGTGGGGAGCTCAACAAATTCGTCTTTGTACTTCGCTAATTGGTTACGTGGCCCTGCGTACTCATAAGAAATGACCTCTTTTTTTTTTGTAGTAGCTGTCACTGTGGGTTTACCAGATGTCATCAAGTTACACTCACCTGTTGTCTCGTCGTAATCAAACTTCAGACACGCTTTGTCTCCTTTACACATCTCCGCACAGATATTCAGGTTCCCGACAACAAAGTTCTCTCTTCTGTGTTCTCCACCAATCATATTATCGAACTGTTCTTTAGTCTCGACATTGAGAGCGACACCACCTGTCAACTCAGTTCCCATACCACCGATCTCTCTGAACTGTCTCTCTGTCTGTCCGTAAAGCTCGTTACGTGGGCCTCTGCGTACAACACCAACCGCGCTACTCATCTTATCCTTAGGAAGTAACTCCCAGTCTCCGTACATACCAAGTTCGCAAACACCGTTTGTGCTTGAACCTGTGTTGTTACCGGCACCATCAACCTTGTAACCATCAGGGATATGGTACAGGAACCTATTCGTTGTCTCTGCGACATCCTGAGATGTCAGAGGAGCTCCGGTTCCAGGATTACTATGATAGGTTACGTTAGAGGATCTGGAAGGAAGCCTACGTGCGCCACTTGCGTAGTCAGCACACTCATTAATGCTCCCAACACCTTTCACCGTTGCTGTTCTCTGGAGGTTAGCACCACCAAGTGGTGTAGAACCAGCAGATCCGTAACTCCACTCTCTGAGTCTTCCCGGTGTGAGGTATCTCACCCAGTCTTTAGAAGGAGGTCTGAAGCTTGACGCCTCTGCCAGACGATCGGACATATTGAAGTTCTTTGTATAATCAAGAGATGTCAGACCGTTCTCCAACATGAACTGATCGAACTTCATATCACCGGTGAGAGCCTGACAAACACCCATAAGATTCTGTACAACACCAGAGCATCCGACAGCACAAAGAGGAAGAACACTTGCCATCTGACTCTTCTTACCTTTTCTGTGAATCGTGGAAATTAGCCAGCCTTTGAGCAAAGGTACGTTTGGCGTACCCATCTCTTTCGCGCCTTTCGGGAGAAGTTGTAGAATAATTTTAGTGTCCATCTCTCCTCTTGAGCTCTTAAATGTAGGTATAGACCCCATCAACATGTCATCACCGTAACTTCTCACCTTAAAAGTGTTCTTCTTCTGATTATCTGGAAAGTAAGTGGCGTCTATAGGTGATCCCAAGGGAGCGTTTCTCTCAGGGTTGTCATAATCAAGATTCTTTGAACTTACTAAGGAGACAGTGACATCGCCTGTGGCGTACGTTGTCTGGCGATTATCAGGAATCTGATCTAACTCTACCTGTATCTGATACAACTCCTTACCAGCACTGCCAGCGCCATTAGCACCAGGTGACCACCATGTACGGTTCCAGATACGTCTGAAACTTGGCATGAAAGCTCCGTATGCGGACTTGTAAGGTCCCAACTGTCCACGTTGATCAGGGTTATCATTCGGATAGGCACCAATACCAACGACAGGTTTAAACGGTTTTACCTTTGTGGGAGTTCCCTTGTTCTTATACTTAATCATCCATACCGATGCCACTGACGGGTAGTCAGCAAGATAGATATCTCCCGCTGTGACAGAGTTAAAGTCATCAGCAACCGTTAGGTACTGGCTGTCTGGCATAGGAGAGTCTGTGGAGATCATCGCCTTTGGTGATGTCATGATAAGATAGAACTTTCCGTTAGTCTTCTGACCGTTCTTCATGAGAAACGTGAGAGTGTCTTTGTACAATTTCGCCATCACTTTCTTATTGGGACCAGATCCACCATTTTGGTGAAGACGAAGAGCGTACCAGACTGTATTACTAGAACCACCAACCGGAGAGGCGGAGACAGTCCCGTTCTCGCCACGAGGATCTGCGCTCAAGTAGAAGGAAATACTCTCAATATTCTTAAGTTCGTCGTCAACAGTAGCAAAAGTTCTCTTCAGACCAGACTCACTAGCTAGTTTCCTCTTCTGTTTCTCGGTCATCGCACCTTCGATCGCTTTTGTGAGTCTCATAGTGACAGCACAGCTAGAAGGAGTTGTCTTTGCTGGGTAAACACCGACAGCGTCCTTCACGATAACTGGGTCTAAAGCCCATTGTGAACAACTGTTGGACAATGAGGAAAGTTTAAGGTTATTGGTCACCTTTGACATGTTAACATCAAGGTAGCGCATCGCGGATGCTGACCAAAGACAGACACGCGTTCCCGGTGCGGTAAACGCCGCCTCACAGAACTCATCCTGAAATCCTTCTTGTAAAGGTTTTCTCATCTTCTCGTTAACCAGACAGTTAAGAGCGTACATAACGATAACTGCCAGAGCAAGTACAAGAGCGATTTTCAGTACATTTTCTGAGAACCCCATTTAGGAAATCTTGAAGGAAAACTTCCCTTATATTCTCTCTAAGGAACTTTTTCGTTCAAGGTTTTTTGATTTACTTATTGGTTAAAGACTGACCTCACTGACGATGAAAAGAGATTTTGTTAAAGGATACTTTCGCGGGATCGCTCATGTTGTTCACATGAGGTGTTTTGTTTCTAAAAAACTCTTGATCAGTGTGTTGTACATGACCGTAGTTCGTGTACTTCGCGAACGGTGCTCCGATTACCTGACCAGGTCTAGGATCTTTTCTCTCATCAAGCCACCTTCCAGGAGGATCCTGCCATCGACGATGCTTCCTTGGGTAGAACATCGAATCTGTCACAGAAGGACTACCAGTACCAGCTCCTCTACGCCAGCGTCTTCCTGCCAAGTAGACATTGTTCCCGTTCTCGTTGTGTCCGTACCAGTATCTCAGAGAGTTACCGTAACAACGATCAGAGTCAACACCGTCCCACCCAGAGTCAAACTGACGATGGTAGCGATCAGGTGTTCTCGCCCACCAAGGTGCCTTCGACTGGTTACACGAAACGTTAATGTTAATAGGTGTTCTCTCATTGTCAACCATCACCTGATTACGATCAAACTGTGCGTCGAAACGTCTGCGATCTTCCGTGATTCTTGAGTCGTTGTAACGACGTCTGTCCTCCAAGAAGTCCTTACGCTCAGACAGCTTAATGTTCTGTAACTCAAGAGTCTCATCAAGAAGCTTGCGCATCTTGTGCTTACTGGAAAGATCGTTCAGCTTCTTTCCTTTTGCGTCAGACGGATGATGCTGTTTTTTCGGGTCGTAATGTCTGTTATGACCCTTGTTATCATGATGATGACGAAGTTCACGTGTTCTGTCACCTTGTTCGTTCTCACGAACAGATGCCATATTCGCCTCGTTGGGGTCAGAAGAGTTGTCCGGAGTCTGCATAGCTTTCACTAGATCATCAACCTGTACAGGAACACCCTTCTTATGCGACGCCAGAAGAGCACGCTCTCTCTGTAGTTGCGCAGGGTCTGTCAAGTGTAACTCCCAGTCCTTGGCGGAGTGTGATGTGGGAACGGTGAAATTGGTACCACCGGCCATGTTATGACCGGCAGATCCAGCACCCATACTACGTACACCACCGCGAGTATCAGTGGTAGATGATGGACCATGTGTCAACCCTTGTACGTTACTTAGTCTACCGTCCTCTCTCATTCCTGAATCACGAACCGATGCGATCATGTTTGTCTCTCCATCAGATCCTTGATTTATTCTCTGTGTATGTAAATCAGAAGAAGCTGGGGGAGGTGCTCTACGAGGAACAACTCCCATGTTGTCCCAGGAACGACCCAACTGTTGTAAAAACTGGTCATGCTGTGACGGCTTTGTGGCAGCTTGCTTTGATAAATTATTAGATGTTCTGTCCTGATTTGTCATGAACTCCACATTCATATACTTAGGTTTAGACTCTCTATCACGTACGTGATAATACTGAAAGCCCTCCAAAAGACCACCACGAATACCTGATGAGGCACCTTTCAGGTTGAACGAACCGTGATGATGACGAGGAGTGTTATGAATAGGTCCTGACATCTTCACACCACGACCAGCTCCCCACTTCTCCTCATCTTGAGGCACCTCGGTTGGGTTGAAAGGAACCGGTCTCATTGACGGCACAGGAAGCCTTGTCTGTGTGATCGTCATTGGTTGTTGCGGGAAGGGGGACATAGCGGCCTGAGTAGCAGCGGCAGATTGCATCGGCACCGGGTCCCCGACAAACGAGTTTCGCATGAGTCCGGACATGACTTAGATTCTTTAAGGGAGTCAGGCTCTATATATACAGAGAAGGGATTCTTTAGCAGAACCAGAACAACCCTCACGTAACGATCTCTATGCGCGTCTTTGATCTCAACCGTGTACTTCGCAGGGAAATGTCTAGGTGGGCTCGCTTGTGAGTTCAGAGTTACATGAAGCACAACCTGCGAACGTGACTGTAAGTGAGAGTCCGTGTTCACCTTCCACGAAAACCATCCATGTCCGTTCTTCTCGTTACCAGACAACATGGTCCAGTCAATTCCGCCTTGTTGTGCCTGAATAGGCACGTTAACCTCAGCACGAAACTGATTGAGTATAACAAACTTGTCAGGTGGTATAACGATCGTCGGATCCGTGATAATCAAGGGAGGTCCCTCGATAACACGTCTGTCTGGTCCTTGTGAGAACGGGTTGTACTTCTCCATTCTCCACATAGGATTGTAAGTGAAATCAACCCATAGTCTGACAGAACGAGAGAAGTTGTAGTCAGGACATGTCACACTGTATCCAACAGGAAACGACGGTGTCTCACCTTCTGATGTTATCATAAGATCTAACTGTAAGAACTTACGCTTTCTCTCATCAGAGAGGTTGTACCAGTAAGCGGTAGGTTTCCACCAGAACCATCCCGAACCTCCTGTTCCCTCGTTCCAGGCGAACCACGCGTTTGTGCCTTGTAGACGGTTCCATGTTGTGTAACCGAAACCGTCAGACTTAGACGGGAACCCAAGACCTGGTCTCGCCACAAGATTCGCGTAGTCACACTCGCCTTTACTCACATGAAACTCAACAGTTGTCGTGATCGTTGTCTCGTTCGTCCAACGCCATCCTGTAGGGTTGTAAACACGATTACGATCAAACTCTAACGGCTCGGAGTACTGTAAATCATCGAAACGCTCTGTCTGGTTGTTATCCAGAAGCATCACGCCCATGAATAACAAAGCTGCCGCGAAAGCCTGTGACTCCCTTGATCCGTTAAGAACGGGGTATCTGTACACAATCGCTGCGACAAACAGCGTCACGTAGAACAGAGTAAGACAGCGACGCATATCACGATCTGATATGTCACTCATAATTTACCTATGAAAATCCTGTAATTGTCTTAAGTCCGTTCCGCGAGTTGCAGAAAACTTGCGTGTACAGGTCGAACAAGAATCGCGACCTTGCGCGCCTCCTGTAGATCAGGATCTGTTGTCTCCTGCAGAGTTTGCAGAATCGAGTCGTCTAACTTAATGTATCGCAGAATGTCTTCTTTTGAGCTTAGCCTGGTTGCTTGAGTAAGCCCAAGCTTCTCGTCAGCAAGACGCAACGCCTTCACAAGAAGCTCGCTTAGTGTCACAGTAGTCAGATGATGGTAGCACTCTCGATACAGATTCTTACGTATCTTCAGAATCTCCGCGACTTGTTCTTTCACTTCAGCCTGGAACTCCCAATGACCGTTCGAAACTCGAGACTGTCTTAGAAGTCTCACAGCGTCCCATCTCTTCTCGATTCCAGGGAAAACGAAACGACAGTCAGAGCTAATATACTCCAGTCGATCAACGTCCAAACCGTGCCTCTTGTTACAAACGATCTCTCGCAGACAAGGTGGTACACCGTCAGGTAACGGGTACTTGTTCCCGAGACCTGGCTCGATAATCGCTTGTACTGTACGAATGTCCTTGTCGCTGAAAAGATCAGGTCTTGACTCCATCATCCAGCGAACCAGTTTACAAGAGCGTACCTCGTGTTCTGAGCCATCAATCGCCGAGAACTCATCCCAGAGATGGCTAAAAGGACCGTGTCCGACATCGTGACAGAGACCAGCAATCTTCGTCAGCGTGACGTGCCAGTCAGTGATCTCTGGGCATGTGTGTCGCAACTGTTTAGCTACCACACCTGCCAGGTAACCCACGGCGATACAATGTTCGAAACGTTTCGCCTCCGCCTCCGGGAATACCATGTAAGCTAGTCCTAGCTGACGGATCTTCCTCAGTCTCTGAAAGGCGGGGTTGTTGATAATCACCCATTCCTCCCTGGTGACGCCGATTCTACCCCAACAGGGTAGGCGCACGTAACCGAAATTCTCGCTTTTTGACTCCATTTTGGCTTTACTGAAACTCCCTACTTAAGTGGTCTAATAATCAGTTTTATCAAGTTAGATGTCTACAACGTCACCCGAAACAAAAGTAAGTCCCTTCGACACCCATCGAGGCGCGCGGAGGCGTCAGCCGACGGGAAGCCGTGTCTTCCGAGCGACCGGACGGAGCGAAGCGGAGCATTCGCCCAAGCCCTTCGAGAAATACGTGGTCGTCACCGGAGGAGCCGGTTATATAGGATCTCACTTGGTGAAGGTTCTGATGGACGCCGGCTACAAGGTGATATCCATTGATAACTACTGTAACTCCAAGGCCGAGTCTCTGAAACGTGTCGGAAATATGTTTCAGAACGTGATCTACGAGGTGGACGGGGATCTTCGAGACCCTGAAAGTTACCACAGAGTGTTCCAGATATTTACCCCTGTCTGTGTATTTCACTTGGCAGGACTGAAAGCCGTTGGTGAGTCTGTGAGTAACCCCCTTCAGTACTACGAGAATAACCTTCTAGGAACTCTGAGATTGCTGGAAACCATGGAGAAACACAACTGTAGGACAATGGTATTCTCTAGTTCTGCGACCGTTTACGCACCTTCCGAGGAGAAACTGACAGAGACGAGCCCTTTGGCTCCGTCTAACCCTTACGGTCAGACAAAGTTCATGTTGGAGCAAATGCTGAAGGATTTACAGAAGGCAGATCCGAGATGGAGCATCACCTCTCTGAGGTACTTTAATCCTATAGGGGCACATCCATCTGGTCTGATAGGAGAGCATCCTACAGGGACACCCAACAACCTTCTGCCTTACATCACCCAGGTTCTGGTAGGAAAAAGAGAAAGTCTGACGGTGTTCGGTAATGATTACGGGACAGCAGATGGCACTGGTGTTCGTGATTACATTCATGTGATGGATCTAGCTGAGGCTCACTTGGTCGCTTACGAGAAGTTAGCAGAGAAGAAGACTGGTAGTTACAACGTTTACAATATAGGTACGGGTGACGGCAACTCCGTTCTGGAGATGGTGAAGGCTATGGAGTTAGTCTCTAAAAAGTCAGTTCGTTTCGTCATTGCTGATAGGCGTGCCGGAGACATAGGGTACTGTGTAGCCTCTCCTGAGAAGGCTCGTCAGGAGCTTGGGTGGTCAGCTAAGAGAGATCTAAGAACAATGTGTGAGGATGCCTGGAGATGGCAGAGAATGAACCCGAACGGTTACAAGTAATAACTATGAGCCCTATGTGGGCATTAGGTGTGCTTTGCGCACAGCTCTGCGCACAGTGGACAGATAAATCTCTCCACTTGTACCTTGTTCGACACCGCCGTGGCGGGAACGAACACCTCCTCATGGCAGTCGAAACCGACACCGATACATGTGAGGATCATTCCTTCCTCCTTCGTCTTTCGATCTGCGGCGGGACTACCCCGTTCGTACATCGCAAGAAGTTTCATCGGATCAGCCGTTCTCGTCGGGAGAACCCTCTTGTCCTCATCGGTCAGAGGATCGGATCCCAGTGTCAGTGCTGCCAGATTCTCCATGAGAAAACGCTGGAACATCTGCAGTTGCTCTTCAGGAATCCCTGGAAACTTGGTAGGATCCACCTTACCAGTGGTCAGTTCCACCCAGAGTTCTTCGGGAATGTCAACCTCTTGTAGGTCTACCGTCTCCTTCACCTCCACCTCCTCCCCATCCTGGTCGCCGAACTCGTAGACAGTGTCTGTCACAAGTTCTGGCTCGTCGGGTGTCTGAGTTCCCTTCTTGCGAGAGGAACTCGAACTGGTCGGGACTGGAGTGGAGGGTCGGGTTGTAGCTTGTATAGGCTTGCGCACAGGGTCGAACTCGACCTGTGGTGCCCTCATTCTCTCTTTTGTCTCGGAATTCTCGCTTGCCATCTTTCACAGGAAATCGTCCGTTTTCCTTAGATGTTGATTTAACTTGAATGTCACAGAGACTTGTCAATCAATTTTCCTCCGCAGACGTTGCTTACTTAAAGAACGGGTCACGTCTCAGTAAATGGCAGACACTTCGAATACCTCTCTACCCTTACTTCGTCCAGGCATTCTTCATTTTTTAGGCTCCTTCGTTCGCCTTGACGAGTCCCGGATTTTGGAAGATCCCCTCTCCTTTGCTCTTACCTCGGAGAAGGTGGAGAAGGGGGCTATGAGCTTTCACTCTGCTATCTCTCCCGATGAAAAGAGTGAGAAAAAGAGTGAGGGGGGTGGTGGTTGGCAGATTCTCTGTACCGGTTTAGGGGTACCGTTAGACGATATTCGGCAGAAAAGCAATCAGGCTCCTCAGTCGTACGTCACCCAGGTCTGGACTCGGGTTATGGCTTCCCAGGGTCTGCTCATGTCCCTGAATATTGAGAAAGACGCGAACGGTAAGCGAAAAGGCTGGAGGTATCAGGTGACGGACACACAAGTAGAGGACATGAAAACAGCGATGCGTAGGGCGATTACGAGGTACGAGAACTCTCCTATCGCCAGCTCGCCAACACCTGCTGTCTCTAAGCCTACTACTGTCACGGAGGACGCCTCTTTAGACAGGTTAGGGAAGGTCATAGTGGACGCGATCGACGCCTCTCAGCGTGTGTTATTCTTGGTGGCGGACGCTCGATCCGCTCGGGAGATGATTCCTTTCTTGTTTCAGCATGGTGTACATCATTCTATCATGGGGACATCAGCTCTGATCTCCTCTGACAAGCGTCTCACGACCTCGCCTAAGGAGGTTCACAACGCTCAGTTCCTGCTTATGAGTGTAAACTTCTTCGCGATGAGGTATGAGCCTCGGGATTACGACCTTGTTGTTCTCTACAACATGCCGGAGATACTTAATAACTTACACGTCTCTCAGCCTCTGCCTAACTTTATTCAGATGTCCAGGTCAGATGGAAGGAAGAACACACCTTCTTACTACAAGGATCTATGGAGGGCGGCAGATATCTTTCATCTTGTACGTCATCTTACCCAAGAGGCTGGGCTTGTTTGGGCGACACATGTGCGCCCTCAGAGTTGCCATAAGCGGTTCCTGGAGAGGTTGAGAGGGAGTTTAACAGATTCCTCATAGAGATGTTAGACTCTATCTTGTACTTATCTGGTGTACAGACATGACAAAACTCTGGCAGTTTTCCGGTGGGTAGAACCTGTTTTACATGCTTACGTTTAGCACAGTAAGCACACTTGACGCACCAAGGGAAAGTCTCCTCGTTAGCATCAAGACGGTGGCATTGTTTACAGAGGGATCCTAACAAGCCGTAGTCATTCATTCTTAGTAATGACTAGGTGAAAGTAAAGCTGTGTAAACGCGGATTTCGTTATTGAACACAGTAACGAAATACGTTTTAACAAGGGAATCCTTCACAGGGATATTACTGATGAGATAAGGAGACTCACAATTACGAGCAACCACCGATCTCCAGGGGCTTACGCGCGACATCCGGCTCCACAGTGGTCTGTAACCAGGGAGAGACCTTGACTTGTGGATTAGGAGGCTCACTTCTGAGCTGTCTGTTAGCGTTACGCAGAGTTGATCCGACGGTGGACACACCGGTAGCCCAACCTGCTTGTAGGAAGTTACGGTCTTTCAGAGAACCAGCACCCTGCGGGTTCACCTGTGCCCAGAGAGAGCAGTTGTCCTGGGGCAGAAGCTCCTCAGGAGAGAGCTGAGCTCTTGGGAAGCAAGATGCTTGACGAAGTTGCTGATAAGCCGGATCTTGGTACAACATATCCTGCTCACACTGACTTACGACAGGAGATGGGCAGGTAGGAGGCTCGGCTCCGTAGCATGTGTCCGGCCCTGTAGCTTGTGGGCACGGGTTGTAAGCACATGAGCTACCGCACTGCTGAGGCATCGTAAGTGAAGCAGACACGTCTTCGTTGGGTGGAGAGCACGCAGCGAACCCTTCCATACCCATCATGCGACGTCTTCCAGAAAAAGTCTGAAGCAAATAGAGGCCGACGAAGGCTACCGCCACAACTAGAATTATTTGCATGACTCCGCTTTTTGCCATCGTTGATCGGAATCCGATATATAATCAGAGACAAAAAAAGTTTTGAGAGAATCTTTCACGAGCGTCTAATCTCCTTCCTTTTTCACTCACCATTTTCTCTTGCGGTTGTTGGACAGAATAATTCTGCGTTTCCGCTTCGAACTGCTATCTTTTTTAGATCTTTCAGACACCCGACCGCCCCGGCTCTCAGATTTGTTTTTCTTGGACTTGGTGGAGGTTTTTGGCTCTCGGGACTTCCGGCTTTTCGAGGCCTGAGCAGGCTCAGAAGCTTCAGGCTGGCTAACATTCTCTATGACGACCTCCTTTTTAGACCGGGATCTGCCGGAATCTTTTTTACGCCGATCCTTCTTTCTCACCCTCTCGTCCATCTCAGCTACATCATCCTCAATATCCTCAGGTGTACCCCTCTTTGATCTATCTTCCTCCACATTCTCCACATTCTCTACATGTTCTCTCTCATCATCATCACCATCCTCGCTGTGCTCCTCGGGTTTTGAGACCGCCTTTTTAGACTTTCCTTTCTTGGATTTTGAGCTACGTTTTACCTCTGTCGTAACATCTTCTGGGTCTTCAGTGTTTTCGGCATCACCGTATCCTGTGTTATTTGTCTCATCACCAGACTCCTTCTCATCATGCTCTGACTCTTCGGGATCCTCCTGGTCTCTGTCATCCTCTTTCTCCTTGGATTTTCTCCTCTTTGCTTTCTTCTCTTTTTCCTTTGCTCTTAACACATCCTTCTTACTATCACGTTCCAAGAGTTTGTCGATGTCGTACATATCCTCATCAGACTCATCCTCCTGAGTTCCACCAGACATTGGTTTGGCTTTCAGTACCTGGTCAGCGTGCCAGAGCTGTGAGAACACTCCTTTCTCAACGAGATCACCCCTGTATACAAGTTGAAACACTAAGTACTGGTTACGAAACTCCTTGGCGTCCTGCCTATTTAATCTCTCCACAAGTTCCTTACCCAGACGAATGCGAATACGGTCACAGCCATCGTTCTTGTACTTATTACTGCTGATAAACATGGATATGTAAGAGTCTGACATGATCGAAGGAGAGAACGCCCATCCGAACCATTTCCTCCCGTTCTCCACTATCTGTCTCTGACAACTGTCCTTAAGATCCGTGAGAAACTGAGTGAACCTCCACTCGTTCGACGTCACCTCACACTCCAAAATACACTTCGTGAACCTCCCGTCTTTGCCCTGGGAGACCTGTACGCGGGAACAAAGCAAGGGTGGTGACATAATCGTGATCGGATGTGGTGAGCTTGACTGGTAGTAACACTCCAACAACCCGGCTTCACCGCGACGATGACGCACTGTCTGAGGATCCCCCAGCTTGAACTCGTTCTCAAGGTCGATGTTAAAGTATTCCTGCATCTTCTTGTGATACGCTGGAGATTTACAGTGGCTAATCAGACGCGAAAAATATAAGGAAAAACTTCCTCTGTTTACATTACAGTGATCGCAATGCTTAACAAGATTATTCGCGACGTAGTTGAGGAGTTTATTGAGGACTGGGATGACGAGGAGACCAAAAAGAAGATTCAAGAGAGATTCCTTGACCCCGCTATCCACTATCTCATGGACAGGATGTACCCTTACTTATTAGTAAGCGCAACAGTGGTTTTCCTGCTTATTGCCTTATCTATTATGATTCTGTTCGTCCTGGTCAGAAGGTGAAGGGTTAGGGGTTAGGGGTTAGGGGTTAGCGGTTTAAAGAACTTTCTGGGGCAATTGTATAACGCAACAATGAACGACAAGGTTTACTATCTCGACTTCCTTTACGGCCAGTGCTTCTCCCAGCTTCTCCGTTCTCGGGCTACTCCTACTTACGTTGAGAAGCGTATTCTCAACGAGCAGATTCAGGTCATCCGCGACTATCTTCTTCAGTGCGTTGACGAACTCAAGAAGAAGGTCGATGACTACAAGAACCAGACAGACGCGTCGTACGTTGTCTGGGATCGTAAGTACTATGAAGAGCAGGTTCAGACCCGCAATGAGAGTATCGACGCTTTTAAGAAGCGTCTAGTCGAGACAAAATCAGAGGATTTCCTAAAGGAGGACTTCGGGTCTGTCTCGGAAGAACTCGAGATCGCGTTCCCGGATCACCTTCCTAAGAGTAAGGTACGTGAGAATCTTTCGAACGCGTACGAAAACATTCGTTCCAAGCATGATTAGGGAGGTTGAAACGTAATCGCTGACAACTTTATATATCAGTCTTCGACTTGAGGGCGATCAAGGCGTTTACGCCCATGATCTTATTAGTCTTCGACTTGAGGAGCAAGCGCCAGATGTAGTGATCCTAGAGATCCTACAGAAAACTCGATAACCAGCGGTGCCTCATTTGCGAGTAACATCTTGATGTTCTGGCAAAGATTCGCACACTTCGAGAACAGAACTAGGTGACGTAGCAAGTAATACCCTTGAATAATAGTGTTCTCATTAATCTTCTCATCATCACACTCAAAGTTCACACCGGCTGTGGTCTGTGCGTACACTGTCTCTTGGGAGGCGAACTCTCCGTTACAGCTAAAGATAAGCTGTTCACCCATGCTCTTGATCTCGATCACCTCAGAGATGTTGTACGCCTCACGGCAGACCTTCTGGAACTGTTGCGACGGCATCGTGATCATCATACCGAAGCTGGACGGAGGAGCCTTGATGATGTCCTCGTCGATATCAATCGTGTTCAGCTTGTAGTCGGTCACGCGGTTGTACTCCTCGTTCTCAATGCGAATACCTAACTGTGAGGGGCGATCCTCGTCGATGTAGATAGTTAGGGAGTCGTTATTGACCATCGTTCTTGTCAACTTGAACAAGTTGATGATGTTGATACCAACGATGGTTGTCTCTTCACACTGGTAATACTCGAAGTTCTCTGCTTCCAGGGAGAGGTGAACCAGAATAGTCACTGAAGGGTCTGTCGCAGTGATACGGATACCCTTGTGGGAGAGCTCTAAGGTCGTCTCTGTGAGAATCTCGCGAAGAGCCTCTACCAGGCTCTTGATCGCGCCAACCTGAACCGTGCGTAACTCAAACTTATAACCCATGATTGATGCTAGGAGTTCTCACCGTCTTTAAGTCCCCTTACACTAGATCACTTATGGGTAACCGCTGTGAGAATCTTCTTCACGATAGCGAGTTGTTCCTTAATGTGAACCTTCATTCTCTCGATCTCTTTTCTAACCTCGCGCAGAGATGACTGTTGTTCCTTCACAATCTGGGAGACAGAGTGAATCTCCTCCTTAAGCTTAGAGTCAGGTATCCTCTTATCAGGAATGACAGGAGCGTTAACAATCCTGGTTGTTGGAACCTTTGTCTCTCTTGCCTCCTTGGGTTCTATGGGTTCTGGGGCAACCTGGGAGACCCTGGGGCGTGGAAGTCTTGGCAGATTTCTTGCTGGTGAGGGAGTCTCGTCTACTGTATCAACATCTCCGCTCTCGGAGTGTGACGGTGTCACACTTCTCTCAATACTGCTAGGAAGATGAGGGATATCGTTAGTAGAACCGTAATTATCAATATCAGGCTCTCGCTGTGACAACGCCGGGTTATGAACAGGGATATTCACAGAAGGTGAGATTCTGGCGTTACTTACCCCGCTATTATCGCCAAGATTCGGGAAGTTTCTTCTCATCTGAGGTCGAATGTTCGCTTGGTGAACATTCGGCATGAATCTCTTTGTCTCAGCTCTAACAGGTTCTTGGCGTGGAGTGTTAGGTTCGCTATGCTCAACATCAGGATCCAGGTGTGGTACGTCATCTCCCATTCCGTAAGTGTTAACAGCAGGAGTATGAGGTGATCGAATAGACGGAGAGACAACAGCAGGTTGTACAGGCTCGGATTCTGAGCGAATAGGTGGACCTCTTGCGGGGATATGAACGTTCACGTACGCAGGTCCTGTTGGGTTGTGTGACTCTTGGAGAACCTCAAAAGTCTGTGGGGACTTTTTGTAGATGACAGCGCACCAGGAATCTCTGTACTCCATCCTGTAAATTGTCTTTAGACCGACAACACGTGAGAGAAAGTTCTTTGTTGCCTCGAACAAGTTCTTGTGTGCGTCATCTTTTACAGCCAAACCAAAGTAAATATTCCCTGGTAATGCCAGGAGGATATTGATGAAGTTTCGGTTTGTCGCGTTCCTGGTGATGTTAGGATAAAAGTCAAAGTTCCAAGCGTGAAAGGCTGTGTGATCAGGAGTTAGACACAGTAGAGACATACCACGACGAGATGACTGCCTGGGAACAAACGTCTTCTGACCGAACTTGAACTCAGAGAAGTTACCAGACTTGAAACCCGCTGATATAACAGAGAAGATAGGTCCCGTTGGCGCAGGTGGGATGTTAGACAGAGAACTAATGCTCTCCGTGTCATCAAACCCAGAGTCGTCTCTACGTGTCAGGTCGTTACGAGGAACAGGGTTCGAGAGAGTCCTGGCGTTATTGTAAAACTTCGGATTAACTGTCTGATAAGACTGGTTGTTATACTGGTTTCTTTCTGTAATGGCATTGCCACTGCTATAGCTTTGCGAATGTGTTCTACCCCCTGGTAAAGCAGAAGGAACTGGCGTTGTGGGCTCCGAGGGTGTCGAGTTTTCAGACACGAATCGAGCCAACGCCGCCAGTCTTGCTGCAGATGAAAATACAGGTTTACTTCGGTAGGACATCCTAACAGTATGCCATCACAGAAAAAAAGAAAGGAAAAAGTGAACGCTTGTTTTAAAACGTCGGATTCAAGACCTTTAAATGTCCTCAAGCTCACGCATCACGTCCTCCAGACGAATCTTCACGAACTTGTTCGCGTTCTCCGAGATGATCGAGTTCACGTACTTGTAAGCTGTCTGAGCTTGATCTATGTTGCGACCACCAGTGTTGATCACCTGACCGCTCTCGAAGATAGCCACTGTGACACGCTTACACTGACCGATCTTGTCACCAGACCCCTTACCTGCGGTGGACTTGTCCCCTGTACAGGGAGAGCCTGGACACCTACAGATACCATCCTGGTTTTCACGAATAGAGTTGTAGTAAAAGGAGATCTTCACACCAGCGTAACGAGCAGGAGCGTAAGAGATGTTGAGCTCTGTGTTTGCGCACAGGAACTCGTAAAGACGCTCACGATCCACCTCGAATCCCAGGCTGTATCCAGAGTTCACCATAGTGGTGGAGAAATTACGAATACAGAACGATTTTGCCTCCTCCTTGCTCGCGAACACCTTCGTCTTTTGCTTGCGTAGAAACTGCTCAAGGATCTTGATCGCCGCGATACCGTCCTCCTTGATACGGCACCCAGTCATCGTGATACTCCCCTTGAGGAAACACTTGATGTTGATGTGACGACCAGTTCCCATAGGTGATCTTACGAGAACAGATAGGTTATTAGGGAACTGACCGTTCTTGTTCGGCTTCGGCTTACGAATCTCACCCGCGTGCATATCCTTAAAGAGTACACCACGAATAGAGAAGTCTGGACGCTTTCCATCACGAATATTCTTGTTAATCGCCTCCACAAGTACCTCAGCGATCTTCTTCATATCCGCGAGCTCGAGGTTCTTAGACATATTCGCCTTGGCTGACTGTGTGGAAACAGCAAGTGGTGTGATGTTCACGTTGGGTTGAACTGTCTTCCTCTTCTCCTCCAGAAGAGTGAACAGTGTATCAGCGTCTGGCTCCTCCTCAGACTCACAACAGTCTGAGTACATATCGAGAGGTTGCTCTGGTACCAGAGCGTAGACGTCAATCTCCTTCTCGAACTTGTGGTCGCCTATATCTGGGCTAGCATCTGCCATCAGCTCCAGAAGTTCCTCATGAGAGAGACCACTGATATCGCCGATTGCCTGTGGCTTCAACGGTGGACTACGTCCGATAGTTGTCTGATATGGATCCACGAACTCGAAAACATAGGACGAGTCGCGATGTCCAGCATTCATCACCGATTTTTGTTCCATGTGCGACGCTGAAGACATTGGGGGTATGGTAGATAAGTTAGAAAAACGAAGATCTGATGGTGTATTCTCCGTAAGTGACATGTGTGTTCTAAGATAGCAGCCAAAAAACTTTTGGTTTTTTTGATGCCTGCACTTATTTCTTAAGCCCCCCTCCCTTTATACCCCTTTTTTACAAGGGTATAAAGAAAAACGCAGATGATCGATCGATGAGACTCTCAGTAAGAGATGCTGGGAATATCTTAACGCCTGTTGAGAACGAGGACTTACACACGGTAACCGCAGATCGCTTTTGTCATGCCAGGCTGTGGGCAAAACGTGGAGTCGATACCAACTAGCTCTGTCTCTGGGTACAACTGTGCGCAAACTTCGTTCATCCTTTTAACAGCGGGTTGTGGGTCAAGACCTTCACCAGGCATCGGCAAGCAAAACGTGCTCCTGCGTCCTGGATTTGTTTTGTCAAGACCACCAACATGTCCACGAGAGCAGATAGCTCTGACATATCCTGCTTTCTCATACTGATTTTCTGGTATTTGTAACATCCCGTAGTCAGAGTTGTAAGTTCCTGCGCAGATGTCGTCAAAGTCAGCACCAACTGGACCGATGGATGACCATGGTGTATCCGGTGAATAAATATTAAACCCTGGTATCTCCTGTCCGGACGGAAGTCCTTGGATAAACTTATCAAACGGAGATGGTCCCGTCTGAGAGGAACTTGTAGAGCCTGTAACACCAGTTAAACCTGTAGGGCCTGTAGACCCCGCAGGTGTAGGATCTAGATTAGGTGAGTAGTAAGCGTTGGGATATATCGGCAACTTAGAAGGTACTTTCTGATAACAACCTGGTTTACTTGCGTCGCATTTGTTGTACCCTTTGTAAGTCGCTCGATGTGGTGGGATACACCAGTTAGAAGGACCTGTCATCCCTTTCATCTGAATACGATAACGATAACCAAAAGGCCCGTTAGGTAGTCCACATGATCCACCCATGTAATTAATCTTCTTTCTTCCGTCAGAACCAACCTTTATATTATCCCATTGACCTATGGCTTTCATGTAATCTCTCACAACGGCGGAAGCAGGTGTAAGAGTGATAATCTCTAAAGATTCTCTTGTGTACTCAACGTACCAAAGAATAATCGCTGCCATCACAACGATGAGGAAACAGAGTTTCGTGTTATCTCCACGAGGCATCGTACCGTAGTTCCGATCTGTTCCGTATAACTATGTGGGAGTTTTTCTCCTCAGGAGTACGAAAAATAGTAGTCACACTCCATGAGTTTCTTGCGCTTGTTCATCATCCTCCATCCTATCTTGTCTCTCTTGAGAAAACAGAAACAAATATCTGTAAGACGCCTGTGTACACATGCGAGAATACATATGTCCTCAACGCTTAACCAGTTCAACATATGTTCGATAACATCATCACACATGTTGAGCATGGACGCTCTGTAAGGCTTGTTCTGTACCTTACGGAACACAGCGACTCTGTACATCTTCGCGACTCTCTCTAACGACTTGTCCTCATGGATCTCGTCCAATGAGGAGTTACACAAAATCTCGAATCCTCGAGAGACCATAGCCTCACGCAAATCCTCGTAACGTACAATAGGCTCGCGAACAGCTTTCAGAGCTGAAGGTAATTTCACCCAGACATGTGAGGACATTGTGTAAGAGTTGTCGACGCGTGTGATACCAGGCTCGTGCCGGTACAACAACCCGATGCTCTCATTTCCTTTCTCATCTTTCTGCTCGGTTGTTGTATGAAAAGGTGGAACATCCTTTTCGTCCCAGTATCTGTTCTCCTCTACGTAGTAAGAGATGTCCAGATCAGGGTCTACAATAGGCTCCTCCACAGTATCGTTCGAACAGTCGCTGTGATAACAGTCTCTGTGTTTCAACCTTGCGTTGACCTCAATTGAAGGCTGTAAAGAGTTTCCGTCCATGTAGATCACGATTAGGTGTCCACCAATCTTGGTAACTGTCGCGATGTTATCCAGTCCGTGAGCGTCATCCTCGTAAGGATCCATCGCGAACTGGATAGCGTTCGCGCAAACAACGGAGTCATACGACTCCTCAAGATGCTTACGCAGACGTAGATCATTCATGTCACCTTGTGTCACACGAAGACGACAGTTAATGTCCGCGATGTTGTCGTATACTAATGGTGTGTACAACGAGGTCTTAGCGATATGTAACTGAGTCGCGTCTCTTTCCACAAGGTGGATAAGACGTAACCCGTTTGAGATGCTCAGACGATAGTAAAGACTGGCGTCTGTTCCACGTCCGGCACACATGTCCAGAACGGATCCTTGGCGGATCCATCGTGCGTAAACCTTAGCCTTCACCTCTTTCATGTACTTTGACCAGAGACAAGCTCTCTTGGAGACCGGCTCCCAGGACTTGTAGAACGAGGACATGCGCCTTCGGTAAAGATCATCCAGGGTGACAGGTTGCTTCATGAGCGCCCATAGTTCTGGCACAATATCGATGTTTTCAGGGTGTAACTTGTCGTGACGGATCTTAACAACATCGATATCAGTCTTGTTCATAAAAGGGTCGTACCAGTAGCAAAACTCCGCCAGGAACTCAGTGACATGACACCAACAGTAAGACATGTATCCATCCTTGTAAGCGGTCGTGTACAAATCCTCCACCATTGAAACTCCGTAGGTACTGGCAATATCAGAGAGGCGTGACGCATTTCTCTTGTCAAACACCTTGACCATACGGCTGAAGTTGTAGTATCTCTTGCGCATACCACCTCGCTTGCTCCTCTCTGAGAAAAACAGAGCGAAGTCGGACTCGTCTTTCAACCACTCCAGACCGATAGTTATGCTCGGTCTTGGTTTCCATCGAAATGATTTTGATCCGGGTTTTCCGGTCTTTGGCGTGAAGATCACACCATCCTTCGGGAAGGATCTGTCGCGCATCACCCTCCAGATCTCGTCGGGTGAATAGTACTGCTTGCGCAGTATTTTAGCGATCGGAGATGTGGTATCTAGTCTAATCTCCCTCCGGATGTTATCCATGAGAGAGAGACGCTCCTCCAAGAACGAGGAGATCTTCCCTGTTCCCCAGTAGAGAATATCGAAGAGCATAAGGTAAGGACGGGCGTCCTCGTTAAAAACACCTTTGTTCATCACCTCTCCATCCAGAACAACATCTCGATACTCCTTGCTTTCACAGGAGCCGATGCGGTACAACGACCAACTTCGAGGAGATATGTACCAACATATCCCTTCGGAGTCAACGTAAATGCCTGAACGCTCACCGTCCGGCTTGGCTGAGACCATCATCTCCTTCACTGAGAACCCGTACAGATTCTTCGTAAAAGGGTGAGATGGTGCCTGAAATAATCGGCGATACTTGCGCTCAAGCTCTTTAACTTCCGCGAAATCAATCTGTATTTGGATCTTTCCCTCGTCATTTACGTGTACACGTAGAGACAAGGGATCTCCTACTTTTTCCGCAACGTGTGGTGGTTTCCCGATATACTCCATTCTTTCTTGATACCTCGTGTTGATACACACCAGTTTTTAAATCTTCGATTTTTATCTGGCGTTAGGCTTTTCGGATGACGTCATACAGTTTTTTAGCCCATTTGTTCATGGCTCCCGCCCCTTTTAGGTTCCTCGGGTTCTCCTTGGTGGCGAAAGCCAGAGCAGCGGTTCTGGACTTACTGGCTGGGTATAGTAGAATAAGGCAGACAGCGTGTAGACGTCTCTCAGTCCATTTCTTGTTCGTGGACAAAAGAAGGATGTATTTCACGTACTCTTGGAAAGCAGTCTCGTTAAAAGGAGCACTGTGTATCTTCGTGGCCTCTGAGACGGTAAGAACCTTCTTTTTCAGACCTTTGTTCGCCAGATTGTGTGCTCGCACAGTCCATGCGAATATAGTTGATCCGTTAGTGACAAACTTGAGAACTGGAGCTCTGGATAATGTCCTGCTGTAATGATCTCTACATGATGGACACGGCAGAAGATGTCGGAGTGATCCGTAAAAATTACGTAGATTACGCTTTTGTGAAACTGTGATCGTTTTCTTCTCACGAATATAGTTGTACGCAATCTGGTGTATCGCGTACCATACTTTCGATCCCCATATCTTAGAGTCAAAGTCCATCTGTGTATGATATTTCTTGAGAGATTTCTAAGAAAGGTGAAACCTGCAGATCTTTTAGGATGAAGCGATCACCCTTTTGTGAGTGTGGAGCGAAAAATATCTCCAATCGGACGAACTCCTCATCCTCTGGTGCGACAAACTCCAGATGAATATCTGTCCTGAAAGGAAAGTCGAATATGTTCTGTGCGAAGGATGAAGGTTGACAGCATATGTTCATCGGTAACAAATCATCGGATTTCCCCATAGCTAACCTTATCTTCACCGTGTTTAACATCTTCGTTGAACCTCGAATAAAAAGCTGATAAGTCCGATTGTCAGTAACAGGAAAGTAACGAAATATCTTTGAGCTTCCTCCACGAAGGTTACTTACCTCGATTCTTGAGCGTTGACGCGAGTAAAGGCGCATGAAACCAGCACCCTTATCAGTCTTCCATCCAAGTGTGTGGAAAACAAGTGTGTCTGTCTGTTTAGGAAGATGAGCTTTCAGTATAGAAAGACCTATCTCAGTCCATATCAGACTCGCCTTGTTCTCACGATAAGGTGTCTTCATCATAATATTCTCACAGCAGACAATACACGGGAACACGTAAGGTAGAAGTAAGAAGAACTCCTTAAGAAAAATCTGATACGGAGAGTCATGCTCATGTTTGTTCGACTCGTCCGCGATCATATGAACAAGCTTGTACAGAATATTATGGTTCGGTGGGCCTCGAATAGCTCTCGAGTACATCGGTGATATCTCCTCATATGTCACCGTGTTCTTTCTCAGAAGTCTGTTTGTATGATTATGAAATCTTACTGTCCATCTCGCAAGATCTTCCGGTGATCTCGCATCTGTTGGAGGATCAGACTCCACGAACTTTTTCGAGTGAACACCACAGGATGCGCATGGCAACAAGTAAGGTGTTATCATGTAAAAAACCTTTAATCTCTCTAGTCTTTCAGTGTACTCATCGGGTGGAAAAGGATAGTCCTTGAGAAACCACGCAGACCAATGAATGAAGTACCAGAAGATATATCCCCACTCATTCGGAAACATCTGTTATGTAAAACCACGGTCGATGCTCATTACTATTACTAAGGTTAATCTCTAATTACCGAATGCGTTCCCCTTGCTCATTCACCTTTCCTATCTCTCTAGCAGGATTACCCACCATTAAGGCGTAAGGTGCGACATCCTTAGTCACGACCGCGCCGGCACCAATAAAACATCCCCTCTTCAGAGTAATACCAGGAACAATCGTCGCGTTCGCGCCGATAGTCACGTTGTCCTCAACGACTGTCTTGTCGTAAACACCGTGTTTGGAGAAGGCTGCTCGAGGGGTCTTGTCGTTACAGAAAACCATGGAGGGTCCCAAGAAAACATTATTACCACAAACAACTCCGTCATACACTGAGACGTTGTTCTGTACACGACAGTTATTACCAAGAACCGCGTTATTAGCGATGAAACAGTTCTGACCGATAGAGCATTTCTCACCTATAGTGGCTCTCATCACGTGAGAGTAATGCCATATCTTTGTGTTATCACCGATCTTAGCGTCATCAGAGACGATAGCAGTCTCATGTGTAAAGAACTTAGGTTTCGGCCCATGACGAATCCTGGATCCACTTGTGTCACCGTTCACCAGTTGACGATGACAAGCGTCTAAAACCTTGAGCACACGTAGACCTTCCTCACCGTTTGTTACAGGGTCAGAGCGCGTGAGACATGATGTCATGAACTGCTTACACTCTAGGTAAAGAGGGAATTGATCCTCTGACCAGTCACACTGTACTTTCTCCACATCGGGCTTTCTAGCAACAGGGATAGTTCCTGGTTCCTGTTGCATGTACTCTGAACAGATCGTCAGTTTCTCACCACGAGGTTTACGATCATTAAACACAATCATGCCCTTGTCACCCACAACGATAGTCTTCTGCTCCTTCTTTGGGAACAACCAGTTCACGGAGATGCGAGCGAAACAGTTACCGTGAAACTCAAGAAACGTGTCGGTCACGTCGTGAATGTCAGGGTGTAGATGCTTTTGTCCGACACATACAACCTTCTTTGGTAACGTGTTGTTCATTAGAGCAAGAATAAGAGAGATATCATGAGGTGCGAAACTCCAAAGAACGTTTTCATGCTGACGAATCTTACCAAGATTTCGTCGAGAACACTCAATATATCTAATATTACCGATCTTACCCTCAGAAACTAGCTCCTGCAACTTCTTCACACATGGGTGATAACGAAGAACATGACCAACCATTAGGATCTTATTACGACTGCGTGAGAGCTCGACAAGTTCGTTCGCCTTTTCAACGTCAAGAGCTAGAGGCTTCTCCACAAATACATCCTTGTCCGCAAGAAGAGCCTCACGGGCGAACTTGTGGTGCATCTCTGCAGGTAAAGCAACGGCTATCGCGGTGATATTCGGATCGGCCAGAAAGTCTGTCCAAGAGTCAGTGACGTACAACTCTGGGTTTTCAGCTTGGAGGCGCTTTACAGTTTTCTGGTTAACCTCACAAACACCCGCTAAGACACCAAGGGCTTTCAAGTCACGAAAAAGATTCTTACCCCAGTAACCAACACCGAGAAGACCGATGAATGGTTTAGGGGACTTTTGTTCATTTTCGTTACTCATATCAACTAAGATATAACCCATTGAGAAAACCGATTATTAAAGAAAACGCGTTGAGGCATTTCAACACTAGGTACGTTAGCACTAGGTACGTTAGCACTAGGTACGTTAGCACTAGGTACGTTAGCACTAGGTACGTTAGCACTAGGTACGTTAGCACTAGGTACGTTAGCACTTGTTACCTAACAGAACGTATCGGATGAAGTAGTACAGAAGATACAACCCTGAGAAGAAGAACCCGAACAGCATAGCAAGAATACGCACTACAGGATCTGACTTTGAGTTACAGTTGTACGCGAGTTTGGCGGTCAAGAGACCGATCACGAGCGCGAGAACACCGGCCAGAAGATTAATAGCTTGTAGGTTCACAGGTTGTTCGCTGATAACAACTTGTATGTCTTTCTGGTCGTCCTGAAAGTACTCAGAGAGACGAGCGTCCTCCTTCTCTTTCTTATTCTTCATATGTTCCGCGATAGCAGCCACAGCGAAAAACTCCAACATCTTGTTAGTAAATCTGGCTGTAAGTATAATAGAGCGAAGAATTTTTCTGTATCTTGATGGCTCTTTTCGGTCTTGCATGTCCTTTATGTATCGTTCTTCTTCTCCTTCTTCTGGCTAGCTTTGTGTACAACAACGCGGTATTTCGTGAGATTCAGAACCAACACAGAATGTTGGCGATGGAGAGTGCCAGAGCGAGTCGTGCTCAGGTGAAAGAAGGATTCGTGACAGCCTGTCCTCATCAGGGAAGGTCTCCTGAGAGCCAATGTCAGGGAGATATCGACATGTCTGTTCCTTACGGACAGACAGTGTCCGCCGTCCCTCTAAGCAAGAACTGTCTGTTATCCATGTACGTAGAGTCCTGTCAACACGCTAAAAAGCTACAACCAAGAGTTCCGGAAGGTTCTGTGTATAACTACAAACCTTTCGACCGCGAGGCGATAGCAAACCCGCAGATTTACGATCTTAAAAGCTCCGCGACCGATCGGCGATTGAACCGTCGAGCCGATCTTAAACTCCCAGGGTTCTACCCTCAACGTAAGTCACGTTGTGACAGACTGAACATGCGTGACTGTCTGGCCACACCCTCATGTGGATGGTTGGTTAACCGGGGTGGTGAGTTGGGTAGATGTGTCAGAGGGACTCCTATAGGTCCGGCTAACCCGAGAGATATCCCAGATCCTGAGGACGCGATTCGTGGGAACATCACCTTAGATATGTGGAAGTACTCCCACCCTAACCCGTGGGCACACCAGACAGGAAATATCAGATGAACCATATCCTTTAAAGACCTATGTTAGGTATATTTAAAGGTGGAGAGAAAGGAAGTTCTGTGAACTTCCTTTCTCCAACCGATTATATAAACCAACTTATAGGTCTTTAAAGAAGTCCTCTTAAAAACTTTAGATTTTTAAGGGATATCCCATACCCATTATGGATCCGTTATCCTATGTGTCTCGACTAACAAAGAACAAGTCTCTACCTGCCTCGCAGGAGTCAGGGTTCTCTTACGAGATGATCGCGATAGGTGTTTTCGTATTTATCTACGTGATTATCAGGTTAACAGAGTCTTATCTTCTTCCTATGATCCCCGAGTTCTTTAGAACGGAGATATCTGCTATATTCCGGTGGTCTCCTGTACTGGTTCCTATTATTTTCGGTCTGACGTACATGCGTCCTGGAAAGACAGAGAGTAATACTGTCTCATGGCAGTCAGAGCGAGAGAGGTTCACGGGTGTGACATCGGATGACACACTGAAGAGAAGGATGAGAGCGATCTGGTCTAAGTAAAACGTTTTCTTCCGTAAATTATCTCGTTAAGAGTAAGACAAGCCGTGTCATCATGAGCAACCTTAACTCTTTACTCGGTTTCGGCTCTAAGGGTGCTAAGAACAGTGGTGCCAAGAACGCTGTGTCGAGCACGAACGCGCTTTCAGGTGCTGCACCTGCCAAGGAGTCTAACTACGCGCAAGCTATGCGCCTCTTACAGATTCAGAGAGGTGTCCAACGTGCTGTCGCAGGGTTCTCTCCACAGGCGAGAATAATCAGTACCCTTGCGGTGACTATTCTCATAGGAGGACCCATTTACAGTTTTATTGAGGATCCTCGTGTACAGATCGGATTCATGCTGTTTTTCTCCTTAGCTGTTCTTCTAATGGTCTGGGGATTGATGGAAACACGACAGCTCAAGTGGGGAATGATAACTGCTTGGGCGACAGGAACTGGTATCTGGATGTACGTATTTTACCAAAGATTAGAGACAGAAAGAGTTAACGATCGTGTCGGTAAAGTGGCGTATATCTGTTCTCCGACCTCTAGATGTAAGAACGATGGATGGTGGGGTCCTTATAACGGTACTAAGCCGTATGTGTATCAGGATCCTCACACGAACAAGAAGACAGGGTACATCCCTGGTATTAACTTCAAGAATACGATTCCGAATAAGTTCACTTACTCGTTCTGGCTAAGAGTAGATTACGAAGAATGGTCAAAACCTGATTACAGGACAAACCCATCTCCTGTTATAGTGAAGGGTGGTTCTACACAGACAGCGGTACCTGCTGTGTTTATCGACCCTAGCACAAATGTCATTCAGTTTCAGGTGACTCCTCTGATGGCAAGAAAAGTTGAGGTTGTTACAGTGAACTACCCTTTTGATAAATGGGTACATTACACTCTTGTCGCGTACAAGGACTCTATCGAGATCTACGTAAACGGTCTTCTGCGAAAGACAAAGATTCTAAAGTCCCCGATCTCAGTTACAAGATCACCTATGTACATCGGAACCGTTCCTGAAGACTCAGGGTCTGACAAAGGTTTTATGCCAGGTGAGCTTCTGTTCCTTGAGTATTACAACAAGTCCATGACTGCTGACGAGGTAGACAAACTGTATAAGGATCAGAGATCCAAAATGATGACTCTGCCGTCTCCTGAGAAATTAGGAGACGCGGAGGAGGAAGCTAAGACACGCTTCTGTAAGAAGTGTCCTGAGAAATGCGGGAAGAAAGGTGAGTCAAAGACGAAGAAGTTGATGGGCGCTAATCTTTCTAACGCGGATCAAGACAGACTGATGGTTCGTCTTGGTATTAAAGATCCTGATGGAAAACCAAAGTCGAAAAAGGTTCCGACGATTGACACGTCAAAGTACAGCGTGTCTAATGTTCTCCCAGGTGGTATGTCCAAGGATCTCGGTTTGGAGAGCTTTGTCGTGAATGACACTTCTGACACTTCCGCGGATTATCTGACAGAGACGTCTGTTTCTAACTGCCTGGATAATCAACTCAGCTCGTTCTGAATATGAAAGAATCTGAAAGACGAAAAAAATATTCGGAAGTATATATCGGCGCCCTAAAAGCGAGCCCATAAGATTATGTCTAACAGAACAGCCAACACACGAATGGGTAATACCGCGAACTATTTTCGCGGTACGAACAAGCTTGTTGTCGCTCTGGTCGGCATTTTTGTTGTCCTTGTCGTAGGTATGATTGTTTACTGGATCTACCAAGCAGTAATGAAGTCAAGACAAGGAAGTGATATGAACCCCATCCTTGTTCCTGGACCAATCGACCCGACCGCGAAGAAGAACGCGAAGCATTGGAAGCTACCTATCTCATCCTCAACGAACTCTCCTAACCTGGCTTTCACAATGTCTTTCTGGATGTATATCGCCAATTGGAACTACCGTTACACCGAGCCCAAAGCGATCCTCATCAAAGGAACCTGGCAGGATGGTGGTCGTGAGGATGCCGCGCCTGGTATCTGGCTTGCCCGTAAGACGAACCGTCTCGTGGTTGCTACACGCACTAAGGCTCGTGGTAATCTCGAGTTCTGTGATGTGGATAACATCCCTCTTCAGAAGTGGGTTCATGTCGCTTACGTTCTGGACAACCGTGTTGTTGATATCTACATCAACGGGAAGTTGGAGCGCTCTTGTGTGCTTACAGGTGTTCCTCTGCTTAACAACAGGGATCTGTACCTTTTCCCGCTCAACCCACAAAAGAGTGATGTTGTACAGAAACAGGATCACGGCTACATGGGTCAGTTCTCCTCTCTTCGTTACTTCTCCTCAGCACTGCGACCTGTTGATATCGCTAGACTGTACAACGAAGGTCCTCACACCACGAAAGGAGCCGATCATAAGGATGCGGCAGGAACACATGGTGGAGACGGAGGCGGTGGTAAGTGTCCCCCACATAAGGACGCTCAGTACAACCTCTCTTTCAAAATGCCTGGTATGTAAGTGTGTTAATCTTACGTCCCAATACTCAAAATCCTATCTCGTGAATCGTAACTTGACGAGTTAGAAAAAGTAGCAACACAATGTCCGCAGGTCTTAACGAGATTCCTATCGAGTTTATTCCAGGTCTCTGGGTCTCTCAAGAAGAGGGCATAAGAGGCCGTGGATCAGGTTTTTTACTCGCAGAGAACATCAAATCCGTCGTGGCAGTGGACACGAAAGTGCCTAACTCCAAAGACGCGACCAGAAATTGGAACATTCTTAACGTGACACAGAAAGAGTTGACCAGAGAGAGCTATCTAGGAGCTCTCATACGTATCATCACCGAGTCTTGGTTAGAGACCAACTCTGTCATGATACTCGGATCCCCCTGGTCTATTCAGAGAATCCTGGTACGTTTCCTTCAAAAAACAGGAGGGATGGCTGAAGAAGTGGCAGCCCATGTCGTTTCCACAAAAATCGGAGGGTAAAATCGCTTCTTGATGATGGTATAAGTAAGAGAAAGAGTAAGTAAATCACATAACAATGGACGAAACAAAAGAGCAAAAGGGCGGGTTACCAAAACCCACCACGTTCCGTGAGTTTCGCATCTTCGTGGACGGTTCAGCGACGGATCAGGCGAAGACTGTAAAAGCCAAGCACCTGCGCAGAGCCGGAGTAGGGGTGTTTCACCCTGACTCAGGTACCAGAATCGCCGAACCCTTCCCACTACCCAACCCGACTAATAATCGGGCTGAGTACTGGGCCTGTATTCGAGCCCTTGAGTGGGTGCTGGAACAGGTGAAGGATCTGTCTTTGGAAGAACAGGGTAAGATCAAGGTGGTTCTTTTCTGTGACTCTCGTTTACTCATCAACTCGATGACTCAGTGGATCACAGGATGGAGACGCCGAGGCTGGAAGAAGTCTGACGGACAGCCTGTGAAAAATCTGGAGTTGGTTCAGAAACTGGACGAGCTGATGACGAACCGGCTCCCAGACACCGCCTTTGTGAAGGTGAAGGCACACACAAGAAAACCACCCAAGTCAGCCTCTGAGGAGGTGAAGTGGAAGTGGTATGGTAATAAGGTCGCGGATGAGCTGGCCAATCAAGGGCGTCGTATCGCGGAACAAGGCTGACGAAGTCAGCTATCGCAAGCTAAGGGTAAATAATAAGATGAAAACATAGTTATTGGGATCACTGAGGTGCCTGTTAGCCTGCGGTTCGGCACCGACAGCTTCTTACTGAGGTGCCTGTTAGCCTGCGGTTCGGCACCGACAGCTTCTTACTGAGGTGCCTGTTAGCCTGCGGTTCGGCACCGACAGCTTCTTACTGAGGTGCCTGAGTCATGTTCAACTTAGCGTAGTAATGAAGAGCATTCTTCGCCGCCTTCTGCTCAGCCTGCTTCTTAGAACGTGCCGAACCACGACCAACGACTTTCTCCGAGTTCGGCTCCTTCACGAACACGTAGAAGTACTCGTTCTCGAACTTCTCCTTGTGGTAGATCGGGTACGCACCGCTAAAGTTCTTCTGGAAGAACCACATCAGTGAGTCCTTGTAGTTGTCATCCTTCAGAATCATCTCAACGATGTCGTTGTACTTCTCAATGAGTGTGACCACGAAGCGTCGCACAACCTCGTAACCGTAAGCGTAGTTGGGAACCTCTTTCAGGTTTGAGAAATCAGTGTACATAGCACCGATAAAAGCCTCAAAGGTGTTCTCAAGTATTCTCTTGTTGATGCGACCTTGACACCCGAACTCCACATGATAGGAGATAATCAGGTACGGGTCAAGACCTATCTTCTTCGCGAGGAAGGAAAGGTTCTTGGTCTTGACAAGCTTCGAACGGAGCTTGGTCAGGAAACCCTCATCTTTGTCAGGGTACCTCTTGAAAAGATACTGTGTCACCGCCGCCTGTAGTTGTGCGTCACCAAGCCACTCTAGGCGTTCGTTTGATGACCCCTGAAGAGGTACCATAGTTTGTGACGCCGGAGGAGATCTCGCTCCGTCTCTGGAGACAGGAGATCCAGACTCGGTGGAACGAGGAGAACGAGAAGGAGAGGTGTTTCCTGAGCTAGAGCTGTCATCTCCATCACTACTCTGCTTTGTGTCCTTCACAATGTAAGACTTGTGTACGAAAGCACGTTGCCAGACAGACAGATCCTTGATGGGGATCGTGATGTTCCCCTTCTTGAGGATCTTCTGTATCTCGTCACGTCGAATAAGAGTGTTACTGGGGTTAAGTGTTGTGTACCACCGCTGACCTGTGCCAGATGATCGTTTACTCTCAGGAGATGGCGATCTCTTCCCGTTGGCACCGTTCTTAGGATAAATAATCCCGTTTGACCGTGCGGATTTTCCCCGGAATGAGTTCTTACTCAGCTGAACAGTTGAGCAACTCATTTCGGGAAAAGTCGTTTTAGATCCAGTTGGAGAAGTAGAAGGAAGAACAGTGGTTGACATGGTATATGCTATGTCAGAAAATCTAGGTGGGTGTAAACGTATACACCACAGCCTTTATACCTGTTTTTTCCTCGGGCATAGATATAAAGCTAGAAGCTTTTCTTTGTATTGACATGCAGATGGCTAGTATTCGTAGATCAGTGAAAGAACGTTACAACCGTTTCGCCTCCTCGCAGGACAATAACGATTTCAAAAGTAAGTTCCCTTTTGAAAAACGTAAGAGTGAGGCGGATCGTATTATGAAAAAGTATCCTGATAGGATTCCTGTTATCGTTGAGAAACGTGGAAGCTCGGATATCGCGACAATCGACAAGAACAAGTATCTTGTCCCAAAAGATATCACGGTCGGACAGTTCGTTTACGTAATTCGCAAACGTATTAAACTAACCCCAGAACAGGCGATCTTCATCTTCGTGAATAACACTCTTCCCGCGACATCTCAACAGATTTCAGAGGTGTACCAGGAGCACAAAGACTCTGACGGCTTCGTATATCTCGAATATTCCGGGGAGAGCACATTTGGTGGTAAAACCATTGAGAATATCGATGTTATTTCGTCATCTTAATTTTCGGAGAGTCCACCTTTGGTGGAAGTATGACAGAGCCTTTGAGCCAGCAGTAGTAGATATACCTGAGTATTTCGGGTGGGAAAGCGAAAAGAGGGTAGTTGTGCGTGTACGCGCAGTAAGTAATCGCTATTGTCGGCTCTAGATTCTCCACGGCGTGCCACCAATGTCTTGGTATTTGAATCGCCTCCCCAGAGTTCACGATAATCTCACGTGTTTTCACGTTCTTATACTTGGGGAACTTCGTGAGATCAGGGTTTAGAAAGTCTACCTCGCTCCAGAAAGAGCCGAGATAGTACTTTTCCCTTTTGTACATATCGTTGTCATATATTGGTGGTGCCAACACGACTCTCTTCTTACCTTGAATAACGTAAAGAACGGACATGTCCTCCATATCTGTATGCCAGGCGGTGAACGTTCCTTTACCACCACACCAGAATGAGAATGAGGAGTGAATCACACCTTCTTTAGGAAACTCTCTGGAGAAGATCCTCTCTAACTCTGGCTTCAGACCAAGTTCTTCCAGAAATGCGTAGGAGTCCTCTGTCTTGAAGTACCAATCTGTACCGTTCATACATTCTGACACGAATCTCTCCAGGCTCATCCTTCTAAGTCTCGCCTCCTCACCCACATCGGGGTTTACAGAGGAGTTTCCTGTGACAATAATCTGTTTCTTCCCGTGTTTCTCCTTGAGGTAATCAAGTGTGAGAAACTCTAACTCTTTAATTCTCTTCTCTCTGAAAACCTCTGGTTCACCCTGTCGGTAATGGTACTTGTGATAGTAAAACGCGTAAATAACGATTACTATGACCAGATATCTCAGGAACATAGCTAGTGAAACCTCCCCTACTTACTCTTTTTACTCTTTTTCTTCTTGTCTCCGCACGTACCATCCACGAAGACCACCGAGAAACTGTCGGAAGAAGGAGAATGATCGAATGGAGACACCGTGAACAACCTCGATCACCTCATACTTGTTCTCGTCAATGTACGATGTAGTCGTGACTTTCATTCTCAGTTATGGTATCCTTTAAAGACCTATGTTAGGTATATTTAAAGGTGGAGAGAAAGGAAGTTCACAGAACTTCCTTTCTCCAACCGATTATATAAACCAACTTATAGGTCTTTAAAGAAGTCCTCTTAAAAACTTTAGATTTTTAAGGGATAGAAGCGGTTAAAATGCCGTCTCAAGAGTTTCCACCTTTACAGAAGAAGGACGCTTCCGGTAAGACTCGATTCTGGGAGATACATTTGATCTCTCCTTCTCCTAACAAAGCCAAGGTGTTCACAAGATCTGGTTTCGTTGGTGGCAAGATCAAGGAGACGAAACCGTCTGTCTTCAAACCATCCAAGCAGAAAACAGCGAGAGAGCTAGCGAAGACGTACATGAAGACGAAATGGACAGCAAAGAAACGTCAAGGCTACCGTTCACAAAGAGAGAAGGCTCTCAATCGTGTCACGACCACAACAACGAATAACAGGAAGAAAAAACAGGTAAGTAAGTTCGTACAACCTATGCACGCTCTGTTACTAGAAGGTAATGAACACAGATTGAAGTTCCCTCTGTACGCACAGGCCAAGTTAGACGGGTTTCGCGGGATGGCGAGACGTGATCCCAAGACCAAGAAGATACAGATCACATCACAACGTGGTTTACCGTTTCCTCATCTTGACGTGATCAAGAAACAGTTAGACAGCTTCCCCCTGTTAAAGAAAAGTGGTGTTTACCTAGATGGTGAGATCTACCTCCACCATAAGTCGATCTTCGACCTGAAACGCATTCTTGGTAGAAAGTTCATCAACTCACCAGAGATAGCCAATCTAGAGGCGGAGATTAGATTCGTCATCTTCGACTGGTTTGACGAGTCTGATATCGAGCGACCGTTTAAGCAGAGATGGCAACAGTTGGAGAGAGCGATGCGTGAGTGGAAGGTTCCTGTGAAAGATCGTCGTGTTCTCTTGGACTACACAGTCATTATTAAGAACCAGAAAGAGTTAGAGAGAAAGAGAGACTGGTTACTCAAGAACGACTATGAGGGTATCGTCGTGCGACATTTCGAGGGTGCTTACCGTCCTGGTAAGAGATCACCACACGTGTTCCGCTCAAAAGAGTTCAAGAAGTCTGTCTTTAAGATTGTCGGTGCTATTGAGGGTCGCGGTGATGACAAAGGTACTGTTGTCTGGGTGATGGAGTGTCTGAATGACAAGAAGAAAAGCTTTCTGGCTCGTCCTATGGGCACTCGTGAGGAGCGTAAGGAGTGGTTCAAGAACAAGAAGAAATATATCGGACAGTATCTTGAGGTGAAGTACATGGCTCTGGATCCGAAGACAGGTTGTGTGTCTCGTTTCCCTGTGGGGATGAGATTCGTGCCTAAACCTTGATTTTCTGTGGTAAAGTAAGATGGACTACTTACGGTCGTTTCTTATTGGCACAACAGGTCTTGTCACGTTTAATCATGTAGCCTCTTTGGCATTAGCAGATAAGAGTTACTATGATTTCTCCTTCAAGGCCTACAGCTCTTTCATAGCTCCTGTGTTTTACGGGGTTATGGCGATGTTAGCAACCTATCTGAGGAAGTCCAGAGATTTATCTCTCAGACAAAGTCTTGCTGTTACATCTTTAATAGCTTACGTTTTTATCATATGCTTTAGCTACTTCTACTCAAGACAACATTACAAACCTTACAAAAACTTCACAAGAAATCAATGGTTGCGCTACATGATTGATCAGGGAATGCGATACATGATTAACTTCAACGTGATTATCTACCTACTGGAGTACTACTTCAAGATATATCCTGTGAAGATGTTTGTCATTGGAAGCTCGATGGCTTCCTATCTGATAACTTATCTGAAAGTCATGTGGTTAGATAACAAAGGAAAACTTAAATATGATTATCGCACTTTCGCTGTTGGTGAACCCTTTATTCAAGGGATTGATCTCACTGTATTCATGTATGTTTTCAACAAGATACTAAGATATAGTACTAAACAATCTCTGAGTATCTGGGCAGTTGGTAGCTCTTTTATTTGGTTAGTTCTAGCTTTATTACTTGGAACATACAAATACGGTTTTCTTGAATGGATCATCGCATTTACTCGTGTGTTTCTCACAGGTGTTTTCAAAGCGTTCATATTTTACTACCTGTTGAAACACCTGTAAGCTAACGCCAATCGGAAGGGTCGTCTCTTAGTTGTATCCTTCCGTCACGAATACCCAAAAGAACCTGTTGCTCAAACGCGATCGTGTAAGCGTCATTAGCAGGGTTGTGATCATGATTCTTGCGCATTTCAGGCACGTCATACAGCTCGTTGATGCGCTTTCCCAGACCCCAGTTATTCTTGAAAGACGGGTCAACACCCATGAGCAGGCCTCTCTGCTCCGAGTGAGTCTCCCAAAACGACTTGTACTTCTGGGGTCTACTAGCCGTGTAAGGTATTGGTAGACCCGAGGTGTGCTGACAGATCAACTCGTTGAGAAACCCTCCGTCGTAAACGTTGTTGTCCGCCACCAGCTCCAGGGTACACTTGTTCTCCACCGCGTACTTCTCCCAGTTAGCACGAAACTGCTGGAAATGCTCAATCATCTCTCTTTGACGCTCCGTCTTACCCAAAGGACCCTTGTACTCCAGTATGTTCAAGGTCTCCCCCTGCTTCGACCAGAACTCGTTCCAGCATCTCTGCTCAAACACCGTAGGTGTAAGATGAGTCTTGGGAAAGTAACCGGGAAGAAAGATGTACTCGAGCTCCTTAAAATCGGAGTCGACCACAGACGCGCCGATGCCGATGGTCTCGTGCTCGGCACGACCACCAGAACGTTCTATATCAAAAGCGAGGACGAGGGTGTTGGACATGATTATGTTAACGTCTGTAGATATGCTTAAGTAACAAATTGATAAAATTAGAGGTTACTCTTTACGACAATTACAAGACGTTAAACCCCTGTAGGTTTAGTAATACTGATCCCAGCGATCAGAGTACTCAGGTGACTTGGTGGGATCAGGCCATGGACCTGCGCGGTAGTCAGGAGGTGGATTATAAATGGTAGGACCGACCTGGTGATACTGCGCCTCTGAGATCAACTTGATATCATCAATAATCTTCTGAAGAACTTTCTGAAGAATATTCAGGTTGACCTGCCATCTAAAGTCTCCGACTGTTGTTGAAGGTAACGAATGTATCATGGAATGCATGTAGTTCATCGTGTTTCTCTGTAACTCCTCCGCTATATCGATCACTTGATTAGGTAGAACAACACCTATCTTGGACGATTCGTAAACACGTATCAGCTGGTTAGCAGAGATTAGAGCGTCCTTGAAGTTCTTACGGTCAAAACGTGCGAACACGTACAGCTTGGCGAAACACTCCACAAGGGCTGGATTCCGATGTAATAAGGATCGTGCGGACTTGTCGAAAAAGTTACGCTTTCTCTGCATCGTTCTCGCTAGTCTGGTGGACTTTTTCTTGTACGTGTCCACCTTTTTTGTCTCGTGGAACTTCTTATAGGAAAACCAGAGTGATCCTAAAATAGCTCCGAGAACAATAGCTGTAAACGCCGTCCCGGTCGTACTCACGCGCAGGTACAGAGCAGCGGAGACGATACCTAGCATCGCACTCTCAAAGATCATCTGATCTGTCGCTGTGTCGCTTTGTGAAAAATACTCCCAGACGGACTTTCTCTCAAAATCTCCGTGAAGAAAGTCCGAGAGAACTCCTCGTAGGACAGAGGGTTGCTGGAGGAAAAACTCAAGAGCCATTGTCCGAACCCGACTTACTTTTGACTAGATTATTACGAACTTAAGAAAACAACCATGAAGATCGCGGATAGAAACACCAGAAAGACACCGAAGTACATCAGACGTTCCTGTTGTAGAAAGATCATCGCAAACCGATTCGCAGACTGCATGTACGTCATATCTTCACGTTTCTCTTTCTCCTCTGGAGAGAAGAACTTGAGTACGTCAACAAAGATCGCGACAACTGCCAGAACCATGTTACGAGCGATCTCCTCGAGAGAAAGGTTGTAGAATCGACGAGACTCCGCCATATGCTTCAGATCGAAGTTAGCTTGTCTCGAGAACTCTTGTAACTTGTCACGTTCCTTCATTAGCATAATACGTTCGTAGTCGCTCAGAGAGAACAAAGTGTTCCGATTAAGCACAGCTATGTTTCTGTTGGACTCATCTAATGGCGAGTCAGGAACAGACTGATTAGTACGTAGACCTGCCTCTGATCTTGGAACGTTCGGGAGAGATGCTGGATCAGGTGCCACAATAGATCCAGCTGTTCCACCAAAAGCTTGTGGTGTTCCTTCCTCCCAAGGGTTCAGCTCTCTGGGCACAATAGCTCCAGGGATATCCTCCCAAGGGTTATCTTTGTTCGCTATAGGACGTCTCTGTACAGGAAGATCGTAGTTTCGTGAGGGCATGCTCGGCAAAGGTCTTATATTGTCACCATTTCTCTCGGTCGGATCTTTGTACTGAGAGTTTCTTAGAGACATTGGCATAGCAGAGGTGTTAACAGAGTCAGGGTTCTGACCCCTACGCAACTTATGTAAATTAGCAGGGATATTTCCTCGTGCGGCGTCTGTCGCTTGTCGTGGGGGTACAGCCATATTCATGGTTAAAATCTAGACCCTATACTATAACGGGACGAAATGTCACAGCCTAGCACAGCTAACGGCACGGCGGCCTATTGTGGTTTCCCAAATGCTTACTATCAGAACATTGATCGATCACACCCTGCGCCGACCCAACAAGGTCCTCCTCCTGGTCTGCAAAAGCCAAGTCAGAACTACGGTCCCGACGGATGTCTCCAGTCATCGGTAGCTCCTTGTGTATGCGGGCCTAAGATCTGCTGGACTTGTCCTAACCCGAACTACGAGAAGAACTGGACAGAGCAGGATAAGGCGAAGGGAGTGGATCAGGTTCGTAAGAACATTTACTACGGGGGTGTTATCTGTGATTTCAAACCAAGATCGGAGATCAACGACAGATTCTGTAACAGAATGTTCCTGAACTCTCCTGCTCGTCCTCCTTTTGATTACGCGTCCGCCACGGAGGTTGAGTTTTACCTTCGTCACGGAGAGTCGTCAGGATGTTCGCCTTTTTGGAGATTCAGGTACGACCAACAGCCATCCACACTGGGAGGTTCTGGTCAGTACCAAAGAGTTGGTCCTGCGCCTTTTCAGAGTAATTAAGTGTGTCAATTACATGCGTTCGTGCTCACATTCAGTAGTAAGTAAAGAGAAATCAGTGTTTGTAACGAGACAAGTGCTCTTGATGTCGTGGAGATCGGAATAATATCCCCGACAGAGTTCACACACTGGATCATGGTGGAGAAGTAAAGAAGTGACGGGAACGTCAGATCCGTAACAGATCGAGGCGCCCATCCCCTTGTCTTTCTTACGTCTGTAGTGTCATCATTGTAGAAATGTTTAGGACCCAACCACCAGTAGATAACAGCGAAAACAATGATTGATGATAAGAATATTCTAAACGCATGTTTCAGATTAATGAATCCAAGGAACTTAGGGCGATTTTTCATCTTCCTTAATACCTTACTAAACAAAATCATCCTCTCCGAATGTTAGATAACCGAGAATTTCCCGCGATACTACTCACAAGAACAGCGCTTCCTGTGCCCAACAAGAGGAACATGGAGATCATAATCTGTAAACAGACAAATAACCTACACAGTCGTGTCGCAGGAACAATATCACCGTATCCTAACAAGCTCTGTGTGACTATAGCGAAGTAGACATAGTCGACAAACTTGTTTCCACGAATTTTAAACTGTTGTCCACCTTCCGGAGTCCACACAAACTTCCCCATGTTATCCACAAAGTGCTCGGGTCCGATCATCCAGTAAAGCACGGAAAACACAAGAATAGAGACGAAGAACACTTTCGGAGAGTGTTTCAACTCCACAACTCCTAAAAACTTCGGAGGAAATGTCATTGTGGTTACCACTTTACTTTTGGGACGAAAATCTTCTTAAAAGTAAGGTACGTCTTCATGAATCTTTACGAGAAGTACGTTTTTGGTGTAGTCGTAGTGATAGTTCTGATAAACGCTTTTCTGTATAATCACAGGAAATCTCTTAATCAGACAGTACATCGAGTGTTCAAAAAGGACAAGGCACAAGGCACCTTACTGTTCATTATTATTAGTTCTGTAGTGACTCTGTTTCTCGCACCAACAACACCTTTTAACATTCTAGCTCTCTATCTTTACGAGCCAGTAAGAGCTTTCATCATTGTCATGATATTTCATCTTATCTCCGGTGTTATCGCTTTCTACATAGCACGTAGTTACGAGCCAGAGGCTTTGAAGAGAAGATTAGAAGATATTGAGATCTACAAGTTACTGACAAGCAAGGAAAATCTGAGTTTCCTCGAGTGGACGCTTCTTTGTTTTCTCACAAGAGCCTCTATGAACTTCCCGTTCTCTGTGCTTTCTTACGCGTGGGGATTTACCAAGATCCCGTTTGAGGCTTACCTAATAGGAACCCTGGGTGGTGTCATCATACCTGTTCTGCTGGAGCTTTACTTGTTACACAACATGGGAGAGATGTTAGAGGGTAAAGGCACGAAACATATCGTCATCTCTATCTTGATCACAGTTATCACGATATACGTAATGGCTCGAATTATTGACTCTCATCTGAAAAAACAAAAGCACCTACACCCGAATAAACTTATCAAGGGCACCAACAGTGCCTCTAAACGTAAGATGAGCGAAGTTCTTGTGCCCACCACCTGATCCTTTCACAATTCTCTTCAATTTGTCAACTATTCTGTTCATCTCGACCGCCCCAGGACGATTCATATGGTCGTTCGCGAAAGACATATCAAACTGACGTGATGTATAGTTGTAAAACCAAGAGATCGCGAACTGAGCGTTCTGGTTTCTCGCCGCTACATTTTTCAGAACCTGCTTGGTAAGACCAGGTGCTGAAAAGTTCATCACCATGATAGGGTATGACTTCCCATCAAGAGTGAAAGTAGCACGTGCAGCAGTCTGAGAAACCTCCGCCTTAATGTTCTCGCGAATCTCATTCATAATCTGGCCAACAACGACAAGGAAGTTAAGAGCAGCGACGTTACGCCCGTGAAAGAACTCGTACATGTCCTTGAACATTGTCGTCGGATCCCTCTGATACTCCTGCTTCTTCTGGTTCTTCACGAATCTCACAGCCATCACAGTCATGAAGTTATTCACCTCAGGTAACCACTTGTAATGTCCACTAGAGTCCCCGGCATCAACGTACTGTACGTAGTAAGGGACTTTCTCGTCAGGATAGAAGAACTTCCAGACAGCCGCGACAGCGGAGTGCTTGAAACTGGGGCCGTTGTTCTCTGTGGAGAATCGGTAAGGAAGTTGTGAGAGTGATCGGTCTTCAGACCGGTGATCATCGATAGCGACGAAGAAGGATGCTGTATTGTTAATCGCGTCGTAAGTCTGCTTGTTGTAGAAAAGATCTACCATAAGAACGGACTTTCCTTTCAGTCTAGGAAGCAATATCTGTATGTTTCTGGAGACACCCTGAGAACGGTTGTCAGGGTGTGCTCGCAGGAACGTCAGGTTCTTAGACTTCTTCCCACCGTCTGTTAGATACTGCCAAGCGATAAAAGCAGAGACAACACCGTCAGAGTTCGCCTTGTGATAGATAATTGTATCAAACGAGTTCTTTTGTTCCTCTGTGAACCTCTTGGAGAACTGAATGGCGTACTTTAAAGAGGTCTCGTAAGCGTCCTCGTCGGGATACCTGGATAGATCCTTCGCGTGTACTTTAGCGGGGAACAACTTATTGTCACGATTCGTCGCGGCTTGAATAACACGGTTGTAGAACGCTCTGACATCATTGTTCTTACCGAACTGAGCCTTAGCTTCCGATAACTTCTTTTTAGTGTTATTGGACATCGCTCCGATGATGTAGGGTAGATTAAAATCAGAACTTACAGACATTTCTCCATAAGGAATCCCTTCGGTGCTGCTCGGGTTACCTTGTATCCGAGGTTATTGTACAAGGCTATCGCTCCGATATTCTCCACTTCAACGAAGAGAACTAACTTCTCCTTGTTTCTTGACTTCATCTCTTTCTCAACAGCTGCCAGGAGTTTACGAGCGTTTCCTTTCCGACGATCCTTCTCACGTATCGCGACGTTGTAAAGATACGCATCTTTTTCAGCTCTTACTCCTTGTTCTTTCACGTTCCCGAAGTGCTTGCAGTCTGTAGCGTAATCCTTCTCTGTTGGTAAAAGCAGGAACGCCATTCCGATGACTGATCTCTTCCCTTTTGTCGGGAGAATAGCGATGGTGGCGTTTTCAACAAGACCCATCTCGTCGTTAAGCTCACCCGCTTTGATCTCATCAAGATTCTCACAGAGAGTTTCCAGGTACATCGTCTTTACCTGCCGGCGATAGGAAGCAGAGAGTTTATTTGCTTGGATAAACAGCGTTGTCATCGCGTGAGGTTAATAGATTATTTGTTGTGAATAGTATAGCCAGCTGATTGGCCTTAAGCGGATGAGTTTCTTGAAGTTCTCTTTCCCGCGTCTTTTCTATCTACGATCCCATCGTAGAGAGAGAGGTGGTTACGTTTACGCAGACGACCTGTTTAACCCGAGCCAGTGGAGGGACAGTTTAGTAAGCTGGGATGATCTTATTGACAAGTACGTAACTCAGAGAGAGCTGGGTGGTCAAGTGTCTGACAACTCTCTGAGAACAGTGGATCTGTCATCAGATAAAAGAACGACATCTCAGGAGACGTTTCAGACAATGGTAGGAGACCTCATGAGTCATTACGTTAACACACTTATTGGTACTATTATCGTTAACGAGTACGAGCATTACACACCTGTTCGTGGTACCGGTCCTCCTTCGGAGGCAAGAGCTGCCAATATTAACAATGTGGACGCTCTTGTCAAGACAACTGCTGAGTTAACAAGTGATCTCTCCACACTTGGTCGTACTCTTAACGAGAACGCCAGATCTGTTGTCTCTCCTATGAAGATCGAGTACCAAGACCGTTACCTACAAGGTGAGGAGGACACGGAGAATATCTTGGTATCGGAGAATCCCAACTTCCAACAATTTTTGATATTTCCTGAAATGATTGGTGTGGATGTAGCTAAAATCTCCTCTGGTGTCGGATCCGCGGATCGTTACCCAGTTGAGTTTACTGCTGCCTCACTTTTAGGATGGAGATACTCGTCACCACAGGAGAGAACAGTTGGTTGTCCAGGCGATTTAGGATCGATTCTGACTGATATCATCTGGCTGACCATGGCGAAGAACTTTGGGGGAGCAGACAAGTTTAACGCATCATCTCAGACAACACAACAAGGAACAACGCAGAGTACATCTGGAAGTAACATCAAGTATCTTTTCAAGATGGTCGCTCCTTTGTACGACACTCTGGTGACATCAAACCTTATCGGATCTCTGACCGCCCATGACGATGATTTCGGCGCGCTTCCTAGTGAGACGAATCCTACAGATGTTGACAAAGACTCTGATTCAAAGAACTGGAACCCTATGGTTCTGGGTGTGCGCAGGAATCAGGCAAGAGTCCCCGATGCTTACGGGCTGTGGTGTATATACAGAGCTGTTCGTACTCCTTTCTACGACCGTATGGCTGTCGAGCAGGGATCTACCTCTGTCAACGTTGAGGAGTTCTTCCCTTTTAATATCAAACTTACGAGTGACAAATCCAGTTTCTCCTTGGAACCTCGCTCTCTTCCTGGTCAGAAAGAGGGGATCACTCCGATCAAGGAGGCTATCATGAAAAATCTCAAAGTTGCCACAAGACTGTCAGGGTTCGCCACCGTTTCTGACTTTGAGACAGCAATCAACACAGAGAAGAATGTTTCCGGATCAAACTTAGCTGCGAAATCTCTAGATCGTCTTTACAGAAAGTTGGAGGCACAGAACGACACATTTTGGAGAAATCTTATTACTTACGCTGTTGGTAATATCGGGACTAATCTGTTGGCTGCCTCTCAGATTGACTGGAAGAATCTCTCTGAGAAACTCGGAGAACCAGGTCTTTTCGGATCTGCAGAAAGCAAGGTTGTTTTCAATAATCCTGATAATGAACCTATTAATATTAACGATTCCACTCGGACAAGTTTCCGTACAGCCTCTGCTAACTCATACATCTCTCTACAAGCTCTTCTGCGATCTACACTCGGGGCGTCCAGAGGGACAGCGATGGGAGGCACATCCTTACAGGGAAACACCGAGATTAACGTACAGAGATTCGCGGAACAGGTTGTGTACCCAGGTGATGCTAGCGTGATGGAGTCTGTGGCATCATACCTTGATCTTCTCAACTCTGACATCGGAACTCTAGGGTCACGTCTACAGACAGGACTTGAGAACATGTCCTCTAAATACTGGCGCAGAGACGTGCTACGTTGGCTCGAGGTGCTTTTCAAAATATTTAAGTTCAACGACCAGACACCTGGCCAGAGATCCACTGTTGATCAGTCTCGTATGAAACTGATGTTCACACAACTTGAGAGGATTCTGAAGATTCTTTACACGAAGCAACTTGGTACTATGAAGGATATGTTACAGAAAGTGAGTTCTTTAGAGAGACGCATCAAGACTGCGAAAGGTGTTGAGAACAGTGGCATAGAGCGTCAGGCTAAGATGACATCTCTGTTCTCCTCGACAGCAATATGTTACCTGAAGATGCAGATTCTTATCGTTTACTACCTCCTTAGAAAGCTAGAGTTCTCGAAGTACTTGACAGGTCAGACAGCTGTCTACAGCTCAGCGCTTTTCAACTCTAACTCAAGAAAGATGCAGGTTGAGCTCACAACTTGGTTCCGTTCTCAGATATCGGATCTGATGCGTGGTATCACCAACCCGCAGATGGCGCAGACTATTCAGGTATTCTCCAAAGATATCTGCGGTGATCGCCAGGTAGAGACCGCGAGAGAGACATCTGTCGCACAAAGACACATGTCCGATGAGACAACAAACCGTATTGTCTCTGATCCTCGTTTCTGGTTGTTAGCGATGGCGAACCTGAAAGGAAAGGAGGCGTCAACTGTCGCCAACGATCCGGCATCTCTGAAACAACTGTTTATTCCTATCTACGAGAAGGTTGGTGGAAAACGTAGGTTCTATCTGTTTGATCTGATCCCGTTTCTTGTTAAAGGGACGTTCACAGGTGCGATCGGTGGGAAGTCCCCACCTGAGTGGTACTCTGCTCGTGATGTCGCCCAGTCCAAGAACTTCACAAGTGATAATCCAGCATACGTTGTTCTCTCCAACACATCCTCACAACTCACCAACTCTGATGACTGGAGGGCGATCGATATTGTCTGGTTCCAGAACTTGATTAACAAAGCGAAAGCTTTCGCAGATAAGACTCAGAACCCTGACCGTAAGATGTGGGTCATTCGTTTCTCTGTGTACCTACTGCTGTCAGACAGCTCTATTTACCGAGATGTTACTCGTAACAACGGAGCCCCGATCACTAATGATGTTGATATGATGATGCCTCCTGGTGCCACACAAGCTGAGTCTCGTATGAAGCGTACTCTGAAGTCTTTACAGGCAGCATCTGATGAACAGAAACGTTCGATCAACAAGTTCATGACGATGATCTCTAGAGAGATGTTCTCAACAGATCTCTCTAACGCGAAACTTCTGTTTCAGTCAGCGCAGTGAAACTGAGTTAAGAATCTTTCGAGCTATTAATATAGGCGATAACCATTATGTTAGTACGCCGTGCGGCCCCACCAGTAAGTCAGGTGAAAGTGAGTGGGAGAGAAGATCTCCAACTCTCTGGGACCGAGTCACTCATTCCTGGAGAGTTTGAGTCGATGATCGCAAGTAAGATTGTGGGACCTGTTCAGAAAAACCTGAGTATCTACTTCGAGAAGTTAAGAGAGTTAGGGAACCAAGCTGAGATCACAAAGGGTCTAGAACAGATCTCAAAGAACAGAAAGAAAGTACAGGACGCAATTCAGTCTTTGAGAACTATGGAGGCGCAAGAGGGTCTTGCTAGTATTGGTCTGGCTGGGTTCTCCGTGAATCTTAATCTAGAGGGTATTCAGATAAACATAACATCAGGAGAGTCACAACGAGTTTTCTACGACGTTGTACGACGTTACGTTCTTCAGTACACAGGCTCGCAATGGCCACCTCCGATCTCAAAACCACAGTATTTCATCAGAGACAACTCTGAGATGCAGACATGTTGTTTCTTCTGGCCTCTTTACGGTTACATCGCTATGTTGTTCGAGGAGGGGTTTAGTGGAACAATGAATCTCACCGATTTTTTCTCTCTGGAAAGAATGCAGAGATACTGTGAGGATCCACCTTTCAAGCATAAGAAGAAGGATACTGGGTTTCAACCAGGAAGAGCCCCACAAAAAGGTGGCCAAAATGGTGATAGAGGAAATCGAGGTCGTGGTGACCGTGGCCGAGGTCGTGGTAACCGTGGCCGAGGTCGTGGTAATCGTGGGCGTGGTAGAGGTAGAGGTAATCGAGGACAAGGGAGGAATCAGAGATCAAAAGACGATATGCCAAAAGGCTCTGCTGTCGCTAGTTTCGCTAAAGGATGTATTCCTGTAAAGCTGAGAAAGGCGAAAACGGCGTTACAAAGACATATTGTTAACTGGAAGCTACGTGACAAGGAGACGCCTGTTCCTGAGTTTTTCGCGATGAACATGATTGTGAGTAACTACGTGAAGAATCTTTCAGCAACACAACTTCTTATTGGTGGAAAGACCGTGGAGGACTTCGTGAAAGATGAGGCGCCATCTGGTGTCACTCCCGTTCCGCTTCGTCCCGAGGATGAGAGCAAATCTCAGTTACAGAAAGAACAGATTCAGTACGGCAAGTACAAGGCGTACATCGCTGACGACCTTGCGGTTATTCTCGATCCTATGCTAGAGGTTTACTACACGTACAAAGAGCTGAAGACATGGTTCGGTAACGCTAAAGGAAAATCTTGGAAACAGAAAAAACCCGGACAACAAGGATTTGTTCTTCGTGTCGCGAAACCCCAACAACAGTCAGGTGGAAAAAAACCGAAGAAGAAGAAAGGAAAAGGTCGGGGTCAAGACCAAGGGCAGAGTCAAGGAAATTTTGACAATCCAGTCTCTGTGATTAATCACGCGATCGAGCAGTTCCGTATTCATTACCAACTGCTCTCACCGATGTTCGCTCTTACAGAGAGCACATTAGAGGGTGTTAGGCGTAGATTCCTTAAGCTTTTGCTAGTCATTTTCCTACAACTAGAGAAAGTTTACAAGAATATTCAGGAGAAAGCAGTGGTAAATGTTCAAAAATCTGCTGAGGAAAGAGAAATTAAATCTAAAGTACAGGATCTCTTCATCAAGTTGAATAGTGCAATTGAGCAGGAGACTGACCCAGAGAAACGTGAAAAACTTCTGCGTTTAAGGGATGTGGCAAAGGTAAAGTTCGGTAATTTCCTCTCTGTCCAATCCCCTTCTTCTTAAAACGTGGATTAATGACGTCTGTACACCCCCTTCTTAGCATAGCGAACGCGAGTGCTTTTGGATCTTCTAGTCCTGCCATGCTCATGCGACGCTCTATTACGTCGGTTTCGCGAATGACTTGATCGATGGAGAAGATTTGATCTTTTTTTTTACTTGGTTCAGATGACACAAGGTCGTTCTCGTCAGCAGACAAAGATATATGTGGGGACGATCTCTGAGCATGGTGATCTTCGGTAAATCTAACTTGAAGATATTGTTTAGGTTCTCCTGAGTCTGACTCAGAGTCAGAAGGACTTAACGGACGTATGATATCAAGTTTCGCCTTTGTTATGAGATCTTTTTGTATATTCTGGAGGCGCTCATTATCTCTTTTGGAGAGTCTACGACAGGCTCTGGATACGGTGTTCTTACGTAAGTAAACCTCAGGTGAGAGATCCGCGAATCGAAGATCAACCTGATGTTTTCCGGGTCTGCCCGAGCTCTCTACCTCACTACTACCTGTCATCTCCATCATCTTCTGGAAACTCTGTGTCTTCTCCTCGAGATCTTTCGTGTCTGATGATATATCAATACTTGTTGTGTTCTCGTTAGATGTCACACTGTCATACGTGTTCTCCAAAAGATCATTCATGTCATCAGGGTAAGTATCATCACCACAGTAACCAACCAACTGTCGCACATCCATGAATGGTGACTCAGAGAAAATACTAGGTGTAAGTTGGCGATTTGGGAGATTTAGAGAGTCTTTTTTTTCATCAACATTCACAGCTAACTCGTCCACATTTTCTCTAGCTTTATCAGGCTCATTTGTCACGTCCTTTGTCACCTGAGCAGATTGATTAGGCTCTTTCATGCTGTGATGACCATTGTTGTTATCATTCCCATCATTTCCATTATTATCCTTTCCGTCATTCTCTTCTCCTTGATCATCGATCTTTTTTTCATTATCAATAAACTTTCTTGATTTTCTCAACCACGGATGATGAAAGAAGTTTTCCCATGTGATTCTCTTTTGTGGATCAGCGATGAGAAGATTGCGCAGAAGATCTAAACACTCTTCTGATATCTCAGTGTTTTTAGGTTTTGAGTCTGGGGGTAACTTGATATCAACATTTTCTCTTACATACGCAACAAGATCCGAGAAGTTTCGGATTGTCTTAAAGGGGTGATGCCCGAAAAGAAACTCAAACAGAACAATACCGATTGACCATAAATCTGATCTTTTGTTGTAACTTCCTGAAAGAAGAATCTCAGGAGCCATGTACAAAGGTGATCCACAAAGCCTGCGAAAAGTACCTTTCATGTTCATCGTGGCCAGTCCGAAATCAGAGACTTTCAGGTTGTAGTTCTTTGATAACAGAAGATTCTGCGGTTTAATATCTCGGTGGTATATTCGATGTTGAATCAGATATTTGAGAGCACTACAAAGCTGGCGCATGATTCGTCTCGCGTGAGTCTCCTCCATGTAACCACCTCTTCCCAGGAATGTTTTCATGCTTCCACGTGGACAGTACTCTAAAAAAAGATAGATGTCATTCTTACGGTTATCAAAGTAAACGTCGTAAAGTCTAACAATGTTAGGATGCTTTATCCTTTGTAAAAGTTCCATCTCTCTATGAGCTCTACGGCGGACTCTAGGATTATTAGGTGGTATCTCAAACTTTTTCACTGCTACCTTCACCTTTTTCTTACGATGGTATCCTAGATAGACAGTCGCTGATGACCCTCTACCTAGTCTCTGATCTGTAACAATAAAGTTCTTGATCACTGTCACGTTAGTATCATCCCCGTTAAGAACTGATAATTCTCGTGACATTACAGGATCTGTCTGTGAACGATCTCTTGTCTCCATTCTCAATGATCCCTTTTGTTAGAGAGCGAGGTTTTCTTTTTAGAGATTTTCCCCTTTCTCCTTCCCCTTTTTCCACCCTTTTTTCCACCTTTCCTTGGTTTATTAGAGACAGTGCCTTGAGTAGGATCAAAACAGAAATACCCACATGACTTGTCATAAACGTGAGAGTTCGACTCTCTCTTCGCCTTATCAGGTCTCAGAATGAGTCTTCCATCAAAGTTCTCCATTCTCGCCTTAGTAGATCCAGGCTTATGTGACCATATCCCTGTGTCATCTAGCCTGTAGAAGTGGTAATCAGGGTTGTCCGATGTATCCACTGTGGCGTATCCTTTGCGATAACCAGGGGGGCACTTCCCGGAGAAAGTAGAGGGTATGACAGATGGGTTATCGGATTTTACTCTCTCCATGAGTTTATCACAGCTACGGATGTCATCATCACTCATGTGTAAGTACCCCGAGTGATACCCTGGTTGGGGCTTCTTGGCGAAGCTCTCGTTAATGATGTCCATTACGTAAGCATAGCAGTTATGGGTCTTACGAATCTTCCTCTTGTTATTCCATCTCTCAGGGTCGTACGCAGGCTCGCTTCCCGTTAGAGGCGAAAAAATCGCTCGGCGAGCTTGTGAGCCTTCATGAAAGTTCCACACGTGCATTGAAGGTCTACTATACCCTGAACGGGAAAAATGATCCGTACGTTCCACGCTTTCTGATTAACCATCAATGGAAAAAGATGTGATGGAGACAGATCAAGGGGCTCAGGGCAGGCAGATCCTGTTTCTGAAAAGCCAGGTCGCCTTTCTGGGAGAGAAGTTACACGCCTTAGAAAAATCGACTACGTCCCCCCTTTATCATCTGCTACCTGTCCGTGTTTTCGATCTTTGTCTGATCGATGGTCAGAAGAAAAAACAGGCTACGTATCAGCTTGCTGTTTTGAGAACTTGTAAGGACACCAGGACGAACGTGATCAAAGTATCCCGAGACGTCCTCCGACAGATCGCAGACTCAGAGGAGATCACGATCGACGACTTTGTGATGACGGAGAGATTGGCCGAGAGACGGCTTAGTGAGAAAAGATGGGTCTGGAGGTTGATCTAGTCCATCTAAAATCTCTACATAGTTTAATATGACGACAACCACGGTTAAGTTCAAAGAGGAGGTTATTGTCGTTGACGTCAAGGGGTCTTGTAAAGAGGGGAGAATTCATGGGGAGAACACGATCAAGCGATGTCTAACCCCTAGACGTAAGCTAAAAAGGAGGGCTTCACTGTCCTACACAACAGAGCAGGCTCACGCAGTGGCGAAACGTATGGAGAAAGAGATCCGGAATAACCAGTTACTATCCGAAAGGGTGAAGGCGGAGATCCACGCTGATCAGCTTCTGGTGAGACAGAAATTGTTTAAGTACGTGGCTCGTGTCTACAGACTCTCTAATCAAGCTCTCGTACTTTTACAAAAACGTCTTCTGATTAATGAGAGGAACTTTAAGAACAAGAGCGTTCCCCGATTCCTGCCTTATTAACACCGTAAAATTGATCAGGCGTATTACGTTTTTTCTTGTTTACAAGAACAACAAAGTGTCTAAGTCAAGATGGCTAAGGAAACTTGTGGAGCTGCTGTACCATGTACGGTGAAGGCTGCTCAGGCGGCTGCACTAGAGAGGTCTCATGGAGACGCAAAGCAACAGAAGTCCGATGTTTTGTACTATCTCATGACAGAGACGTACACCAAAGGCGATAAGCAGAAGACACGCAAGAAGGCGTTCAAGGGCTGTAGCAAACAGATCTCGGACAACGGCTTGTGTATCGATCACACTCGACAAGCCTCAAAAGGGAAGACTCCCGTTCTGAGGCTACAAGCGATGATTGACAAAGGCAAGATTCGATGTGTGAATCCACCTAAGGTGGAGAAAGTGATTGTTTGCCCCAAGGTACAGAAAACTGTCCCTTCGGTGAAACAACCGCTACAAGTACGAACGTCTCTAAAGTCTCGTGTTGAGATGAAGGAGATTCTCGACAATGCTGAGTCAGAGAACGACGCAGATCAGTCAAGCTCAGGCTCCGAGAGCGAGTCCAGCAGTGACTCAGGATCAGGCTCTGAGAGCGAGTCCAGCAGTGACTCAGGTTCAGGCTCCGAGAGCGAGTCCAGCAGTGACTCAGGATCGGAAGAAGACAGTGGCACTAGTGCCAATGAGTCTGAGACCGACAATGAACCTCGTGCTATCAAGGTGAAAAAGAAGGAACCTCCCAAGAAGCAACCCGCTCCTAAGCGAGGTCCCATCTTCAAAAAGAAGATATCAAGACCACCGAAGAAGAAGGTTGTTCCTAAGTGTGTTAGGGATTATCTAAGGACTGCCTGTGGTGGCAAGCCGGAACAACGGTGTGAGAAGTGCGATCGTCATTTCTGTCTGAATCATTGGCAGGAGAAGGATTACGCGTACTTCTGTAAGAAGTATCAGATCGAACTCTGTCACCTTTGTAAGAAGGAGCATTTCGCTGAGAACCCAGACGCTAGACCAAAGGTTGAACCTGAGGTTGACTCTGGTGACACCAGCAGTAGTGCTGACTCTTCTAGTGAGAGTGAAGCCACTGAATCTGGCTCTGAATCCGAAAGCGAAAGTGGTAGTGAGTCCGAAACCACTGACTCTGATAACGGCTCGGGATCTGAGGAGGAGACTGAGTCAGAGGAGGATGATGGGGACACCACTCCTGCTGTTCTCAAGATGTTGGACGGAAAGCAACATGAGGAGAAGATGAATCAGCTTATCGAGAAGAAGATGAAGGCTCTACCATCTCAACTCACAGATTGTGTTCGCATCTACGTGAGCAAGGACTGTGAGGTGGAGAGGTCACAACCTCTACTTCTTCATGACAAGACAGGTCTGGTTATGATGACTCATGATAAGACTCAGTATCAGGCTTCCGAGGTGAAGGCCTACCCGATCGGAGTGATGATGAGGGTTGAACACACGAAAGCACCGATCATTTACGACGGAGCGTTTTACGCCGTTGTGCGAACGTGGAAACACGAGGGGCGTTACCTACAAAGGTGTGTACTTTCTCGTCAGCTTTACTACCCGAACTCTGAAAACCAGTGGGTGTACGTAGGAGAGTACGAGCATCCACGTAAGGGAAACCCCGTGACAGTCAACTGGGCTGATATTCTTGTCTAACGATCTAGGGCTAATCACCTATCATAATTTCTAGCAAAAGGTAATAAGGACTTAGTCATAAGCGATTATGAGCATTCCTATTCTTACAGAGTTCGAGTCTATTCAGGATACCAGCCTTTTAGGTTTCCGAGAGTCTCTACAAACTGGTAGATTAGGTCTGGGATGGAGTGAGCCTTTCACAATTCCAGACACTTTCGGTATCAAGGCAAGAGGTGGCGCTATCTTCGAACAGGGTCTTGTGGTCGGGTTCGCCGATCCTGTGATTCCTGGAGCGATTAGATACGACATCACGAAGAACGCTCTTGAGCTAAGAACACCAACTACGTGGGAACGTCTGGCATCCTTCCCAGTAACAAGAGCTACGGAGAACGCGATTGTGACCTTTGGTGCTGACGGAGGTCTACAAGCGAGCAACGCGATTCTGGACGGAGGAGATCTGAGCGGGTTAAACACCGTGGAGACAAAGGCGGTAGTACCACCGACTGGTCAGGCACTACAATTAGACAATATTCAATGGCCGACAGGCACAGGTGTCGCTGGTGATCTTCTACGATTCACAGCTCCTGGAGTTCTCTCTATCGTGCCGTCGACACCTGGTGCTGATCTTGTCTTTGACGGATCAAGCGGTGGTTGGACAGGTGATCGACTTCTGGTTACAGCACCCACCGTTGACTCCATGTTTCTCTCTCAGCTCTCTGTAAACGCTAGCGGAGATCTTAGCACACCTGGTGACATTGGCGCTACGAACGTGAACGCCACCGATGTTAACAGTACGAATCTAACCGCAACTGAAACAGTTTCTGGAAACACAGGATCATTCCAACATATTTTCGGAGTAACTGGTGACATAGATTACGTGACAGGCGAGACAGGTAGCTTTAATTTCGTCTCTGGTGATACCGGAGATTTTGGTTATTTGTGTAGTGTTACAGGAAAGTTTGACACAGTAATTCCACCAGCTGGATCTCAGTTACAGCTGGGAGACGCTCTTTTAAGATTTCCGAACACCGATGGTACAACTGGTCAGTTTATAACAACGGATGGTTCAGGTAATCTTTCTTTTTCCAATGACTCTGGTCAGGGTATCTCTTTTAACACAGCTGGTGGTATGTGGACAGGTGGAAGACTTTTGAAAACAACAAACACACCAGATGAGGAGGTTCTAACAAGCATTAACGTCTCTGACAATACTCTAAGCAACCTCTCTAATGTGGTAAGCGTAGGTGTAAGCACGAACGCTCTGAAGGCAGACACAGCCAACCAGATAAGTATTGACGACGACACAGTTATAAACGATAAGACTCTAGAGGTAACAACGTATGGATTACCGTTTTCTTTCCAACAGACCACAACTAACAGTTTTGAGACAGGAGCTGGGTACGTTATCCCATCATCACAGTTTCAACAAGATGTTTTAGGACAAACTTTTACAGCACCTGCCACGGGCTTTGTAAGATACATGACGGTTGGTGTACGTACACCTGTTAGTAACAACGGAACATTTGGTGTGGCTATTTACGAGTTGACAGCAGGTCTAAACTCTCCGTTAAATAATGGTGTCACAGCGACATTTCTTGGAGAGTCTGTTGTTGAAGATGTTGTATCTAATACAACAATTGACGTTTCTTTTCTTTTCTCAACACCTGTACAACTCACTTCTGGTAATAATTACGCTTTAATATTCTCAACACAACCTGTTCCGATAGGTGAGACTGTTCCTGAGTTTCAGACTTTTAACTCCGCTCCTGTCGGATCTTTAGGAACCGTAAATAGATATATTGGGATTGGTGTCACACCTCAGACATATCTCTTGAAGTTCTCTATGCCAATTCAGACGACAGATCGCACAATTCGTTTTCTCTTTGGTGGAACACCAGCAAATACAGCTGACCCAGCAGGAGTTGTCGGAGATTTCACTTATGACGCTAATTACATGTATCTTAAAACAAGTTCTGGGTGGGGAAGAGTAGCTCTAGATTATGCATTCTAATTTTCCTAGCAAGTATATATCACTGATTCGTAAGTGATCATGGGAGCAGCACAAGCAACCTTAGCTAACGCCACACAGGCTGTTACCGGTGATACTGGGAACGAGTCAAGCAACTCTAACTCCAATGCTAACACCAAAGCTCTGAACAGTCTTCCTCCCCCAAAGGACGAGACAGAGGCTATCGCACGCACCCTTCTTCTTTTGTCATCGAAGTTGTACAAGGAGTATCATCCTAAACTCAATGACGTGAAACTCTGTCAACATATCTCTATCGCTCTGGCGAATAAACTGGACGCTTTCGACACAATTAAGCTGAAAGGTCTTGTGACTCGTCAAGGTCGTAAGGAGGTCACTCTCAAACCTGTTTTTGTAGCGAGCACGAACAATCCTAATATTCGTTTCGAGGTTGACGGCACCTTAGACAAACTTCCTGATTTCTTTTACAACCAGTACGTGAGTGTTCCTGAGGGTCTGGACAAGAGAGGGAAAACGATGTCTGTTCCTTACATCGCGAAGTTTATCGGGGATCTTCTCATGGCAGACAAGCCTCTCAAGAACGCAAGCAGACAAGGAAGACCAAGACAGTCTGGTGGCGACGATCCCACATCTACACTAAGTAACGCTTTTGGTGAGTTTAAAAAGGCTTTTGATCAGGTACAAGGAAACAAGCAGGCACAACGTGCGAACATTAATAAGCCCGCTAACCGTGGTCAGAATCAGAGAAACCAAAAGAATCGTCGTAACGCACGTAATGTGCCTAAAGAGCCTAAAGAGCCTAAAGAGCTTATGGAAAAACCAGAATCACCAAAGGAGGAGAGAGCCCAGGAAAAGGCTGAGGAGGACGCACGTAAAGTTGTTCTGGAGAATGTTCGTAAGAATATTCGTGAGGCAGGGGATCAGGTGAACAATAAGGCGAGGAATGTGAAGCCTAAACCTGTGGAGGCACCACCTGGACAGAAACCTGAACAGAAACCCGAACCTAAGCCAGAGCCCAAGAACAACCGTAAGAATAACCGCAAGGGGATGTCTAAGGAGCAACTATGTAGGTACATCGCACATCATTATATGGTGCGCGCAAACCTTGTCGCTGCTATCGCCTCAGCACTTCCTCTGTCTAACGCTCGACCTGGCTTCTGTATGTCTCGTGTGAACGCTCTGGAGAGAGGACAGCTTTGTCTGCCTCCGGATTACGAGTCTCTTTACTCGATGCCACCCTCACAGGCATCCAAGAAGCTAGCACCTTACATCCGTAACTTCTCCCAGTCACGATGTGACGAGGCGAGAGGTTTCTACAAGAGATACGGAGAGGCGAAGATGAAGGAGATTCAGGCAGGAAATACCAATCTTCAGCAAAGCTACACCAAACTGGTACAGGCTATGAAAACTAGGTATATGAACTCTCTGAAACTCCTTAAAGAGATTCTTGAGGAACTACTTAACAACGCTAATCTGACTAACCAAGATCTCAAAGTTTTGTCTATCAAAACAAAAGAGACTCTGGACTCGATGTACGCGGATTGTCAGTACGATTACGTTCTTGGTGTGATCACTCTTCTACAGATTGATTACCAACTACCTCGTATGACACCCGACTCACAAAATAATCTTGTTAACGCACTTGATGATCGTGCCAAGTAGAACTAATCACGTCCTAGCGATAATCTTAGCGACAGGAGTGTTGCTCGGCATAGGCTCGTTCGGTCTCTCAAAGTCCCACGCGAGATCACCTGGTAAAGTGATAACACTCTCTGCCAATTTTAGTCCGTAAACAATACTCTCCACACCCTCAACAACCATACACCCTAACTGGTCAATAACATTACCGAAACTACCACTCGAACTTAACGAACAACCACCACCTGATTGTTCTAACTCGTCTGCGACACGCTCTCGCACACGTTTTAGAAGAAGTTGGGTCTTCTTTCTCGACATCTCACCAACGTGTATACTTTAACAGACATTTTACTGTCTCACCATGTGCGTACCGTCCTCCGCTATCTCGATGGAGATAGCACGAGTCATCCACGCCTTCACGTCCTGAATGTGGGAAACAGTCAGAATGTACTCGTTGTGCTCCAAGAGAGCAGCCAGAAGAAACCGTAATCTACCACGAGCACCCTCATCTAGACAAGACCATCCCTCGTCACACACCATGAAATTAGGCTTGGACACGTTCGACAGAACCTGAAACGCGACTCGGAAAGCTAACTCTACAAGGAACTTCTCCGAACCACATAGCATCTTCGCGTTGAGTCCTGATGTCTTCGGAGGATTCTTCACACGAATCACTGTCTCCTTTCCCTCGTTCTTCAGACGAACACGCATCTTCGAGTATTGTGAAAGCACCTCATTTACAGTCTCCTCCATCTGTTTCGTGATTCTCTTCAGCAATAAAGCGGGAATACCGTTGTGATGAGTCATAGATACCAGAAGCGAGAGTAACTCTGTAGAACGCTTTGTTTTTTGTAAATCTCTCTCAGCGTTCTCCAGTTTTCCCAGAGTCTCTCTCAGATTCTTCACAATGAGCGACAACTCGACCTCTGATCTCTGAATCTCTTGGTCTTCTCTACGTGCCTGTCGCAACTCCGTCTCCACCTCATCAATCTGCTTCTGTAACTCAGTGTTACTCTCCTTGATCTCTCTGTTACGAATCTTCACTTTGAGTTTTCTCTCAAGATCCTCAAGCTCACGCTCCAGAACCTTCTGTCTCTCCCGTGCTTCAAGAACAACACGCAAAGATGTCACCCTGGCCTTTACTTCAGGGATCCTCTCTTCTATTTTCTTGTTCTCTGATGACATCCACTCGTAAGTCTCCAGCAAAGATAGCAGGTCAGTCTTGTGCGCCACGAGTTTCCCCAAAGTCTCCTCAGTTCTCTCCTTTGTTGTCAGAAGATTTAACTTCTTCTCCCACACTTGTTGTAGATCTTTCACCTCTTTCTCTAACCCCGCCACCTGTTCTTTCTTCTCTAGAATCTCCTTCTTGATTCTCTCGTTGCGCTCATGTCTCTCCAGACAGTTCTCGTACAACTGCTTTTTCTTACTCGCAGAGAACAACGCACCAGAAATATCATCAGAGAAACTCTTTCTTTTCCTCAGAACCTCCTGAGCTGTAAGAGCGAGTGTAAGAACCTCCAGAGAGTGATTGGACTTCTCTATATCGTCCCTAACGGAGGACTCTGTCGCGATAACTTTTTCCGCTGTGCGCACAAACGGATTCTCACAACAGAACTTACAGTTAGGATCGTACCTGTGAGACTTCAATCGCTCCTTCTTCTCCAAGATATCCTTCAGCTTCTCGTTCGCGACTCTCAGTGTGACCTGTAGAGATCTCTCTCTATCCCTCTCTTGTTGTAGACGTTCCGTGTCCCACAGACCTTCACACCGTAAGGGCTGTTTCGTCTCACGCATAAGATCGTAAATAGCGATGACAGACGGAGTCTCCAGATGTTTCAGCAGAGGTGGATCCTCGAAGTGTCCGAACTGAAGAGCGTTAATCTTTGTGTCAACATCCTTGGACTCCTGGATAAACTCCCCCAATCTCTCGATCTCTTTTCTGATCTTACTAAGTAACTCCTCCTCTGTCTCGTAGGAGAAGTAAGGTTTCAAAGGTGAGAACACGCCGTTCTCGGGTTGAGGAGGTATATCCTTCAGTCTTGTTAACAACTCCTGACGTTTCTCCTCGACAAGCTCCTTGGTGACGTCCTTCATCTCCTCAAGAGTCTCCTCCAGTTTCTCTACATATTTCTCCGCAAACGACGCACCTTTCTCAAAATCAGCCATTTTCTCTTGACACTCTAACAAGCTGATTTTCCGAGTAAACTTACTTGCTTTCGCCTTCTTACCTCGAAGATGTTTCAGTGTTACACGAGCGTTCTCACACCAGTTCAGATGTGTGATGATATCCTGCTCGTATCTGCTAAGATCTTGTACGACAAGTCCTCGCAGAACCTCCTCCATCTTATCCAACTCGTTTTCTATAGAGCTCTCAAAAGGGTGTACCTCCTCGTACTTCTGTAAAGTTTGTAAAGCCTTTAGCTCCGCGGTCTCTTGTTCTTTCGCCTTCGCCTCTTTCCTTCTGAGCAACTCGTCCGCTGTCTCAAGAGGCTCGTCTGGTAACAATGACGCGACTCTCTTTCTCATCTCTGCTAACACCTCCTCATTCATACGAACTCTCTCGGACGACTGCTCGCGTCTCAGAAGAACCTCCTTCAGCTCCGCGCTCTTCGTTTTCAGTTTTTCAGCAGGTCTCTCCGCGTTAAGAGACTCGAACGTTTTCTCAGCAACCTTCTTCTCTAACACCTTCTCTTTCAGGTCTTTCTTCGCTAGTTTATGGATCTTATCGTAAAGATCAAGACGGAAGATACGACCTGTGAACTCCTTCTGAGACTTCCCGGTCATCAGAAGGAAGTTGTGTACGGAGTTCTGTGCCAGAACAGTTGTGGTCATGAAATCCTCAAAATTTCCTATCATCTTTGTGATAATCGCGTTACCCTCTCTACCAGATCCGTGGTATTGGCGAATATCGTTCTTGTCAATAGTTACCATCATGGAACCGCGCTCGTTCGTACAACATCGAGTGATCCTAAACGTGTCACCACCCTCGACTGTACGGAACTGTAGAGAACAGCGAAGAATACGTTCTTCCACTGTGTTGTCTTGAGCGACGTGTACAAGGTCACCGAAGGAGTAAGTGTCTGACCTTGTACACTTCCCGAAAATAGTGAACAGAAGAATGTCAAAGATAGCGGACTTTCCGGCGTTGTTCGGGGCGACGATGCCGTTGACACCTTTCATCCCGTCAAACTTGATTCGCTGACGTTCCTCGTAACAGAAGATGTTCTCGAACTCTAGATCGATAAGACGCCAGTGAACAACAGGAGGGATATCCTCCTTGATCTTCTCATTAAACCTCTCGTTCACTCTACAGATCTCGTCAAGATCCTCTGTCTTAATCTCCTTAGACTCCGCCTGTAACCACGCCTCCATGTACTCACGTTGTTTCTCCACGCGAAGATCGAAAGACGTTCTAGGACCCTCCTGATACATCGTCTCTGGAAGAAACGCGGTGTGACAATAGGTCTCTTCCACTACAGAGAATCGAGAACGAACCATCTCTTGTACTTTGTTAGCAGGCTCGACAGAGGCACCTGTCTCTTTCACCTCCCAACGAACGTAGAGATTAGAAGGAAGATCTTCCAAAGGAGTCATCAACTTGCCGTCCAGAATGGTCAGAGTGACAAATCTGTAGTCGTTCTCAATAGAGTAATGAGTCACTTTCTTTGTTTTTAGATTCCAGTGTAGAAACCCGTGATCTCTCCAGTCCTCACCATGATTCTTCTGCATCATTGATCCTGCGTACGCGACACGGTGTTCGGTGTCCAGAAACTGCCACTTGTGAATGTCACCAAGAAGGACGTAGTCGTAACCATCAAACTCAGAGACCTTCTTAGAGTTCTTCTGTGAGCCGTAAGTTCCGTTGTAAAGAACGTACTTACCAACACCACCGTGAAACAGAGCGACCTTGTACTCACCGTCCTTCACCTCAAGCTCGGACGCTGGTACGTCTCTGTAGTCAAAGACAGAGGACACACCGAACGTGATATTCTCGTACTTGTACACACCAGTGTGTTTCAGATAGTGTAGGTTTTTCGTGGGGAAGGATCCGTTAGAGACGATCGCGGTAATGTTATCCTCTTTCTGGGAGAAGTTCAGATTCTTATCGTGATTTCCCGCGATAATAAAAGTGGGAGCACGATGTGCCAGCTGAAGAATAAACTCTCTGGCAAGCACGACCTCCTCCGGTGTAATTCTGTTTTTGTTATCAAGAAAGTCACCTGTGATAACGAAGCCTACCTCGGAGAAAGGAACGGTACCGTTCTGATTCTCTTGGTCAACCTTCTGTAAGAATCTGGAGAAAACATCTCTGTACTCGTCGTGACGTTTCTCACAATGAATGTGAATGTCAGATAGATGGTAAAGATGCTCGATGCGTTTACCTGTGTCCGTCAGAGTCACACGCATCAGATCCGGCATTGGCAAAGCTGGCAACTCAGGAATCTCCGGGATCTCGACGCGTTCAACAGATGAGCTCTTACTTTCTGTCTTTGTCTCAGGTTCTCCGTTCTTCAGATTTTTCAGATGCTTCTTTGTTTTCAGATGTTTCTTGTAACCTGTGTTTGACTTGTAAGAAGTGCCACAAATATCACAAGAATACTTACTGTTTGATGGTGAGCTTGACATCTTCCTGATCACTAAATTACCTATGTACCATCTCTTCTTTAAACCGAAATCAAGACAATCCCCGGTAAAAAATCTTGCCAGACCTTATACGTACTCCTAACTTATAGGATGGCAAAAGATCATCACAAGAAGAAAGGGAGATCTGGCTGGGATGTTTTCCTCTACGTGATAGGAGCTATCGTCGCAGTTGTTGTTCTTTTCATGGTCTTTGAGAAGCTCACTGGAGGATCTAGCAACGCGACAGGCCGTAGACACATGGGGAAAACCGCGATGCACGTGATCGCAGCGGTGATGGCGGTAATCATTCTGTTCCTGCTTCTGAGAAATATCTACGATGGGTACGAGAACACAATGGCCGGTGAACCTTGGCTCGTTGAGACAACTAAGAACGCACAGCACATGAAAGTAATTCCGGGAAAAAGTATCCCGCGATCATCTGGTGGACGTTTCGGTCTTGAGTTCTCTTACAGTATGTGGCTTTACATTAATGAGTGGAACTCAGGAAGCTCTCGCTTTGTTGGTGGCATGCACCACGTGCTCCACAAAGGAAGCATGACTGGTGTACCTCTACAATGTCCAGGTATCTGGCTAGAGCGTAACACTAACGTTCTTGTTCTCAAAATGAACACCTTCCACAAGAATCCCTCGAAGCACTGTAAGGGTATGAAGCCGTCTGATGATGACGCTGATGACAGATGCTGGCTGGAGCACTGTAGAATCCCCAACATCCCTGTTCACAAATGGGTACATATCACAGTCTCCGTCATTAACCGTAATGTGGACATCTACGTGAACGGTTTCTTGAAGAAACGCTGCTTACTGAAGGGTCTGCCTTGGCAGAATGACGGTGATATTTACCTGAACGCGTTCAACGGGTTCAACGGGTACATGTCTCGTGTTCGTTACTTTAACTACGCGCTTCCTGTGTGGAAGATCGAACAGGTTGTCGCTCAAGGGCCTTCGGAGGCTCCTTGTACAGACACTGGCGAAAAGCCACCGTATCTAGCTGCTAATTGGTGGCAACAAACACACTATCCTACCTCTGGACCTGGATTGTCTAGCTAGTTACTCTAAGGAAATCCTTCGGAATATATAGCAGAGTGAACAAGGCGTACAATGGATCCGAGAATCTGGGGACCCGGAGCTTGGTTATTTCTTCACTCTATAAGTCTCAATTATCCACATGATCCTACAGAGAGAGATAAGGAGGACATAACTAACTTTTTCACTTTAGTAGGTAGGTTACTACCTTGTTTCTACTGTCGTGATAACTACGCACGACATATCAAAGAGTTCCCGATTCAGACGGGTTCTAAGAAAGATCTCGTATATTGGTTAATCGACATACACAATGATGTTAATAAAGAGTTAGGTAAACCTGTTCTGTCAAGACAAGAGGCGATGGACAAGATTCTGTGTATGTACAGGAAACAACCGCAGAATCCTTACGCGATTCACCAGTTGTACCTAGGCTTTCTTGTGGTTCTTCTCCTTGCGTGTGTCTACGCTTTCACTCGTTGACTCGTCGCACGGAACAGTTAAGTTCTGCGTGCCCGACTCTCTACGGATACGGGCAAGATACTGAGTTGTGTAAACAACCAACTTCTTTCTCTCTTGATAATTCCCACGAATCTTCTGGGAGATCTCGGAGGGCGTCAGCCAGGCGATCGCCGAGACCTCAGCACGTTGATTCTTGTTCTTCGGATTCATCTTCGCCTCAATAGGCTCCTTACAAGTCGCTAAGTAGTAAATATGCTTGTACCGAACACCGTTAGACCCTGTGAAAACCTCTTCCACAGGTTGTACCGGTAACACAGATATTTTACTGGCGTGAATGTCGGTCTCCTCCTGGAACTCACGAAGAGCACACTCCAGGTCAGACTCTTTCGGGTTACGCCGGCCTTTGGGGAATCCCCACTCTGGCTCCTCCCAACGAATATCTGTCTCATTGATAATCGAGCGAAAGGAGAACGTTCCCTTAGCAGTACTTACACCATCAATAAGAGCTTGTAACTTTTTTTTCGCACGGTAGTACTCATTCTGACGAGACTTGGAACTCTTCTTTGATGTCCACAGTCGGTACCATATCTCATCAGCGTTTTTCACGTTTTTGAGAAACTCGATCTCGTCACGAGTCATGCGCACGATCATTCTGCGAATGTAATCCTGGTCGTTCACTTTGTAACGTGCTCTTGCGATCTCGGCGAAAGACAGAGAGTCTTTACGACGAATGAACAGGTACTTGAGATCTGTCTCTGGGATCGCAGAGTTGGAGACAGGGGTTCTGCTGATCGGAACTCTTTTCTCCTCCAGAATGTTCGGGTCTAGCACAGAGTCGGTCTTGATACAGATGACACCAATACTAGTGATTGGCTGAAAGCATTTTTTGTACACATGTCCGGGTCGTCCGCAGTTACAACACAGGATGTTTCTCCGGTTTCGGTATTTCTTCCCGTGTGGCTGTGTCGGTTGAGTTGGTTGAAGCTTGGTCTTACGATGTGGCCGTAACTCGAAATCAATATCAGAATCTGTTGATCCTGATGACCTTGGACTGGTACCTGTGTTGATACTGTCAGATTTCATCTTGATATCAGTCTTGCCCATTTTGTCTACACACTCTTTGTCAGACTCTTTTTCAGACTCACGCGACTTTAACATTCTAAAGCGCAATAGATATACACTCGATATGCTTTAAGTGTTGCCACTTGACACTCTTGAAAAAAAATGTTTGTAAAACGGGAGGAAAATATTGGCGAAAGGTATCAGGAGTACACGAACAATGTCTCAAGAGTTCAAAGACGGAGTTCTCGTGCAGACTCAGAGAGGAGGTGTGTTTATTCCTTATCCAGATATCGAGGATAAGGACTTCTACGAGAGGATTTATCGTAAGAAGGAGTTCTTCGACACGAAACCTCCAAGACACCCAGACCCGGGTGATCAGAGAAAAGAGACTATGGAGAAGTTATTTTCTAAGGATGGAGATTTTAGATTATCTGCTTCCCAAAGATTTTTGCGTAACTTTATTTCCGAGGCGACTCCTTATAACGGTGTTTTTGTATGGTGGGGAACTGGTGTAGGAAAAAGTTGTGCAGCGATCGCTATCGCAGAGAGATTTCACAAACGCGTAGAAGAGACAGGTAAGAAGATTCTTATGATTGTTGGTCCGAACATTCGTGGAGAGTTCCTGAAAACGATCTTCAATTTTGAGAAGGAGGCCGCGAAAAAGTCGTCCCGACAAGTCGTACAGTGTACCGGACGTACTTATCAGCTAGGTGCGGAGGCTAAGTATCTTACAGAGAAGGCTCGTGAACGCAGAATCACGAAGATGATCAAGGAGGTGTACGAGATTATCGGCACGGACAAACTTCGTAATCGTATTATTCGTGAGACAGGCTGGAACGGTAAATTGTCCACACTGAACGAGAGAATTGTGGAAAAACTTCGAGAGATGTTCTCAGACCGTGTCATTGTTGTGGACGAGGTTCATAATCGTGTATCTACAGAAGGTGCTGATAAGAGTATCCCGACCATTTTCATGGCAATGATCGGTTCCGCGGAGAACGTGAGACTGGTGCTTATGTCCGCCACACCAATGGTTAACTCGCCGGATGACATTATCTTTCCAACTAACTTGTTACGTGTGAATGACGGGAGAGAACCTATCAAGAAACGTGATGTTTTTACAGCAGAAGGACATTTCACATCTAACGGAGAGAAGTTGTTGCGTGAGGCGACACAAGGTTACTACTCTTATGTTCGTGGTGGTGATCCACCAAGATTTCCTTACGAGTTAATCCCACCTGAGTCGAAAACACCAGATCCTGTTTACATGATCGAGGGACAGAAGATTCCACAGAACAAGAAGATGAAAAGCACTCGTGTGATAGAGTGTAAGATGGACTCGTACCAGTACAGAACTTACGTCGCCTCAGTGAACAAAGATAAGGAGAGCAAGACCGGTGGCCTGCTCACAGGATCTCTACAGGCTGGTAACATCGTCTTCCCTTTACCCACTGGGAAGTTCGGTGTTTACGGATCCTCTGGAATTGGCGACAAACAGTCAGAGGATCACCCTCTTATCAAGTTTAAGGACACGAGAGACAACGAGATGTACAAGTACGCTCCTTACGCAGAAGGGTTTTTGCTGGACAAACACATTGGGAAGTACTCTGTTAAGTTCAAGGAGATCTATTCAAGAATTACAGACTCCATAGGCGTAAACTTTGTTTACTCGCAGTTTCTGCCAGCCGGTGTTACCGCTTTGGCTCTAATGTTGGAGGAGAACGGGTTTCTTCCAGCGATTATCACTGGTAAGGAACACGAGTTGTTACAGTCCAAGACAAAGAAACCACCTATCTGTTACAAGTGTGGAAAGCATAAGCACCCAAAGACCGATCATCAATGGTCACCTGCGAAGTACGTTCTGCTGACAGGATCACAGCATCTCAATCCTGACACAGACATCCCTAAGATCTCCGGTTACATCAACCGTGAGGAGAACATGTACGGGAAGCTTGTCAAGGTGCTATTGGGATCTGAGGTGTCCGGAGAGGGTATTGACTTCAAACGTATTCGTCAGGTACACATTTTGGAGCCTTGGTATAACCAGGCAAGAATTGACCAGGTGAAAGGTCGTGCGATTCGTAACGGCTCTCACAAGGATCTACCACCTGAGCAGAGAAATGTGGAGGTGTTCAAGTACTGTATTGTGCCTCCGTCTCGTCGCACTAAAGAGGAGCAGATTGAGACTGTTGATGAGCGTGACTACAGATACGCCGAAGACAAGGATCGTAAGATTAAGGCTGTGGAGTACATTCTGAAACAGATGGCCATAGACTGTCTGTTTCAACGAGAGAACAACTTGAGACTGATTCGCAGGACTGTTAAGCTAGAGAACTCGAGAGGTCAGATCATTAATTTCGTGACAGGTGACAAACCATATTCACGTGAGTGTGATTACAGAAAGTCTTGTGATTACGAGTGTTTCTGGAAGCCGAAGACGAAGAAGGTGAGTATTGACAGAAGTACTTACGGCCCTGAGTTCGCCCAGTCTGACATTGAGAAGGCGAGAGAGCGTGTCCAGGAGTTGTACAAGGAGCAGTTTATCATAGATGTGCGACGTATCTTCGAGTACATGAAGAAGGTGGAGCCGGATATAGATCCGATTTACACCTATTTAGCGTTAGAGTCTCTGATGAACCCAGACGGCGAGTACGCGGTACAAGACAGATACGGCAGAGAAGGGTACCTGATTGAGAGAGACGATCTTTTCATCTTCCAGCCGTTTGATATCGCTGACGAGTTCGCACCGATGTGGTATCGTAAGAATCCGTTAATGACAAAGGTGATGGACTCGCCATTCCCTGTCTCTGAGATCGCGAAAGCGTCAGAGGCGATGCTAGAAGGAAAACTCCCGAAGAAGTCCGGTGATCAGATTCTGAAAGAGAGATGGAAGGCTTACAACAAGATTCAGAAAGCTCTTCTTCCTTACATTAAGAAGAAGAGTGCTTTTGAGGGTATTATCCTTTCAATGACTCTTGACCCACTTCCGGATAAATGGGCTGTGAACATGCTGAAATACCTTTTGTCACCAGCGTACGTGAAGGAGAAGGACAAGGCGAAACAGGCTTTTAACACAGAGGTTGTGAAGTTCTACGCCAAGGAAGGCTCAATATTCGAGGAGGTCAGAAAGAAAGGTAAGAAAAACAAAAAGACCAAGGGCAACAAGGCGAAAAAGGGGAACAAAGAGGAAGGTAGACGAGCTATTATGGTCGGGAACGAGTGTGCTCAGTGGGGTCGTGCCGAGTTTGGTGTGAAGAAGAGACTAAGACAGGACTGGGGGAAGTGTGATCCTGATATTGAGACCTACATGGAGTCAATTATCAATGATAACGAGTACGATGACCTGTGGAGAAAAGTGCCAGCTGGAAAACGTGTTCGTCAGGGTGAGGATGTTAGCAGAAGTGATTATTTGTTCCTTGTTAAACAGTCGAATATTCTGCCTGATTTTGTCGGAACTATTGAGGAGCCTACCGCTAGTAGCACCTCAAAGGCGTTCAAGATCCTTGATTTTACGCGTGAGGAGGAGGTAACCAGGAAAGACCGAGGTAGATCTAAGCGTTCGGAGATCAGAGGGAGAGTCTGTTCCACTTTTAAGGTTCCTTATTTACAGGGGACGTTAGTGGCTATCGAGAAGGTGGCGCGTCAACAGAGTATTCCTAACCTGAAGATACCGGAGACGTCAAAAGAGAAGAAGTCAAGATCGAATATGTGTACACGTCTGGAGTTTCTTCTGCGGGTTCTTAACGAGTTTACGGACAAACTCTGGTTTTACAAAGGACGTTTCGTCACTGAAACTGAGGTATAAACCCTCAAAAATAGGATACGTTGGCTGGAAAAAATTGATGTTCGGAAAATACATAAAGAGGAGAAGGTATAAGTAGAGTGAAACCATGACCTCTCGTCTTGATCTATCCGGAATCTACGATCAGACTCGTCTGAGAAGGATCCTGGCCATACGGCCGTCCATGCTCACGAGCAAGTTTGAGGAGAATCTCCTTAATGTCCTACGAAGAGAGGTGGAGGACAAGGTTGTACCTGAAGGGTACGTGGAGAAAGGGTCTGTGGAGATCAAAGATCATGGACCTCCTGAGACCGAGGTTACTCGTTTTCGAGGAATCGCACGTGTTGAGGTTACTTTCGTGGCTAACGTCTGTAATCCTACCAAAGGAGATGTCCTGGAGTGCCAGGTGAAGAGGTTCAACCAGTTCGGCATTATGGCTATGGCCGGGCCTCTCAACATTGTTATCCAAGGAAAGTTCGACACACAGGTCGCTGTAGGGCAGATTCTCCGAGTGAGAGTGGTCGCACGTGAGCTTCTTCTGAACAAGAACCAGATTAACGTTTACGCCGAGCTTGCCTCTGACAAAGAAGTTGAGGAAAAAGTGGATCTACCAGAGGAGGAGCTACCTAGCAAAGACGATACCATGGAGGAACTCTCTCCTGAGGAAGAGACAGATATGGAAGAGACAGAACTTGAGGAACCTGAGACAGAGCCAGAGGACGGTGATGAAGATGGGGACGAAGACGGTGATGTCGATGACGATGAAGATGAGGAGGAAGAGCGTGAGAGAGAGGCACAAGAAGGTGGTTACAATCTTCAGTACAATGTGAGAGACGAGGAGAATGATGGTGACTTTGAGCCTGGTGATGGTGATGAGTATCAGTCAGGTGGTGACGAGGACGGAGACGGAGAAACCGAAGAGAACGGTTCGGATGATGAGATGGCAGATGAAGATGAGACTGATTAGTGATAACCATCATATCTCTAATGGGCTTAAAGAAGAGTCAATCGCATAGTTAACTAGAAATGTCGGCAAAGGCGTTATTTCTAAAATCAGGAGATGTCGCACCAGAGGATATTCTAAGCTCTGGCTTTGAGAATATCTCAGAGGAGGAGCTAAACAGACCGTTTACATTTGATCAGAAGAAACGTGTCGCAGAGAAAGTGACAGCTCTATCCAAGGACGCTCATCTCGAGATTTTCTTTCTGCTAAAAAAGCACGGGGCGAAGTACACGTCCAATCACAACGGGATGTTCTTTAACATCAACTCTATCTCGAACGACGTCCTTAATCGTCTGGAGAAGTTAGTGGAGTTTTGTCATCAGAACGAGAAGAACCTGGCGAAGAGCTATGACAAAAGGTTCACTTCACATCCTGACACACCTAGTAAATCGGTAAAGGTTGAACCAAGTAAGGAGAAAGAAGTTGAAAATAGTGATGAGACATCTGAAGGTGAGAGTGAGTCATCTGAAGAGTCTGCTACTGAGGACAGTGATTCTGAAGATAGTAATGAGGATGAGGAGGAGGACGAGGAGGACGAGGAGGATGGGGAGATTGAGGCTCTGAGCAAAAGATTATCACCAAGAAAGAAAGGGAAAGGGAAAGCGAAAAGCAAGCAGGCAACAAAAGCTGTCGCGAAAGAGAAAAAGTTCCATGGATCATGTGCGAGAGTTCTCAACCAGATCAAGAAACACGCATGAGTCACAAACAATGTAAAACTTAGATATAAAGGTTACCACGTATGTATTGAAGGTGGTCATTTACAGTTAAAATGGCGTTTGAGTTATTGCGAAACCTGCAATACGGTTCAGGATCTGATTGTGGTCAGAACCTAAACCGTTATCCATCACGTATACTTCCGATCTCTTTCATCGATGAGTTTGATGATATTCAGAATGAAGTGTTGGGAGTGGACATATGCGTCACTGATCTGAAAGGAGGAAAAGAGAGTGAAGATAGTATTCCAACTATTGAGTTCGAACCTCCAAGACTGGGAAAGGGAGTTATAGTATGTGACTCACGTAGGAAACTCCCAGAACCCGCTGCGTACTTCTCCGGTGCGCACAGCTTTGTTATGTCCTACCTGTACTTGACTCATGTTGAGTTCTACCAGAACTGTCATCTTCCTCGTAGAGCTACGGAGATTCTTCGAGATTACCTCCGAGAACAGCTAACACTTAAGCCTGGCGCCGAGGAAAAAAAGAGAGGTGGGGGCAAAAAACTGATTCAGCTTCTTATGGCAAAAGGGGAGGAAGGGCTCGACACAGACCCAAGTAAGAACCCGTATTTCTCAACACTCTACGATCATCTTCTGAAAAAGGACGAGACCATAGTTATCATTCGAAGTTCTGAGACAGGTTACTACTCTCGAACTCTTCCTACGAAACTACCAAAGTTTACACTCGATCCGGAGAAAGCAAACAAGACTTGCTATATTCTGTTGGAACTGCCGAACGGTAGATTCTCACCTTACGGAAAGACATACACTACTTAGTTTTATCATACTTAAAGCCTCTGAGGTAATAAGATAATTAGGGCAAACAATCTTGTCTAAAGTACTGCGAAGACATTAGACATTAGTCATTATGTTCACCCTACGAGATGCAGAGGAAACGCGCATTAGGTCGTTTATCTCCAAACGACTCTCCAACTCTAAGAACGAGTTGGAGGCCAGAATCTTCCCTCCGATTCCTGGCCAAGATATCACGGTAGACTATTACCAGTTTCACCGTGTTCTCAAAAGATACACCTACAAGAAAGAGCTAGGTGGGTTCGGGTATCGTAAAGAGTTCACGACGCAACTTAACGTCTCCAGTGTTCGTAACCCCGATCTTCGTGAGTCGGTAAAAGGAATGAACGCGGTTAAGCTTTACTGGCTAACCGGAAAGGTTGAGGATGTGCTCAAACATGCTCCCGAGTCTCTCCATCGTATGAACAAGAAGAAGAAGGACAACGTCGATCTTTCTAACTACCCTGTTCGTATCGCTCTGGCGGAAGAGCAAGAGATTGACGCGTCGAACTCGAAAGATTTCCAGTTTCTGAACAACAAGGACTTTCCGAAGACCTTTAGGTTACAGAACCGTGTATCTGTGTACACAGATGACGAGCTGTTCAGAATCGATTTCACGACTGTGAAGAGAGGAGAGGGAAAGACCTTCCGTCAGTCACGAACCCTTCAGGCGTTTCCTGTGTATGAGATAGAGATTGAGTACATCGGAGAGCAGACCGTTGGTAAGGATGAGATCTTCTCAGGTCTTATCAGGAACGTCGGTCTTCTGCTCACCATCTACTTCGACTCTCCGATTCTTATCACTAAATCACTCTCTTCTGAGGTTCTTGATAATTACCGACTGCTTATTCGCAAGAACGAACGTTTTCGCAAGAGCAACCGTAAGGACGCTCGTTCACGTAGAACTGATTTCATCACAGCGAAGCCTCGTACCCTTCATCGCGAGAACTGTAGAAATGATCCTAGAGTTCCTAACATTCTTCGTAATTACGGTGTAACGTACAAGGCAGACGGTGTTGGTATGCTCATGTACGTCGTTCCTGATAAGAAAGGAGACGGACATTCCGGTAATATGTTTCTGTTAGATAGTAGCTTCCGCATTCTTCCTGTTGGGGAAACATTGAAAGGATGGGGAGACTCGATCTTGGAAGGAGAGTACATCCGGGATAACCACACGTTTTACGCTTATGACATGCTGTACGCGAAAGGACTTGACATCCGTAATAAACCACTGGAGAGCTTTAACGAGAAGTCGTCTTCTCGTCTGAAGTACCTACAGGAGTTCGTTCTAGCTTTGAACGGGTCAGAGGTGTCTGCTCAACCTGATCAGAAAGGTGGAGATAATGGTGATGAGACAGATGTGGAGGAAGAGGAGGGAGAGGAGGAGACTGACGCTGAGACAGAAGCAGAGGAGACTGAGGATGAGGATGAGGATGAGGATGAGGATGAGGATGAGGATGAGGATGAGGATGAGGATGAGGATGAGGAGGTTGCGCAAGAGAAGGCGCAACCACCTGAGCCGGAGCCTAAGAAGGTCGCTCCTAAGACGCCTGTTGTACCTGACAAGCCTGTAGAGAGTAAGATCTACGTCAAAGCCAAACCGTATCTGTTCGGTAACGGTGAGCAGATCTTCCAGAAGTCCAAGGAGCTTTGGCGTGGACGTGAGGCTCAGCCTTTTCATGTGGATGGTTTGATCTACACTCCTGCGAACGATCCTTACCCATCTAAGCCTGGAACTTGGGACAGACTGTTCAAATGGAAGCCACCTCAACTGAACACCATTGACTTCCTAATTCAGACAGTGAAAGGTCAGAACGGCAAGGATCGTCTGTACCCGTACGTTCGTGTGGAGTCAGAAGAGCAGAAAGCCAGAGACACTAGCGATTACGCGGTAACACAGTACAAGATTCTAAATCTGAATGTTGGTGGACGTACAGAGTCTTACAACCGCCGTACATCATCGCTCAAGTCTGGTCGTGGTGCTGTTCTCTTCCAGGAGGCGAAGGTTCCTGTGACAACTGATGGTAAGATTATGGCGAAGGATCCTCTGTCCGGGCTTGTTCAGGAGATTATGGACGACACTGTTGTCGAGTTCTCTTATAATGAAGACTCTCCGTTCCCATGGACACCGATTCGTGTTCGTCATGGAAAGACTGAGCAGTACAGGAAGTACAAGAGCAACTTCGGTAATGACGAAAGGATCGCCAGGGATATTTGGCGTAGTATCCAGGTTCCTGTTACAGAGAGGATGATCACTAGTGGTGATATCCCACCTCCATCTTCTCAGAACGAGGTGAGATACACACGTGACCAGACGAATGTCGCATCGGGTCCTCGGCTCCCATACCAGACGTTCCACACAGTGTACGTGAAGGACAGACTTTTGAGATCAGTTGCTCTTGATCCAAGAGATCCCGACCGTGGTGCTGGATACCTGGTTGATTTCGGATCCTCGCGTGGTGGTGACCTACGTCGTTGGAACGAGATTGGATACACTACGGTGATTGGTATTGATCTTGACCCTGACTCAGTTGAGCAGTCATCACTTCGTTACGAGAGAATGCAAACTGATAAGGATATCTTCCGAGTGAACTTCCTCTGTGGTAACCTTACAAAGCCTATTTTCCCTAACTATGAGTCAGCATGTCCGACCACAGAGAGTGAGGCTGAGTCGATGAACTGGAAGGAGTTGATGAAGCTGAACATTCCGCAGAAGTATATCTTCGATGTGGTGAGTTCACAGTTTGTGATCCATTACGCGTTCTCAGACGAGATCTCGATTCGAACTTACTTTCAGAACGTTACTGACAACCTTCGCATTGGTGGTCACTTCATCGGAACCACGTTTGACGGACAGCGTGTGTACGACGCGTTGAAACGTCGCTCGTCTATCTCTGGATCACGTGGTAAGGACAAGATCTGGGAGATCACGAAGCTTTACGGAACGAAGAAGTTCACAGATGGTAAGTCGAACCTGGGAATGGCGATCGATGTGTATGTTGGCACAATTGGCATAGCACACAAGGAGTACTTGGTCTCGTACAAGTACATGGAGTCTTTGGCTAATGAGTACGGACTTGAGCTTGTCAACGTGACACCGTTCTCAGAGTACTGGAAGCAAGGCTCTGAGTCATCCAAGGTATCTGGCAAGATTCGTGCGATGAGTGAGGCAGAGAAGCAGTTCTCGTTCTTCTTCTCCTCGTTCACGTTCAAGAAAACAAGGCAGGCGCCAGAGACGACGTACAGAAAACTGATTAAGCTTCAGCGCAAGGCTGAGAAGAAGGCGAAGAAAGCTGTTAGAGCGGAGGAGTAAGAAAATAATGAAGGATAATGATTAACGAAACAACTAACTAAAACTTAATTAAGCCAGGGTCACTTGGGGCGTACGCCTTGAGTGATCCTGGCTTAATTACGTTAGATCACAGGGGATACTTAAACAGCTTACTGTAAATTACTAACGCGGTCTTCCGAAATCTCGTAGTTCCGATTATGATATCCACTGTTGACAGTAATTCTTCTGAAGAAAAGGGTGATAGCCTAGCGCATGTACTTCCTGAAACGGAGACAGCTGTTTTCAGAGTTAATACTCTGGAAACTAAACTTCCGCACCATTTTAAAGTGGCACAAGTGGAGAACGACATCATCTTCCCTAAATTATGTAGAGAGGTCTCGGATTGTAAATGCCTCATTGACATTGACGAGAACGCTAAACACTGGGACAAAGCGAAGCGAAAGACAAATCCGTACGAACTTGTTCATATAATCGGGACTAATAATCTACATTCGGATGATCTTGTACGTAGAAACAACATTGAGAACTACTCACCACTCTCAAGAGCGTTCTTTAAGATGTTGGAGATATACGACAGTTTGAGAATTATACCTGATGAGTTTAACTCTAAGTCTGGTGCGATAGCACATTTAGCAGAAGGACCCGGTGGGTTTATGGAGGCTGTTTACAAAAGGCGTAAGGCTGACGGTCATCAAGATGATCATTTCGGAATTACTTTGTACCCGAAGAACAGAAACATTCCAGGATGGTCACAACTACATCGTCGCAAGACTCATCCATTACATAACCCAAAAGTGCGCATGCTTACAGGTGATCTGTACAAGACGAACACTATTCTGAACTTTGCGAAGCATTTCCGTTCAAAGAAGGCTTTTCTCGTGACATGCGACGGAGGGTTTGACTACAGTAAGGACTTTAACAATCAGGAGCGTAACTCTTGGCGTATAATCTTCGCTGAGATCGTGACAGGTTTGTTAGTACAGAAAAAAGGAGGGACAATGGTCTGTAAGATGTTTGATCTGTTCACTCATTTCTCTCTACAGATGATCTACATACTTACAGCGTTGTACAAGGATGTCTACATTTTCAAACCGAGGACATCAAGACCGGCCAACTCGGAGAAATACGTAATCGCGAAAGGTTTCAAAGGGATCACAAAGAGTGTTATCTCTTCTATGCTTGGTATGGTACAAAGATGGGAGGAGATGACAACTGTTCACAAAGATATATCTTCTGTGAAGAAGGAGGATGTTGAGCTCAAAGAACGATCTGGGACATCTCAGGATCGTTCGATCGCGAAGTTTAAAGATCAGAAAGTCAAATGGTTACATATTATTGTTGAGAACCTACCACTGCCAGAAACGTTCGTCTCGCGCGTTCGAGAAATTAACGAGACGTTAGCTGACCAACAAAAGAGGTATATTGAGCTTACACTAGAACATATCAAGGGAAGAGGTGACACTACTTGGAAGGAGACACAGGTGCGTCTGGCGCGAGATTGGTTTACGCAGTACCGCGTTTTTACGAAAGAGGAAGTTCGTGCGTTTTACCACCAAAAAAAGGGAACGTTACGGGATGGTAATTTGAAAAAACAGACTTAAGAAGTGTCTGAAAACAGACCATTGTGAAAATGGCATCAACGTCAACTATCAGAACGCACTATGTACGCGAATCGAAAGCGAATGAGACAGAATGTACTGACATAGGTCAACATTCTAGAATATCTGTACTCATGGACAAGATCTCTGAGTATTTCCAAGAAAAAGAGGCCATTAACCTGTTTCTTTCTATTGTTAACTCAGAGTCAAAACTGTCTCTGCGTGTTATTGATTTCTTTGTGACAAACTACGCGAGAAAGAACGAGGTTATCTACGAGATTATTAACGATAAGAAACGCCGTGAGAAGTTTATGGTACATTACAGTTACAAAGCGCAGTTAAAGGCATATTCGAAGAGACAGTTCGACCCATTCTGTCGTAGAGAAAGGATTAACTTCACAATTGATGGTCTAGATAACGATCCTGTTGAAGTTCGTACGACAGTTGGACAACTGAACTTTTTCCGATGGGCGATCAAGAATGGGGTTCTGGATTACATTGATAAGAATCTTGAGGCGATTGAGTCTGAGATGAATCAGTCTCATCGCAAGGGGAAGAAGAAGAAGGTGAACACAACTAAGGGTGGAAAGAAGGTGAAGGTTGTGAGGAAGAAGGACAAGTTGGCTAAAGCAACAAAAGCTAAGAGAGAGTCCGAAAGTAGCGATGAGGTTACTACGTCTTTCACGGTGAACACAGAGGATCCGAACGGCGACGGACGCAAGGATCTCACACTGTCTACAAGTAAGACTGTCTCCAAGCACAACGTTATAATCACCGTTAAGTTTGACTAGATACTTAGCGTAAAACAAAAAATTATGTTGGAAAGTGTATACCAGGAAAGAAAAACCCGGTTTAAAAATGTCTCGTGCTCAAATTCCCGATGACTACGCGGCGTACTACTCTTTCGCCAAACCGTTCGCGTCCGGAAGTGGATTCTGCTACCCTTCCATGGATTACGCAAAATACTACTGTAACGCCGCGGACGGAAAGACAGTGGGTGGTGCCCGTCGCAAAAAGCGTAAGACAGCGACCAAGAAGAAACGCACGGTGCGTAAACGCTCTCGCTCCAAAGCGCGTTCCAAATCCCGTAAGACCACAAAAAAGCGTACTACGAGACGTAAGCGTGGTGGAGCTACGTCCACTGTGAAACGTGGTGGTGCTCGTCGTAAGACAGTACGCAAGCGTAAAGTTACACGTCGTAAGCGCTCGGTAAGCCGTAAGCGCAAGCCCGTTCGTCGTACAAAGCGCAAGACTACGAGAAAGCGCAAGGTGACTCGTAAAACTACACGTCGTTCGCTCTCACGTAGCAAGCCTCGTCGCAAAAAAAAACGTAAGATGAGGGGCGGACGTCAGGCTGGCGGTGGTGCTCAGTTCGGAAACACTGAGGTTCATCACGTTGGTCGTACTGCCAACGCAGGACTTACCCCAGCCCATACTGCCAGAGGAATGCCATATGTTCCTGTAACTCCTGCGACAGTTGCCAGAAGCAGACTCGGGTCTAAACTCGCAGCAATGTCAGGTGGTGGATGTTGTGGTCGTCAACCCGAGAATCTCTTCAGAACGGCGATGCCAAAGGTCTCCGAGGAGTTCCTAAGCAGAAACCTTGGTATCGCTTTCAAGACCACCGCAGGTGGCAGAAACAACCGCAAATCCCATAAGAACAAATCCCATAAGTCTCATAAGTCTCATAAGTCCCATAAGAACAAATCTCACAAATCTCACAAGTCCATGAGAAATAAGAAGAACAAATCACGCTCACGATCTCACCACTCTCGTTCCAAGAAGGCTAACGGGTCTAAACTGGGGCGCAACGTGCGTAAGACACTGAAAAACGTGTCTCATAGAACTCAGAAGGCTCTTAACAAGACTGGAAACGCTCTGAAAAACGCTGCCAGAACGGTTGGTCTTACCAAAATGATGGGCGGACGCGTGTCGCGCTCAAGAGCACGACAGGCTGGCGGACGCGTGTCGCGCTCAAGAGCACGACAGGCTGGCGGTGCCACCGGAATGCCGATGCGCTGGTTCGATCCTAACTGGGGATCCTCAGGTCGCGGTGTCGCTGTTGTCCCACCGGGATGGCGTGGTGCTAGTTGTATGGCCTCCGCGTACGGGCAGATTGTAGGACGTTCGTTCCCTTACACTAACCTAGCACCTTCTCCTAACGCCACAGGTCAGCAGACTGGTGGGGGACGCGTGACGCGCGCAAGCACACGTCAGGCTGGGGGACGCCGTTACGCACGCAAGACTCGTAAGTCACGTAAGTCCTCTTGCTGTTCCATGGGTGGTGGCGCGCGTCGTAAGAAGCGCAAGACCACGAAACGTCGCAAGCGCTCTGTGAGTCGTAAACGTAAGACAACTAGAAAGCGTAAGACTACAAAGCGTCGTAAGCGTTCTGTCTCTCGTAAGCGTAAGACGAAGCGCAAGCCTCGTAAAACGACTCATAGAGCGCGTTCCAAGTCCAAGCGTCGCTCTAAAAAAAAAAGGTAAGTAAGGCTCGAAAGCGTAAACCTAGAAAGGTGAAGAGTGGTGGTGGTAATATTACCTGTTGTGGAGAGACCGCGGATGATCGGGGAACCCCACAGAAGTTAGAGGTTCTTACAGGATATCGGAATCGTTTATTAGGCAAGCAGGTCGCCGAGAAATAACTGAAATCCATATCTTACCTAAAAGAGATCAGATCTCGTGTCCCAAAGCCGGGGTCAGTCTGATTAATTTTTTTGGGTAATATATACTGAGTTATACCCAGTTCAGCATGTCGAACGCCAACAAGAAGAAAATGGCCAAAAACTGTTTGGGCGCCTTGGATAATATGAACAAGGCGAACCGCAACGCCCTGTTCGGGAAGCTTATCGAGCTTCACAAGAAGAACAGAGGGAATGCGAACAAGAACAAGAAGGCCAACGCTAACAAGAAGAACATGGCCACTGGCCCTAAGAAGAACGCTAAAAACGCGAACAACAAGAAGAAGAACGCGGCCACTGGTGCTAAGAACAAGTCGATTCTTAACACTGTTCGTAATGCGCTCCCTCAACTTGGAGGTGCCCGTAAGAAGCGCAGGAAACGCAAGAAGACTAAGAAAACTAGTAAGCGCAAGAGCTCACGTAGCCGTTCTAAATCGAAGAGGCGCGTGACCAAGCGCAAGCGTTCTGTGCGCCGTAAGCGTGGTGGATCCCGCACTGTCTCTCGCGCCCGTTCTCAGACCGGAGGACGCAAGTACGCGCGCAAGATGAAGAAGGGTGGTATGAAGAAACATAGTATGCGAAAGCGCCATATGAAGAAGGGCGGTATGAAGAAACGCAACCACTCACGCTCCCGTCATCACAAGAAGAGCAAGAGCAACCACAAGAAGGCCAAAGGCCATCACAAGAGTCATCACAAGACTAAACGTGCTCTTTCCAATCATGTGAAACACCACAAGAACCATCACAAAAAGCGCAAGGCTTCCAAGTCCAAGTCTAAGCGTAAGGGAGGCACCGGACTGGGTCTTGCCCGCCTGGTCATGCCTCGTGGTCTCAACCCGTTCCTGACCACTGCTGGTCTTGTCGCCCTGGCTAAGTCAGGTCACAAGCGTAAGGCCTCCAAGTCCCGTCACCGTTCTCGTTCCCGCTCCAAGTCTCGCCGTCGTCGCGGAGGTATGGGAGTTGCCGGTCTGGTGATGCCTCGTGGTCTCAACCCGTTCGTGACTGCTGCCGGCCTGACCGCTCTGGCTGCTTCCGGAAAGGGAGCCAAGATGCGTCTGCCCAAACTTGGCAAGAAGAAGAGACGTCGCTCTAGCTCCAAGTCTCGTCGCCGTAAGAAGCGCGGTGGTTCTCTCACCGGAGGAGCTCGTCGTAAGAGCAAGACACACAAGAAACGCAAGCGATCTGTCTCTAAGCGTCGCAAGTCCAAGTCGCGTAAGCGTTCCGTGACTCGTAAGCGCCGTAAGTCTAAGCGCGGTGGTGGCTCTCGTTCTCGTAGCCGTCGCTCCAAGTCTCGTGCTGTGAGCCGTCGTCGTTCCAGATCCCGTTCTCGTCGTTCCAAATCCAAATCTCGCTCTCGCTCTCGTCGCGGTGGTGCTCATTGTGGCAAGTCCCGTCGTGGATGGGGATCCAAGTGTGCCGCTCGCAAGGTCGGTGGTGCCCGTAAGAAAAAGCGCAAGCGCTCTGTAAGTCGTAAGCGCAAGACCAAGCGTAAGGTTACTCGTAAGCGCAAGCGCTCTGTGAGCCGTAAGAGCAAGACCCGTCGTAAGAAGCGTGGTGGAGCCAAGAAGAAGAGAAAGCGCTCTCGTTCTAAGAGCAAGAAGCGATCCACGTCTAAGCGTCGTAAAAGACGTACAAAAAAAAAAAGAGTAAAACGTGGTGGTGGTTCTGATTGGATGACCGTACAGTACGCTCGTGGTCCTTCCAACTACCCTAACCGCGGTTGGTGCGGATCCGGAGTGAAGCAGTTCTCTAACTTCGCCTCAAAGTCTCAGTACGTTCCTAACTCCTCTCTGCGCACTGGCTGGGCTAATCCTCAGCTTGCCGGGCGTACTTGTGGTATGTGTAAGTAAGTGAGCGAATAGTCATTTTACTTAATCAACTAACTTAACCTCTTTTCGCAACAATTGTGAACAAGTGTTTCGAAAAAGTAGGCGCAAGCTTTCAATATCAAAAATCTGACCAGTGTTATACGGAGATGGCGAACCGAACTATTAAGGCCAAGATCCGAGAGGGTGTTTTCCCAGGAAACCGTGTTTACGTACCCACACCAGAACACGGATTTGTAGAGGCTGAGGTTATCAAGGTCTCTAACAAGGCGAACAAGGTTAAGTCTGTCACTCTACGTTACGTCGATGACTTTGTCAAGGAGACCTACGGAGATGACGATGTTGTCTACATGGAGTCCAACCTACAGAAAGTTGTGCCAAAAGGAGCTGAGACAGTCAGACCTTTACATTGGGTACAACAGAATCGCAAGGAGTTTCCTGAATGGGTGACAAGAACGTTCCTTCGTTATAACTCATGTAAACCGATTCGTAAGAAAGCGAAGAAAGGTTTTCAGTTATTTGACTATCAGGCTTTTATTCGTGATTACTTAGGACACAACTCTCCGTATCGCGGACTTCTAGTGTTTCACGGTTTAGGATCTGGCAAGACCTGTTCAGCGGTCGCTGTCTCTGAGAATCTAAAAGATACGAGAAACGTCGTCGTTATGTTACCAGCATCTCTGCGTAACAACTTCCTTAATGACGGCCTGAAGAAATGTGGTGATCCTCTGTACAAGGAGACATCTGGTAACAGAATGATCAAGGAGAAATACTCTTTTATCTCTTACAACGCCTCCAATGTTATCAAACAGATAGAGAATGTAGGATCTCTTGATAACAAAGTTATTATTGTTGATGAGGTTCATAACCTAGCGACGATGATCACCAACGGACTTCGTGGAATGGGACGTCAAGGAGCCGAGGTGTACAGAAGATTACTAGAAGCTAAAAACTGTAAACTCACATTCTTATCAGGAACACCACTAGTGAACACACCTTTTGAGATAGCTGTACTCTTTAACATTCTACGTGGTCTTATCGAGGTGACAATGTTTGCTGTCAGAAACTTCTCCGAGGTTACCATAGATGATTACCTGGCTGAGGTGATTAAGGATGATCGTATCGGATACGTCGACTTTAACAGACGTAACCGTTCGATGGTGGCTATTCTGAAAGTCCAGTCATGGGACATGGAGTTCGAACAGACTGTTCGTTACATGGAGAAGAAAGGTAAGGAACACGGGGCTATCGTAGACTTCCAGAAAGTTGATAAATACAGCTTATTTCCTGAAGACGAGGATGAGTTTAACTCTTACTTCGTGAAGAACGACGATTTCGTGAACAAAACTACTTTTCAAAGACGTATTCTCGGTCTTACGTCTTATTTCAGAGGCGCATCAGAGGATAACACGGACTTCCCGACTTTGTTACCAGAGAAGATGGTTCGTGTACCGATGTCTCCTCACCAGTACGAGATCTACGAGTTGGCGCGTGAGGAGGAGAGAAAGAAAGAGCGTAGAGCGGCTATCTCTGCGAGAGACAAGCAGAAGAAAGGCGCGACACAGGTGCCGACATTAGCTCGTGTATTCTCCAGAGAGTTCTCTAATTTCGTGTTCCCTGACTCCATTCTTAGACCTTTTAAGGCTATTCAGTTTATCTCTGCGTCTGTGCAGAAGGAGAAAGACGAGGCGATTAAATCCAAGTTGGCGAAAGGAGAGATCACCGAAGAGGAGGCAAAAAGATTAATGAGACCTGTCCTCACACAGGATCAGTGGGAGAGACAGTTGAACGCAGCGTTATCAAAGGTGTCAGACCCTGACAAACCGTATCTGAAACCAGGAAAAGAAGGTCTCATGCGTTACTCTCCTAAGATGCTCGCGATGCTGAAAGAGATCGAGAAGTCCAACAAAGGTCTTGTTCTTGTTTACTCAGCTTTCCGCAAAGTGGAAGGACTGGAGATCTTCGCGAGAATCCTGGAAGCGAATGGGTACAAACGTTATCTGGCTGGTCATAAGATGGTACCCAAGGATGATTACAAGCGATTTGCTTTTTACTCTGGTCAGGAGGACTTTAAGGATCGTGAGAGAATCAAGAGACTGTTCACTTCATCGGAGAACAAAGAGGGTAAGTTAATTCGAATGTTACTCACATCCTCCGCAGGAACAGAGGGTCTAGATCTGAAGAACATTCGTAAAGTTCTTATCATGGAGCCGTACTGGCACGAAATTCGTATTCGCCAGGTTGTCGGACGTGCAGTTCGTAAGAACTCTCACATTGACTTGCCTGAAAAGGAGAGAAATGTACAGGTTTACCGTTACTTATCTGTTCTGGATCCTAAACAGAGACAGTTATCAAGGGAGAAGATGAGTACTGATGAGTACGTGCTTCGAGTTGCGAAAAAGAAAGAGGCGCTTAACCAGGATGTTATGCAAGCTGTGAAAGAGGCGGCTGTTGACTGTACGCTTAACCAGTGTGTGAACGGGATGAAAGGAAAGTGCTTTAAGTTCGCGGGATCTAAAGAAGGTTTGGCGTATCTACCGGATCTATCAAGAGATATTGTTTTCGGTTACGAACAGACAAAGACAAGAACGATAAAGCGTAAGGTTCTTCTGGCAGGACTTACGACAGACAACGAGATCGTTTTCAAGAAGTCAAAAGGCGGTCCATGGTATCTTGGTAACGGTGAGAAATGGTCAGGAAAGAAAAGACCAAAGATGGTGAAAGGCAAGAGATTCGCTTACGACCCTGAATCTATGCAACTGTTTGACTACGAGACTCTTAAGCGCACTGGTAACCTCTCAGTTGTTGGAAGAGTTGACTCCTCAGGAAGAGTAATTCCACTCTGAGGGGATCAGGGGATATAAATCAGAAATATTCTTATTATATAGAGGATGTCGTCACCTGCCCCGCCAGTACGTTCAGAACCCATAACCATTCCTGGTGCAAACCCACATATCGTATCATGGAGAGAATCTCTTTCTCAGAAAATCACTGAGAAAGAGACCCAGATTAGTGTTTTGCAGTCAAAGATGAAGACAATGCAGAGAGTCACGGACAAACAGAAAGAGAACTTAGAATCTCTTTTCTCATCTATTGAGGGTACTCTTGACCAAGTTCAGACATCTGTAGAGATGTTCTCCAAGAATATCTACACAAAAATCAGAGAAACAAAGAAAACACTGAAAACTCTGGAGGGGTCAGATGAGGTTTGTGATCTATCACCGTTACAGTTTCGTGGACACCATTTGTTCGTCTTATTTAAGGATCTTTACAAAGAAGCAGGTTGTTTCTTCTCAAAACGCGAGTTTGACGTAGAACCCTTCCAGTTGAAAGAGGAGAAAAAGAAGAAACCAGTGGATCATCAATCTTGGTTAGACTTCCTTGGTATCACGGATGATATCGGGGAAGACCCTGAATGGTTGGACTGGTTAGCTCCGATTTGGTCACTTGAGGAACATTACAAGATGGCTTTGAAAGAGTTTAAGAAGGCTGAAGGTCTTTACAAGATTGACTACGAGAAACTAAAACGAATGAGAGATAAGTTTGACAAATTAAAAAATGAGTTAGGATCTTTGGAAAAGGAGAGAGACGCTGTACATAGTTTCTCAGAACATATCACTAAGATCTCCAGATCTGCAGACTCAAACATCTCTAACGGTTCAGAGGAGTTTTACGATGCGCCTACTGGCGCAGTTGAGATTCAAGATCCTAACCCTATCATTGTCTCGCCAAGTTCACCAAGCTCTCCTGATGATTTTAGTAATGCTGAAGCAATCGAAACATGAAAGACGCCTGCTCCTTTCTAGGAATCATCACGTAATCCTCCTTGTCGTACTCTAAATTCTTGATATCTCGATATCGAACACCACCTTCGTAATTAACAGCCTTTTTATCCTTAGACGTGACACCACTTGTGTTTCTACGTAGGAACCCTAATCTATTAATAGTTTTCCACGCTTTATCAGATTTTATCGTGACTGTATCATCAGTGACGTTAACGATCTTACAGTATTGGTACTCAGATGTCTCTGGTGAGTCAACAAAGAAAAGATCATCTTCGGTGAAGTACCTATTCACAGGAAGTTTACTCTTTGTCTTCTCCGTGCGTAGAGACCCGACCTTGTTCTTCGGGAGTTCTTTCTCCTCCGAGACGTACATTCTGAAACTAACCTCTCCTCTTCTCTTGTTTAGTTTCTGTGAGTAGATGAAAACAGAAGGTTGTAGACTTATCATATCTGATTTCTCCGGGTAAAGACATCTCACGTAAACAAGGTCTCTGTCAGGTAGTTTTCTACTAAGTTTACTGCTCTTGAATTCAAGTGGTTGTCCGTCCGCTGTTAGAACTGAGATAGAAAGAGTTCTTGGTGTATCTCTCAAGTTAACTGTCTGTCTTTCCAGAACGTGCGCACGCATAGTGACGAAATGAGAGTTCAGATTTGACGGAACAGGTTTCAGACGAGCAAACGCTCCTTTCGGTACACCTGTTCCGTGATTCGTTGTTCCCCACTCAGGAATACACAACCACAGATAAGGCTCCTCGAAAACTTCAGGAATATCTTTTGGCAGAGAGACATCAAGACACTCCACAACACTAACGTTACGTAGATCATCATCGGATAAAACCGGTGAAACACCAGGATCTTTAGACTGAAACAACAGTAGATCATTTAGTTTCACCTCGGAAGTGTCAGAGTCCACACCATCTGTTGTCAGAACGAAATCATAAGGTGATGGATAAGCACTCACGTCTCTGAACTTCGAGTGTATTGTCAGATAGACATCTCGTGTCTCTGACCGTTCCTCCGGAATATTTGGAGGTGGTTGAGTCATTTGGGGAGTGATTGGTTGAGGTAGTTGTTGTGGTCTCGGAAGTTGTGGGGGTCTAACCATCTGTGATCTGTCAAAACTAGATTGAGGTGTATCCTTGACAGAAGTCGCGTTGAGCATCGACTCATCAAGACCAGCGACGAAATTATCAGATGAGAACGGTGCGTGCGCCTCCGGTACTGAGCCGATGGGTTTCCTAGCCTCTCGTGACTGTACCATGTGAACCTGGGCAGGTGTGCCAGATGTTGCTTGTGGAGTCGGGTCATTCACAATATCTTTCTGCTCCATCGGTTTCTCCGTACTTTGTTGTAGAATCTGATCATCTCTTTGTCTCTCCGCCATCATCTGTTGGAAACGTTCTTCTGGATTCACTTGGTCTTCCTCTTGTGATTGCGGAAGAGTGAAATCAACTTTGGTAGGATCTTGCTTACGTGTTAGCTCCGCGCGTTGAGTCTCGATACGCTTAAAAGCATCACCAACTCTTTCTTTGGATCTACGAACCATTCCACCGTCTCGGGTGGACATTGGTGGTGCTGGAAACTCATCAAAACTCTGTTTCGGGTGCATATCAGGTCTTGGTGGAAGTAACTGTTGTGCGTTCATCTGTCTGTCTTGTAAAGCGGTGATCTCACGTTTGTTACTACCTATATCCATTCTACGCAGTCCACGAGGATCTCTTGGATCTTCAGGTGGTGGTAGATTAGACTGATTTGGGTAAAATCCTGCGTTAGCAGATGGTGGGAAACTCGCGTGTGTACCGTTCTGTTGCTGGCCACTCCAACCGTTCTGAGCAGATCTTGCTACAGGACCTTGCTGTTGTGGTGCTCTTTGTACTTTCTGCATAACCTTCGCCAGGACAGCTTTGTTCAACTGCTGAACAAACTTCGCACGCTCTGATCTCGGAAGTCCTTTCTGAGTACCTGTTTGTGCGATTGCTTGATCCATCTCCGCGATAATCAACTGACGATAGTTCTCGGGGAGCCTTCCTCCAGATGTCTCTTTAAGAACAGCGTCAAGAAGTGCGAAGTTTGATTGTGCGTAAAAAGCACGTTCTACCTTGCTCGGTTTTCGACGTCTTTGCGACATAACGTTCTAAGTACTCGGTAATTAAACGCGTCTTTATGTCCCCCAGAAAGAGATTAACGGGATTTTCCGAGAACTATTTCGTAAGGAATCATATAGTGGTGTTAGGATGTCTAACCGATTCTCTAACGACTATCTGGGTCATCGTCAGCTACCCAAGTCTGCGTACGCTCGTCCTGCAGTATCTTATAACTCAGGGATGGTCATCCGACCAGGAGCCGGACCACCTCCTCCCATGATGACACAGACCAACCCTAACGTACAACACCGCCAGGTTCTCCATCAGAAGGGTCAGTACGCGCAACAAGAGATAGATATCACGACAGTGAACGCTTATCCTGAGAATCTCTCAGGAAAGAGACCGATGACGATCGTGGATCCTCTTTACGATCAACATATTATCAAACCTCCTAAAGCCAACGTCACACAAGGTCGTATTCCTGAGATCATCTTTGTCTCTAGTGAGGACAGAAACTTCAGGTTGTACCCAAAGGAGAGTGAGTACGTTGTACAACTAAAGGATGAGTACAAGAACGTGACATCTATCACTTTGTTTAACGCGAGTATCCCCAACACCGCTTTCTTGATCGGAGAGAGAAACAACAGAATTTACCTACAAGAATCATGTGGTGACACGATTACTATCGAGATTCCTCCAGGTGATTACACACCAGCTACACTAGCGACATGTTGTGAGACTTTACTTAATAATAACCCTAACACCATGTCCACTTACTCAGTAAATCTGGATCCTCTAACAAATAAGTTCTACGTGACATCTGATCTTACAGGAGGTGATCATATCTTTAACTTCCAGTTCTTCGGAGGTTCTGAACTGTTCGACAAAGGAGGTACAAGACCGAAGTACTCCTGTCGATCTATCGGTAGAGTTCTAGGATACGCACGTAGAGACTATCTGTACGCCTCAGGAACAGTCACAACAACAGCAGGAGACGACACGTTAATCGGATCTCCCGGATCAACATTCATTGATGACTTTGGTGGCCCAAGACCTCTACCCACACCTAGACCTTGGGTGTACCTAGAGGATATCGACCAGGTTGTACAGGTTGATGAGGTGATCTCAGACACTGAGCTTCGCCTAGCATCTCCTGCTACAGCATCGTCGTCAGGATCAAGAATGGGCTTAGGAACTCATTTCGCTCCGAACAAGTTCGATCTTTCTTCGGAGCCGTTCATTGTTCTGGACATTCCAGAGTGCGAGACTGTGCGTTCTAACGCATCGCATATCGATCGCGCGTTCGCTGTTATCCCTATGGTGTTCCCGCATAACACGAAGAACTTCGTTATATCTCCCGGATCTGGTGTTCCTCCTTACAAAAAGTACTTTAATCCACCGTTAGCGAAGCTTGATAGACTGACAATTCGTTTCTTGGATATTGACGGTAACCTTGTTAACTTTAACGGAATTGAGAACTTTATGGAGTTCCGTATCATGACACTGAACGCTCCCGGTTTCTACGATCCTGGTAGTATCAACTAATCTCAATTAAGTTCTCTTGAAATATATAAAGGATTTACAGATGAAGTCTGACTCTTTGTTGCTTGGTATTCTTCTCTTGTTGGTGCTTCTTGGCATCGCCTCGATGTGTCAGAACTACGAGGAGTACGAGGCGTTTCGAGGACGCCGTGGTAGAGCTGGTAGAGGTGGTAGAGGTTGGAGAGGTGGTCGTGGTGGTCGTAGTTGGCGTCGTGGAGGACGAAGATGGGGGCGTGGATGGAGAAGGCGTGGTTGGAGAAACTGGAGTTGGTTGCCATGGGGTTACAACTACTACTACCCACGCGTCTACTACCCATACCAACCCTATAATTGGAGTGTATGGCCATGGGGAGGTTACAATCCGTACGGTAACTACTATTACTATTAAACCTTGAGTGATAGTATAGAGGTTTTGTTATTTAACCATGTCCTCACCTGAATCGACAGCGGAGCTCTGGAGATGGATGCAAAGACTTAACTGTCGTCTCTCAAATGTCTGTACACAGTTGGAGAGCTTGGAGGAGAGAGCGACAGATTGTGTCAGTAACTCAGACCGTGTAACTCAGGAGGCTATTAACATTCTCTCGTCATTACTTCTTCAAGAGAACTTAACAATCACGAACGCTAACTGGGATTTTCTTCCTGGATACAACGGAGAGATCTACAGAACAACATCGTTGACAGCCGGTAACAACCTAGTTGTGGTTCCGTTTCAACTAAGAGCACTTGTGGACGCGCCAGGTTTGGCTTTAGGAACACTTCCCGTAGGGTTCTCTCCAGGAGTTGACATTGCTTTAAACACAGGCCTGGTACGGGGAACATCTGTTGTCTCTAGTGTATCGCTTGTTTTCGCAGCCGCAGGAACGTTCTCTATCTTCGCAGGTTTCGCGCCTGCTATTCTAGCTGGGGATACTGTCTCTGGAACAATATCTTATCAGGTGTAAGATATACATTAGTCAACATGGCCACAACGAATCAGTTATGGAAGATGACGAAGTGCGTTGACGAGCGATCCTCAGAGGCGTGTCTATCTCTTCAGTCTTTAGACACATTGGTCTCACAATGTGAGACTCTTGTGACGGCCGTAGAGACGAACAATCTTCTTCTGGAGAACTCACCGACAACAGCCCAGTTAGTGTACAACACATCATGGGATCCCGCTTCCGGATCTCCTGTTAACGCTTATAACTTTAACGGGTTTGTGATTATTCCAGCGTCATGGGAGAGAAATGCTAACCCACAAGACAACACGATTCTGACTGTCCCCGTAGGGTTCAGACCTCCTGTAGATATGTTGTTCTCTCTCACTTTGAGAACTGTTGCAGGTGGTTTCATCTCACCTGTTCTTCTGAGACTCGAGTCCGCGACTGGTAATCTTGTTATCACGAACGGTGTTGCGTATCCAGTTGGTGGATTCACAACGTTCACTATCGCGTACACTTTGTAAATTTGTAAGAATATTTAGTCATTTCTTCATTTCTTCAAAAGAATTAACGAGTAAATATATAGGTATAAGTACCATGAGTCACTCCCACGCATCTGAGTGTGACCTTCCTCTTTGTTTACAGAGATTGTACGGCAGAGCCTCTTTAATTCTTCAAAGAGCTAATAATCTTTCTACTGTCCTTAACGATCCCTCTATTGATGCGTCTTTAATAGCAGCGGAGCTTCTTCCTGTTGTTGGGAACTTGAGTTTGAACACAGCTGAGTGGTCTTTTGTGACAGGAAACGGAGAGATTTATCAGTTGGGAAACTCCTTGATGATCCCTCTGAGCATTCGCAGAGTAGCAGGAACACCTTTAACAGCCAATATAGCCACAGTTCCAGTAAATCTGGCTCCGTTAACAACAATCGGAGAACCCATGCGTGTTCAAGATCCTGCTGGTCCCACTAATATCGGACCACTTCTGGTGAACATCGCGCCCGGAACAGGCGCGATTACACTTGCGACGGTTCCTGGTGCTCTACCAGTGAACTCAGAGTTAAGCTACATGATCAGCTACCCAGCTCCTTAATTTTGCTCGATAATGTATAACTAAGTATACGTAATGAAAGGTTGCGCGAGTAACGGAGCTGTTTACACTGTTATTTTCCTTCTGGTGGTTCTCGGGGTGTACTACGCGATGAGTACACCTGCTGTATTAGCCAAAGAAGGGTTCCAGTCATACGCGTACCCATGGCGTCAACGTGGCGGATGGGATTGGAACTGGTGGCGCCGTTGGTATCATCGTCCTTGGTGGTCAAGATGGTGGCGTCCACGATGCCCTGCTGGTTGCCGATGGGTCGGTGGACAACAAGGTTACGGATGTCCTAACCCATCACTTGCTTACGGAAACTTCGCTTGTAAGTATGACTCTGAGTGTAAGGACTGTGCTTGGGGGTACGACGGACCCAGGGGGTACGGACAGTGGTGATAGACACTGTCCATTTGACGTAAGGATAACGGACAGTGGTGATAGACACTGTCCATTTGACGTAAGGATAACGGACAGTGGTGATAAACTAGACTTAACAAGAAGGCTATGAAGAGATATATCTCAAGATGTCTGAAGATAGAATCGCTGTTTGTATGCTCGGATCCATGGTGTTCCTAATTTACCTTATGGGGTATGTTACACATTGGGGTCTTGCTTGGTACTGGTCAGACGAGTGTCCACCAACTCCTACCTGTCCTACCTGTCCTAGTCTTGGACAACTTCTGAATGCTAATCCGGGAATCGAGTGTTACTGCCAAGAAGCGTTTTTCCCATCATAAAGTTTTCATAAAGATAAAGTCATAAAGGAAGATGTGTTCTCGAATAACGAATAGCACAGAGATGTTAACACCATTACTTATATTCGATGACGCTCCTCTTGATCAACCAATGTCTTACAGAGACGCGGTGGGTCACACTGATCGCCAGTTAATAAAGCTGATACATGTACTGCGTCTACAACGCAGGTTTCGTAAACGTTCTCAGAGAAGGTTGATTACGCTTCTCTCAGACTCGTCCGCTGATTTTTGCCAGGATATCTCAAGTGTTGTCGCTCAGTTCGCGATCCCAAAACCGGAGATCACGTACCCGAGAAAACAGACAATACAAGATCTTTTCATGAGAGGTAGACATTACAGTATGACGTACATGTTCCCCTCGCAGACGGTAATGTCTCCACCACCAAGACAGCTTTTCACACACGGGTTAGGCGAGGGAAAGACCATTACTATGATCGGAAGGAGAAAGCGTGGTAAATCTAATATTCTCAGAGACATTCTTGATCGTTTTTCCGAGGGTGATTACCCTGTTTTATGTAAACATCGTTGCCTGTAAGGGTAAGGGCTCAGGTGTCGCCATTCGCACCTCCCCTTTCTCGATAACCAACTTGCTCTCTGGTACCCAAAGCCGTTCGTGTAATAAACTTCTTTTTAACTGACGGTTCGTCACGATAAAACCACGTATCGCGATAGACACAGACTTGTTCTTTGGTCGGAGTTTAACACCAACTTTCTTTTTACCCAACGCGAAAAGTGGTGCGTAAAAAGGAATCACGGATTTACCTTTCTTAATTCTGCCTTTCTTACACATAAGGTCTCCGACAAACACACCTATTTTCATCGGCGCCTCTGCCTCCACGATGATCTGAGTCAGAACATCTACGAAAGGATCAAGCTGATACTTATCATGAAACATAACCACTTTCTGTACGTGTTGTGTAGTGGAAGGACGTCTTCCAGTATGTGGGTGGAAGAACTGTGGAGTAATATGAACCCATCCTGATGATTTACGATGTTCCATGTATCTCAGAGTTCTTCCTCTTTTCTGCTGTTTTCTGATCATGTCTCTAAGCATGACATTGACACCTCCGGATACGTCTCTCGCGTAGTGCCCACGTCCGAACATCTCATCCACTGTTTTCTTCTCCATCTTATTCTCGCTGACACATGTCTTACAGACCAGCTGATTTCTCGGGCAGATACAAAGGTAGTAAGCGTCTTTGTATCCCTCCGACTTTTTCTTACAGCTTATACACTCCCATCTGTTAGTAGGAGATTCAGGACTGTCAGACATCTCACACCTTTATGCTTTACATAAGAAATTGCTAGCGCGTCTCTTTCTTTTTTGTCACGTATCATATAACTCCTTGATGAGTGCTCGACCTCGTAGTATAGGACAGTTGAACGCATCAGCCGTTCGAAGAAACATTAACGCGAGCGGAAACATGAACCGTAGTATTCGGAATCTTCGTAGGCGTCTGCGTCAACCAAGACGCGCACCACGCAAAGCAGTTCGTAAACCAAGGGCACCCAAAAGTTCTACACCCTCCACGGGAACACCCTGGACAGGACTTCTCTGGGCTCTTCTTACATTGGCTCTTATCATCTTTATCGTCTCTTTCATCTTCCACTTCTTCGTACAACAGCAAGTCGCACAAGCAGGAGACAGAGTGGTTGATCAGACACGTGTGATGATCGAGGACAGGTTCAGGAGAGCACCTAAGGGTGTTCTGGATATGCCTACCCAACAAGGTGCTCCTGTGAGCACAGAGGGTCCACCTGATGATACAGAGAACGCGTACCTGAACCTGTACGGTTCTCCAGACGCGCCAGGTTTCTCCGGATATCCAGGAGGTGTCGCCCCGGGCTACCGCTCCTACCTGCCTTGGGGTCAAGGTGCGTACGACCCTGGACTGTCCTACATGGCCAGCAACTCCCAGCAGTACCCCTTCCCAGGTGGACCTTCGTACGCGTCTAACTACAACTGGCGCCGTTGGAACCCGGAGTACGCCAGATCTCGACTAGGTGACTATTACTTGGACGCAGAATTAGGTAACGTCCCCCGATCTCAGTTGAACGAGTACGTACAGCAACAGAACCGTTACATTCGTAACGTGAATAACCGGGTACGTCAGATCAACCAGGATCGTATGTACTCTCCGCGTTTCCTGAGACACAAGGCGGAGCTGAAGGAGCTGCGTAATTTCGAGAGACGTCTGGCGAACAAGGTAAATAGGGAGAGGGAGAACCAACCTAGACTTCCAGACTCACCATATCTGTAATTTCAAAAATTGATAAAAACTTCCCAGGCAATCCAATAATAATTAGTATCTAGGTTAACATGGGACTGTTGTCTTCATCACTAAAGTGGGAGGATGTGAGAGCACAGAACGCCAAGTCCAGACCGGCTCACATTCCGGAGATCGTTCTTTACGAGACGAACGTTCATCGATTCTACCTGACAACCACATGTAAGGTGGTAGCCTTAAGGAGAGATGAAGGGGAGTGGATTGTCGCAGGGATCGTTTACGGCTCTGCCATGAACTTTCAATTAGAGGATGTCGTGTCACATCTTTCTGTGTCGGAACTGCCGACTGACCTTTTGGATCTGGTAGAGGCCTACTACGGTCCTGGATACATCAACGTGTACTACCAGAAACCACGGAACGGATTCTACGGCATCATCCCCAACCCCTGGCTTGATTTGGAAGACCAACCTGTCAGGTACAACATGAATTTTGGCAAAGCCTTCAAAGACTCTTTTGGCGACTACAGAGGATCGCCAGAATTTCTCCATTTCACCTGTTACCATCTACGCGATGCGGAGGAAAGTCTCAACTCCTATTGGCAATCCCGACGATAATGCCGTGTAAACCCACGGTACGGTAACAAACGCCACTAAGAACTTCCTTTCACCTTCAGCGTCGTTAAGAACGTCAGGCTGAAGCTCATAGAACATTGAATAACAACACCTCGAAAGTTTCGCACACCATAGTATTTTCAGATTTGTTCTGAATTAAGACCAAAATAGTAAAGGTTTTTTCAATGATTTTCAAAAGTGTTACACTGTAAACCCTCTTGAAAATCCAGAAATATATTGGGGTAAATCATAACACCCCGAATGTGGCGCTCTGAATCCAAAGATCAGTTCTACATCATCAACGGCTTCGCCGGCGACGCGAATATCTACCGCCATGGCAAAAAAGTCCTGAACCTTCACAAAGCTCTGAAGAACTTCGCAGGTAAGTCCTTCTGGGATCTCACCGGAAGAGACTACACCCACAATAAGTGGTACATCGCTATAGGACAGGGCGATAACGTGGTGGGTACCTGTATGGTATCTCCTCTTGATAATACACATCAACTTCTCTCCCACTTGGCCTATCGTGATATCGATGGGTTGGCACACGATCTGATCCGTTACGCGCGTGGCTACGCAGGAAACAGCCAACTTGTGTATCGTGTCCCTGAGAGAGATGTTGAAGAGCAGAACAGAGCTAAGAACCTAGGGGCGCTGGAAGCCAACGTTGTAGCAGCCCGAGGTAACGGCATGAAGACCTTTGTTTTCACAGCCGTGACACGCATCACAAATAAGTACAAATAAGACAAGTAATAACATCTGTAGAACAAGAAATAGTCACCATCCAAGAACGTATTCTAAAAAGAAAAAATGATAGAGCATACGTCCCACTTCGAGGCAGACTAATCAGTAAACGTTCAGGCAAAAATGGAGGAGGTCAAAGAGAGAAAAGACAGAGAACCCGTTTTCAACCTTCTGGACGAGGAGTCATGTACCCTTCTGGAATCTCTTCCAGAATGGGCTCGCGTCTCCCGGTATCGTACCAGGAAATCGACATGCCCCTGGAGATATCGGATAACGTTAACAGAAGATTACCCCATTCACTGCCTTCTCATCGGTGATGCCAGGCGAAAACAAGGGTACTCTAAAGCGTTCAACATCCCTGCGTCCAAGCGAGAAGTGGGCAAGAAAGGCACGCCGACATTCGGCGATATCGTGATCACGCTTCATCGCATCATTCAGTATCACATGGGTGAGTTTCTCCACTACTTGAATGTAGCCGAGAAGGAGATCCAGTGGGATATCCTGGAGGAGGCGATGGAGCTGACCAGACCTCTGAGAGGTGTGATCGGAGAGCCTTTACAGAAAGAGATCGACGATCTAAACATTCGATATCAGACCAGTAGACCTGATTTCGATTTTGAGCCAAGAACACAAGAGTCTGATATCGAGTCAGTGGACACCGGTGAAGAGTACAAGATCGTTCTCTCAACAGACAGGGATGACGGAAAAGGTCAACCCCTGGCTTCTGCTGGAGGGTTGGATCCCAGATCGATTCTGAACCCTGACCCTAACTATCGCTCCTCAGAAGACTCGGATTACGAGCCCACCACAGAGGATGAAGACAGTGATGACAGTGATGACAGTGATGTCAGTGATGTCAGTGACCAAACATCTGAGGATGAGGTGGATGAGGTGGATGAGAGTGATGTGAGTGATGTGAGTGATACAGACCAGTGATCACAAATGTTACAAGTGTTACAAGTGTCCAGCTGCACAACTCTGAAACATAGTTAGAAGACCCTTCGGGTTCGCACCTTGTAAGGTCGCCTTCACCTGACCACCTTTGATAACAAGGAAGGTGGGAAGGGCTGTCACCGAGTAGTTCGCGGACACCCCTTGACATTCATCTACATCAACGCTGATACAGTACCCGTTCTTACACTCATTCGACAAAGCGTCAAACTTAGGCTGAATCGCCTTACATGGACCACACCATTTGGCTGAGAACTTCACGATAAGGTACACATTCTCGTTGGTTGCTCTCTGAACGAACTGTTTGAACTCTTCGTCGTTTGCTACGTGAATGGACATGGATTTGCTTATAGTTCCTCTCAGAGGGTTTCTTAAGTCATCCTAACGCGAATTATTCGTCGGTTTTCGGCGATGGTGAACAAGGCTCGCCCACCCGTTGAGGCATTCGCGCGATATCAAGAAGATTCCACGTCTGGTTCTCCTTTCCTAGAAGCACAGTCGAGTTGTTCTTCAGAGACTCACGAGTTGTCTCCAGCCTCTCCAGGAACATCGCGTTACCCTTGAAACACTCATTCGCTGTGTCATACTTTAGACGCATCGCGTCAGCTTTCGCCTGTGCGTCCAGTCTCACCTGCTCTGCATCCGCCTCGGCTGCCAGAACAACAGCCCTCGCCTCACCTTCCGCCTCCTTGATAGCAGCGCGACGCTTACCATCCGCTGCGATCTCCAAGGCGTGCGCCTGGTTCTCCGCTGCGATCTTCTCCTGCTCCGCAATAATAATATTGTTCATGGACTCCTGAACACGACGTGTCGGACGAATCTCCTGAAGCTCGACAGAGATCACCTCCATACCCCAGTCAGTGACCTGTGACTCCAACTCATCCTTCAACTTCGCGTTGATGGACTGACGCTGAGAGTTCGCGTCCGCCAGAGTGAAAGTACCCAGAACGTTACGCAGAGTAGTCTGTGCCAAAGTAGGTACAGTGTTCTCGTAATCATCAACGTTGTATCGTGCCTTGTACGGGTCTTTCACTCTGTAGTACGCGACAGCGTCCACAGTAGCGTTCAACTGCTCCTTGGTGATGATAGACTGCTCAGGAATCTCAACCTTGTGCATGTCCATGGGAATAACCTCCATGGAGCCGATGCCGAATGGCCAGACAGCTCGCAAACCAGGATCTGCTGTTCGTGTGTACTTACCGAACACCTCGACAAGTCCCCTTTGATTCGGACGAACGATGTGAAGGGATGTGAGAACACCAAGAGCTCCGACAGCTCCTGCTCCCATAAGTACCTCGGTGGCGATGCCACGTTTCTGCTGATGGTTAGTTCCAAGGACAGGTCTAGTCTGTGTGATAAGAGGGCGCATAGAGTAGTGATGTGTAGGAGAGCGAGCACGGGGTTTCCTTGGATTCACCGGAGGTGGTTTGACAATGGGTGGGTTTTTTCTGATCGGTCTTACCGGCTTGGGGTGAAAGAACGGACGTTCTCTCATCCGAGGTGGTTTCCTGAAGGTTTTTGGTGCTTTAGTAGCAAATGTACGAATCATTGTTAGGATAACGTAAATGTTCCTTTGTCTTAAATAAGTTAAGCTCTCCCTTTAGTAAGAAGAATGTCATGGTTGACTCGTTCGAGGGCTCGTTACGACGTGGAGAGTTCAAGAAAAATACATCGAAATACCACCTTGGAAAGCTAAATAACGGTGGGTTCGTACTGACTGATTCAGATACAGGAAAGACGTGGAAAGCCCCTTTAGCCACGCGATACATAGAGAATTGCTGTTTTCATTTTGAGACTATTGAGAGTATGTTAGAGAAAAAGACTGTGTTCATTCTAGACATCATCTGGAAGAACGGAATCGTTCTACAAGAAGTAGGTGATTTGATGAACTGTAACGTGTTAATCGGGGCGTGGTGGTGTCCCAGTGAGAATGATCCCTTTTCCTTAGTTGATCAAATTAGTGGGCTTCGCCCTTTGACCGATGGGTCTACAACCCAGTCTACTGGCGAGTGTCCTAACTGTAAGTACTCTTGGGGTCGAACAGAACTAATACAGGGTTTCGGCTGTGGACACTTCTTTCATATGTGTTGTCTTCGCAATAAGTGGTTTCGTAAGTACGTTGATAATTACGAGTGTCCTGTCTGTATGGTAAATACTATGTTGTCCGATCGGACAGTTACACGATCTTCGCTCTTTTCATGATCGCGGCCTCGAACTGCTCAAGTCCGTTCTCCTCTTTGTGAAACCTCATCGCGAGCTGAATGATCGCAGAGGTAGGGAAGTTGATCTCCATCTCACGCAGAGTTGTGTCCTTGTTGAAGTAAAATCGAACCAACTTCTGAAACCACGGCCAGTCAAGATACCCGACGTAAACCGGGGTCATACGCCCCTCACGTACAAGCGCACCGTCTCGCACCGACTTGATGAAGTCGTAACGATTCGTTGTCGCCATGATGATGCGTCCAGGTGTCGGGATGGGACCGTCAAATATCTCTAGAAGGTCACCGAGGCAGAGCTTGTAGCTCTCTCCCACCGTGAACTCCTCCTCTTTCTTTTTAGTTTTCTTCTCCTCAGAACTTTCTGGATCCGTTGACTTCTTCTCAACCACAGTACGGATCGCGAACAGATGAGACCAGTCTGGCTTCTTGTCACGATCCATCAGAGTGCGCACGACGTAGTCAAACTCCTCTAGGAGATAAACGACATCTTCTGGCGCGTGTGACTGGTCATGAAAGTACGGACTCGTCAGAACGTTGAGAAGACCTCTCTTATTCTCCAGATAGTCCAATAAATTAACAACGATCAGAGCCTTTCGCCCAAGGGCGATCGTGATCTTGCGTACCAGAGAGGACTTACCAGTCCCTGGTGGACCGTGGAGAAGGATGTTGGTTGTCGGCACCTGCCCTTTGTCCCATATGGAGTCGGGATCGTACTGAATAGTACGTACCATGTCCCAAACGTCATCACGCACTGGTGAGAAGTAGGTCTCAATGGTCTGTTGGTACCTTTTCTTCTCCTCATCCTTGCGACCTTTGTAGATCTGAGCGATCACGTTGTACAGCTTTTCACTGTCCTTGCTTCGCATGATCTTCACGCCGTACACCACAAGAAAGGGGTTGGATTTAGCCTTCTCACGATGATACTTGGCGAGAGCTCGGTAGTACTCTAAAGGAGTGACCGGAGTCTTCTTAGTCCCTGTCTTCATCAATTTCGAGTTTATCATATCTACCTCAATACGCAAGTACCGAAACCGCTCCTTCTCTTTCTCCTCATTATCTGTCTTCGTGTCGTAACCGATGACGATCTGACCGCAGATCTCGTGATCCGTGTCTCTGAACTTGATAATAGATCCGTCGATAGGAAAGAACAGCTCGTCGGTTGAAGGGTAACGGCGATTTCCGTACTCCATGTTCGGTAAATCAAAGAACTCCTTCTTCTCCTCCATGTAGGTCGTGATCCTCCAGATCTTCCCATACTCATAAAGCGCGAGGGTCGCGAACTTTGTCTTCGTAGGCTTCTGGAGTTTCCAGCGTTTGTACAAGTACCACCCACCTAGGACGAGTCCCAGTACGAGAATCACCGTAGCGACGGTTTTCGCGTACCAGAGAGTCGCCCCCGTCAGGAGCGCGAGACTGGCAAAGTTGATGTTCAACAAGAAGTACTCAGTCATCGTTGTGGAGAGAGTCATCGCGTACATCATGTCCAAGTTACCCCATTTCATCAGGGCGTTGGAGATAACGTTGGAAATCAGAATTTTCTCGCTCATGGTTTTCTAATTCGCTACTCGTGTCGTGTTTTTGTTATTATTTATAACAAACTGTTCGACTCAATATATCAATTTTTACTGTAACTTACTATGATTTAACGGTACGATTACCGCTTATTTACTGCTCCGAAACGGAGCCTACCTCCTCCAAAGGTGGAAGGTCAGTTTCCCCATCCTCAGTCTCTGTCACCATCGCTTGTGATAGCGGTGGACAAGGAGAGAAAAGGGAACCTCCCAGAGAGGGTGGCATTGAGTCCACGTCACCTGTTGTCATAGAACGACGAGGGAACGGTAGGATCGGCGCCGAAGACGCATGGTTCATACCCGAAAGAGTCGTGTTCAGAGGATCAAATCCTCCGAAGTTGCCAGCCTGTTGGCGCCTCAGTTTTGAGGGGGTGTAAACGCCTGTGTCACTCATCTGGCGAAGAACCCCCAACTGAGTTGCTCCACATGATGTGGTGGCACGTGCTAGTTGCGGGATAGTAGACTGGAATGCCTTCTGATCATCACAAGAGACGTTAAACTCAACGCCCATAGCACGACCCATCGCGCAGGCGTCCAGTCCTACACCCAGGAAGACAAACTGCCATCCCTGCTCTTTCAGAGCCTCAATTCGTACCCTCACCTCCTCGCGGGTCGCCTTAGCGTCCACAGTGAGATGAGAGTTGTCATGACCATCCGTAAGGATGATCACCATCTTGCGATGGGAGCTCTTGCGCTCCTCGGTCTCTGCTAACACCCTCATGATTGTCTCGTAGAGAGGTGTCATCCCGTCGGGCTGGTACTCGACCAGTTTCAACGGAACCAAGTTCTTCAGAGAAACAGCGTCACGCACCTTACGGATGCGTACGTATTCTAGGTCTTTCTTTCTCTCGGTGTCGAAGAAGGTGAGAGTGTAGGTAGAGTTGGGATGAGCTTGGTCGACAAGTCGACACGTGTACTCGTTGAGAGTACTCACGTACCCGTTACGTCCGGAGCTCATAGAACCAGAAGCGTCGAAGATCGCCACCACGTCCGTGGGAGTGCTCTCCTCTGTCTCAGGTTCAGACTCATCTTTCTCCTCAGACACGTCGGAACTCACCTTGTCGGGGCTAGTTGGTTCAACCACAGCCCACTCCTCTGTCGTGGTTCGGACAACGTTGTGGGTGGAATCACCAGTTGTTTCTTTCTTTGTGTCAGACATTTCGAATGTTTTTTTTGTCAGAACGTCGTCGGGATTGAAAGAGATTGTGTATGATTTTTGCTTACAATGCTTCGTTCAGAGATCAATTTTAAACAAAATTGATCAAAAAAGCCAGCGTTGACTATAATTTAGGTTAGTAAACCATGGAGAAAAAAGAACAGACGTTCCCTGATCTTCCCCAAGATCTAGACAAGGAGATCAACTGCTTCAACGTCGAGCCTGTCTTTATCGTGATTCAGGAACAGACGTACTGCTATCACGGCTCCGGGAACCCTCGACCTGATCTCAAGTTTTGGGTTTTCGACAACCCTTCGTTGGCAAAAAAAGCAGACTACGACACTACAGCGATCCTTTTCGACCATGCTGATGAGGATGACCGGCATATCACGATCCTATATCCTCTTCTCAAGGCTGGAGAGATGTTGGAAGAGAAGGAGGAGTTACGCCGTGTCGATCTTGAGGAGAGAGACGCGATAGGACAGGCTCGTGATTTTTTTGATCATATCGACATTCTTGGTGACTCAACCCTTCTAAAAAAGAGAATGGGTGTGAACTGGAACCATATGTTCATGGTTAAGGAGGAAAAATCAACAAACTGGCGCCTCTCACCGACGGAGGTCAAGGGACTACCTTGCTTCAAGGTGCCTATCAACGGATCTACGGGACTTATTCAAGGAACTCCGGAGTTAGAACCTCTACCGGAAAAACCACATCATTTGTGGCAACCAGCACCTTACGCGTTTCAAGATCTTTTAGGTGATGACAGCGCCAGTGAGATTGAGGTGTGAAATCATTGAGTTTTCCAACACATAGTATAACAAAACGAAGTTTGACCCATGTCCTCTCACGATCTTCGTCAAGCTGTTAATGATAAGACAAAATTCCCTAGCGAGTTAGTAGATCTTACACTTCAGTTCAACCCGATGACATGTCTGTTCGTCGCGGAGAAGATCAGTGTTCCAACGTCTGATCCGACGATGCCACCAGCTGTTCACTGGTCAGCAGGAACGTTCTTCTCGAAACGTAAAGCAATCCTTTACTTTTCGAAAATCGGTTCGTATAACCGTATCCTGCGATCAAGGCGCATTGGTGAGGACTCACCTTTCCGTTATCAGTTATTAGGGTTCTTGTTAGAGCCCGAGAGAAAGGTGAAAGAAAATGAGCTGATCCCCATTGTCGACGTAGCAGTAAGCTCAAAGTCACACTTCAAAGGTCTGATCGGACTTATTCGTCGTTCTGTGAAAAGATTCCCTTTTCTTAAGGAGATCTCACCATATGACAACTCTGATCAGGGTGATGACGTGTCGCCCGGAAAGTACCAACATCTATACTCATGGATATCAAGAGATGGTGCCTCATGGAAGTACATAGTCTGTCAGTATCACACATCAGGGTGTCGGTGTGGTTGTCGCCCGACTAATTTGTCAGAGAGACAGGGGATGTCTAACCTGGCGCATTTTGGATGGGATTAGATTCTAATCCCAGTCGGAGCCATGGGACTGAGCTTGCTCAGTTCAGGTCGGAGCCATGGGACTAAGAGATAGGACTAAACCTTTTTATGACCTAATATATAGGTTCAAAGCCATGAACGAGTTATTTTCCTCTCTTCTCGGATTCTTCTTCACGGTTGTTGTCCTCCTGATCTTTCTAGAGAACTGCGGGTTCTCCGCGGGGTGCGGAAGAGGGTTTCGTTCGCGTAGAATGATGGAGAGACTTACTAACCCCGCACCTATTCCGGAGATTATGATGCAAGAGTTAAAGTCCTGTCCAGGGCCTCTGGCACCACCTCCTCAAGCGAGCGATGTTCTGGAAGGGTTCGCCACGGTTGACGCGAGCGGATCACAGCATCCTCAGCCTCCTCTTCCTCCGATGCATCAGCAACAACAGCAACAACAGCAAGCTGGTGTGAACGATCATTATCTGGAGCATCCTATCCACCCGATGCATCCCCATGATCCTATGGGTAAAGCACACGGACGCCAGATGTCTTCTGAATCTGTTGTTGATCTACAACAGTGGCATCAGAACAGCTTGTAAACTTACTTCTTCCCCTTCTTCAGCTTATTAGTAGCCTTACGTACGGCTCCTGCGTAGTTCTCAGAGATCTTGATACAGTGTTTCACTCTAGCGTTAAACTGAGCTCTTGTAGCATGACCGCACGCGGTCTCCTTACCGAGATCAATAAAGTCTTTCACGCACTGCAGATGCTCAGCCCACAGATGCTCCCATTGTTTACGGTTCCCGAAGTGTTTAGTCAAGAAACTAACCAGTTTGGCACCGTTCTTGCGTAGATCCTGTACGGACTTACGAGCCTTTCCTGCCTTATGACACATGCCGAAATCTTTGGCACCACAAGGGCAGGCGAACGCGGCACCAATGTATTTTCCTTCCAACATCACATGCTCCGCCCAAAGACGTCCGTAATGTCTACCGGTCTCCGGGTTCTGAAACACCAGAGTCATCGCGTCCTTCCACTCACGCGTGTTTTTCGTGAGTCCGTCCAGTCCTTTCTTGAGCAACTTCTTGGACTCTGACTTTCTTTTCACCAGTTTGCTCTCCACCACCTTCTTGGCGGAGAGAATATGATTCGCCATCAGTCTTTTCCAATTTGTCATCTTGTATTTATTGTGCTGTATAATACTCCTGAGGAAATCCAGAGAACATCCCATTAAAGGGATAACTCCTCCAGCTCGACGATCAAGGCCTTGTCAGACCTTTTCAGCTCATCCAGACAGAGCCTCTCATCATCCCTCTCCTTCACACCGAACGTGTGCTCACGAATGTTCTCCTGTCCCAGAGCGATCACGTCGCCGTGGTACCAGTTCGTCACCTTAAACCTCGTGTGAGGCAGGAAGATCACCTCGGAGTCGAACGAGAACTGAGAGTAAGGTGCGACGATTCTACCTGTCTTCGACTTGATGATGAAGATCACACCCTTGCGCGCCTTCGTGGTGAACTGAGGGCAGTTCTCCAGGGCGACCCTCCACATCGTGCTTCCACTCACCAGATGTTGCCACACAAACTCACGACCCTTCTGGAACAACGTCCTGTCGACACTCGCACTACCAAGGAACACCTCTCCTTCGAACACAGGAAGCTTGCGCAGAGCCTGGTTGAGAACACCCACATACTCCTTGATCACACCATCAAGTGAACTCTCCAGTAATCTCTGATTGATCACACGTGGAACGATCGCGTTATTCGTGTACATACACAGAGCCATGATCTCATGTGGTGTCAGAACTCTCTCACCACCACCGATCTTGTTAATGACAAACATCTTGGAAAGCCACAGCAGGTTGGAGTCAATGACCGAGTCGAACCCGGACTCGCGAGTCTGAAAGTATCGCTGAACCATCGCGTTCTTCGTCTCCAGCATTCTCAGGTCTCGCACGAACATGTCTTCTAAGATACTTGGGTTAAAAGGAGTGTTCACGAACAGATCCATACGCTGATCAATGCCAGAACGTGGGTACAGCTCGTACTTGGTAGGAGGCCGTCCTAGAAACATAAGCATCGCGTTCTTCCGGTTCTGTTTCGAGGTCGCGTTAAGCAGATCCAGCTCGACGGAGTCCAGATCGGCACCTTCTGTTCTCACAAGATCAAGAACACGAGGGTTGTGAAGCCACTGCGCCCAGACAATGGCGTTCATCCCATGACGGTTCTTACGTGTGGAGTCAGCACCTTTATCCATGAGAACTCGCACGAGATCACGCTTTCCGAAGATAACAGCGTGTTGTAAAGGTGTGGATCCGTCAAAGTCAGGAACGTCCACCACGTCTTTAGTACTTAGACATCCTGCCACACCATGGAAGTTACCAAGCATCTCAACAGCCTCCTTCTCCTCCTCTGGCTCGAACCCACCCTTGGCAAGACACATCAGAGAGTCAAGCATCGGGTTCACCAGAACCTTACGAATCTCAGTACGATCACGGCAGTAAGCCATCGGAGGGTTACCGGCGTTATCTATCAGAGTACTATCAGTCTTATCCCTGAGCAACTTGATGATCTCCACGTAACCCTGAATGACCGCTAAATGTAGAGGCGTTGAACCGTTCACGTCCTGGACGTTACAGTTAGCTCCCAATCTCACCAGCTCTCTGACAGCGTTAACACGTCCGTAGTAACACGCGATGTGAAGAGGTGTGGCACTACCGAGAATCGCGTTGTCCTCGTCCGTCTTCTGATTCAGATCAATGCCGTACTCGCGAAGCACACGAATACACTCAGGACGATCCTGCTCGGCAGACGCCATGATCGCGTTGAATCCGTCGATATGAGCCTTGAAATTAGCGAACTCTGTGTCGACGAAACCCAGAAGGTATGCCAACATCTCATGCTGTCCGTTACGGCAACACAGCAGAATATGAGTGTCACCGTTCGTATTCTTACGCTCTATATCAGCACCCCACGCGATCAGCATCTCCGCTATCTTGACGTTGCCACGGCAACAAGGTCCGTACAACGGCACGTTGCCCTTCAGGTTAGCGTGATTGATGTTAGCACCTGCCATCATCAACTCCTCCATGATACAAGGGTATCTCATAAAAGAAGCAACCCAGAACGCCGTGTTTCCCTTCTCATTTGTCGCCTCTAACTCGGCGCCCTTGGATAAAAAGTACTTCACGTGAGGCAGAGAACCCTTACGAGTCGCCGTAATGAGCGCTGTGTCTTGCTCTGGCTCTGTATGCTCCTTGAGCAAACCTGGACGAGCCTCCACGAGCATCTTGGCACGTGTCAGATACACGTCCGTGTCAGGAGCGTCAGGCTTCTTAGGGATACAGTGATCCAGCAACATCTGTAAACTGGGCTCGGCCTTGTACTCCTCCAGCAACTCTTTAGCCTCTTCGTCCAAACCCTTGGCGAGGCAGACCTTGAGGAACCTGTTCACATCAAAATTACCCGAGCCTCCTTTGGCCTTCTGGTACATAAACTTCACGTACTTGTCTGTCATCGTCTCATCCACCTCTATCTTACCATCACCGTAGTTGGAGATGATCTCTGCCGTGATGGTGTACCCATTGTCGATCGCGAACCTCTCGATGGACTTACGCCTCGGAATTACAGCACCAGAGTCCAGCAGAACTCCTAAAGTGTGGTGGTAACCGTGCTTCTTGATAGCAAGTGTGACTGCTGTCTCGCCGTCCTCGTTCTCCTCCTCCAGAGGCACCTCGAACTTCTCCAGAATGTCTTTAACCACCTTAGAGTGACCACAGTAAGCCGCCAGCATGAGCGCGTTGTTTCCGTTCACGTCTTTGTACAGAACGTCCTCACGACTCATCAGAGACAGAGCCTCCCTCAGATCATCAGAGAGGAACTTGTCACTAAAATGATCCATGATAGCTCTCTGGAGAACGTTCCTGTTCTTGAAGGCGTGGTTACGTGAGTAACGCTTCAGAGGCTGTTCGTTGTATGGTTTCTCTGGGAGCGCCAAAGGCTCTTTGAACTCTGGTGGTGGTAGCGTACGTATTTTCACGTTCGCCTTGTGTGTCTGCCCGAACAAACTGGAGAAACGAAGATCAGATAGCTTTCCCAGGTTCAACGCCGTGCCAGCACGTAGAGCGTCCACCTGCTCAGTGATAAGTACCAGGCGGTCTTCCAGTGACCCATCAGAGTGCGCGGAGATCGCGTCCACCTGCGCCTGTAGCAAAGAACAGTAAAGCTTACGCACACGCTCTGTCAGCTTGCGCTCGGAGACTTTCAGAAGCTCCTCTGCCAACACATCCACCTGATGCGCCAACCATCTCTGTAGAACCATGTCAGACGGTCTACGCACATCCACCTCGACATGAATGTTCTCATCACACGGAGATGTGAGACTGAGATCCATCTTCTGTTCGAGTTTCACCCACTTGGTGAACTTACCGTAGCCACGAGAGTCAACAGGAAAGCGTACGCTCTCTAAAGCACCATCAATCTTCAGAGAGATGGGCACGGTGGAAGCCTTGGAGGCGAACTCGAACACACTCGTCAGTTTCTGACAGAGTGCGTCGTCGTTATCATCCGGCTCAGCGTAACGAAACACGCCTTCCAAAGATCCTGCTGTACGCATGGAGTCAAGAAGACCACGATCACAGCCTTGAGAGAAACCGATCGCGTGAATACGTAAAGGGTGATCTCCCCATCTCACCTCCAACATCTCCTTCAGTTCGGGCACTAGTCTCTCACGATTTCCTGACATATCCTCACCATCGGTCAGGAAAGCGATGTCTACAGCAGAGACGTTATTCAGCTTGTTCGCATCCTCAGGTCGATCCGAGCAGATGTAACGTCGCAGAACAGACTCGATACACGCAAAGGCAGCACGAAAGTTAGTGCCACCGGTGTTCCCGTACTGGTCGGCGGTCTCGATCTCCTCGGCACCGGAACCGTACTTGATCATAACAAGTTTGACCTTATTGTTCAACCGTGACAGCTCGACAATGTGCTTCAAAGCAGTGCTCACCTGAGTCATCGGACGACTACTCATGGAGCCAGAACCGTCAAGAACGGCGATAAACAAAGAAGGACGAGTGGAGAACTTCGAGTTCTCGAGCTCCAATCGCAACTCACAGACATCAGAGCTGTCTGATATCGGAGTTAAAGAACATGACCAATGATGGTTCTTCTTCTCTTCTGTTTTCGCGAGAAAGGAGTCCACCAGACCGGCCAGGACGACATTCTTGGCGGCGTTGACAGCGTCAAACTCTCTCAGATCCGCGTTACATGATGGGCACATACACGCGGGGTTCACTCTGAGGTGTCCTACCAGAGCGGAACGGGAGAACGCCTTTCCACAACAGGGAACTGTCACTGGATCTTGTAAAAGATCCAAAGTGATGGGACATGTGAGGTCGTTCAGAACGTTATTCATGGTTAAAGTTCTGACCGTAATACTACTTATGTCTGGTGCGTTTAAGTGACATTTCTTGTGTTATTAACTATTGACCCATCGCTTGCGTTGATGCGCACGGGACTATTGACCCATCGCTTGCGATGAGTCACGTGCGTTGATGCGCACGGGACTATTGTAGTACCCAGATCTCATCCCTGACATGTCAGGGTGAATTACGACCTGGTGAATGTTATCGTTTCTTTCCTTTCTCTCTAATCAAGCCACTCCGGCTTATCCGGGGTCATCTCGCCTTGAGTGAGCAACTCCTGGTACAGGCGGTGCCCCTCAGCCTCATCCTCGGTGTAGTCCATGTCGTACATGTAGTACGAACCGTACTCCTCCTGAAAGTGGCGACGTTCCTCCTCTTCTCGAAGGTGTTCCTTCTCCTCCATCCTCTTCTGAAGACGAGCCCTCTTTGCCTGTTTCTGGCGACTCTCCTCCATCTTGCGCTTCATGCGCGAGGGGGTCGGTTTAGAGACAGCCTTCTTCGGGACAGAGTGAGTCATGTAGTACATAAAAGAGTTGTCGTTAGATGCCATTGTTTTTGTCGATGACGTCTGGTTGTTTTGTGATGCCATTCTTTTTTGTTTTCTAAGGATTCTTCATCAGTTTTTTATGTCCCCCACACGTCTTTAACTATTAGTAGCAAGTGCTACCGTTTTTTTTTTGTTTTTTTGTTTTTTGTTTTTTGTTCCAGATAGCTCCTTACTTCCGAGCCCTCTGAGCCTTCCTCGCTTTACTCCTTCGAGCCTTACGAGCCCTGTTCCTTTTAGCGTTGCGAAGCTTCTTCCAGCACGTAGAACACTTGTAGAAGATGTTGCTCATCTCCATACCCCACGACACGTATTTCTCCTCAACCACACGCATCGTGACCATGTCTCCCACGAACTTGCACCCTACCGTGTCACACTCCAGATCAATACCAGGGTACTCCACCATACCATCACCTTCGATCTCCGGTCCCAGACCGTAACGGTACACACAGGTGGGAAACCAGTTCTCAACAGGTTTCTGGATATCAGTGCCTTCCTCGACCCAACAACTCGCGCAGTAGTAATCCATCCTGGTCACTTTCAGCGTCATCTTGTCGCGAATAACGACAATCATCAGATCTTTTCCCTCCTTCTCACCACACTCAACACACCTGGTGTGGGGATCTTCCCATTGTTCCTTGGTAAGATGACGAATAGACATTGGGATGTATTTGCGTCGGGATTAAAACTTGAACTTGCTTGCGTACTTGCTTGTTCGGAACACTCAGAAAGTAATACGGCCTGGAAGAATCGTTTCTATTTTAGGGTTTTTCGATTTTGTTGAGAACGTGGTACCCCCATGATTACTCGTTTTTAACGGTACGGGGTACCCATACTAAAACTATCTCCTAACTCAATAACACCTTAGTGTATCAGAGTTCTCTCAATATTTACTTAACCTCTCAACTCAACCTTTTGTCTCACATAATTTACCAGGGCTCGTAATGGCGCCCACACACAGAGTCTCCTCCGTAGTTATCCGAGGTGGCAAACTTGTTACATCCTGGATATGCGCAACGTGTGTTGTTATTCATCGCATCTCGCAAAGCCTTACAATTGTAACAATTACGGAGAACCGTGCCTTCTTCGCGACAATAATCGCATATCACGTTGTTGCCCGCGTACAAGCTCTTGCTCTTGCTCTCGGTCTTGCTCTTAACCTCCTTAGCGTCAGCCATCGTAACGTGGGAAGAGTGTAAGCTTCAGAACTTGAGAACTTGTTGATCAATCCTGATCATACTCTAACTTTTTACTTCTCTTGTGAAATTGATTCTATTTTAACTATGTTGAGAACGTCTGTTGATCTACTTTCAAGCAGATGAACGAGACGCGGTTGGTTCTAACTCTGCTAGAGGTTTGTTCCAGGTACTCTCGTAGTTCCAAGTAGCGTAATTTACCTCTTGTGGAGCCCAATTAGCAGCGCTGTTAGCATGAATCTTCTCAATACCGGCGTCAAAAGCCTCTTTCTGAAGCCTTTGCCACTCTTTCTTAGCTACTCGGTACCTCTCCTTGAGAGGAGCCAGCTTCTCCTCAGAGACTCCTTTCTTCTTCTCCTGGTTATACTCCTTCAGGATCTCTACCCTCTTGGCGTCTGCCAGCTCTGCCTGAGCCTTCAACATAGTCACCTTGAGATCAACCAGGCGAGCCTTCTCGCGAAGAACGGGCACGTCAGCCAGAGCCTTGTGATATCGCTCTTTCGCCTCCTTCTTTTCCTGTTGGCGCTCTGCCCACGCCTCTTTACGTGCCTGTTGAGCCTCTTTCTGTCCTTCTAACCTACCTTTCCAGTAGTACTGGCGCGAGGCGACTCTCATCTCTCTCATGGTCATATACCTGTAGCGGTAGCGACCACCGTTCAGATCCTCGCTCATATGAGGCGCAGGTCTTGAACGATCCACCGGATAGTAAGGGGTGTTTCCCCCTACAGGGTCGATGTTGTAGATGAGAAGAGCCCCAATAATAGGGTCGTCATCCTCTGGGTTCTCTGCTTCGCTCCGCTCCGACCTTCGGCGCATAGAGCGCCTCGTCGGCTTCGGTCCGTGTGTGGCGTACAGCCTGGAGCCGTTCGGCCACAGATGAGCCCAGACAGCCCCTCCTAGTGTCTGCCAGTTTCCGTCCCACATCGTCTTTCCTGATTTCAGCTGAATGCGAATCGCGGCTTCACGATGGAGATAACGCTCCTCCTCAGGATACTGCGCCAGTTTTTCGGAGGACGTTGCGTCAACAGGAGAGTGAGCGAAAGGCTCACCTTTTCCCTCGTCGTCGTAGTACCACACATCCTTACAGAAATTGTGGCGCTCGAGTTGCGGTAGCTCCTCCGAAATGGACGTCACGTCAGAGGTTTTTCTCTCGGTGGTTCCCTCAGTCGTCACACCACCACTTGAGGAGACGTAGAGGTTCATAGAGAACACCTTGGCTTCATGTTTCTGCTTTTTCTGAGGAGGCTCCATCGTAATTTTCAATGAGACGTCTGTTGGGAAAAGTACCTGATAATTTATCGTCTTCCGTTCTTTAATCAATTTTCGCCAAGAAGGTGGAAAATTGATTAAAGAATGAAACATTTGGAGATTAATGGTCACTTCTGACTTTTCTGACGGATAATCAGTGGTAGAAATGACAGATGTGTCTGAATCTGACAGTTTCACAGGATCTGAGACCTCAGAGTTTTCGGGAGATAAAGCCCCCAAAACTTTGACACTAACGCACGCACAGGTAAAGGATCTGAGCAAAGCTCAGACTCTGACGGACGTCGTGAAACTCATTTCTGACGTCAAGTGGAACACAAGGAAAATCACCGAGAAAGCATCAATCGATCAGATCGAGGCTGATCTGGAGTTCCCCTGGGACCCGGAAGCTCTGCGAGACAAGACGATGAGATCTCCTTTGATTCTGAGGGCTTTTCCTGGAGTGAAATGGAAATGGGAGGCGATCACCAAGAAGATCAAGATCGACTCCCTCCTTTGTAACATGGATCTTCCGTGGAAGACATCGAAACTTCTTAAGAGAAAAGAGGAGATTCTCAAGTTCTTGGAGAAGAATAAGAAGAACGAGGATGGGGAGGTGGAGAACGCGGAGATCGTTCGAGACCTAAAGGAGAAACACGGGTTTGAATTTGGAGATGATTTTGGACATGAATGGGGAGTTCGCGCACTCGGAGTCATCGGGTACCTTAAGACTCTAAGTGGGACTGAGGAGAAACTTGACCCATACCAGTTCGCAATGTGGCATAAGAATTACTGTACTGATAAGAGGGTAGATACCGATTACGAGTCCGATTACGACTCTGACGACTCTGATCTGGATGTATCTGTTCCACGATGTGAGTGTAGGAAGAAGAATCCTTTGTATCTTGTCGAGTCCTTCCCTCATCTTCCTTGGGAGATGAAGATGCTAACCAAGGAGGCTTCTTGGTGGTATATCGTAGATAATCCGCATCTTCCGTGGGTGATCGAGGACTTTGGGTGTTACATGATCGAAACTCGTCAGGCTGTTAGGGTTCATCGTGCTTTTCCGGACGTCAAGTTGAACTGGGCGGAAAGAACTAAGGGCGCCCCCTCCCAAGATATTGTGTGTAACCCTGACATACCTTGGGACATGAACGCTCTGGTTCAGAAGAGGTTCTCGGTATGTCTGTACAGAGCCTACCCGAATCTTCCTTGGGATATGGAGAAAGCGACGAAAGATGTCACATGGAATGAGATTCTTGACAACCCTGACATTCCGTGGATTCTTCCGAAAGGTGTTGTGGAACTATACCCGCAAGATTTTCTGCGAAGACCGTACAGTTCTCTGTGGGTGTACAAAAATATTCGAATAAAAGACTGTGAACACATGACAGTTCATTCGAGAGACGTGAAAGCTCTTCTAGAGTCCACATCTCAACATTACTCTAACGACGTTGTTCGAGTAATGCTGGGGTTTGTACTATGAATGTCATGTTAACTACATAATTTTAGAAAGGGTTAGTACTCCCTTCTTCGTCTTGTGACCACACAAGGGTCACAGATCGGCAGGGTGTTCCCCGGAGCTCCGTACTTGTAAACGACGTACTTACACTTGGCGACACCGTCACAATCAGCACAACGTCCAAGCATGGGCTTATCCAAGGAAACGTCCTCCGGAAGCCAGAATGACATAGAGCATCCCATGGTTATGATTGATTAGATGTTTTAATATCCTTGAGATTATCGATCATTTTTCCTGTGCGCTCCGCTTAACATCTTTGACACCCATGTAGGTGTCAAAGATCTCCTGCCCATCTTTGATGCCTGCATAGAGGCATCAAAGATCATGTCGCGATTTCGATACATGTGATAGGAGCCGTAAGTGACAGGAGCTAAGAAAGCCACTGGATAGTGCCATCCGCTCTTGTTGTTCTCGTAAGCGTAAGCGAAGCTCCCTCCCATGAAAATCCCTCGTGCCCAACGGAAAGCGCCGTTAGAGCGGATAGTGTTGTTCACGATCTGTTTAGGAATCTCTGATGCCATACTTTTCGAAACTTTTGTGAATAGTTTTACTATATCTTACACTTAAGTATCAGATATCCTTTAGATTTTTTAAAAACATAATGTATAGTACAACAGATGAATTTTTCTGTAACAGCTTTTCCGTCTGATTCTGAGTTATTTGACTTTGTACCACTTAATGTCGCTGGCCCAACAGGGGCGACTGGACCAAGTGGACCTGCAGGACCATCTGGACCTGCTGGAGCAACAGGGTCTGCAGGACCAGTTGGACCAGTTGGACCTACAGGTCCTCCCGGTGGACCCACCGGTCCTACTGGAGCCACGGGTGCCACTGGTGTAGCCGGAGCAACTGGAGTAGACGGTGCTACCGGTGCCACAGGTGCCACTGGAGTAGCCGGAGCTACAGGTGCTACAGGTGCTACAGGAGCCACAGGTTCTACGGGTCCAGTAGCCTCAACTGGACCAGTTGTTGGTGATGGTACATCCGGTGATCCTTTAACCTTGGTTCCAGGTGTAAACTGTAGTGATCATCTACAATGGGACAGAGTTAACACACAGTGGACTGTTGTTAGAAGTCCGGGAATTACGGAAGTTACTGTAGGGCCAACTACTGGATTGTATCCAAGTGTCGCTGTCGCTATAGCACAAGGGTGTCCGTCTGTGCGAGTGGTAGACACGTTTACTGAAGGTGGAGTCCTCAATCTTACATCTGATCTTTTCGTGTATATTGACTCAGGAGTCACTTACACATCAGCAGGAATCACATCAAATGGATTTAACGTTAACTTCTCAGGAGCAAGTAATCTTACATCATCTAATTTAACACTAACCGCTCCTATTACAGGTACATCAGCAACATCTGTTGTTTTTAATTTTGTTCGTGTTACGAACAACACCGCCTCACTGCTTGTGACAGGTGTTGACGTGAATGTTCAAGGTGTGAACAGCACGTTTATCGCTCGAAACGGATCAAACAGTCTTTTCGGAAACGGTACTGATGATATCAATCTGAGTTTGAACAACTGTACAGTAGAATCAGGTGGTGCCTCTTGTGACAATGTTCTGAACATATCTACTGGCTCAACAACAAGACTCTCAGATCTTCGTTTTAATGGTGGTTACAACCCGTTTGGTATTATCGTTCATTTACGTAATAATGACAATACAACGAGTAAGGTAGTATGGAATGGATCATCGGTAGGAGAGTTTCTACTCGCAGGGCAGAACTCTGATATATCCTCAACAACACAAGGTAATCTTAACATTATGGTTTTAAACCAGAGTAAGTTGTCACAGTTTAGTTGTAACACCATTAGTACATCAGGTATTAGTGGAACAACTGGTGATAATCTTCTTATCTCTGACGGTTTTATTCAGGACTGGAATCTTAACACTTTTGCGAACTCTCAAGTTCATAATATAAGTGGTGATTTACCAGGTGGAACTGGTCTGAACTCCGCGGTACGTCTGTTTAATGTAGATGATATTCAGTTGTCAAACTTGGATATTGGAACAGCAGGTGTTGTCCAAATATTTACACCTAGTACACGAGTGAAGATATCAAATCTTAACTGTGGTCATGTAGAAATTGATGGGCTTACTGGTCCAGTAAATGATGTTGTTTTACAGTCTGTATTTTGTCGTGATGGTCTGGACAGTCCGTTGTATATGGGTAATATTAATAGTTTCGGACTTTTGGTTGATGGTTACCAAACATCTGCACGTATTGATTTAAGATTACCATCTGGAAGTGTTGCTAGAGAGTTTTCTCTGAATAATATTCAGGCGTCCACAATATCATCACCTGGATTACCTACACGTACAGGAGTTCAGTTTAACAATGTAACACTTACTGGTAATATGACTGTTAACTTACAGAATTCTATGTGGAATAATCTTACCTTAAACGGATTTCTTCTTGTTAATCGTGCTCAAAACTCTTTTAATAATCTGCTTGTTCTAGGCAGTACCGGTGGTATTTCTTTAAATATAGGATCCAGTGAGAATGTTTTCACGAATACTCAGCTTGTCGCCGGAGCACTTATTACAGGTTCACGTAACACACTTCAAGGTATAGATTCCTCTGCGACAACTTCTAGTGCTGATATTCGAATTACTGGATCACATAATGTTATATCAGGATTGTCAAGCTCGGCTATCACATCATCTGCAGCAGCGGGACTTCGTGGATTCCTTGTTGAAGGAAGCTACAACGCAGTCTCTGATATTCATATGAAGGGTATTCAGTCGAATAGTTTACAAGTGTTCGGAGTAACTGGTGTAGGAAACTCATTTACCAATATACACCTTGGTGAGTACCAAGAAGGTTTATCTGGAGCTTCTGGGCCGATTTCGCCAACGGCACCTAGTGGTTTAGCTTTCGGAGGGCAGAACGGCTCAACCGCTAACTCTGGACCAGGTGGGTTGGTAAGTCTTGGAGGATTCGCAACAAAAGTAACAAATCTTGATTTTATTGGTAAAGCTGATAGATTAGACGGAGTATCTGGTAATTTTGACTCAACAACAAGAGTTGAAATATCATCGACCCTATCACAGTACACGAACTGTTATTTCTACAGAAACAACGTAGATTACAACATACACAATCAACGTGATATCTTTGTGACAGGAAGAAACAATAATTTCAATCAGTGTACTGTAGGTACTTTCACGTTTCCATCTGGTGGTGGTGCTGGTACGTTTAAGGCAGACGGAGCGTTGGCTGCAACAGGATCTATTTCTGCAGTATTTCCTGCTTTATCAGGTGGAACAGGTAACTCTATTAGTAATCCTAACACATCGGATCCTGTCTTACCTGCTGGTTCTGGTGTTGGGTTACCTTGGTTATTCAGATCTGATGAAGTTACTTTCTAATTAGATCACTCATCAAGTATGATAAAGTCGTTCGTGTTGATCACACGTGTGTTATCCCCCATATCCTTTTCATCTTTCTGCTTTTTCTTCTTTTTAGGCTTTGCTTTCTTGGGTTTCTTCTTTTTTGGAACAACGATCCCACTTTGTTTACGCACGAAGTTAACCATCGCTTTAGACCGGAATCTATCAGGATACTGGACGACTAAAGTAGTGATAACCCCTTGCTCAGTACGCGAGAGAACCTTGTACTGAGGAAGAGTCATTTTGAAGTAAGGCTCAAACGTGCTCACCGGAATATTCAAGTACTCCATGGGTGGATTCTTGGAATCTCGGCGCTGGCGCCTGATCTTTGATTATTTAAGGGAGGTTCTTTAAGTATAGATCGATCTCGTCGATCGACAAAAATGGGATAAAAAGAAAACCCGAACTAATTCATAGCAGAAGCTACCGAGAAACCCAATATGTCAGGAATGCAAATTTTCGTGAAAACGTTGACGGGGAAAACTATTACCTTTCCACAGTTGGCTTAAAGTAAGTAATATGTTCTAGCACAAGATGTTAGAGTGTGAAACTTGCGAGACGGAATTGTCTGAAGATCAGTTCTACTTTCGTAAAGATACGCAGAAGTATCATAAAGATTGTAAGAGATGTCAGAATAAAAAGGCTTTGAAACGAAAGAAAAACGGGTTAGTGAAGAAACAAGTAAAGTTTGATTTTGTTTGTTTAAAGTGTAAAACTCAAAAAACAAAAAGGATTTCTACTTGAAAGATAAGAAAACATCTCGTTTTGACACAACCTGTAAAGAATGCCGTAAAAAAGAAGCAAGAAGTTGGCATTTTAAGAATAGGGAGATAAGCATAAAAAATGGCACGAAAACAATCGAGAGAAAATGTTAGTCAATATGAAGAAGAACTATCGAAAAAGGATGGAGGAAAATCCTGAAAAAGAGAGAGAAGATAGGAGAAGATGGAAGGAGGAAAACAAAGAACATTATTTAGAATGGACTCGAAAGTACTGGAAGAAAAGATATGAATCTGAACCTAATTTTAGATTAGCAAGGGTTCTTCGATCAAATACAAGTAGGATCATCAAGAATGGATGTACAAAACGATCAAAAACATTAAAAATGTTAGGTTGTTCTGTCAAAACGTGTAGAGAATGGTTAGAAAGTCAGTTTACTTCTGAGATGTCTTGGGATAATCATGGAAAGTACTGGCATATAGACCACTTTCTTCCCATAGCTTGTTTTGATCTTGAGAAAAAAGAGGAACAAGATAGATGTTTTCACTGGTCAAATCTTCAACCACTTCCAGGTAAAATCAACATCAGTAAACATTGTTCTATTCCATCTGAAGAAGAACAGGAACTCCATCAACAAAAAATAGACAATTTCAAAGCCAAAAATGAAGAGGAGAAAAGCATCCTGCCTGGTGAACCTAATAACGTAAATCGTTAAACATCAGGGTAAACAGTTGAGCAGTAGGAAATGCCAGATGCTAGTCGGTAATACCGGCGAGACACCTTATAAATCGGGAAAGCCCTTAGGTGTCGAATGTCTACGACATTCTTCCACTGAGAAATGTTCGCCTTATGGCGAACATTTCTTGAAGGAAGTGTGACAGAGTCACACGACGCCCTAGAGCTTTAACTACCACTTATTAGTTGGAAACTTCTAATAATATCCGGGGTAATGACCTAGGACATGGTAATAACGTTAAAGATTGGGTAATCCGTAGGTAAAGATCCTAAGTTCTAAACTTTAGAATATGGTTCTCCTTCAACGACCGCACGGGTGTCGGTTTAATCGTAAGATTAAGCTTAAGATACAGTCTAGTCCCTAGAGCTCCGCTTGGCTCTACAAATATCCCGAAAGGGAGGGTGTAAACGAGATGTCGACTCGGCGGATACGATCGAGACAGTAAAACAGCGCATACAGGATAAGGAAGGAATCCCGCCTAAATGTTGATTGGGCAGAAAAGCATCCTGCTATCGACAACAGGCTCTGTCGGTAGAAAACAGTTTGAGTCCTGAAAATGCTCAGATGCTAGTTCCCAAGATGGGAGCGAAACACCTTGATGCGGGAAACTCCTAAAGCTTTAACTACTACTTAACGAATCGAAAGAATTGTTAATACTCGGGGTAATGACCTAGAGAGTAATAACGTTAAAGATATTAGCTTCGCACATAGCGTTGCTATAAATGGACAATCCGCAGGCGAGTACCTAAGTCCGTTTAGCAGGATATGGTACCGTCTCAGAGACTGGACGGGTGTTGGTGAGTAATGATAGATTAGCTATCTTGAACTTGCTTAAGATACAGTCCAACAATGCTTGAAAAAGTATTGAAAAAGTCGTATGGATCAACAACGGCTTATATTCGCTTAAATGCTGGCGAGAAAAGCAGTCGGATCTAACAAAAGAAGAATAAGTTAGGTGAAAATCCCGTTAGTGGTTCTTCAAAAATACCACAGCTGCTAGTTCTGATTAATCAGAGCGACATTTCCAAATTGCGGGAAACCCCTTAGAGTCTTTAGTACCAAGTTTAGATAGAAATATCTAGATGGCTCAGAGTTGGAACTGAGGTATGGTTCGCAATGCGAATCAATTATGACTATGTCATAATGGGTAAAAATCTAAAGAATTGGGCAATCCGCAGCCAAGTTCCTTAACTACTTAAATGAAATCAATTATGACAATATTGTTTCCCCGCGAAATGAATAATCCATTTGATGAGAAAGAACAAGGAGTTATTTATCTATTAACAGCTCCTAATGGCAAAAGCTATGTTGGACAGACATGGATGTATTTGTCAGATGGATCTAAAAAGGGAATGAAAGGACGCTGGAAACAACATGTAAACTTGTCTAATATTGGTGGTAATCAACTAATATGTAGAGCAATCCGTAAATATGGTTTTAAGAACTTTACTCAAAAAGTTCTTGTTAGGACACACAAAGATTTTTTAGATCCTTTTGAAGAGATGTGTATCAAAATGAAGAATACATTAGCACCAAATGGCTATAATGTACAAACTGGTGGAAAAAAGATGAGACACACTGAGGAATCTAAAAAAGCAATGAGCAAAACTATGAAAGAAAAGTTAAAATGCCCTGATATGAGAAAAAAGTGGAGTAAAGCCAAAATAGGAAAGAGACAAAATGGTACTCGAAAAAAGAAACGAAAAGAAAATGCCGGATTGCCAAAATATGTTATGTACTACCAATACAAACACTATACAGGATATGAAGTTCAGTATACTCCTCCAGAAATTGATGTGAAAGTAACAAAAAAGTTTACGAAAAGTAAACTAAGTATAGAGGAAAAACTTAAACTTGCTATAGAGTTTGTTAAAAGTCTTCATAAACAGTATGGGACAACATTTGAGTAGAAAGGAGAAGGTTCAGAGACTTGACGGAAATGGGTTCCTTATTTGGAGCTTAAGATAAAGTCCGTCCTCATTGGAAACTTTGAGGATGAGTTGTCGGGCAAACAACTCGAAGATTCTCGCACTCTTGCCGACTACAACATCGACTGGTGTTAGTACAGTGCCTATTGGGTAAACACTGTGCTAGTTCGGTAATTACCGAGCAAGATACCTTGTTGCGGGAACGCCCTTAGGTGTCGAATGTCGTAGACATTCTTCCACTAAGAAATGTTCGCCTTTAGGCGAACATTTCTCGAAGGAAGTGTGACAAAGTCACACGACGCCCTAGAGCTGAAACTACTTCTCACTAATAGGAAACTGTCAGTGATACCCAGGGTAATGACCTCGGGCATAGTAAAAACGTTTCAGATTGGGTAATCCGCAGGCTTACTACCTACGTTCGTGTGACAGAATATGGTAGGGTCTCAACGACTGAACGGGTATCGGTGAGCTTTGAAGGTCTAGTCAACCTGAGCTTGCTTAAGATACAGTCTAGTCCCTTTGAGAAATCATTGGGTATATCGCCAAAAAGAGAGCACATTGCATCAACAGGTGCAGAAAAGTAACCTGCGATCGGTAACTGGATATCCGATCGGTAAACAGTTAGCACTCCAGATTGAGCTCCTAGCGTCACAATATCGCTCCGCTCATGTGTGCAGTTGCTAGTCCACATTTTAGTGGGCAAGATTCCTCAATTGCGGGAACGTCCTTAGGTGTCGAATGTCTACGACATTCTTCCACTGAGAAATGTTCGCCTAATGGCGAACATTTCTTGAAGGAAGTGTGACTCTGTCACACGACGCCCTAGAGCTTTAGCTACCAAGTTAGATCTGGAAACGGATTTAATGGCCAGGGTAATGACCTCGGGTATGGTAACAACGCTAAAGATTGGATAATCTGCATCGAATCCCTAAGGGTATAACCTATGGGAAGCGTTCAACGACTAAAAGGGGATCGGCGAAGCAATTCGCTTAAGGGATAGTCTAGTCCTTTATTGAAAGATAAAGGTAGCTCGCTTGTATTGAGACTTCGTGGGGGTCAGTAAATAACCTCAATCACTATCTGAAGAATCATCTGAAGAATCATCTGAAGATGTATCTTCAAGCTCCTGAAGTTGTTTCTTCAGTTGAGCAACTTCTTTTTCTAACTCTTTGATTCGCCGATCTCTTTTGGCGAATTTCTCTTTGTGAACCTTGTCAGGCATCGTACATTTCCCTTTGTTACAACTAACACAGAGCCATTGTGCGTTACCGTTTCCATAACCAACGATATTCGTATCGATTCTATCGAGGGAAGCTCGGTCCCATGAGCAATCAATGTGGTTGCCCTGGATAGAATTAAGTTTAACACCGCAATGATTGCACTTGTAATCCTGCGAAATGAGAAGGGACTTACAATCTTTCAATTTCATTGAGTTCTCTTCGTTCTCATTTCCATGAGCCCTAATACTGGCTCTCCACTGAAGTCTAATAAGAACGTCCCATGTGTTATTCCTCTTTCTATCGTAGGATTTCTTACAAGCTTTACAGATTCCGGAAAGACCGTCTTTACACATAGCATCTCTGTAAAAGTCTTTCGCTTTTTTCTCTTCTTTACACACTCGGCATGTCTTACTTTCAGCAATCTCTTTTCTTTTTCGTTTCTCTTTGTTTCGTAGGTATTGTTCTCTCCGAGTTTCTTTACAGAGACTTGCTCTTTCGGAGTAGACGCATATCTTCTGATGATTATCACACCATTTTTCAACAGTTTTGGTGGAACGATTAGTCCATGCTTGGCGTGTTCCTTTCTTCTTCACAGTCACAACTTTTGTGTGGCGTTTTGCGTGTCCTTTAGGTTGTTCCATGATGATATATATACACATACCACTCTTTAAGTAATACTAGATGAATAGAGCTCCCATCTAGTATAGAGCCCTCCCTCAATAAGCTCCCCGAGAGAGCTCGGGTTCAACTCTATTTCGCAATAGTCAAAGTATTACGAAATAAGCAAACCCATGTATTACCCCTAAAATGACCAACATCAGAGAGATAAAAGGTGATCTACTCGAGTCAAAAGCTCAGTATATCGTTCATCAGTCTAACTGTGTGACAGCACATGCCAAGCATCTCGCTCTGTCTATTTTCCGCAAGTTTCCTCATGCCGACATCTACTCTCCTCGAAAAGAGGGGAAATACTGTGACAAACCAGGTGAGATTATCATTCGAGGTAATGGAGATGACCAGCGTTACGTCATAGCGATCCTAGGGCAGTTTTACCCAGGCAAGTCAAGATACGGGAACGACACTCCTAATATGAGGCTGATGTGGTTCAAGCGAGGTTTGTCAAAGATAGAGAAGATCGAAGGCTTAACAAGCGTGGCTTTTCCTGCGAGAATCGGGTGTGGGGCTGCTGGAGGCGATTGGAAGAAGTACAGAAACGCTATTCTTGGTTTAGCGAAGAGACTTCCAGATGTTCAGTTTGAGATTGTCTCTCTGACATGAGTAAACACTCGGTTTAAACACAGTGAGAGAGATTCTCAACTGTGAAAATGACAGAGTACTACGATCGTAAAACTGTTAACAACAGGCACTCTATAAGGTTCCCTCAGCCTCAGGATGACGGTTACCATTACTACGATTTTGACACACAAACATGGTTTCGGTGTTACCCTCAAGACAGACTTCCGTACGGACTCTGCTCTTTCCGTCTTGAGGGGAAAGATGAGTCCCAATCTGTGGTTACCTGCCTCGACTCTTACCGGTTAAGCAAAAATATACCAAAGCACACCGATCATGATGAGATGTTAGCAGAGAAGGAATGGCGCGATGATATGTACAACACAGGAAAGGCGTACGAGTTCGACTGGCAACTAAATGACGGTACTTGGGTAAAAGGAGGTATCGCCTGGACAAAAGCCGATATCGTACCAGGTGTCTGTATGATCGGACCGCGTGATCATCCGAACGTGAATGGTTGGGGGTACTATTACAAAGAAAGCAGAAGGTACGCGAAGGCGTGTACGCACACACCTGTGATTATACAGGAAGAGTTGGACGAGGAGAAGAAGAAACAAGAAGAGGCTCAAGAGAGAATTAAGACAAGAAAACGAAAGGTTGCTGAGTGGAAGAAGAAGTTGCGACGTCTTTCCCCGAAAGAGTTCGTACATCTCGCTAATCAAGGTTCCGGCTTTAGTGGATCCATAGGATTTTACGATCTACTTCCGTACTACCTATCTCTGAAGCGCGATCCGAATGAGACAACCGTCGAATCTATTCTGGTTAGAATGAGCCCGGAGGACACTGAGATGACGAGAAAGAGCTTGAAAGAGATCCCAACTCTAACAGGACTTTTCGAATTTGTTGATCAGAACTCTGTTAAGGTGAAACCGAAAGAAGAGAAGTACGAGGTTGTTTTTGACGCTGGTGAGACAACACCTAAAGAGACGAATCATTACGCTGTGAGAGACCAGAAGGGAGTGAAGTCTTTCGAGCTCAATGAGTCTGACGGGTTCTTCGATATTCGTGTTTATAACGCGACCTACTGTTACTTATGGATCTCTCATAACAATTACGAGGATCGCAAAATAGAGATGGTTCCTGTGAAAAAGTTAGATAGTGAGCTTAAAACTGTGTTCTCAGATGATTTGTGTCAAGAGGTTTTGAGTTACGAAGGTGATTACCTAACTCTGGAGGACATCACTTATGACAACCCTTTGTTCCCGTCAGTGATGGGTGCTCAACTACGTTTCTTCACAGACGGAGACAGAGTGACCTACAAAAATATCTGGATAGCATATGAACCTCGAACTCTTTTTACCTCTTTCGAAAACATGTGCGCGATAAGCCATTTTCCGTCAAAGAATACTGTTCTGATGCTAGGACATCTGTGGCAGTCAAGTATGAGCTGTTCTTACGACGATCTTGTTGATGTTACAAAAAAGCCTGAGGAAAAATAATTCTATTGTGTAGATCCTTTTACACTCTGAAGAGGGCTTTAAGGGATAGCACCAACGTACCTACGAAAATGGTGTAAAAATTGATAAATTACGTTTTGTGATCGTTACATCACTATCACTAAACGTACAAGCAATATGTCTACTCAAGCTGAGACCGCTGTAGAGATCCAGGGGAAAACCCTGGAGGAAGCGACTCAGTATTTAATGGAACGTTACCCGGATTTCTGCGTGATGCGATTTTCGTGTAAGTTACCGCCGAAGAGTTTTAAGGAGGAGCCCGGGTACGCCTGTTACCCCACACCGTCAGGGGATTGTGTGATGGCTACACACCCTAATTGGGGAGCGTGGGAACTGATCGCGTTCCTGTACGACTTCACTCATAAGGACGTGACTATGGTTCGTGATATTCCGAACCAGAAGGCTGAATACCACGGGAACTTCCTCGAGTTTTACCCAGAAGGGTACTTTCCAAACACTGTCTCAGAGGAGAAAGGTCGGCAGGTTCTGATTGCGAAGCAGAAGAAAGCTGAAGAGAGGAGGAAAGCTGAGGAGGAGAAAAGGAGGATTGAGAAAGAGGCTTTGGAGGCGAAACTCCGTCCTTTGAGAGAGGAGATCAAGACTTTTATTCGTTTTTCTCTCAGTATTTACGATATTGAGAGAGCAAGACGTTTGGGTGATGTGTACCTAGACAAATTTCTGGTTGATGTCGACAAATACAAGAATCGAATCAGCTTTCCAGAATGGCCACAAGATGATACTACTGCTCAAAATCAGTATTATCTGGACTGTCTACTACTGTGGAATGACTGGTTAGTCAATAAGATGCCGGAGAGAAAGCTGAACTTGCTTTGCGGAATGATTAAGGCTTTTTCTGTCTTCACAGTTCTTGTCGAGGATGGTGAGTCGTACATGACATTTTTTCAGGAAGGTTTCTTCTTTGATGGCAACAAGGCAGTTGTTATTCGAGGAGGGAGATGATTATTGTAAACACATTTACATAGTTGATTTTCACAGAGGGATTATTTGAGGAGGTAGGTAAAAAATGATATCCGACATAAGAGTTTCCGATACCATAGCATAATATTTCTAAGATGCCCAATCATTGTGGAAATCGACTAACTGTCACGGGTGATTTCAAGGATCGCCAGGCTTTCGTGGAAGCTGTCCGGGAAAAACCAGAGAGCGATGAGACAAAAAGCGATGAACTAAGCGCTCTGGACTTCGATCAGATTCTTCCACAGCCAGAAGACGTCGACAGATGGGTCGATCCAGAGGCACGCTCCAGGGGTCCGATGGCTATACTCTTCGGAACATCAGGAGGCTGGTACGGCTGGCGATGTAAGTACTGGGGTACCAAGTGGGGTGCTTACGAGGTTGAGTTGAAACACGACGAGAAAGAGACTGTGTTCACGTTTCAGACAGCCTGGGCACCTCCCAACGAGAACCTTATGAACGCGATGGCAGCCAAGTTCCCGAACGTGAAGCTCGATCTGCGTTACGCGGAGAGAGGCTGTGAGTTTTACGGGTACTGGACAAACATTGAGAGAATGAATGTTTACGGTACGGAACCTCTTGAGAAGGCAAAGTGCTGGAAGTTCCAGAACGATGATATCGTTCATATCGAAGGAACCGAGGAGGTGGAGGAGGACTGGAAACTACGACCAGGACTGGAGCTGTACGCTGATCTGTACGAGATGTCTGGCTGAAAGACAGACAGTCAGAGCCTTGTCTGGTCTGGTTAAGGTGACTGGTTACTAACATAGTTGATTTAAGGTAAGTTACGTGAAAGACACAATGATTATTACATGGATTCAGTACTTAGCCTAACGGACAGTCGTCGACAGAAAATGTTCGCGGGATACTCCCTCGGGATATCCCTGTTCTCCCCTATGGCGAACCTGTATCAGATCAAGAGGTTACACCCTTCGGTGAACCCATCTTATCTGCGCATGTGTGCCTCCATCTACCCGCACCAGGTAGGACTACGTATGTTACAGGTGAACCTGGCCACTCCGGTGAAAGAGCACATGAACCCGTGGTTGGCTTTTGGCACTCTAGGAGTCCTTCAAGGGTGTGTTTACGGACAGGCGAACGTGAGTTTCGCGAAGAAGCTCAATCTGACAAGGTCTTTAAAACTAAGAAATATCTTTCGTGGTTCCGGGTACGCCGGAGTACGTGATGTTATCTCACAAGGAGTACCATTCATGTTCTCAAAGAAGTTCTCTCAGAGGTATCTTGATCCTATATGGCCGTCAAATGATCCTTTCACGAACTCTGTGAAACACTGGAGCTCGGTGATCTCCACCTCTGTGGTGGCCACTTACTTATCACACGGATTCCACGTCTGTCAGACAGAGATGCAGACAAACACCTCTCTGAGTTACTCAGGGGCGATCAGACAAGTCTACAAGGATCATGGATGGAGATTTCTTAGAAAGGGTGCGGAGGCTCGCGTTGGGTTGCTTCTTGTCACGAACATTTTCAACGAGATCTTCCTGAAACCAGCCTGGGATGAGAGATAGTTTTAGATCTCTTAACAGCATCAACTTCGCTTGGCAGGTGAACAAGGGATATGATGATCAACTTATCACATGGTTCTGTTACGATACATTCTGTACAGCTTCTTCCCGTTCTTGGTAAAGTCATATATAGTGTTAATCGATGATTTATGAACTGTCACAATCATTCCTTCTGGGAAACGGGTACACTTTCCACCGTCACACTGGTATCCCCAATCGGAAGGACATTCTGTTTTCACCAACTTGTGACCACAATACTTATTTTTAGGATTGTAACATTTATCACAAACATCAAGATTACATTTGTAAAAGCGCACGTCTTCCACATTCCATCGATGAGGACACTCCCATCTATCTTCACCCTGTCTTATCTGACGTGGATACTTGCAGTACCAATCAATGATTCGACCAATAACGCGGTTACCAGAATAATGATCAAAGAGAACGTAGCGATAGTACTTTGAGCCATCTTTGTCAATTAATGTCACATCAAACACATCTCCTTGTTTGAGAAGATTACGAGAGTTTGTAGGAAGATGTCGTAGGTACGACGTTCCCCATTTAGAGACAAGACCGTTGTTCATAAACTCGAGTGTGGTGACCTTATCTGCTCTTTCAGCAGTGTAAAAATGAGTGTATTGGTGTCGTTTGGGCATGGTTATATCATATAAAGGTAACGATCCTTTATATGATAGGAATCATGGGAACACCGTTATCAGTGACGCTACCAGACTTCTACAAGAATCTGACTCTGGGCAATATTGAAGGAGTCAGAGGGGAGATAGAGATAGCTGAGGAAGCTGACGAGCTTGATTACCATCATATCATCAACTTGTCAGGACGGGATGTGATATCAGAGAGGATTCGAGTACATGATCTTCAGATTGATGACAAGGAGTCTCTGACCTTTGATGTTTTTAACAAAACCATGTTGAAAGCTGTGGAGATTCTTGAGAACGCTGAGAAGACAGGTGAGGGTGTGTTCGTGAACTGTCTGGCAGGATGTAATCGGTCTGTCTCAGCCGTTGTCTGTTACGCAGTACTGCGTAAAGGGTGGAAGTTGAAAGACGCGATTGAGTACGTGAATTTTCGCAAGAGATACATTGGTAAACCAGATTGGGACACTCTTGGTAACAAAACTTTTTATCGTCATCTTCAGCAGATGGATATGATGAGAAAACAAGCAGGTGAGTTAGACAATAAAGTGATGTAAAAAAAACACATCTAGAGGATAGAGAAACTGATGGTAGCGGTTGACAGAACGATATTGTTCGTGATCCTTGTGAGTTTCGCGTTAGCGAAAGCACCGAATAACTCCAATTTCTCCACAGAACTTGTCGTACCCCTTATAACTCTTCTTCTAACAAAGTATCTTTTAGGAGACTGGGATCTTAAATATCAGTGGACAAAGCATGATATTGTCTTTGTTCTGGCTGTCTTACTTCTGAGTTTCGTTGTGGTTAGAATAACCTTGGCTTAAAAACTTCTCGGAACTTTTGTTGATATTTTAGGTAGATGGAGGTGGCTCGGACTCATCTTGAGACTTGAACAGGATGACAAACGCCAAGAACACACCGTAGAAGTTCTTGGCTACCAAGTCTAACAGGTTGTACCAGATGTTCTTTCGCTCGTTGGGGAAGGTTGCGGCGACACCGTAGAGAGACCATATGAAGAATGTCACCCAGAAGACCACATGATACTTCGGAGACTTTATGACGTAGTACTGGTAAACCCTGTAGAACGCCATGAAGAAGAAGATAAAACCTAAAGTGTTCGTGAACCATAACGGCGCGACACCTATCTCATGAAGGAATCCCATGAGCAACATCATCGCGTTGTAGAAAAGAATCTCCAGAATCTTGTTTCTGTTCTCTCTGAGGAACTTCCATGTAGGTGCGAACTCGTCGTTCCTTAACTCCTTGATAGTGGCACCGATGAACTCCTCCTGATTAGCCAGATAGTTGTAATACAAAATCATGGAGAGCAACATAGTTGGTGTGGTGAAGAACCAATCAAAGTATCGAATCATCGCCATGTTAGAGACATTCGGTGGAATGAGTGCGAAGCGTAAGTAGAAGAGGAACTCGATAAGCTGTACGACTGTCTCCAGAAGAGAGATGAATCGTAACTGTACATCTTGTGGTTTCAGAGGGAGTCCTAGGGAGTATCCGCTAAAAAGAAAGGCGGATAACTGGACAGATAACGAGAATAAAGTTGTATTGCGTACAGTTAACATTCTGTTATATCATCTGAATATAAAGAAAAGAAAAAGGAACTAACATGGGGTTAGTCTGTGCTACTATTCACTGGGATCCTACGAATGAGGATGATCAACACTTTGTGGCTCTGAACAAGTTAAGAAAGAAGCACGGTCTGGAGAAGGACTCTGGGTGCGGAGGTTGTTATCGGGAAGGGAAAACCAGCTTCACCGTAGAGTTAGGTGGTCTCTGGCTTCTTTGGTATGATGCTCGACGAATCTCGAGGGTTTTCCTGTATGAGGCGAGAGAGTACCTGGAAAGAAAAGGTGTGAAAAACGTGGAGACGATGGTAGATAGACTACCGATGTGAAAAAATTGATAATTTTTCGTAATTTCCTCGGATGGAAGGTTGAGTAAATTGCTAATCTGATTTAAAGAGAGATTCATAGTTGAATAACAATGTCCCACTTTGATTTTGACGTAATTTTCACTTTCCCACAGAGGCGTTCGCTTCGGTGGTTCGTAGACGACCGAATAGATGACTATCTTACTTACCGATTACCTTGTAAGATCGACAGCGAGGTGAAACGAAAGCTTCCTGGTGCGATGGAGACGTATCTGAGAGATCACGAGAGAATGAGAGAGCTGATGCGACGTACTGAGGAGACAGTAGAACGCAAGTCCTCAGAGGTTCTCAGACGCATCACGAACGAGGACGCGGCGCAGAACGCCGTCTTCGGAGCTTTCATGGACAACACGACTAGGCGTGTGGACGCGAATGTACAGAGGGTGATGGATGCCAAGAATCGTGAGATTGAGGAGCTGAAGATTAATCAGAGATGGTTGACAGCAGGACTGCTGGGATCTATTGGCATGACAGCTTACTCGATATTCTCTCCTAAGAACTAATGATACTATGGTTTGAGTTGTCGAAACGACGACTCGAGTCTCCGTCCTTACTCCTTGTTCTTGCTTGCGGAGCATGATGTGAGTAAGGATATCGCGATGTAGACGATTGCCACAATCGCGAACGGTTTCCCCTCTGCGACACACTGGTTGTTCTCGTTGGTGCTGAGCACCACGATACCCCAGATGTTCCAGATGGTGGAGAAAATGGCGCTTAGTGTCAGAATGATAAAGACGCCACCTGTTGGGTCGGTGTTCACACATACGGACACGCCCACAACGACCCAGAGAAGGACCAGAGTGATCAGCGCGGCAGATGCCTCGCCTACGCACCACTCGAAGAGGTTGATGCCTCCTCGCTTGCCGTCTTGGCAGTCGTCATGTTGGTCTTGAAACGCGTACACGTAACAGACAATGATCATGACCAGCTGGACAACGCTGACGCATATCAGTAGCCCGATGATCGGACCGGCGTCGCTACTACCTCCCTTCAGACCTGGCTCTTTGAACCTGGTCTCGTCGGATTCCGAAGGAGTGCGCTCCCGCTGTTGGGTCGCGTGACCCAGGTCAATAGTGGTGAACTCTTTGGTTGCCATTTTCGTCGGGTGTCAGTTTTCGTTTTCTTGTTTGATTGCGTCTGACTTGGTTTCTGATCTCTTTGTTACGGTCAGAGAGATTCGCAATCAATTTTTCTTTAGCTTCGCGACGATACGTGACCTGATTAGACTATGATAGATATCGGATTACGTACCGTTCCTTTTCATCTTGCGAAACCACGGATGTACCCTCTCTTTGATCTTTTTGCCGTTCTTGTCATAATATAGGAAAAATGTGTCTCCCGATTGTGGATTCTTGGTCTCATGTCTCCAGTACTGTACTCTTCCGAACTCGGGATGAGACCCGATCATCATTAAGTCCTTGCCAGGAGTCGATTGACCCCTGGGAACGAACCAGCAACACATCTTTTGTTTCCAGCGAAAACCGTACTCGTTCTCCATTTTTCTGAGATTTTCTCGAGTTTTTGGATGAATCGTGTTGAAAGGGATGAGAACGTCTGGTGATCTGTTGTAGAAGTTCCAGGCTATCTTCACCTGTATCGCTTTCGCCTTTAGGAGTGTCTTGACTGTTTTCGGGTACCTAGACCTCTCCAGCTTGTACTCAGCCTTTCGCCGAGACTGTCTCACTTCTCTTTTTGATGCTTTCTGCCTGTAGTCGCAGTAAATCGCCAGTAAAAGGACGTGGAGATCAAAAGAGTCCAGATAGGGGTCGATGATCGACCGGTAGTCCTTGTTAGAAAGCACAGATAACGCCATTTATGTGAGACGTTTTCTGATTTAACCTATTTCGTTAGTTAATAATCGTGGTTAACGAAATCGATTTTACGGGTAATTAGGCGTACTCAAAGGTGATTTTACAGGGGTTAATCATCTTCGGAACCTTTTTCGTGTCAAAGTAAGGCTCAGCAGAGATGATATCGTACTGTAAAAGCGATCTTAACATGGTGTTCATGTAGTCCAAAGCGAGGTTCTTCCCTGGACATATCTGAGGACCCTGTGAGAAAATAAGATTGAAGTAAGAGTCCTCTAAGCTTTCATCGTTCCATCTCTCTGGGATGTAAGCGTCAGGTTGATAGAACCTCTCTGGTGATCGCATGACAGGGTTTGTGAAGATAACGAGCTCATCTCCTTTGTGTAAAGTCTCCCCGTTAGGAAAGGTGACATCTCTCAAAAGAGTACGGAACATACTAAGAACCTGGTTGTTTAGTCGCAGGGTCTCCAGAAGACATTTGCGAATGTACTTAGGATCTCCCTCTTTCGCCTTCCTATAGACAGAAGGAGTGTTACGAATCAACAGAAGAGCTCGTGGTACTCCTATTGCTGTGATACTCACGATAGGGAATATCCAATGGGGAATCTGCTGTGTCATCTCGTAATCAGAAGAACCGAACCTACGCCCTAGAGCCACCATCGAGTTAGGAATCGGGTTTGCCATCTGTTGACGAACGTACGCGTCATAAGCGTCGTAAGAGGAAGGTGTGATCTTAAAGAAAATAGATGCTGACGTGTTTGACTCCTCGAGAACCTTAAAGACAGATGGAGACGGCTTAGTTGTACCAAAGACTATTACTCCAGCCATATACTGACCTAACTCACCAAACTCCTCGAAATTCCTAGGAGGAGCCTTCGAGATCATACGCTTTAGCTCCTTGTTGTACAGAGGGAACAAATGGTGCTTCTTATCTGTGTCCAGGACGAACTCGTTAAGAGCACGACGGTACTTCCAAGGGCATCCCTCTGAGATACCTAGGTTACCACCCATGAATGTGGAGAAGAACCGCTTTTTAGGAATACCAGCCCCGAAGACGAACGGAGAGTTATCCAGAATAGGTTTGATATAACTAGGATCTATCACCATTCTCATAGGTCTTCCCCAGAAGTTGATCATAACAAAAGGTTGACCAGGGTTCTCTCTTTGCTCCTTGCGATAAACGTCTTCTCCTGTGGAGTCCTCCAGAATCATGTCAGTGACAGACCACCAGAAACAACTGGGGGCGACCAAACCTCTCTGAATCGCCAGAAAGAAAGTGAGAGAGATGCGAATTGTCTCCCAGTTCCAGACGATCAACAAAAGAAGAATCAGTAGAATCCAGAAGATAGCCTTCATCACGTCCTCAATACTGTAGGTCGTATTTTTCTCATACAAGAACACAGTCAGGACACTCCTCGTACTCCTCCAAGGTCTTCTCACACTGACACCCAGTAATCTTTCTGGCCTCAATGCCACAGTCAAATTGCGTCTCGCTCAGATGAGCAGGAAATTGCTGAGTAATTAGAGTGGACGTCGTCTTCATTCGAGCTCCTAGTAAAACCACAGACGTCTCGCTTCTAACTCTATTGACGTATTCCTGGTACGCTCTGTTCAATCTGAGAATTTCTTCTAGTTGTGCCATCAAGTATGTCTACTCCTATTTTGAGGATCCTTTAAATATTAGAAAAACTGATTACTCAACTCAGAATATCCCTTAACAATAATCAACAAACGTTCTAAAAATCTGACGGTTTCCAATGGATTTCTCTTTTCTCAAAAAGGAAAAAATCCAGTTTCTACAAAAACACTCAGATGATACAATTCATCTACGAAAAAAGGCTTCTTTTCAAAAAGCAAAATGCGGAACTAACGCCTGGCTCAAAACAATTGGCTCAGTTAGAGGATTTAAAGAGGCAAAATGGCAGCAACTGTGTTCCAAATGCGTGAAACTTTACACAGAAAATCCAAAGGAGAGTGTTTTGTACGACGAGCTTACCAAGGAGGCCATTTCCGAGGTAAGACTGAACAATATTCGCAAGGCTTTGAATGTCTGGAATGCCACGAAGGCGTTACAAGCGAAAGAATCGAGAAAGAAAATTCTGGAACAGTTTCCGGATGTTCTCTCGTTGGGGATGAAGCGAAAACTTCAAAGAGCAATTAACCCTGTGGAACTTGTTACGGAACAACGGGAGCCAAGAGAACAAAAAGAGCAATGGTCAGAATCACCTCCATCGAAAAGAATGAAGATGATGGGCAATCCGGTTTTTGGCCAACATTCAGAACCGTTTGATAAACCCTTTGACGAGCCAATGGCACCCGGGAGCCTCTTCGGACTTGTACCGTTGGGTACGACGAGGATAACCTTCGATATTCCAAGCTCTCACGTGAATGTGACGAAAGCAACGGAACCAGCTGTTCAGAATACATCAACAGACACACCAGTAGCGCCTGAAACAGATGGAGTCCCGGATATATCCGCGGTACAAATGCGAACTACAAGAGAGTGAGTTCAAGATAAATATCATAGTAAAATCGCTTCATGATAATGGGTTAAGATGGAGTAAACACCACTTGTAACAATGGAGTACCGATTCAGCAACCCCGGAGATCGTCTCGCCTGTTTTGACCTTGATCATACACTGATCAAGCCCCTTGGAGGGCGAAAACGTTACACAAAAGATCTAAATGATGCCGAGTTGGCGTTCCCCAACGTGAGAGAGAAGCTGGACGAGTTAAGAGCTGAAGGATGGAGAATCGTGGTTTTCACGAATCAGAAGAAGAAAAGTAGGGCGGATCTTCCTTTGGAGGTTATCTACGCCAAGATAGACCGCCTTCTGGGTTCTGACATCAACGTCTTCGTCGCGTATCAGAACGATCATTATCGCAAGCCTCTCATGGGTATGTGGGATCAGCTAGTTAAGCTGAACGGAGAACAGAAAGAGGCTTTCTACGTTGGTGACGCGGCAGGGCGCAAGGGGGACTTTTCAGATTCTGACTACCGTTTCGCCAGAAATATCAATGTCCCTTTCTTCACACCTGAGCAGTACTTCCTAGAGAGTAAGGTGAAAGCGCCTGAGCTCAAGGAACTCAGTTGGTCAGAGCCTACTCTGACAACAGAGTTGAAGATCGAGGAGCCTACTGTGGTCATGATGATCGGAAGACAGGCGTCAGGCAAGTCGAGCTTCGTGGACGATACTGTTTACGACATCCCTGGTATTACTGTGATCTCTAACGACATCACAGGATCCGCCTCCAAGTCACGCACGAAGTTACGGGGTGCGATCAAGAGCAATGAGGATTTCATTCTTCTTGACAACACACACTCTTCACGAAAGTCACGTGATTACTTTCTGACAGAGGTGCCAGCAAGATACAAGAAAATCGCTGTCTGGTGCGAGATGCCGTACGAGAACTGTCGCCACATGGACGCTTACAGGGCGTACACCCGAAAGTGTAAGCGTATTCCTGATGTGGCTTTCAGGGTCTACAACAAGAAGTTCGAGGAGCCAACACTGAACGAGTTTGATCAGATCATTCGTTACGTACCGGAGGTACCTCCGGAGATCAAGAATTACTTCTTCTGAAACTTCGCCATGATCTCCGAAATACGAATCAACAGGTTCACGAAATCCAAGTATAGTTCTATAGAGCACCCGAGATGATCAGGGTCTTTCTTTTGATAATGCTCCACCGCCTTGTGTGTGTCATACGCGGTCAAAGCGGTGAAAAGAACGATACCTCCGTAAAGGTCGACGGAGTGTAACATCTGAAACATTAGAGAGTCGGGTCCCAAAAACACCAGGGATCCCAGACCCATTAGACCAACACCAACAAGTCCGAACAGACCACCCATAAGAGGCCCTTGGTATTTCAGTAACTCACCGTCCTTACACCTGTAAGCGTACAGAGACGCACCTCCCATCACAGCCAGAGATGTCAGTGTGGCTGAAGGGAGAATCATAGGAGAGATCTCGTTCACCATAGTGACCATCGGGGTCATGGTAGCTGTCATGCCACCGATGATAGCGCCGTACGCGAGCTTGCGTCCTGTCGTGTTCTCAGAGATCCACTCACCTGCTCTCTTCTTGACATCGTACTTACACCAGTCAAGAGCGAAACACCCTCCTATTGCTGTGACGAATCCACCAAGTAAAAGAGAGGTTGTTGACTCCATCACGAGATCTGGTGCGTAAACAGCCAAACCTTGAGCTGTCGCCAGAGTACCTGCGATACCGAGAGCTGTCGTGTTGTAGGTCTTGCGAATGAATCGGGTAAGACCTCGGTTCTTCTGAACCACTTCGGCAGTTGACTTGTTGGATCTTGAGATCTCGAGCTTTTCAGGTTTTTCGATTCGATGCCACGGCTTGTTATTATGAGGCTCGTACCCGTCCGGGCGGGGCTCATGGTGAGGTGGGCAGGTGGAGAAAGCTCGAGAGATCTGTGGACGATTTGTGATCGTCAGGCGCCTTACAGGAAGACATGGCGTATTTGGTGCTCTTGGCACACGCGAGGGTCTGGCTACTCTAAGAGATATTGGAAGTAATCGGAACATTTTAAGACAAGTGAGGTGACACCTCATTTCTCTTAAATCGCTTTTTGCGACCACCAGTACTGGTGTAATAAATATGATAATTTCTCGATGTGTTCAGTCCTCATGATCACCATCCACCTCCTTTGCCATGTAGGAGAGAGCGGGAATGCTCACAGGAAAGGTCGCTGTGATTCCTGCGGAGAGAGCGCCACCTGAAAGTACGTAGTACCCCATGTATCCTCCATCACGTCCGACGTTGAGAACAGGGTCAACAAGCTCCTGGTTAACGGTGACACGCTTGCGTCGACCGAGCCAGGCGCACCAACGAGAGAAGCCCTTAATCGCACCGTAGACTCCTGCTACGCCAACCATAGCGACGTAGGAGTAGAGGGCTCCGTTCTTGAAGCCGAGATCTGCGAACTGTGTAGAGAGAAAGGACATTGTGGGAATGAACACATATCTTGTTTAGTTTATACCGACTTTCTGATGAACGTCGTCAAACTTATCAGGGAAAATCCAGTGAGATTTCTGCTACCTATGGTAGCCTCTTACATCGCTTCCAGTTTCTGCCATATTGGTCGTGATTCTGGCGCTTCTGTACGAGCGCGACCACCAGCGTGGGTGTTCGGCGTTGTCTGGCCGATTCTTTACGTGCTGATCGGTCTATCATGGGTTCGTCTGCGTAAGACCATGTACGGTGATATTCTGTTAGTTTTGAATGTGGCTATTCTAGTTGAATGGCTGGTTGTGTACGGATGTCTTAATCAGAGAAAGTGGGCGCTGTACACAATAGTGGCAGGATTCGGACTCGCTCTGACTACAATGGTCTACGCGATGACCAAGGATCCCATCTCGGGATTTATGTTAGCGCCTTACGTGACATGGATGCTTTACGCTTCTTTGTTATCGTTCTGGAGCTTTAACGTGACTGGTCGTTAACGCCCACCAGCAGACTGGAAGAAGTAAAGCGCGGCAAGTCCTCCTAGAATCTGAGCGAGGACGTACCAAGGGTAATCAGTAAGTGATAACTTCCCTTTCGCCAACATCATAGTGGAGACAGCAGGGTTAAAGTGTCCACCGGAGATGGAACCACCGAACCAGATCGCGACAGCGAGCGCCGCACCAATAGGGAGAGCCTGACCAGTAGCCAGGATCACAGATAGGAAGATAAACGTTCCGATGAACTCGGTAAGGTACTTAATCATTTTGACCTCGTGAAGTATACAGACGGGAAGATAAAATACAAAATGAACGTTCTGGTCTACCCAGTCACTCTGTTCGATGACGCCATTTACAAGAAGCTCATGGAAGAGTATAAGGAAAAACCCACGTTCTGGCACTTGGAAGACCCTGCTTACTTCACTAGATACAAGTTCAACAAGAAGAAGTTAGTTCTCCACAGAGCATCCATGAAGAAACACCAAAAGAGCCTGCGGGGCGATAGGAAGTACGTGGAGTTTAAGAAAGTTAAGAATGTGTACTCAAAGTTCAAGAACTCTAAAGTAGTCTTGTTTGACCCGAATGACGCGAAACTCCTGAAGACCCTTGTCTCTAAGTCTAAGATTCATCGCTTCGAGTTACTGGTGTACCCGTCACCAGGCTTTATCCTGACAACCGAGGAGGCTCTGGAGTATGGAGAAGGTAAGAAGAAGTACGTGAACGCGCAGTTCTACAAGATGATGCGAAAGAAGACAGGGTATCTCATGACCAAACGCGGGACACCAGAGGGAGGGAAGTGGTCATTCGACACAATGAACAGAAAGCGTTTGTCACCTAAAATCTCAGTGCCTAGGATTCCTTGTGAGAAAATGGACGCCGATGTGAAAGAGGCTGCGAGTTACGTCAACAAGAACTTCAAGAGTAACTACGGATGTACCGAGGACTTTTTCTACCCGACAGATCGCAAGGAGGCGCTCTCTTGGTTACGAAACTTTATATCTAAACGTGTAAAGAACTTCGGACCTTATCAAGACTTCATCGCGAAAGATCATGACTTTCTGTTTCACTCTGTTCTCTCATCGTCTCTTAACACAGGTCTACTCACACCAAAAGAGGTTTGTGATGCTGTGATAAAGGCTTACAAATCAAAGAAGACGAGTCTGGCGTCATGTGAGGGGTTTGTGCGCCAGGTGATCTCCTGGCGAGAGTACGTGCGTATGATCTACCTCACACACGGCTCGAAAGAACCTAATTTCTTCGGACAACGCAGAAAGCTGAACAGGAAGTTCTACTACGGTACAACAGGAATAACGATTCTTGATAACGAGATCAAGAAGGCTGTTCGGACAGCATACTCTCATCACATCGTGCGACTCATGTTGTTCGCGAACGTGATGACAATGCTGGGGTTGAAGCCAGACGAGATGTTCAAGTGGTTCTCAGAGTTATTTATCGACGCGTATGATTGGGTGATGTGGGCGAATGTGTTCGGTATGGGAACTTACGGAGACGGTGGAATGACCATGTCAAGACCGTATATATCATCATCAAACTACCTGAAGAACATGTCTGATTACAAGAATGAGGGTGAGTGGCGTGAGAAGTTGGACGCTTTGTACTACGGATTCATCGGGAAACACGAGACAAAACTCAGAAAGATCTACGCGACATCCTCGCAGGTGGCGAGATATCGTAAGTTCAGTCCGACAAGAAAGGCTGAGATTCGCAGGGAGAGTGACAGGGTGTTCAGGATGGTCTTCTGATTTACAGATCTACGTAAACAAAGTTGTGATCAGAGTAAGGATAAGGAATCACACCGATTGTTCTCGGTTTCAGACCTTCACGAAAGAAGAAGAAGTCGACTGTTGTCTCGAAAGGAGTTGTCTCGCCGTTCTTATTGCCGTACTCACTAAGTGTTTTCGTAAGTAACTGGTACTCTTTATCACCTCTGTTAAAGTTAAAGTCTCCGAAGATCACATCTGGCTTGTGCTTCGCTATCTCCGCCATCTGTTTCATTCTTGTTAGCTGGTTAAGTGCGACTAAGGAGTTCTCATCAGAGTAAAACCCTATTTCAAGATGTGTTGTCGCCAGAAGTAAGTTCGAGACAGAAGGATTATCAACACGGAAAATAATACCTTTTCTCAAAGTGTGTTTCACATCGTTAGGAAGCTTAATCTCTTTGATATCTTTCAGTGGATATTTGGAGAAGATCATAATACCATCAAATCTTCTCGAGATATTCCTCTGTTCACGTTCTGTTGTGTAACGGAAACTATGTGGAAATCCTGCCTGACTTAATCTCTCTGTGAATCCTCCCCATGACATCGTCTCTCTGTTAATCGCGCCTTCTTGGCAGACAGCCAGGTCAATCTCGAATCTCTGTAACGCCTTCACGTACTCCAGCATCGATTTCTCAGGAGTGTCTAACTGGTTGATAGAGATGAACTGATGAACGTTAGAGCTGAGAACTCTAAAACCTTTCTTTGGTTTCGCGACGAACTTATCGTACAGTTTTATGTTTCTTAGGTAGAAATCAGTGTCTTGTCTAGCTCTTCTAAACTTGGATGTCTCAGAGAGAAAGAAGTCCTCTCCAATATTCGGGAATGTGTTCTTGTGTCCGAACCAGTTGGCAGGATGATCCGCCTTTCTCGCTATCTTGTTCTCAGGACTACAGATAACTAACTCCTCCTCCCATATTCCGTTGTTGTACAAAGGTGTGTATATCTGTGGAATAAGAATACCGTCGAGACCCAAAGGAGCTACTAATGGACAGATAACTCTCATAACACTTCTGTCAAAGTGTGTGCTAGAGGTGATTCCTAGAATCTTAATATCATCATTGATAACTAAGTAATCTTTGATATACTGATCACTCTCTTTTATCTTGTTCTTAGCGTGAAGTTTTGTGTAAACCCAGATATCAGGCACTTTCTGCGCTCTAATGTACCCTTTTGGTGATGAGAGAATGTAACGCCTAATGATCTGATCTAAGGAGAGTTTGTAGCCAAACTTCTTAATAATAGTGTTCACACCTTGGTTGTTTCTGTCAGCGCGTAACATATCTAATATATTCTCAATGTTTTGCGAGACGGATACATCGATAATTTTTATATCTTTCAGTATCTCAAACACATGAATACCTGCTGCACCAGGAAGTCCTAATGATGCGAAAGAGTAAGCACGATGTCCGGAGCCGAACCAAAGAAAGTCATCTAGTTTCTTACTTCTTTGTCGAACCTCTGTGTACAGCTGTGCTGATGCTTTGTAAACAAACTCACCTTTCTTGAAAACGTAAACAGTGAACTCGTACTTCTTTCCTTTGTACTCAACATTCACCATCTCATGTTTCTTCTCTTTGATTAAAGACATACTAAACTGACCTTTGTCTTTGAGATCCTTGAGAGTGTTGGTGTACTCTGACTGAATCATTTTTTGTTCTACATCAGAGACCTCTGGAGGATTCCAAGTAAGCTTGTAATTTTTCTTACCTTTGTATCCTCTCTGATTTCTCTGTCTCCTTTTCTGTGACATCTGTTATTACAGAACTGTAGGTACAGACGAGATACTATCTGATAGATTTTTAAGAGAGTTGTTTAACAGAGTTATTCTTATCCCTTAACGTACATACTCTTAAACAGAATAAAGAGTAGAAGTATATTCTCAATATGTTTACAAGTAAACACGGTGTATACAAAATGAACTCACTTGACTCTATTTACCGTGATAGATTTAACTCGGCTCCTACTTCTACACCTCAACCAAACGATAATGATGATGACTGGATGAAGAAGATGAGAAAGTACAGAGAATGTACGGAGAAATGCTTTCAGAAACACAAATGGAGTACAAAATCTGATATGTACCAGTGTCTTCGCAGGTGTTACAGGAAAGATCCGAAGGAGTTATCCTCTGAGGAGATACAGGCGCAACTAGCAATTGCTAGTAAGAAGTAGTTAAGAGATAATAACACGTAATTACACATTATTATTCTTGAACTCCAACTTAGCTTGTTTCAACGCCTTCTTCGGATTCAACCAGAACTGTGTGTAAGACCCTTTCTCAATATCCTTTTTGTTCTTCGCAGTTGGACAAGCTCTGTCCCATCTCTTGAACTGTGTCTCTGGTTTCAGAGTTTTGAACGAGGGCTGTTTCTCAATCCATCTCCAGTTTCCGATATTTACCATTGGGTCGTAGTCTACAAGTCGTCTTGCGTACATCCTGTCACCTTCCTTCCAGTACTCCTTCTGATACTTCAGGATGTAATGAGCTAGAATCATACGACCACGATTATGTAAGTACCCAACAGTGTCTAACTCCTTGAAACACGCCTTTACAATATCAGGAGCTTTTGGTGATAATCTCGCCTCTTTTGTCTTTTTCGCCCATTCCAACTCCTCAGGGTACGCGATGTAATAATGATAGTAAAACTCTCTCCAGATAAGCTCGCGATGTAATCCTTGGCTGGCAGTACCTCCTACTTTGGCGAATCCGTGCCAAGCCTCGCGAATGGACACACAACCGAACTTTATGTACGCGGACATCCTAGTTGTCTTGTAAGTCAGATAGTCACGACATTTTGCGTAGTTCTTCTGAGTCTTAATAACAGAAAGTAACCTTCTCACACCCTCTGTTCTTCCGCCTGGCTCGTAAAACGGTGTTATCTTTGAGTTTTTCTTCAAGAAGTTCCACGCAGACTTGTTCTGATAAGAGCGCATGGATGTGGCAGAGACAAGTCGACTCGTATTTCTTATCTTTATCGGTTTATCCACTCTCTTTCGTTTACTAGCGTTCAGAAAAGAGGTGTAAACACGATAAGCAGTACCAGATCCTGAGAGAATCTCACCAAAATTATGCATAAGGTAGTCCTGTGTCTCCACAATCTCGATATCCTCTCCTAAAGCCTCTCGAATCTCCTCCACACGTTTTCTCGCGAAAGGAGTGTAATCCTCGTTCATGTACAGTTTGGTAATCCCACGTTTCCTCAGTATTCTTGGAAGAACCTTGTGTGGTTCACCTTTCAGAAGAAGTAAGTCAGAACCTTTTGACTGTAACTGCGCTTTTAGGTCAAGTAAAGACTGATACATAAACCCTAAAGCGAACCCTGAGAAATAAGAGTTCTTTTTAGGATCCGCCTGACGTGGGTCGACACAGAACACAGGTAAAACTGATTTCTCATCATCAAGAGCCTTAATAAGCCCCAAGTTATCATCAAGACGTAACGATCTGTGAAACAGAAACGCCATAAAGAAGTTAGGCTAACCTGTATACTAATGGAGCATCCTTTAATTGTCTTTGAGAAGTATCAGGAGTGGTTGGACGAAAAGTTTGACGACTCCTTGATTATTGAGTATCACAACCCGGGAAAACCTGTCTTCAAGGTACTATTTGACCCGACCGTGGACGAGAAAGAGCTACAGAAAGCTATTCCCAAAGAGTGGAGGGATCTCGAGAGGGACGGGAAGGTCACACTCGACATTCGTGAGTACATAGCCAAAGCCTTGGCTCATCAGACTTTGTCTGATGGGTCAACCGAGGACTGTGAGGAGCACCAACGTGCTTCTTACATCGTTAACGTCCTTATGAAGGACAAAAAAGAGGAACTTATGAGAAAACTACAAGGACTCACTGATGATTGAAAAACTGTCTTATCTTACCCTCGTTAAACAGCTCTTGTAGAGCCGTTATGTCTGATTGCTGTGTTCCTGTCGCCTTGAACGGGATCACAGGAAGAAGACCGTAGAACATTCTGTTCTTCATAGTTTTGTTGTAACTAAGCGCGCACATCTCTCGTGCTGTCTCCTCAGAGACGCTGTTATTCACGTCAAGGGAGTAGACGGACAGATGAGAGACCAACTCCTGATTTACTCGGTTAAGCTCTATGCTTAGCCGTCTCAACTCTCCCTCGTTCCCGTCTCTCTGTAGAAACCACAGCCAGGTCTCCTTGTACTTACTACTTGTCTCCGCGAAAACCACAAAGCGAACCATAATGCTATCTGCCGGGGTACAATATCTTTCTTATGTGTTTGTACTCTTACAAAATTAACTATCAAAGTGACACCCAATACCCATTCTTGTGAGAATGGGTCCGGTCACGTTGAGACCGTCAACCCTAGTCTCGGGCGTCTGTTCAACAGACGATTGGTTTGCTGGGGTATTACGCCACCCAGCTTGGCATGAAGGGATTTAAGACACCGGTACCCACTTGTACTTTGTAGTAAGCCCCCGGCTGAGATCCTTCCTCATCTCTCTCTCTCTCGATTTCTGCCGAGAAACAATCATCTCAGCGATAAGCTCTTCAAACTTGTCAGATTTCAACTCAACAACAGGGGAATTCTCATACACCCGATACACGAGACTCCGAAGATCCTTAATCGTTTCGGCTAAGGACACATCTGAGATCAACCTGTCCAATGCCCAATTACGAGCATGACGGTTAAACCCATGTCTTACTGTATACAGATGCTGTAACAGATCATTCTTATACCATCTGAAAGCATTCATCCTGTTTCTTATGGTGTTTAGCGGAGAATGTAGCGTTGAGTTTTCTGATCATGTAATAACATGGTTCCATGAAATCTATCGTTTCAATTTTACAACCCGTCACCTAACGTACTCGTAAATAGGCTACTCGGAATCAGAGCTTTTCTCAGACGTCGCCTCCCACTCATCTATCCCAGCTAGTTTACGAGCCAGCGGAGATAGATCGGGCAACGTTGTCACTGTTTTCCACTCAGGCATTTCCTTGCCGTAAGTTCGAGGTTTCTCCGGAAATAACGTACAGGGGTACGGCCAGTGTGTGGTCATACGAAGTTCTGACAGAGCTTTCGTTCTTTTTCTAAGATCCTTCACCGGAGCGTTCTCCGCGGGTAACATACAGGAGTAGACGACGTAACGCCAACGTGGATGCTTTCGACCTTTGTCTGGCCACTTGTTCTGGTGAATCGTACGAGAGTCCCAGAGCACCAACGCACCTTTCGGAGCGCTCACCTTCACCTCTTTTACACCCTTCTGCTCTAGGTACCAGTTAGTCTCCTGACTATTTAGTTTGTACCAGTTCGCTGAGGGAGCAACCTCGTCTGATTCAGACTTACGCCATTTAGCGAACGTGTTATGATATTTATGAGATCCTGCCAGAACACACAAAGTACCGTCATCCGAGCTCATGTTCTCCAAAGTGACAAATCCTTGAATACATTTCTTGCGGGAGTCTCGTAAAGTCTGATCTGTGTGGTACCATTTTCTCTGCTTGTTCCATCTCCTGGTTATCTCAGGAGGTTTCATCACGCAGACCCCATCGTACGAGGCGAGCAGTTTTTTCGTACCCCATATCTTGGAGTAAGCCTTGTACACATTAGGGTTTGCTCGAACCTTCCACGCGAACTCGGTGTGCCCGATGCGCAGATGTTGGATAATACCGTGAATATTCGGTGGCCAGTTCTTGGAAGCCCATGTCTTCTTGTCGCCTCTCTTGATACCTGTGCCTAGCCCCTCCAGCCATTTCCATATATCGTTAATCGCGGTCTCACACTCTTTCTCGTCCAGGACACCGGGTAAAATCGCGTACCCCTTCTCCTCGAGATCAGTTACTACTTGGTCGTAGTCGTAATTCATGTTTTCGTTGTGAGATTATCTAATACAATTGTGTATTTATGCCTTTTAGTTACCTATTCACTCTTGAGACATCCTGAATAAGATTGAGAATATCAAGGAAGACTCCCATGGAGCTCAGAATGTAATTGGCGTGCCCCTCCTTACATCTCTTAGCCATCACCTGAATCACCTTCGTGTCGTACAGAACGTAGAACGAGAAGAGCAGGATAAACCCGTAAGAGAGAGCCATTGAGAGAGGCGACGGGTCTGTTCCTGTGTTCGTGAACATGAGAACAAGACGCAGAATAATACCAGCGCTAAGAAGCACCAACAGAACGGGACCCCAGGTAAGAGAGATGAGCTCAGGTTTCCAGAACGCCACAAGGGAGAGCCCTACCACGATAAACATCACTGTCAGCAGTGTGCTGATGATGATATGTCTGCCTTTCATCTCCAGGTAGTTGTAGTAGAAGGAGAGACCCAGAGTGAGTAGGAAGCCTAACCAGAACAAATGCATCAGTCCTACGTGCTCAGGCTTCGTCCAGAAGATCGCGAAGAGGAACCCGAACGAGGAGAGAAGAATGAGCAGAGACCATAAGCCAGGATGCATTGGCTTGCCCTTAGTCTTCCACTCGAAGAACAGAGTCTCTACGGCGACGATAACAAGAGCTAAGAGCACGTAAAGGTAGGTGTTGAGAATGAAACGATTACATGTCCATCGACCACCTTTGAACGCGGTGTTGTACGCCGTGACCGCGGTCACACACAGAATCGCGAACGCTACAAGTAACGGGATTAGATACTGGTTCGCCATTATGTATAATGGTAGAAAAAACTATGTGTGCTCCCAGTGGAAGGCTTTACCCTGAAGGGCTTTTTCAAGGTGTGGATCTGAAATTGTTCTCGGGCAAAACCGTCGAACCGTCGGGAAATCAGTTATCCATCACCTTACTAGTGGACTCAGAGCTCGATTTCTGACGCCCCATCTCCATCATCTGTTTGGGAGGCTCCTTGTTCTTTCTCCAGCAGTAGTAGCATCCTACAGCCACAGCAAGAGCAACGACTCCCCATCCGGTGGCAACACACGCGGTGCTGGCACCGCATCCACCACAACAGCAGGCGATGTTAGTCCAGCACGGCGCACAACAACTGCAACACTCGCATGTATCGCCACAGCAAAAACACTTCAACGTGCAAAGATCACACGCACAGCAGTCGCAATGACAGCAGTAAGTACCAGTCATTTTTACTTGTCTGGCTTAAACTGTTCTCGCCCATAATAGCGGAGATTAGGTTCTGTATCGTTTCAATTTTTAACTATGATGGGCACGTCAGGGGATGTCCCTATCCCTTAACGGACTTTGTCCGTTCTTACATGAAACCAGACATGCTCTGACTACCCCATCCTTGGGTCGCCTGTGTGGCTGCCTGCTTCAAGTAATCGCGCTCACTCAGCTTACCGAACGGGTTGTCTGTTGGTTTTGGGTGTGCCAGATCCGGCTCCGTCGCCCGAGGCTTGTTCTTCGGATGATCAGGGTCGTACGGAAAAACGTCCGGAACAATCGTTCCCTTCTTCTCATCCGTATCTGTCTTCTCCATAGGAAATGCCTTAGGCACTGACGAAACTGGGTCTGAAAACACGAGAGAGCCAGACGCCACAGCGATCTTCTCAGCCTGCTTAATCTGTGTAGCGATGTCCTTCGCGTCATGCTCAGAGATGAAGTTCTCATCCGTGGCACGGTAGTACTGGAAGGTCACCCTAATGGGGAAGCGTGTATCACGCTTCAGCTCCAGATCCTTGGTGCCGACATACTCTCCCTCGGAAGATCCGAGACCGAGCATACCCATGTCCATACCAGCTCCCTTCACTCTCGTACTTTCGAGAGTCATGGATCGGAAGACAGGTGCGGCACAGCCGGCTGCCATCATACAGCTCTCCTCTCCGCCGAAGCTGTCGCTAAAACACATAGCAGCGGACATGTCAAATCCACGTTTCCGTACTTTCTGCTTGCGTTCTAGAGGAACCTGGATCACCATGAGAACGTTCTCCATCTTCTCCTCTGCCTTCATCTCGGTAAAGGACTGAACCTTCTTCTGAGGTTTGCCTGTCTTGCGCTCACGCTGATCCTGTAGACGCTCCACGTTGAGCCAGCGAGCGGTACCGTTGTCGTTGAAGAACAGCTTCTCGTTCGAACGACCCAGTACCTGTGCGGAGACACCGTCCTTGGAGACAAGAATCGTCAGCACTGCTGGATCCTCATCGTAGGACTGGTAGTTGAACATCTGTACAGCAAACTCTGTCTTCTGACCCTTGCGTACAGGAAGCACACAACACTGAGATGACGTCAGAACGACATCGTCTCGTGTGTCAGTAAGATCGATGTGGTGTGTGTTGTCAGTGTACAGCGAGATATCCGTAAGGAACTCGCGCAGACCGATAACCTTGCGCTCAGAGCCTGATCGTTCGTTGCCAACAAGCAACTTGAACGTCTCGATCGGAACATCATCCGTCTTGTCCGAGAAGTTGTCAGGTCGAATCACAGGCATGAGACGCTCACCAGTCTTGGTGACCAGGGTCATGTCCGAGATGTTGGGTCCCCAACAAGAGCCCTTAGAGCGGGCTGTGTCCTCCCAGGTGACACTGTGCGCCTTGAGTCCGTAAGGGCTCAGAAGCGACTGCGTCATAGGGTTGACGATGCTAGAGACCAGTTTGGTCACGTCATCCTGATCCGTCAGTTGGCGGGTCTTCTGAGGCAATGGTAGCCCAGAGATAGGGTCGATATTGGTGCCATTTCCGGTTCCGCAGAAAGCAGTAGAAAAGCTTGCGTAAGACATAATGTGATGGGTCGTTTCTGATCTCACTTTATGTCTTTTATGTACTCTAATATTTCTTGGTTTTAGAGATATCTAATCAATTTTCGGGATGAGTCGATTGATGTTTAAAGAGTCGATTGATGTTTAAAATTGATCATTTCTACTCAAAAATCTGAATAACCAGTAATCAACAAACGCACAACCAAAACAAATCCCGACGAAATCAAGATGTCTCGTCAAGGACAAAAGAGGAAGTTTCGTGAGATGAACCATGAGAGCAAGTACTGCCAGAACGGTGTTGGTACTCCCGACCAGGAGGCGGCTGCAGTACAGATGCACTACGTCTTCTTCAAAGGGCAGGATCTCATGTTCGAGCCCTGTCGGATCTTCGTACAAAGGTACTGGGCTCTTCTGCTTGACGCTGCCCGAATCGAGACTCAGTTCGAGACCTCTTTTTGGCTGAAGACAGACCCGGGGAAGCGCCTCAACGGGTGCTTCAACAAGGAGTTCAACGGTCGGGTTATGCAGGTTAACCGCAAGCAGCTGGAGATGCGAGATTTCCTGGAACGTGTCCGGCAAGTCGTGCTTATTCCTATGAATATACGAGCGATGGCTAAGGTCTTCTCTCCAGATGTAGCCTACAAGGTGATGGGAGCGATGATGGACTAAACCAGATACGTTACCCGATAAAATCATAGTAAAAACTGATTGCTTTTACACGAGCCTTGAACAAAAAAGCAGTAAACAATCATTTCAACAACAAACATCTCAGTCAAAACAATTAGAAAATCCCGATGTCTGACGGAGATGGAGCTGTCGCAATTTGTACCCTGGTGATTCTTTTCATCGGGTCAATTCTCATGTTGATCTTCGGCCCGATGGTGGTCGCTGACTACAACGAGACCAAGAACTACGACCAAGCTACGTGCTCAGGCACACAGCTGAACCACCTTGACATCAACGACGGGATGGTGTACTCACACGGCACCATTCAGACATGTGTGGTTGAGTCTTCTCAGAACCAGACATGTCTGTATAACGCCGAGTTGTACTATCCACCCATTCGAAGATGGTGGCTTGTGGGCAAGAAGAGAAAAGACGTCCAGACATGGTCCGCCGGACTTGGCGCCTCGCAGACGTTCGTCTGTTATATTGAGCACCCCGGAACTAATGGTACAGACGGAATCTCCGATCTGTACGCAGATATACTGGGGTGGTACTTTATGATCGCCTTCGCAGTGCTATTCTTGTTACTGATCTTCGGTTGTATAGGCTACTTCTTCTGCGAGGACTGTTGGAGAAATATGCGGTGCCCCTGCTGGCAACAAAGGAGAGAAACGTCATCAACTCAAGACAGACCTGCCTGGATGTCAGGCATGAATGTGTAAGTCCCTCTAGCCGAGGTACTTCACAACATAGTAATCATCATCACGAGCAATTCTCATCACTTTCACGTGAGGAAACTTGTCCTTAAGAACGCTCTCCACGTCGCTTGATGGAATGTCATGAGGAAGTTTGAAGATCTTGGTCAGGTCACCAACGTACCTCGGGATGTCCAGCAGTCCTTCTCTCTTAATAAAGTTCTTAATCATCTTACCTGATGACTGCGCGATACCTCTTAGTTCTAACGCTTTTCCTTTTGTCGGACGCTCCCATCGTAAAGAGAGTATCTTTGTCTTTTCCTCGTCGATGTCGACCTGAAATCCGTCAGCCTCAAAGTAAGGAACACCTTGTGTGACAAGAGAACGGCCTGAGAGGTCAAGAACGTAACAGCCAACTCTCGCCTGCGCCTCCGCTTTCGGGTACAACCGCTCCTTCCAGTAGTTGTAAGCGTGCTCTCTCAGAGTTCTTGGTTGAACTTTGTCAGAGTCTGACCATGTCACGGTGTACTCCCCGCTCTTGCCCTTCAACTCCTTCACAACAAAACCTCGTTCTTGTAAAGTCGCGACCCCAATACTGTCAGTCTTGTGGTTGACCGCGATGTAACCATCCTTCGCTCTTTCTGTGAAAACATCTAGATAATCCGCCATTATTAGTGTAGTTCATTCTAGTTTTTAAGCCGTTAAAGTATACAAGGTTAATCAGACCTTCTTGAGGTATGGTAAGAACAGAGCTTTACTACGGTGGTAATGAGATAGGTGATTTTGTTGAGAGAAACAAGAGTAAGGCTAAGCTCATCGTGCTTTTTGTTCCGAGAAACGCTTTGTTGGAGAACGTGTTTCGTGAGTCGAACACTACTACATTCTGTGTTTACAGATTAGGAACTGGTAACGCTGTTTTCATCAGAGGAAGTAAGTAAGCGAGCAAGGAACAATATCTTTGAAAATGTATAGTGACAATGTCTTTCGTTGTCTCATCTTTAATCACGAGTAATCGTGGAGGAGCACCAGTTACTTTTCAGTACTCTGGTAACAACTCAGAATCGAGTTACTACGTGTGGAGATCTTATGACGGATCTGGTAATAACATCGCTAATCCGACATGGGGAGCTGTACATATTCCGTTATTGCGCCAAGCTAATGCTGATTATGCGGACGGACTGAACACATTAGCAGAAAGAGGAACCAACAACCCGAATCCTCGATCTGTGAGTAATGCTGTCTGTGCTGAGACAACAGAGACTCCTTCGACACAAGGACTCTCCAATATGATCTGGGCGTGGGGTCAGTTTCTTGATCACGAGATAGATCTGACAGAGTCTAACAGTGCGGAACCAGCGAACATGGTAACACCTGATGTGAAAACAGATCCGAACGAGCAGTTTCCTGGTCTGATAATCCCGTTCAATAGGTCTAACACGATTCCAGGATCCGGTCTGACAACACCAAGACAACAGCCCAATGAGATCTCTGCTTACATAGACGGGACAAACGTTTACGGTTACAGCTCATCAAGAGCGTCTGCTCTCAGGCTCAATAACGGTTCTGGTAAGTTGAGAACTACTCTGGCCGATAACCTTGAGGTGATCATGCCTTACAACTCTGCTCTTGACCCGTTACCGAACGCACAACCTTCCGGAACAGCCCCAGAGGATTTCTTTGTAGCAGGAGATATTCGTGCGAACGAGAACGTCGTTCTGACAGGAATGCACACTCTGTTTGTGCGAGAGCACAACAGACTGTGTGATGAGATTGTACAACAACGTCCGGAGTGGTTAGGACAAGACGAGTTGATCTTTCAACACGCGAGATCAAAAGTTATCGCACAGATGCAACATATCACTTACAACGAGTTTCTACCAGCGTTATTCGCGCCAGGAATAGTCACAAACTACCAACAGTATGATGAGAACGTTAACGCTAGTGTGAAAACAGAGTTCTCCACAGCTGTTTACAGGTTGGGACACAGTATGATCGCCTCTAGGATCCAGAAAGGGTCGAACAGTGGTAATTTTGTTCTTCTGAGAGACGTCTTCTTCGCACCAGCTGTGGTACAACAAGAGGGTGTGGACACCTTTCTGTTAGGAAATGTGCTTTCACAATCTAATGAGATCGACGGGAAGATTATTGATGATCTACGTAACTTTCTCTTTGGTCCCCCTGGTCCAGGAGGGATGATGCATGACTTGGCGTCTATCAACATGCAAAGAGGTAGAGATCATGGTATTCCAGGGTACAACGATGTCAGAGAGGCTTACGGTCTGTCACGTATGCCTGATTTCTCACACTTTGTTATGACAACACAGGAGCGTACAGAGATGGAAGCTCTGTACAACAACGAGATTGACGCCGTTGATCCGTGGATTGGTGGTCTTCTGGAACCACATGTTCCAGGCGCTGCCATTGGTGAGTTGATTCAGACAGCGTTATGGGAACAGTTCCAACGTCTTCGTGATGGTGATCGATTCTGGTTTGAGCGAGATCCCGCTTTAACAGAGGCTGACAAAGCGGAGATCCGTAACACACGTCTGTCAGATGTTCTCATCCGCAACACGTCTATCACTGAGTCAGATATCCCAACTGATGTGTTCAGAGTTTAATTACTTGAAGTATTCACTTTATGTCTTGCTTTCTCACGTTCCATGTCGGAGCGAATCTCGTTCAAGATAGCAACAACGTCGTTCGCGATCACGTAAAGACATGATGACAAAGAGTCCTCCTCCTCTTCAGGATCGCTTGTGTCTTGAACCATCTCTTTCTCCTGATCTTCCAGGAGCTCGGCGATGCCTGGTAATCCACCCATGGCCGAGCGAATATCATGCATCTTTTTACGCCAGTACTTCTCTGTATAGATCGTCTTTTCCTCTGTCATTTATGACGTTATCTTTCAGTGTATACTTATATCTGTATTAAGTTTCAATTACACCCTTGAAGATTTAAAACGCCGGTTTTAAGCCAAGAGTGTATAGTGTTTTAGGCTTTCTGGATGCCCGTAACACCTTGTCTTTCACTTTATCCAGAGTGTGAAATGGAACATCGCTGTCCCACGGTCTTGTTTCCCTCT